ATTTTTCGTGGATTACCTTTATCTTCATTATCGTATGAATTAAATGAAAGCATTGTTTCCAGTATCACAACATTAGGATCCAATTTAAGAGCAAGAAGAAATATTTTCAATTGATTTAAAGAAATATAATTTTTGTAATTGTCTTTGATAACTAGTGAGAGAGATGGTTCTAGTATTGAAAGAATATAGTGTTTACCACAATGATTCTGATAGACATCAGAATACCTCATTTCATGATGATTCTGATAGACATCAGAATACCTCATTTCATGATGATCCTGATAGACATCAGAATACCTCATTTCATGATGATCATTGTTTGTATTTGATTGGATAGACATATTGATAAGATTACGAATACCATAAATTCCCATTTGTGCTAGTAATAATGGCAAGTTGTTATTTGTGTCGATCATTTGAAATAATGATTCGAATATTTGAGATGTTGGTCTAGTCAAATAGAAAGTTCTGACATATTCTGGTGCTTCAGTCATTATCCATTGATGTACTTTCTCGTTAATAGAATCTTGTAAATCATTGTAATTAATTGCATCTGTTTTTTTTGAAAAATATTTACTAAAGTCATCGTTCATCCGGTATGACATTTATTTAAATAATATGATTATATAAATATGATCGATATATTCCATATCCTCTATGCCCTCGTTTTGGCATCAGTATTTATATCTGCGATCATTAACCTCGTTAAGAAAAAAGAAACATCTTATTTTTCATCTCAATCAGAAATTGACAAGAAAAAATTAAAAAATAATGTTCCAGTTACTCCTGTTTTACCAGTACAGACACCTCCAGAACAACCATCTGATTCTTCCGACGATGAAGATATTAAATTAGTAAATAACAATTCTACTAAAAATGCCGAAAATAATAGGATAAATAAGAAAGACATCAAAAATGATAAGACTGTCAAAAATGACAAAGAAGTGAAAAGTGATAAGACTATCAAAGAAGTGAAAAGTGATAAGACTATCAAAGAAGTGAAAAGTGATAAGACTGTCAAGAATGACAAAAATGTCAAAGAAGTGAAAAACGATAAGGTTATTAAAAATGATAAACCAAGTAAGATTGTCATACCAAGCAAGAATGATCGCAATATGACAAATGCAAGAGAAATTAAAAATGCAAAAATGCAAAAACCGGCTGTTTTGCGTGTTGAACCAATCAGTCGCCAAAATAAAGTTAACAAATCGGATACTGAAACAGAATCTGATTCTTCAGATGATGAAATTACAATTATCAAATCACGTGACAAGATGATTATCGATGACATTAACAATAATAAACATGAACCACGACTATCTGATACCGAGAGAGACGAATTTTCTGAATCTTATTTTACTTCATCCGTACCAAAAGTTGTTCTTCCTGCACCAATTACTTCAAAACCAAGAAAAATGACGGCAGTTGTTCCGGCACTTAGACAGCCAGATGTTATGTCTTGGCCACAAATATTAACAGAAAGAATGACAAGTGAAGTCAATAGAATTAATAAAATTAAAACTAAAATGAATGAATTAAGAAATTCTGGCGTTAAACCGAGAGATCCGGATAACATAACGGTTAGTCAAAATGATCCTGAAGTAACAGAAATTGACCAAAATCAATTGAATCAAATTCATAGGAGAGATCCGGATGTTAATGATGGTAAAAAATTAGAAAAACAAATATCAATTGTGATTGAAAAGTGTTTGTTGAAAATAAATGAATATGGAGGTCTCGATAATTCGTATGCAGATCAAAAAGAACAATTGATGGAGAGGGCAACGAAATTAAGTCAAGAATATGAAAAAATTGTCACCAAATTGAAAGAAATACAATCAGTGAAAAAAAGAGACCAATATGAACAATTGTGCAATAAATACGCAATTGGTATTCATCAATTATATGAACAATCGATGCAATTAGATGAAACATTGAACAATGACTCAGCTAATAAAGATCTGGAAAAACTAAGAATAATACATTCACAATTAACTGATCTTCAATCTCGTGTCTCTTATGAAAAAGTTAGTCTAGCAATAAGACAATTAAGAAAATTAGATGAAGCGATTGATCAATTTTAAAAAAGAGCTCTTCATATAATAATATGGACACAACAAATCCTGAAGTAATTACTCCTGAACCACAAAAGACTCCATTTCACTCCAATACTCGATTAATGATTATACTCATCATTCTTCTTATTTTCCTGATTATCTTTGGTGCAGGTTTTTACTACACAATGAAATCACAAGGTAGAATGACAAATATTGAACTATGATGAGACGGAACGTTCATCTTCCTTATCAAGATGAAAAGACATGATCATCTTCTTTTTCAATATTGGCAATTTTTAGACTGATTTCAGATAATTTTTCACTCATCTCTCTATCATCTTCATCATCAGAATGAATATCATATGCCACATCTTCTTCACTACTATCATATTCATTGATGGCAATAGCATCAAATGCCTTGTCATAATCTTCCTCAGAACTGAAATGAATATTGACACCTTCAATCTTCTCAATTTCTAATTCTTTCAAAACTTTCAACCTCTTCAAATTTTCATTCATTAATTCAATCATTTGCTCAATAATCTCTTTCGGTGAATCACCTTCAAGAAGCAAAATATCTTCATGGGGTGTCAAATATGATAAATTGATAGTACCAACGACTGGCATATTAATTAATTATTATTAATAGAACTTTATATTAATAATAATTCGAATCAATTTTTTCATAAGACCGTAAGCGGAGCAACCTTTGGTAAGGTCGAATGAAATAAAGGGTAACTAGAATGGTTCAATTTTTTCATAAGACCGTAAGCGGAGCAACCTTTGGTCAGGTCGAATGAAATAAAGGGTAACTAGAATGGTTCAATTTTTTCTCAATTACTTCTCAATGACGCTACGTTGATTCTCGGTAGTTAACGACATCAATATCAGCAGTGCCCTTGACACTACCATTAGAAGCAGAAGAATTCCTAAAGAAGAAATACCAGAGTGCAATCGCCAAAATAATCAGAATAATAATAATAATTGTCTTGTTTTCACGGAAAATATCACCCCATGTACGCTCTGGTGTTGGTACGGGTTCCTTAGGGGGTGTATCTTGAACAGGCTGTTTAGTATCCATTATATTAATGAAATCATTTTTTATTTCTGATTAAACATGATCCTGATACCTCATTTCATGATGCTCCTAATAGACATCAAAATACTTCATTTCATGATGATCTATCCCTTAGATAAAAATGAATCTTCATCCCTTGGATAAAAATGAATCTTCATGTCTTCGATTGCATTTTCATCCCTTGGATAAAAATGAATAACCACCCTTCTTGTTAATATCAAGTTTATAGTTAACTTGATTTTTCATTTGTTCAAGATGAGAAATGATGATAACATAACTATACTGACTTCTTAAATAATTCAGAATTTTATCTACTTTCGCTAAATTTTCCTTATCCATACAAGACCAACCTTCATCAATAATCAAGAAATTAGGTTTAGCAGATAATGAAATATAACTAAACACCATTCTCAAGACTAATCCAACAATGAATTTTTCAAAACCAGATGCTAATAAAATACTATATGCTTGTTTATCAGGATACTCAATATCTAAATCAAGATACCCTTTCGCAGATGACTTCAATTCTATCGTAAATTCCACCATTTCCGATAAAATAACATTCGTCTGTGATTGAATCAATGGAATATGCTCAACAATCATTTTATACGGTAATCCATTGTTATGTGTCATCTTAATGTATTCTTGATACACATTAATCTTATCAGACAACATATCATACTCCTTCTTCAATTTCAAATACGATTGCAAATCTCTCTTCACTAAATTAATCTCATGTTCTTGCTTAATGATTTTCTCTTTCACTGTCACAAGTATCTCTTGGTATGATTCCAGAATTGCCTTTTGTTGACTAGTAAGACATTTATTCACTTTATTCATCCTCCACACATAATAATATGCTTCCAATAATTCTAATTCTTTCCGATTAATCTTCTGTTGCATTCTCGTCTTTTTCTCTAATTGGACAACTTGATACAATTTATTTTTCTTCACTTGTAACTCTTCAATCACCAATCTGTGTTTCTCAATCTTCTCATCTAACACATCCATTTCCTCCTTCTCATTCTCAATTTTCTTCATCTCTGGCATTAATTTCTTGATCCGTTTCATGTCATCAATTGCATCATTCAATTGTTCTTTCAAATCCTTCACATTCATCTTCTCAAAAGTCTTGAGTTTTTTCTGATATTGATCCTTTTCAATCACACATTTCTTCATTTCCACTTCAATATCTCGATTATGAATATATGTCAAAGCATCAAGATTCAATAATCTGATTTCATGCAATAATTTCTTGTTATCAATATTATCTTGTTGTAGACTTATATGACATGATTGTAAATATTCATTGTACATACTAGAATCAACCTCATTCTCTTTCAAAAATGTCACAAAATTATCCAGCCATGGCTCTAGAATTTTCGCTTCATCAGGATCGAAATTAATCACATCCATTAATTGAACATATTTCTGATATTTCTCTCTCATTTTCGTAAAAATATCATCAAGTGATTGACTCTTACATATCATTTTATCATGTTTCAGTGTTTCCATCCTGTCATCTAATTTCTCCAGTTTTGTTAGGATTTTCTTTGTTTCAGCATCAATATTCTTGTTATGAATCTCACCTTTTCTCATTTTTTCTTCTAATATGTCTTGTTGCTTCTCCAAATTCTTCAATGATAGTCCCTTGATATCAGATGGTAATGATTTCACTCGTTGTTTGTACGTAGATAAGTGTTTCTTTCCAGTCACAAACCAAGTCATATTTTCCATTTTCTCTAATTTTCTCGAAATATTGTCTAATTCATCATTCGAATGTGCAACATCACAAAAGCTATTCTGGAGATTTTTTATTTCATCCATAAATTCCTCATCACTTGTAAAATCATTCACCGTAAAAATATGATTATCCTTAATCATTGACTGAAACATTGACACATAATCGATTAACAAACTCTTCTGCTTCTTCAAATAATTCAGATCATCAACCATTGTTTTAATATCCTGATTCATTTCAGACATTGATAATTTATTAATTTGTTTCTCAATCGCAGACAACTCACCCTGATATTTTTTTAATTTATCTTTTGACACTTGGTGACATTGTTCAAAAACATTCAATCGAAGTAATTTATTCAGAAAATCTTTTCTCTCCATTTGTTTCATTTGTAAAAAATTATGGTGATTATCTTGCAAGCTAAAACAAGTACTCAGATAATCATTATAACCTCCAATCATCTCCACAATCTTTTTATTTGTCTCTAATTTCGTTTTGGCATTAATCAATGTCTTTTTACCATCTACGTATTTGAAAAATTTTAATGTCATATTGACTGATGGACCTTTACGACGACCACCTCTTTCAATTCTGTATTTTTTCGAACCAATCTGAAAAGCGAGAGCACATTTAAAATCATCTTGATTTTTATTAAGAATATCACGTGGATGACCTCTCGAGAAAGTATCAAACAAACAAAATAACAAAATATCGAGAATAGCAGATTTACCATAATGATTTGGTGCCATAATTCCAATAACAGTATTTTTGTCATATTTTGTAAAATCAATGACATTATTTCTTCCATATGATAACATATTCGAGAATTCTAATTTCAAAATCTCCCAATTTTGGTTTCCACCAGTTATTTCTGTATCTAATTTCTCAGAAATCTTGTCATGTAGACTAATAATCTTCTTTCTCAAAACAGATGGTAAATTCTGTTCTTTCAAGTAAGAACTGATATCAATTTCTTTTTTCTCGACTTCTACTTTCTTCTTCTGAACATTAAGATGAGGATTACGAATGACTCCTTGAATATCGAATTCTTTTTTGAGCTTATCAAGTAATTCGTTAAATTGGATAATAGTTGTGGCTTGTGTCATAAATTTAATTCTTGGTTTCTTGGGTATTTTTTTGTAATCAGCTTCACTAATTTTGCCATTTTTAACCTTGAGTGTGATATAACCATAATCATTGTGTAATTCGTAAAATTTGGATGTCTTATTCTTCAAATTCCAAAAAATAAAACCATGATTATGAAGAGTTTCACCAAAATTCTTTTGAAAGAGACTACCAGCATAAGCAAATGTCTTTTCATCATTCAAATACTGATAACGATGAATATCCCCAAGTAACAAATAATCATATCCTTCAAATTTATCAATTGTCCATTCATCGCGATGCATTCTTGAACCAACATCAGTTAATGACTTATGAATAATACCATGATACAAACAAATTTTCTTTTTGGTTGTCTTGACCTCACTTGCTTTAATCAATGTTTCATCAAAAACACTAATCACTGTAAAACTGAGATTATCGAAAGTGTGAACCTTTGTTTCTTTCCAATAATAAATATCACCTTTCAATTCTGCCACAATAGGTGAAATGGCATCAAGTCTGTTTGGATTAGATAGATTACAATCATGATTACCTGGAATGATAATCAAAGGAGCAATTTTGGATAATTTCTTAAACAAAAGTGTCCCAAGATGAAAGGCTTCTGGACTTAATTCTGTCTTGGCATCCATAATATCACCAGTAATGATAATGACTGTTTCATTTGGCACTTTGACTACTTTCTTAACTAAAATTTCTAAATTCATTATTCCTTCATGAAATTCATCATAACGTGCATCATTCATGATATGAATATCAGATAAATGCACAATATAATTAATCATTATTCTTAAGGTATTTAATAATAAATATCGTAAGACTTTTAAACGTTTTTAGAATCTGAGTTATCAATCGGATGACTTTCCTGAGAATATGGTGGTGGTACTTCTACAAAATCTAACACCTCTGACACTTGTGATGCTGTCTCTTGATTCTCGAGAACTTCTAATTTCATTCTGAGATTATGAATTTCATTTTTCAGTCTCATTATTTCATTGTCATTCGAAGGACCAGTTGTACCACTATTCTTTTTATCAGTCTTGTCATCGCTACCAATAAAACCTGGAGTAACAACATTAGCAGGAGTTTTCGGTAATGATACCAATTTGAAAGGTTTGTTCAAGTAAATCATAAAATCACTCAACAAGTTGTCTCTTAGTGATTCCAGAAGAACGTTTTTCTTGAATTTCAATTCAGAATCCAAATGAGCAGAATTCATCAGACACAATGCAATGAGATCGGTTTTCTTCTTGGCAAACAAATCTTGGAAAATGACCTTATTAGGTATGAAACTGTAATGAGTGATATATGCTTCAGTGCATCTGACATTATGTTTGATACTATTGTAAAAAAAATTATCCATGTAGCTAACATTCAATAATGGGAAAAGAAACAAATACTCAATCACATCAAAATGGTGTCTCTCAGTAGCTAAATAGAAAACATACATGACATTATGATACAATTCATAATAATCGGGATAATAAAATATTTTCTCTTTGTTAACATCCAAAATATGATTCCCGTTATCCATGACATACTGACGATTCTTCAATTGTAAAATGACATCTAGTTTTTCAATAATAGTTGCCTGTGTACCAGATGTGCCATCAATCATCATTTCAGTCACGAAATAGAAAATATCATTCTCGAAAATTGGCTTGACCGTGTTGAATCCAAAAGTAGATTTCAAATTTCCGATTATTTTATCCATTAATTGCTTAATTAATGTATGAAATATTATATCAATTTTTTCTTGATAACCGTAGACGTAGTAATCTTTGGCTAGAATTTAATAGACACTCTTTGTTCTCGAACTAGAAAGATTGCTTCTTGAACCGGAAGCAGGAGTTGTAGCAGAAATACTCGAGAAATCAACTTCCGAAGATGGGATAGTAATACCTGATGGATTAGTAATGTTTGAGGTTTGGGATCCACTGAAATTATCAACAAGATCAAAAATAGATCCTGATTTCGGTGTCACAGTGTTAACAAGATTGCTTGCATCGTAAACAGATTTTGCGGGTGTTGTCGAGTTAACAAGTGAATTAATTCCGGAAGTTGCTTCACCGACAGCACTTTGAAGACCAAGTGACGCCGCCAAACCGGTCAGTATTGTTGCAACATAATTACTCGCAGAAGTAACAGGAGATCCATTTTCTGCAATTGGAGGAGTAGTTGTCACAGTGTTCATAACATCAGACAATTCTGTTTTTGTCCAAGAAGGCTTAGACAAGAAAACATTTGAGGTCACATCTTGTGTCGATTTAGAAGATGACAGACCAGAAGTTGATGGTGCAGTCAATGCAATGGAAGAAGGTGCTGGAATAGATGACACATTACCCTTGCTACCAACAATAACCGTTGACAAATTCGATGAAACAGGTGTCAGGATAATTTGATTCAAACCATTAGAAGAACCACTTTTGCTCAAATTGAAAACAGGGTTAGAACTGCTTGACATTTTGCTCGAAGGAACAACAGTGATAGAACCAGAACGAATAGATTTCTCCAAAGCTTCGGGTGAAACAGCAATCAAATTAGAATTCACTTGCAGTAAAGCACTGTTAGCAGGAGAAGTCAATGCCAACTTGCTCGCAACTTCAGGTGAAATTTCTGTTCCATTGGGTAGAACGAATTTCGATCCCGACAATGTTGCTCCAGATGATCTCACCGGCAATTTAGAGCCAGTCGTCATGGCAGGTGCACTAATCTGAATTGGTCCAGAAGGCACTTGAACAAAGGTCAAACCACGCGACTGTCCAGAATTATAGATAGTGTTTGTCAAGTTAGTTGCCGTGTTAACAGACGATTGTGACGGAACAATTGTCATCAATTCTTTCTCTGGAATCTTGCTCACCTGATTTCTCACAACAGATGACTTAGCTTGTGAAAGAATACTATCGACAGTATCAGTATCATTATCTGTTGGTACGTTGCTCATCAAATTACCGCTCTTAATCTCCTGAAGAATCACACTTGATTGTGTTTTACCAAGAGAAGAACCGATCAGTTTCTCGAATTCGGCCTGGTTTTCAGGATTATGATACAGAGTGTCAGTGAATTTAGTAAGTGAGACTTCGACATTAACAACCGAAATATCAATTGGATAGCAACAAGCACAATTTCCGTCTGTCACTTTAATGAACAACTTAACAAGACCACGACTCAATTGACATTGTTGGCCACTCGATTGTGTTGTTTGACTTTCTGACATGCAAACAAGTGTGTCACAATACTTCAGGACAACTTCACAAAGATGAGTTGATTGAGAATAAGGGACACAACCAACATGAATATATTGACTCAGTTCGAGATTATGTTTCAAAGCATTATTACCAATTTTCTGAAAATCACAGATGAGTGAAAGAATAATCGCTTTGACATCACTTCCGAGGATACATGCCCCTTCGTGTGTCGAAAAAATAAAACGCGAAAAATTATTTAATATCACGGGATTAATACCTGATTGAGCCATTATTAATTATATGAAGGATATTTTTTAAAAAAAACCAAGATTTCGGTAAAACTGCAAACTGATCTTTATTGTTTCATCATGTTCACCAGAATAATTGACCATTTGATCATAAATAGTAGTGAGCAAATCACAAATGGAATCTATATCAATTTGATTTTTTGGAATGATCTTTTCCAAAAAATCAATATTCCCATAAATCGACGCCAATGTCAACAAGTCGATCATGACGTTAAAATGCATCATTCCACTATGACGATTCAACAAAATCCAGACTAATTTACCGTGACCATCAATAATACCTTGTTTCAAGAAAACATGATCTATTTTTGGTTGTTCTATCTCATAATACTGCATAAAAATAGCAATCGGAAGTTGATTCATCAAATAAATATTGATATCTTTCTTCAAAGTTGAAACTCTTTTATCGTATTTGTGAATAAGATTCACAATTCTGAAAAATTCTTCATAGTTTTTGTTTTTGACAGCGACATCGATAGCAGTTAGTATGTCATCAAATATATGGTCAAGTGGAATCATATTACTATAGAATTAATCGTCTTTTTTATTTCTGTTTTTCTTCAATGATTTCTTTTTTGTTTTTTTCGTTTTGCTTGCTTTCTCTTCTCTTTCAGCTTTAGCTATCAATTTTTTCTGGTTCTTCATCTTCTCAAGCAACACATCACGTTTTTCAATCAATGCTTTTCTTTTTTCTCTGGCATTATCCTTTTGCTTTTGTGTATAACTCTCTACTCTCAGAATATTCTGTAATTTCTCATCCTTTTTAATTAAAATAACAGCCTGATCCTGAAGTTTTTTGTATTCCATTTGTTCATCAAAAACCCCACGCATCTTCTTAATTTTCTTCAATAATAATTCTGGTTCAACGCTAATAATACCATAATATTTAATTTGATTCCTACTCAAACAATATTCAGCATCACCTCTTTTCTCATTTTTTTTCGGCTCCCTCCAACCACAAACCTTCTTGCGAGTCGTCTTCATTATACACTTTCTGATAAAATTTAATCAATCATAAAATATGAAATATTAAATTTATTCAATCATCGCGATGAACATCAGCAATGAGGCTTGATCCTCAAGCATCATCATCCTCCTCATCGTCGTCTTCTTCGTCATCGTCCTTCTTCTTGTTGTTCTTCTTAGCAGGCTTCTTCTTTGGCTTTTCCTCCTCCTCGTCATTATCATCGTTACCACCCTTCTTGTTAGACTTCTTCTCAACCTTCTTAGTAGTCTTGGATTGAGGAACCTTACCAGGACCATAAGGAATATCAATCTTCATCTTACCACACTTGTTCTTCTTACAATACTCATCCCATTCCTTCTTACCAGCCTTGTAAACTCCCCATGCCTTCGCTGCCTGCTTCAAGAGCTCAGGCTTCTTTGTCGGACTGTTAGCAAAGAACTTCAAATAACAAGAATTAAACAAATTGTAATTGGACTTAGGCCTAGCAGTCTTCTTTGCCACCTTCTTAGTTCCCTTTGTATCCTTCTTCTTCTTCTTGTTATCTTCCTCCTCATCTTCTTCCTCCTCATCATCGTCGTTCTTGGAAGCCTTCTTAACAGGTTTCTTTGCAGGAGTCTTCTTAGTTGACTTGGCCTTTCCACCTGTCTTGGTCTTCTTGACTTCAGGCTCATCTTCGGTATCGGAAGTAGTCTCTTCGACAGTCTCCTCAACGTCGGAATCATTCTCCTCTTCGATATCTTTCTTTGTGCGACCCATTCTGAAATATGGAAATCAGTCTTTCTTTAAGTCACCACTGTTTTTTTGCACATTTTTCACAAGTAATATCAGAATGTTCATATATAATGATGATTTTAATGAGCAAGTAAATAAAATAGTATCAGAAATTTTACCTTTCAAAAAAGCAAAATTTCGAATTACCAGTACTCATAAACGACTCATGAAATATGTTACCGATATCGATATTGTTCAAGTCCTCCCAAAATACTTCTCTACTTTGACCAATGAAGAATATGGAATCAAAATGCAGAAAATAATCAAATATTATCTCAAAAATATTGTTACATCTCAAAAAGATCTCATCTTCGTTCATTTGATCTCAGGTGAAGATGATCGGTTACGTATCACGAATAAAGATGATTTGGGTAAATTATTTGAAACAAAACAAATTGATCTTGTTGATATGGATCGTTTCCTCAAGATGTCGATAGATGATGTCAATTCTGCCTTGACAAGTTATCGTAAATTAAGATGGACGTTCAAGGAAATAATGAACAATTCTAAATTTGTTAACACACGTGAATTTAAACTATCCGATACGTTATCAGTCAAACGTAAATTTGTTCTCGTTTTTGCGATATTCTATGGTAATTATGTTTACAATTACGATATTGTTTGTGTTGATAATTCAGAAAAAGTAAAGGATTTGTATGAGGATTATTTCTTGCCGATGATTCGTAAAGTGAATGATGAAAGATATCCTTTTTTTATTCTGAGGATGGTTGGCAAGATTATTGGTTATGTTGATCCGAAGTTAGTCATTGAAGAAAAACCAATTGCTCAGGAAATCGAGAATATTATTGAAGTGAAACTCGGAGCATACAAACAAATGATGGTGCGAGCACAACTTGTCCAAAAATTACTTCTGAAGAAATTATTATCAGAGAATCAATTGAAAACTGTTTATGATAGCTTTAGGAATGACTTGAAGGAGATGGGTGAGAAAGATATGGCTAAAGTATTGACTATGAAAAATCCTGTCCAGGAAATGGAGTTACTTGAATCTGAGGCATTGAGAGAAATGAATGCAAAAGCATTACCATATTTGAAACAAATATCGGCACAATTAGATCCAAAGTTACGTGAAAAGCTCATTCTGATTGATCTATCTGATTTTTGATTAGTAAAAATAGTAATTTTTATTAATCAAGTTAATTGTTATTTATTCGTCATCATCCTCGTCATCGGACTCTTCCTTCTTCTTGCCCTTTCCGGACTTCTTAGGCTTCTCTTCCTCAGAGTCCTCATTGTCAGAGTCGTCCTTCTTAGGCTTCTTTCCTCCCTTCTTCTTGGGCTTTTCCTCCTCTTCCTCATCTTCGGAATCATCCTTCTTACCCTTCTTACCATTCTTCTTCTTCGGTTTCTCTTCCTCCTCAGAATCCTCATCAGAATCATCCTTCTTGACAGGCTTCTTCTTGGTGGTCTTAGCGGTACCAGAAGTGGGAACTTCACCAGGTCCATGTCCAATATCGATCTTAATCTTATCCAATCCTTGCTTCTTGCAATAAGCAGTCCATTCCTTCTTGCCAGCCTTGTAAGCAGACCAAGCCTTTCCACCCTTCTTGAAGAGCTCAGTCTTATCAGGACCGGCGTTCTTCTTAGTGAACTCGTTAAACTGCTTAATGAACTTGTTGTAAATGGTCATCTTCCTTGGCTTCTCATCCTTCTTTCCAGGCTTGGCCTTCTTGTCAGACTTTCCGGGCTTCTTCTTGGGCTTCTCATCCTCATCGTCATCACCCTCATCATCGGAATCTTCCTTCTTGGACTTCTTTCCACCCTTCTTGGTCTTCTTGGGCTCATCCTCAGAATCAGATTCAGCATCGCTATCGTCCTTCTTGGGCTTCTTCTTGTCAGCCTTTCCACCCTTGGCACCCTTTCCTCCCTTCTTGGTGACCTTTTTGGTCTCAACTTCACTGTCTGAACCATTCTCCTCAGAGGAGAAATCGATCTCATCAACCTTCTTCGACTTGGACTTTGTGGCAACCATTCTGTGTTAAGTTTTTTGATCTTCTTTAAGTTAATACTTAATTTCAATGAATTTTTTTTTCAATTTTTTTTTTGAGATACACTATGTCGAAAAGTCAGGTAAGTTGGTTAGTTAGGTGTGTCGGTAAGTTAGGCATGTTGGTAAGTTAGGCGTCGCTGTATGATAAACTGTCGAGATAGTTGTTCGGATAACAAGAATGTGTTCATTGTCAAAATTTCTTGAAAATTCTCGTATCGTTTTAGTGTTCATCAATTTTTTCTGAGTTTGCTAACATTCTAATCTGGTTGAAATATAGTTATGATAAATAATATTGGTATTTTTGATCCGTTAGGAAATAACCCAAATCCATTAACCGGATTACCATACAGTGAGGACTACAAAAAACTAGCTCTCAAATGGAGTTCTTATCCAGCATATGAGTCAGCAGATGAAGTATTACAATCGATTAAGAAATTCCCCATTACTTTTATCGTTTCTGGGACAGGATCAGGAAAAACAGTTCTTATTCCGAAATTTGCGTTACATTACCTTGATTACAAGGGTAAAATTGCCATTACTCTACCGAAAAGAACTATTACTTTGTCATCTGCTGAATTTAGTGCCAAAACACTTGATGTCAAACTTGGAGGAGATGTCGGATACAAATACCGAGGCTCTCCTGCTCATGCGTCCAGTGAAAAAACAAAATTATTGTATTTGACAGATGGATCACTGATCGCACAATATATTAATGATCCATTATTGACAGTGTATGATATGATCATTATTGATGAAGCACATGAAAGAAAAATCCAAATCGATCTCATTCTACTAATTCTCAAACAATTGATTGAATCTGGTCAAAGACCCGATCTTCGTGTGATCATCATGAGTGCTACTATTGATACTAACTTGTATCAGAAATATTTTGGTAAAATCAAAAGTAACGTTATCAATATCAGCGGACAACCAAATTATCCCATTGATATCGTTTATGCTATTGATTCTAGTGGTCATAAATACATTGAAGCTGGTCTTAAAATTATGGATGAAATTATTTCTTCGACTGAGAGTGGTGATATTCTGTTTTTTGTGACGTCGGTACAAGAAACGATTAAGATTTGTCATCATATTAGGAAAAATCACAAAAAGTCATTCTGTATTGAAGTTCATGCTAATATGCCAACAGATCAGAAACGATTTGCTGAAAGTTCTGAGGATTATCTCACACTTGGTGATTACAAAAGAAAAATTGTTATTGCCACTAATGTTGCCGAATCTTCACTGACCATTGACAATTTACGATATGTTATTGATACTTGTTTTGAATTGCATGTTTCATTCAATCCAAAAACGATGGCATATGTGATGGAAAGACAATTAATTACACAAGCACAGGCAACACAGAGAATGGGACGTGCAGGTAGAACAAAACCCGGAACATGTTTCAGATTGTTAACATCGACAGAATATGCCAAATTAAAGAAATTTCCACTTCCTGCTATTCTGGAAGAAGATATCACTATCGAAATGTTGAAAATGATTTATTTGTTTAAGGATGACGAAGATCCATTGAAGAAAGCAATCATGATGATGAACGAATTAATGGATCCACCGAAAAATAATTTCCAGAAAATTTCTCTCGAATTAATCAAAGGTTACAATATTACCGACGATAATGACAAATTAACTAGTTTTGGTCAGAAAGTGTGTCATTTAACCAATATTCCATTTAATATGGCATTATTTTTAGTTTATGGTTATCAGTATTTCGTGGGGCGTCCGGTCTGTTTATTGATTTCATTATTAGAATCGATTAGTTATAAAATTTCGAATTTGTTTCTGAAAGATGAAAATGGTAATTTACCACGTGATATGATGAAATCACTTGCCAAGAAGGAGGGCGATTACTTTACTTTGATATCATTACTTGATAAATATCAGAATGCTACAGATTCAACACAATGGGCCATAAAACACAGATTAAATAATTATCATTTCAAAAATGCAATTCGACAATCATATCGATTATTTGACATGATTAAGAGTGTTAATCAGACCGGTGGACGTGAGAAACATTCTACTTATGAAAATAAAGATGTTTTACAAAATTTTCAGAATGCCATGGTGCATAGTCATTATCATCAGGTTGTCGAACATGGTAAGACAATTTACCCTGATGAACCTGTCTATGTTAAGATTACTTCTGATTCATTCATTATTCGAAAATCATCCGAAGAACAGATTCTGAAAAAACGGCTGATCTACCATCAATTGATTGAATCAGACAGGAACTTTGAGATTGGCTTAATTAATGTAATTCCGAATTAGATTAATTAAGTAGAGTTAAATTGGATCGATCGTAAAAATATAAGTCGATCCTGGAGTGCTATTATCAATATATGTTATATTACCATTACTTGAATTGTATGATGTAATTGGGTGATGAACTAATTTTTCATTTACTGTGTCTAGCGTTCCTTCTGGTACTAGTCTTGCGGTTGTGGTATGTACAGGAATTTTAGACATCATTGTTGCAACATCAATTGTTGTCACTGATATTGGATCATTTGTTTGGTTGAATGATCGGTAATTAGCACGTTGATGATAAATAACGCAAACTAGTGTTCCAGATGGTGGAGTCAAAGTAATATTCTGATTATTCCACGTCAATGTACCTGCTTGTGGAGTTGATGCTCCTGATGGACGATTAACTCTGTTAAATCCGATTCTTGTTGATGTTACAATTCGACTACCTGCTGATGCAGTGAAGACGGGTGTTGTCGCTTTTGTCACCCATCGATCATTGATAATATGATTATGTTTAAGTCGGTTCAAAAATTCTGGGATAGATTTTTCAGTACGATATTTAACATTTGGTGTATTAATGTGAAAAATTTCACAAATGTATGTTCCTGAAGATTGAAAGTTAGAATGATTAGCAATAGCTGTAATTTTTGGTGTTGACATCTTAATTAAATTCTGAGAATATATTAAAGTTAAATGTCTTCCAGTCATAACAATTATATTAAAAATAATTTATCGCTATTGTTCGATCACATTTATGTTATTAATTTGGAAAAAAGACGCGATCGTGCTATTTTAATAGATTATAAACTAAAGCAAAGGAACATCGAGTACGAATTATTTTATGCCGTTGACGGAATGTCACCCAAATATGACAAAATATGCCAACACATTCTAAATAAAAATAATTTTATCAAATCACGAGGTGCTATCGGTTTGTTACTAACATACAAAAAATTACTCAAGGATGCTATCAAAAACAATTACAGAAAATTCCTTATTCTCGAAGATGACATTAATTTCCATCATGAATTTTTATTGGATTTCAAAAATGATTCTGATGTTATTTATTTAGGTGCTAATCAATACAGATATGATGCAGAGCAAATTTTACAAATTGACTCTCATCTTGGTTATTATTATGTTTCACAGGAAAATTGGCATTTCACTTATGGGACATATGCTATTGGAATGACACTGGAATTTGCACGAATTTTACAAGCATCAATTGATATCAAAACAGTCGAATATCCAATTGACTTACATATTTTCTGGCAATTGAAAAAAAATAATAAAATTGGAAAAGTTATTTTTCCTTTTTTGATTTTGCCTGATGTTTCTGATTCCGATACTCAAGATAAACGTGATTTGGAAGAATTTTGTCGTGAGAGGAAATATAATATGTCAGATTATGAAATTATCAATATTGCTGATTTTAATCTTTTCAAAGACAAATTGGATGAATTTAAAATATCATTACGACAATTATTCTATCCGTATCGTCACCAAGAAAGAATTTCCTATTCTGTTTTTCCTGAAATTTTGCAAGATTACTTACCTTGTTTGAAGAATTTTTTTAGAACAGACGATTTTCCTTGGATTGACCTTTTGAAAATGATTGAAGAATTTACTCCATTTGTTTTTGTTATTCCCTCATACAATAATATTGACAATTATCATATCAATCTGACATCAATTGTGCAACAATATTATCCACCAAGTCTCTATAGAATTATTTATCTTGATGATTGTTCTGATGATGGTACTTCTGAAGCAGTCTTACAATTCAAAAATGATCACAATCTCAATAATTTACTCTATTACCGACAAAAAGAAAGAACACGACAAGGTCTCGCACGATTTCAGGCATATCATATGGTTTTTCCCGATGAATTTGTTCTGATGTTAGATGGTGACGATTGGTTATTTAATGAATCTGTACTGGAATCACTTGATTTTCATATTGTCAGTCATCATTTACGAGCGACATATGGTTCATATTATATTTATAGTGATCCAGAACAACCAAAAGAATTTGACAAGACATATGGTTCGCATTTATTATGTGATCGACAATTTAGTTTTGATGATATGAAGAAGAAGGGTTATCGTCACTGTGATTGGATTAGTGGTCATTTACGAGGTGCTTATGGAAAATTATGGCAAAATATTGCTGTTGTTGATTTGCTTGATCATGAAGGAAGATTTCCAAGAATAGCATCGGATTTAATGGAAATGGTACCTGTACTAGAACAATCAGGTGATCATCATCGAAATATTTGTCAACCAACTGTCATTTATAATAAGGTGAATTCAATGAAATACGCAACATCGTATTACAATTACGGGCAACTTTCTGAAAATGATGAATATAGACAAAAAATGCAAGAAAAAGTCAAAGATCGTCAAATTTACGAAACTGTTAGTGAGATTGTTTTAGAAATTGTCAAAAAGGAATCTGATGTTGAGAGATGGTTGCGAATAACAGGTGCAATATTTGTTAACGATATTCCGGAAATTTATAACCGTGTGCATCCGGAGAGTGATTTTGTCATTTATGTTAAAGATGGTCAATTGTATTTGTCTAATCTAAAAAATTAAAGTTTTGAATAATATTAATGGAATGTTACAGCATTAAAGAAGCTGTTAAATTCGAATTTCCAGAAAAAATTCGTGACAAAGTGAAACCATTTATCATCGCACACGAACGGTATAAACAAGATGAGACGGTTGGAAGATCATACATTGTTTTGCCATCATTTACTTATTTTATTAAAAACAGAAACAAATTTCCACATGCACATGAAATTATGATTTGTCACGATGCACTTCCGAACAGAAAAGATGGTCGATTAGTTTTTGATTTTGATATTAAGAATACTGAAATTAGTAACCGATCTTTTGAAAAACGATTTAAAGAAGAAGTTGAGAATATTATTTGGAATGTTATTGATGAGAATTATTGTGGATTGAATGTTGGATTGATTGAATTTATTTGGTCATCAAGTAAGGGTTCGACAAAGAAATTCTCAAAACATTTGACGGTGAAAAATTTCTGTTTCAAGAATTGGATGGTTGGATCAAAAATATTCTATGATTTGTTCCAGAGTCAATGGTGTGATTCTCTGGAAGATTGGTTACCAGTTGACAAGGTACTTGATATGCAAATTATCAGAAAGAATGGCACATTAAGAATGGTTGGTTCAAGTAAACTAGATGGCAAATTATTGACACTTGATAGCAAACATCGTTTTGAGGATAGTTTGATCAGACCATATTTGACAGCGGATATTGAAAAAGAACAATATGTTGGTGCAGTTAATATGATTAAATCAATTCGGAGAAAATATGATAAATTGAGACATCCAGAACAAAATACTTTTAACAAGAATATTGTTTATTCGAATTGTGTGCCAAAAGGTAATGTGACGCCAATTTATGATGATAGTGTCTATATGAAGGCATTTAAGATCATTGACGATAAAATGCCAGGTGTTTTTAAGATGAGAAAATCGGTGAGTAATAAATTGGAGTTGTTACGTGTTTTACCGGCGAAATGTCCGATATCTGGTAATATTCATGAGAATGAAAATGGATACATTTTAATTCACAACAATAATAATGTGTTTCAGTTTAGATATGGTTGTTACAGATATTGCGGTAAGACTAAGACTGTTAAGATTTAGTGAGACTGAGCAATTTGTTTTCGATCACTAAACAATTATTGTATTCATTTTCAGTTAGTTTGCTGACTATTTCTGTGAAATTAGTCATGGCGGTAAATTTGAGATCTTTCTGGACAAGCATTAACAATTGTTTGTAGACGAAATGCTTGGAGAGATTTTCCTGAAGAAAAATACTGAGACAATGGAAATAGATGCTTTTCTCTTCTGCTTTAGTTTGTCTTTGGTAATTTTCAAGACGAGTTTTGATGAGTTTGATGATGATACTGATAATGAAAGAACGATCGATTTTCAATTCGACAAGATTATCGATAAATGTGATCCATTTCTCATTGGCATCAATATTGGAGACATAGACTGTTTTCAGTTCAATAATAGCTGAAATGATTAATTCTTTTTCGGAATCAGATGATTTTTCGAGTTGTTGTGATAACTTGTTCAAGTCAGTAACTGATTGCATTTCTTTGATAAATTTCTCACGATCCTTGATGGTAATATTACTGATGGCAAATTTGAGGGCTTCTTCTAATTTGTTGAAGGAATCTTTGGCAATTTCGTTCCATTTTCTCATGACATCGACATTCATGTCAGGTATCTTTTTGATGACAAATGTTTCAATTTCACCATAAATTTCAGTTTTGAGTGAGCTTCCAATGGTAAGATCGTTAATTTGCTTAAGTTGTTTGTTGCATGCCTTGAAATCTGTGACGTCAGATGCCAAGAATTGATTGATGATATATTTCTTAATGTACACCTTTTGCTTCTTGGTGCTGAAATGTTCAGTGAGACTATTCATCAATTGTGTCAAACCGCATTCTTTGAACATTTTATTGGCAGATTTCTTGATATAGAGTTTCTCTTTGAAATCTGATTTGGTTGTGGAGAAATAATCAGTTAGTTTGGTATATTCGTCACTTGACAATTTGATGTCTTCGTTGTTTCGACAATTGTATGCCTTCCAAATTGGCGAGATGATACTGTGATCGATGACAATTTGGAGTTTGTTATTCATTTCATTGAAATAGGCATTCTTGGATGTATACTTCTCATCATCGGAATCATAAATAATTTCGCGATTTGGCATAATAATTGGAATACAAACATCATCATCAGTATATTTGGGTAACAATTGTTCGACTGTCAAAAAACTAAAATTCTTGAAAATGAGATTTTTGTTAATCTTGATTTCATTCGAAAATTCAAATTTAGTATGGACTTGTTTAATGAGATCTTCCTTAATTTGTGTTTTAATCATATCCTTGATAGCATAGAACAAGGCCTCATTATCAGTGTCAATGTAAACATACATAGGAATCTCCATTATAATCTTCTTTAATCTATCTTTTAATTAATAATATTTTTAGGATCAATTTTTTCCATAACATATGTTATGGAAAAAATGTGCAAATAGGATATTTCAATTTTTCCATAACTTAAGTTATGAATAAAATATGTAAACGTAGTAACCTTTGATAAATATGACATTACTAAAGTTGCGATGTCGATAATTTATTTATTGGACGATTCACTGAAGAAACCCAGTGCTAAGAAAGCCAGAAAACTGACCCAAGATATACCAGTTTTGACACCGATATTGATATCTGCTATTTTAGAGAAGAGTGCATACATAATACCAATGACTCCAGCTGTTAGTAAACCATAGGCGTATAATTGATAATCGAGAAGTAGTTTGATGATAATTCCTGCGATAACGGCAAGAATGGAAATGATTAAGACGACAAGAAATTTAGTTTGGTGTTTTTGTTCGACATCTATTCCTGGTTTATCTGTGCATTCTGTCCAAGTATTTGGTTGTGCTATAGCATCATATGTCGTGACAAGAGTGGAGAAACCAGAAATGGCGAGACCACCGATAATACCATATTGCCAAGGTGTCAATGATATACTCATTATATTTATTTAAACAATTTAAATAACAAGTATATCAGATGAAGACGTTCAAATTGTTTAAATAAATATAAACAATTTAAATAATCAGATGAAGACGTTTACATATAATGAAAATAGTGTTAGTTATCTTGGTTGTGTTACGAGTAACGGTGAAATAGTGTTATATCATGAAGAGAAACAGAGAATTGAATTGAGAAAGACTGGTGACATTGGTGATTTTACTGAGATTAGTCTGAAGACATTTGTTTTAGATCGATTGGTGAATACATTTGGTATTGGAGGTTTGGGAATTATTTGTCAGGGATGGATTTTGCCTGATACTCGAGTAATTTTAGAATGGTTAGGTGAAAATAGATCGGTTGTGATTCATGAATCGATTGAGAAGATACAAAAAATTCATTGTTACAATGATACAACCAGAATTGTTTATGATAAATAAATTAATAGGTATTAAATTATTTATTGATAATGCTCCTGATAGACATCAGGAGACCTCATTTTATGATGATATCAAGTTGTTGGTATAGTGCTTCAAGAGTACCATTGTTATCGATTTCATAATCGTGAGGGATATTCTGCATTTCGAGTTCAGATGTGTGATTGTGTGATTCTGTCCTGACACGATCACGTTTGAGATTGATGATAATACCACCAAGACGTTTAACCAAATCTGCTTCTTCTTTGTAACGAATATCGCAGATACAGATATTATCCGTTTTACCGTGAAGAGAGATTTCAAGAGACTTGACCCAAATGGCTTTTCCCATTTCAGGCATGATCTTATACATTTGGTCTCTCATACATTCGGTTCCAAAATACTGCATAATTTTTCTTGGAGTGACGTTTTCCCATCTTGGATCAGGTGTTTCTTTTTGTTCTTGGGTTCCATAAAGTTGGTGGTCTTCGAAGGAGAAAATAACTTGTGCCGCCTTTTTCAAATTCTCAGCCATTGCCCTCTTCTCATAATTGTATTTCTCAACCAAATAATCACCAGCAGTATCCTTACCACTTCCAATTTCACCCTTAAAACCAATAGTAATCATTTATTCTATTATAATATTGTATTTTTGTGTCAATTTTTTTAATAATGGTTAGACGACTATCAGGACGACTATCAGGACGACTATCAGGACGACTATCAGGACGACTATCAGGACGACTATCAGGACGACTATCAGGACGACTATCAGGACGACTATCAGGACGACTATCAGGACGACTATCAGTACGACTATCAGGACGACTATCAGGACGACTATCAGGACGACTATCAGGACGACTATCAGTACGACTATCAGGACGACTACCAGGACGACTACTATGATGGTAATATATTGTTGATAGCGTTTTATAATTTTTATTTTAATAATAACTACAAAGTGAGGATCGATTCATAATCATGTATTTAATCAATAATTAGCAATGTGTTAGTCAAGATGTTAATTAAGTTATTATCATCATAATTGTCGTCCTAGTTGTCGTCTAATGTTTGACATAGTCATCGTAACATCAATCAATTTGTTTTCATGTCTATAATTAAATGGATCAATTTTACGTTGGATTGATTATTTTATGTATCTTAATTTTGGTTATTTATTGGTTATGTCAATCTAAAACGCATAAGAAAATAGATATTAATGATCATGAAATGAGGTATCCCAATGTCTATCGGGATCATACAGTGTCGCAAGTTGCTGATGTTCCTGTTAATAAGAATAGGAGTAAAATTAGGGACATATGATTATTTTTATGATTGTCAATCATAAAAATAATTAATAGTTACTGTATCTCATTTGTTGTTGATTCATCATACCCATATTCATTTGTTCGACTGGTAAGCCCCAATTTTTCTCGAATTTTTTAATTTCGGCATTTTTACGAGCATTGACGAATGTTTGATAAGATTTATTGTAATTTTTTGGATCATTCTGCATAAGAATTTCAGAGACAATTTTCTTATTTGGTGCAACAAGCAAACTAGTAATAACATCGTCACTAACTCCACCTACTTTCAATTGGTTAGAAGCATCAATTTCTTTTTCAGATGGAGCACCGATTTGGTACAAAAGCAAATCACGCGCTATTTCTGTCATTTTATTTTTTTCTTCCTGAATTTTATCCGTGTTGTCATTGAATACGTTTGTGTTATTGGGTACATTCACTTTATTAAGTACAATATTTTTTTTCGCTTCAACTCGTAATAATTCCAATTGTGCAATCATAAGATCTAATTCAGCTTCCTCTTTTGCTTCTTCTGGGGTTTGACCACCTTGTTGAATAGTAAATGATTTTATTTTTTGAACAATGGGATCAAATACCCTATTTCTAAAATCAGCTGGACTAATAACAGCCTGTCGTCCAGGTAATTCGTTATGATAATATTTTTTAAGTTCATCTTCTGTATAATCGTTATTTGGATCAGATGTGATTAAAAAATTAGAAATACTATAATCATCATTCGTATCATCAGAAGAAGTAAAAAAACTTCTCACTGTTACGTCAGACATATTTGTTATGCCAGTTTCCCCAATTTTTCTAATTTTATGAGTACCTGTATATTTAAGCGTATCAGATATTGGCAAAATAAAAGGAATGGGTGCCGTAAGAGATGTGGATGTAGGAGGAAGAAATACAGTAGAAGTGGATTCAGGTGTTGAAGTGAATTCAAATGGTGAAGTGGATTCAGGTATTGAAGTAGATTCTGAAGCGGGAACAGATGCAGGATTAACTTTTTTTTTAGCTTTAGTGCTACCAGGGGTACCACCAGTTATTAGAGCAGACTCACTATCTCTAATAATGTAATAATTGGTTTGCGCATCTTTTGGAAATGTCATATTCAAAACACTATTTTTTTGTTCTTCACTAAGCGGTAATTTTTTGAAATCGGCGATAAAATCCCTGAAACGCGTAAAAACATTAACATCATTCTCATACATTTCTGTTGAATTTGTACTTTTACGATTGATTAATTCATCATATTTTGTTAAAAATTGATCAATTGCTGTCTTTTTCGTGTTAGATTGACTTGCTACGACACTTGGAATTCTACTGGTGCTCATAATTGTAGTAACATCATTCGCAGTTGTTGCCTCTTTAACTTTTTGAATTGTTGACACAATAGTTTGATATTCAGGTTGTTTCACAGCGGATTGAAAAACAGATTTTTGTGAAATCGATTGCATTGTCGAATTACTTTCAGCTAAAACTTGCGCAATATTCGCACGAGTTTTTTTAGCATCTTGTAATTTTTTAATCATAGCATCTATCTGATCCAAATCCTGTTGTGACATTATTAATTATAAGCTATAATTTTTAATTATTACAGATTAATAAATGCCAGTTACCCTTCGATCAATCTCGTCAGCTGAACCTAGTGTATCACTAAATATGAGTGAATGGATAAATGGCAAAACAATCATCAGCCCCAATGTCAATACACTCAAAAATAAAACTCAAAATGAATGTCAAGCGTTTTGTCGTGCTGATGATCAATGTTTGTTTGCTGTTTATGATAGTTCGTCTTCCACTTGTTATACGAGAGGTATTGAAACCAATTCCAATAGCACGACAGGTTTAAAAAACGAATATGGTTTTGATCATCTATCTGGAAGTTTTCTACCAACTAACAGTGTTCAAATGCTTCCATTTGTTACAAAAGAAAAATGCGAAGATAGTTGTCTTGCTAACCCGAATTGCGATTATTACACTTTACTCAATAGTAACTGTAATCTTAATTCATTCAAACAAGATGGCAATTATTCTATGAGTATGAAAGTTCAGTCATCTGATAAAAATGTCTTGTCAGAAGAAGAAAGAAATAATATTTCTTGTTGCATGAATGATCCGAATTACACAGGTGATTGTTCAAAAATGTCTGCTATGTCTAAATCATGTGATACATATATGACTGATATTTGCCAAAAGAACAAAAATCTTCCCGAATGCAAATGTGTGAATAGACATGAGAACACGAGATATCAAGCTATTAAAAGTAAATTACCAGCAGGTGTTCTTGATGAATGCTGGTTCCCATATTGTCAATTCAATAATACGACGAATGATGGTAATACAGAGTCTTATGTTCCGACTGATATGATACCAACAACTGTTACTTATTTCGACAATGATGGAATTAATAGAATTCAAAATATAAAATGTGCTCGAACAAGCAAATGCAATATCACTGATTTACTCAATCCTGATCTCAAAAATAATTGTCCTTCATTTTTTAATGGTGATATGACCAAAAAGATTATTGCCAAATTACCTTCAGTTTCGAACAAAAAGATTGAATCATTTGAAAATATTGATGAAAATCAAAATTACATCTTATGGATGATCATTGTCCTGATTATTTTAATCATTATTATTTATCGCGCAAAATAATTCGTGTTAAAATAACAAGAATTATCTTTATCGATATATAATGTCCGAGAATAATGTCTTTACTATCGACGAGGATCAAATCAATATGGATGAAATTAATGCATTATTAAATGAATCAACCCAACAAACAAAAAAACGTGTTGTTTCTTTCGATCGTGCCACTATACAAGAATCTGAATCAGAAGATGATTTCGATCTTCCTGAAATTAGAAATGGTCGTGATAGTCATTCTAATAGCAATGGTCATTCTAATGGCCATTCTAATGGTCATGAAATGAATCATAATGAAAACAATGATTATGAGAGAGTAATGTCCAGGCAAGTGAGGCAATCAATTGATCAGAATGTCCGGAAGACAAATGGTCGAATGTCATCTGATCAAGAAAGACAGATTAGAAATGAAATCGAAGAAGTTGATGAACAACCACAAAGACAAAATCAAGCCAGACGTTTACCTGAAGAACAAAGACAACCTCAGGTCAGACGTCCAATGAGAGAAGAAAATGAAGAACAATCACAAAGACAACCTCAAGTTAGACGTGTCAAAGAAGAAAATGATGATTTTCATGAACAAAGACAATCTCAGGCTAGACGTGCTATTAGAGAAGAAAATGACGATTTTCATGAACAACCACCGCAAAGACAGACTCAAGTGAGGCGTTCAGAAATTAGTGAACAACAAATTAGACCACAAGTACGTCGTGAACCACAAGTTAGGCGTGAGCAACAAATTACTGAACAAGCTGATATTCCCGAAGAAAAACCAAGAATTCAAAGACAGGTTAGACAAACAAGACAAGCAGAAATTCCTGACGAACAACCAAGAAGACAAACAAAACAGGTAGAAGAGCAACCGAGAAGGCAAGAACCTGAAGAGGAATATATTAATGAAGAAGAACGAACGGAAATTGATAATTATGCTGAAGAACAACCTGTGCAAGAAGTTCCGAATGCTGTTGAAAGAACAGCAGATGGTAAAATTATTGCGAGGAGAGATAATCAAAAGAAGCTACCACCTAAATTGCAAAAGATTCAGGAATCATACAATAAAATGCTCGAAATGCAAACAAAACAAAGTGAGCAAATTAGAAAATCAACACGTGGAACACCGACTCGAGTTGCTGGCACAAAAACGAATGCTGTCAAGGTTAGTTCCGAGGGTAGAATGCCCAGCCAAAATAGAATCATCAGTAAGAATCGTATTGAGAATTCATTCATTGAATTTCCCAAAGAACGTCAGCCTCAAGTGTCTCAAAATGATCCTTTACCGAAAAGAACAACTCGTAAGACACCTATTGTTGAAGTCGAGGATGAGCCTGAAGAAGAACCTGAACCAGAAGTTTCGACACCAGTGAGAAGAGGTCAGACAGTTACTGGTGTGAGAACACCGATTGCTTCATCAAGAACGTCGACAAGAGGACAAGAACCACCAGCAAGAGCGAATAAGATTCCACTGAAGTTGGCTAAACTGATGACAGAGGAAACAAGAAGACAAGCAATGAATGGTGCAAAGAATATGAATGAAGTAATGAAATTGCGGTATACTGCCAATATTGATTTGAACATTAATCCTGATAAATTTACAGTTCAGGAATTGAGAAAAATGAGTGCTGATAGGAGACAGGAAGAATATCGTCGCAAAGAATTCGAAAAACAAAATTCACGTGAAAATTTTGTGAAACAAATTAATGATGATGTCGATAAAACTCCCATTCAAAAAGCAATGGCACTGCAAAGTATCAAGGTCGGTGCCAGACAACCAATCAGACAGAAACAATAAAAAATTTGAAATGTTCCATTTACATATTGTTTCTATCAAACCTTGAGGTTTTCAAGAAAAATTTGAATTATTCCATTTACATATTGTTTCTATCAAACCTTGAGGTTTTCAAGAAAAATTTGAAATGTTCCATTTACATATTGTTTCTATCAAACCTTGAGGTTTTCAAGAAAAATTTGATAAATAAAATTATTATTTTATCTATCAAACAACTATGAATTCCGATACTAAACTATCCCTATCGAAATGTGCTGTTATTGATTTACAAAATTTACTAAAGACGATTAATCAGATTGATCCTTCTTTATCGGGTCCTAATTTTAAATCATTGGATGACATTAAAAATAATTTTATTGAAGTTGTCAAAAAAATACATTCACATGGTATTAGCTATCAAAATATGTATATGGTGTTCAAATCATTTCATTTTATTGACACAGAAGAAAGCAAAGAATACAGTTATCATGAAGTAACAAAATACATTCTTTGTCTCGCTCATCAATATTTTCCTGAATGGAAAGATCCAACACTCATTATTATTGAGAGTCTTGATAAAAATGACAAGGAAGTAGATGACAGAGCGTTATTCATTATTTGTAAACAATTGATTGATTTAAATGAACCAGTTGTTATTTTTTCGAATGACCATTTCTTAAACATTGCAACATATCTACATAAACCAGCTAAATGTACATACTATACACTATTTTATGTTGATCACGAAAATTGGATCAAATCGAAAATGATTGTTCAAAAAGAATTCACTGATATTCTTTCATCGGGTCATTACACTGTGATTCATTTATCACCAAATCATACTTCAGGATTTAAACTAATAAATTTCTGATGCTTTATTAATGATTAATTATTATTTACAATTAATAAACACACGTCTTGTTCGATTTTACTTATTTTTACTTCTTGTTTCAATTTTCATTAACACTATCATTTTTGAATGTATCTTTCTCATTTTTGATAGACAATTTTTCTTGTACTTACTCATTATTTTGTCAGGTGTGTTTTTCTTTTTCAATTCTATCATATACAATTTCAAAGAAAATTATCTTATTCACAAAATTTATCTTGACAACTTATCCATCATGCTGAAATTTCTTTCCAAAACGGATAAATCACTCGTGTCATCATGGCCTCCTGATAAAATACACGAAATTATTGGTCATGGGAATCATACCATTGATAATTTACTTTTATGTATTGAAACCACTTCTATCTTCATGATTAAATTAGTTGTTACCTTTGTCATTATGTTACTCTTCAAACCTCATTTAATTAATTTATTTTTTATTACTTTGATTGTTTGTTCAGTTAATCTTTACTTGTTATTCAAACAGAATCGTGAGAAAAAGACAATCAAGATGGATTTATTGTATCATACGGTCTATTATTTGATTCATTACCGATTGAATTTTCTCCTGAAGCATTTTCAGAATCAATTTGATTTTATTCTCAAAAATTCTGAAATCAAAAACAATTCCAGTTTTGTTTACATTAATCTGATTATCCTCTGTATCTATCTCTTTTTCATCAAGTCTGCAGAAGATCGTCTGTATGTTATCATTTTTGCTCGTAATTCAAGTTATTTTTTCACGTTAATTCAACAATTTACTGATCAATATTTGCAAATTAAAAAATACTGTGATACCAATGATGATTTATTGAATTTACCTCACAAAGAAAGATCGATCGTTAAAAATGAGAGTTTGTCATCTTTGGTCCTATGTGTAATGGATAAAATAACTGAACCAATTCATTTATTTCCTGGTGATCGTATTATCGTTTATGGTGATTCTGGATGTGGTAAATCGACATTGTTTAATCAATTGAAGAATTTATCAACACGACCTGTTGAAATTATGATGAATGAAGTGAAATATGATTCATTTGCTGTTATTGAGAAACAAATTTTGTTAATTAGGGGAAATAGTTTTCGTTATTTTCATTGTTCTTTGAGATCATTCATTATTGATAATCTGGAAAATGATGATGAATTATTGTTAGAATTATTTGAAATGATGGAAATGAAGGATTTTGATATTGATGATGTTATTAATAGTAATAATATTTCGACTGGTCAAATGAGAAGGGTAATCTTGATTAAGTCATTTTACCAATTAATAAAACTAAAATACAAGATCGCCCTTTTCGATGAACCCGATGATGGGTTGCAAGAATCATTATTTATTTCGATTTTACAAAAAATACTAACACATTCTGCACTGAAAAATGTCATTTTAATGATTATCTCACATAATCCACGACTTCAAACAAATACTGACTTATTTACTGGATTTATTCTTGTGACCAAAGAAAAAATATCATTTCACACTGATTGACTATTCTGAAAACAAAAAATGATTTTAAAAAATATTTTTTTGTTATGATTATCTGAGCGATTATCTCGACGATTATCTCGACGATTATCTGGGCGATTATCTCGGTGATTATCTGGGCGATTATCTGGGCGATTATCTGGGTGATTATCTGGGCGATTATCTCGGCGACAACTATGGTGAATACAAGAATAACATTTTTAATAAAATTTACATTTATTACAATAACTCAATTAAAAGACATAAATAAATTGTCGCCAATGTAGTCGCCAATGTAGTCGCCAATGTAGTCGCCAATGTAGTCGCCAATGTAGTCGCCAATGTAGTCGCCAATGTAGTCGCCAATGTAGTCGTCAATGTAGTCGCTTAGTTTATCGTTACAGTAATTGTCAAGATAGCCATTAAAGTAAATGTCACAATTATCGTAAAAAAATTGACAAAATTATTCTTTGATTTAAAAGAGATCTTATTTATGAATAAATAGTAACATGGCTAAATCTGCAAACAAACAAAAGTCGGTCGCAAAGAACCATCATGATTCTGATGATGAGCCCAAGGTCATGAAGAAGAAGACTCCGCCCAAGAAGAGAACCAATCGGTCCAGCAAGATTGACAAATCTGATACTGAAGATGAGGGCGAGAACACAAGTAATACCAAGAAGTCATTGGATGATTCTGATGATGAAGCACCCAAGAAGTCCATCAAGAAGTCACTTGATTCTGATGATGAGGATTTGCCCAAGAAGAAGAAGTTTGTCAAGAAGTCAATTGATTCTGATGATGAACCTGAAGTACCAAAGAAGAAGAAGACTTCCAAGAAGTCTGTTGAGTCTGATGATGAGGATGTTCCCAAAAAGAAGAAGTCAAGCAAGAAGTCTGCTGATTCTGAAGATGAGGCACCCAAGAAGAAGACTAAGAAACATGTTAAGGAAGAAAGTGATAACGAAGATGATTTGGATGATGTCAATCTTAAGAGATCGAATAATGGAAGATCCGAAGATGTGCAGTTTGATGCCAGTACTCCTTTGAACAAATGCGCACCCAATGACATTTTCCGTTACATGAGAGTTCTTGCCAAGGAATCAAGTAATCCGACTCTGAAGCAAATTTCCGATTATTGGTATGATCAGATCAGGAATGTACCCAAACTCCACATTACATTCAAAACTCCTGGATTTGTGAAGAGACGCCCACAACAATTCGATAACAACCGATTCCAACATCGTGATAACCGTGATCGTGAAAATCCTGGACAACAATACGAACAATCTGATGGCACTTCATTTGGTAGACGTCGATTCAATAACAATGAAGGCAGAAATGAGGGAAGATCGAACAATGGAGGAAGAAACCCCCGAAGCGATCTCGATAATTAATTTCTTAAATTTAAATACATATTTACATTTAAGAGTATAATATGGCAAAATGGCCAAAAATAGATGATGAAAACTTTAACGAAAAAATAACAACTAAATTCGCAAAATTTGAAATCCCACACGTCAAAAAATCTTTTCGAAGTATCTGTTTTCCTCAAGAATATAAACATCAGATACCACAATTATTTCTCAGTGAATTCATCAATCCCAAAACCCCATATCGTGGTGTTCTTGTCTATCACCGTATCGGAGCCGGCAAAACATGTGCGTCAATCGGCATTGCTGAACATTTCATCGACGCTCAATATCAAGTCATTATTGTCTTACCAGCCTCCCTCAGAACTAATTACAGAGATGAACTAAGATCACAATGTGTCAAAGAAATGTATATTACGAAAGAAGAACGACAAAAACTATCGGAAATGTTACCTTCTGACCCAAGATATCGTGAAATTATTCGAGCCAGTGACAAAAGAATTGATTCATATTATAACATTTATTCATACAATAAGTTTTTTGATATTATTGATGAAATTGATCTCGAAAAAACATTACTCATCATTGATGAAGTCCAGAATATCGTCAGTGAGACAGGAACATATTACGAACAAATCATGGCAAAACTCAAGAAAACACCTGATAGTCTACGTACTGTTATTATGACTGCCACTCCCATTTTCGATAAGCCTGTGGAAATAGCATTGACAATGAATCTCATTTTACCAAAAGAGAAAAGATTGCCTATTGGTCATAAATTCAATGACAAATTTATTCATGAAGAAGAACATAAAGATGGATCTGTGACTCATACTGCTATTAATATGGATGAATTTAAGGAAACATTGAAAGGTTATGTGAGTTATTATCGAGGTGCTCCAGAAAGTGCTTTTCCTCAGGCTATTTTTAAAGTTTTGAAATGTGTTATGGTTGGTAAACAATTGACGGCATATGAAAAGGCGATTAATAATGAAAAGAAAATTTATAATGAAGGTGAAGAAATAACAAATAGTTTTTTTATCTTATCAAGGATTATTTCGAATTTTATTTTTAGTAATATGAAATTGAAGGAAGATGGCTTTCGGAGTTTGCGCGATCAGGATTTCGACCCAGATAACTTGAGACAATTATCGGCGAAGTTATGGAAATTAATTGGTAAAATTAAAAAATTATCAGGTTTGCATTTTGTTTATTCTGCCTTTAAGGGTTATGGTGGTTTGGAAATTATCGCCAAAATGTTGGATCATTATGGTTATAAAAATTATTTTCTCCATGGTCCAGGACCGAAAAGATATGTTTTCTGGACTGGCGATCAGACAGATGCTGAGAAAGATGAGATTAAGGCAGTTTTCAATCATGCATCAAATGAAAATGGGAGTCGACTCAAAATTATTTTAGGATCACCATCGATTAAAGAAGGTGTTAGTTTGTTACGTTTGCATGTTGTGCATTTGTTTGAACCATATTGGAATATGTCACGATTGGAACAAATTATGGGACGTGGTATTCGATATTGTTCACATAAAGATTTACCGGAGGAGAGAAGATTTGTGATGGTCTTTTTGTATTTGGCAACGAATCCTGAGATTGCTGAAACGATTGATCAAAAAATTTTGAAAATGGCTTTTGATAAGACAAATATTAGGACACAATTCGAATTAGCATTGAAGGAATGTGCTGTTGATTGTCAATTGAATCATTATGGTAATAAAACAATTGGAGAAAAAATACAATGTGATGTTTAAAATGAGCGTTACTTAATTAATACTTTTATTCAAGTATTAATTAAAAATGCATTCGGAAGTAATCATCCAAGATATAAATATTGCTCTTAATGGCGAAAGTGAACTTGACGTTAATCAATTAACAAAACAAATTTTAGCTCCATGCTTCAATACTGATATTATTTTTGATATTGTTAAAGACATTGAAGAAATTTTTGTTTCAAATAAATATTATGTCATTGGTGAAATTATTGAACAAGAACCAAGTTACATTTTGAATGTTTTATTTATGAAGTATGAAAATTTATTTGAGAAACTAAAAAAAATTTTAGATTATTATGGCGTCTGTTATTTCATACCATCACACATTAAAATTTTAGAAACATGTAGACATATTATAGAATCAAAAGATCAATTACAATTAAAAGCATTACGATTTCAGTCTCATGGTAGTGATAATCATTATGAAAAAGTAAATATTAATTTTAATTTTAAGACGCTTAAACATCTTGGTGTTGAGAAATATTATGATATTGATTTATCTGAAATGGATTCATTAGAAACATGCCAATATAGTTTTGAAAGGAAAAATCAAGAATTAACATTGTCAGAAAAAATAATTCATTTAGATTGCTTGGATGGATATACTGGTTATGGTAAATTACCAAAATCAATAAATCAATTATATTATATTGTTAATAATGTTGTAGATATTGATAATATTGAATTAAATGATCTTACACTATGGTTTAGATCTCCAATACCTTGTTATTTCAAAAATGATACAGTAAAAATATTAAAACTTCAAGTTTTTCATACATTAAATGATATTGATCTTAATTTTCCAAATATTACAGAATTAGAAATTTGTTACAATGATATTGTTGATAATGATGATTTATTCCTTAAAATGATCGATAATTCAATCAATCTTGAAAAAATTTCTATTATCAATTATTCCGAAAAGAATAATATATTTCATCCTAATATTTTACATAACGATAATACTAAATCCTTGACTTTTTTTACCAATGTAAAGAAAATGGATCCTAATATCATTTGTTCAAGTAAAATGAAATCTTTATCTATCAATTCTCCATCGAATATTTTATCTCTAAATACTCCAAGTTTACAAAATTTAGATATTTATTCTAGATGTAATAAAACAGTATTGGTCAAATCTGATTCTATTTTAAATGAATTGACGATAGCTTTATTTGATAATATTAAAATAGATTTGTCCGAACTTAAAACAGAGAAACTATATATTCATCCTATAGTTATTTCTTCTACACAAACAATGAATACTGAATTAATATTACCATCATTTTATAGGTATCTCAAAATTGCTAATTATTTATCACAATCATGGTTAAATGATGAAGTCGAAATTCTTGAACTTTCCCTATTTAAATGTGATCAAGATCAAATGTTTTTAATTGATTGTGATATAATTAATGCACTGTATCTTAAGAAATTGATTGTCAATAATCATATTGAATGGCAAAAATATATTAATGTCTCAAACGAATGTGAAATCATTTTAAATGCAAATTGAACTTTATCAATCATGGCTTAATATGGAGGTCGAATCACTAGAAGTAATTTTTCCTTTGATTGTTGGTGACATAGATAAAATCTATGCACCATTTTTGAAAAAATTAATCATTAATAAAAAAATAGATTGGAATAAACATATTGATGTTTCTGATTCATGTGAAATTGTTTTAATTTAAATTTTAGAAGCAAAATTAAATTAAATTGATGTTAGTAACAAGTAGTGGTATAATAAGAAAGATCAATATTCTAATCAATGATATTGATACTATGGATAATATTTCAATATTATCGAAACAACTTTCAGATGAAAATTTTAACGAAAATTTAATTAGTGATTATCTCCAAGATATTACAACAATTAAAATTAATGTACCAATGGAAAATTTAATGATCATTGATATATTATTTCGGAAATATGCTTATCTTTTTACAAATTTGTATGAAATTTTCATTCATACCGAATATTCATTCATACCATCTTCAATAACACATTTAACAACAACTGATAATGTCGAATCTAATGAAGAATTACAATTAGAAAAATTACATTTTCGGGGTTATGAAATTGGCGATATATTAAATGAATTTACCATTACAACCAATTTTAATCCAAAGTCATTAAAATCATTAACAATTGATAAAAAATGTAGTAATATTACTAATCTTGACTTAATCGAAGAAATGGATAATTTGGAAACACTGATATTTTGTTACATTACACTGGTACCTGATAAGGAAATAATTTTTTCAGATAAAGTTAATTATTTGAAAGAATTTCATGGTTATTGTGGATTAGGGGAGATACCACCAGTGATTGATGCATTAGGGTATTATGTTAGGCATGTTACTGATATTAGTAGGATCAAAATTAAAAAATTACATCTTTATTTTTATTTACCATATCATAATCTGGTATTTGAAAACGATACTGTTACAGATTTATCAATTTCGACAACATTGAATATTAATGATATCGAATTTAATTTTCCAAATATCAGAACGTTACTGATTGATCGTGTGTATTTGGATGATTCAAATGATTTTGTGAAGAAATTAATTGATAAATCGGAATATTTAATTGAGATGATTCTCACTAATCGCCCTAATAATAAAAATCAAACCGATTATAATGATTTTATCTGTCCAAAAAATGTCAAATATATGCATTTAAAGTCGTATATTGGTAATAATTTTTTTAATATTGAATCTAATGATTTAGAACGTTTTACATTGTCAACTTCAGCAAATACAATCAATATGGATACACCATTATTAAAACAGTTACATTTCAAATATTTATCGGAATATGTTCATGAACAATTTGTATCATTCAAGACAGATCAATGTTTAGATATTATAACAATATCAATGAATAATAATAATGTTATACTGAATATTGGTGAATTAAAAACAAGAAATCTTTCAATTTTCTCTTATGATTATGACAACTTACAGACAATTGTATTACCTTCATACTATATATATCTCGAAATTCATGGGGATAATTTGTTGCAATCATGGATTAATAATGAAGTTAAAACACTTGATATTCATACATGTTATGATTTAAGCAAAATAGGTGTTAATAAAATTAATGCAATTTTTTTTAAAAAAATAATTGTTAATAACCAATTTAATTGGAGACAATATATTATTATTTCTGATCATTGTGAAATTGTAGTCAAGTAATTGTTACGAATACATTTTTTTAATAACTTACATACACTTACGATGTTAAAAAAATTGATTAATATCATATTGATTAATTTATTCAATACAATAATGACAAATTCATATGATTTAGTTACAAAAATTGCCATTGAAGTGTTAAATTTTAATAAGTCTGAATATGTTTCAGAAACGCTAGTTTCGAAGGAGGTCACGACTTCAACCAACCTACGGTCTTATAAAAAATTTGAATACGAAGAATCGGATATAATTAATGGTCTTGATAACATCAATGTTGATAAATTATCAATAATTGTAAAAGATATTATTGATATCAGTGTGAGAAAATATTTTGACGTTACCAATGTTTTATTTCAGAAATATGAACATTTATTCGAAAATCTGGAATCGGTTAAAGTGTATATCAATAAAAATTTGTTTATTCCATCAAAAATTAAAAAATTGATTGTTTGTACACCGTATTTGTTTACATCAAAAGAAAAATTAAATTTAGAAGAATTATGTTTTGATTCTTACTTTGGAAATAAATCACAAGAAATTTATAATTATCATAATGATGATCACGATATCAATTTCGAATCAATCAAAAGATTTCGGTTATCCGAAACTATTAAATTTTTACCATATATTGAAAAAATGATCAATTTGGAATCATTGGCAATTTATGGTATTGATGAATTAATGAATGAAATTGATATTACACATTTAGATAAATTAATTTACTTCGAGGGTTACACTGGAATGTGTGAGTTACCACAAAATATTACCACGCTTCATTATCAAGTTGTCGCCATTAAAAAAATACCACCACAAATAAAATACCTACGTTTAAATTTTTATGACGATATCAATGATTTTCTGGAATTTAGTTGTGACAATGTGACTGATTTAACAATCATAGCTACTGTTTCACTTAAGAATGTTTATTGTTATTTTCCAAATACTATTAAATCGGTAATTAAAAGCGATGATGGAGAATTTGTTGATCGAACAATTAGGAATTGCAAAAATCTTCAACAATTACAAATTGAAACAGTTAGTAACTTTGATTTCAATTCAATCAATGAATCGAATATTAATATATTAAGTCTATATGGTGATTGTGATAATTATCGTATACAATCTAGTAATATCAAAAATCTTTACATAATTTGCAATAATACTGACAAGATTGAACTAAACACAAAAGAATTATCAGTATTACAAATTACGATACGTTATATTGTGTTATCCAAGCAAAAAAGTAATGATATTGTTATTTCATCTACACAAGAAAATCATCTCAATGAAATTTACATTGATATTTTACATAACGACTTTAACATATCAGAATTAAAAACGGAAAAATTAATTATTCGAGGATGTAAGATTAATGACAACAATTCAATTTTACCATCATATTATGAACATTTGGAAATATTTTATCGTTTATTATCATCATGGATAACTTATGATGTCAAAACTTTAACAATTAATACATCTGAAAGTTATGACTATGCAATATTCACTAATTGCGATAATATATATGCACCATATCTTAAAAAAATAATTATCAAACATCATGATCGTAATAAAAACTGTTTTGATTTTTCGAAACACATTACTGTTTCAGATGATTGTGAAATAGAATATCAATATGTCTAATGAGTTGTTTCAACTGCATTTGTTTCTTATCAAACCGACGGTTTTCATTTTTTTCCTGAGACAGAATGTCAAAATTTTCACGAAACTGATTGTTAATTGAATCATAAATTGAACTTTTACAGTTACATTTTGTTTCTTCGGCTTACAGCCTTAGAAAAAATTGAATTATTCTAGTTACCACGTCTACACTTTGTTTTCTTCGACCTACGGTCTTAGTAAAAAATTGACTAATATCGTATTTATTAATATGATATTAATAATGAATGAATTACCTTATGAATTATTCACATCCATACTTAAATATATCGAATACAATGATCTTATTTTGACATCGTCGAAACATTGTTTTTTGATTAGAAAATTGATTCAAATTGTTATCAATAACAAAATTCATATTTACAAGGAAGATGATATCGATCATAAATTTTGTCTTAATGCATATTTGCATCGTGGAATATTGAACAAAATACTCCAAAATGACAAAATTAAAAAAATAAGAACAAGAAGAATTATTATCGATCATGATAACTTTGATATCAGTAAATTTGTTGATAATTTCAAAAATAACTATGAATGTCTGAAAATTAGATTTTGTTATACGACAAAAATGACAATGCCATTTCCATTAACATTAAAATCATTAATCGTATCGGCCTTTTATGAACCAAATAATCGTTATAAAAGTAAAATATTGGATATTGTTTTGCCTGATTCATTAATACATTTGATTATTCCAAATTCATATATGGTAGAGTATCCAAAAAATCTAGAATATTTGAAATGTTCTCTCTATTTATCGAATGACGAAAATCAATTACCAAAATTAAAGACATTAGTTATAACGTTTCATGTACTATACACTTCAAATAATGCTAATGGTGATAATGTTTATGAACGGTGCCAATTACCTCTTGCATTCCCTAAAAATTTAGAAGTATTAGAATTTTTTAATTATGATAAGTTACCAAATAATTTACCTCCTCATTTAAGGAAAATCAAGATTTGTTCCTATCTTGGTAAACCGCAAATAATCAGTTATTTTCCAATAACAATGACAACGCTTGTCATGAATAATTATGCAGACATTAGGATTTTTGATCAATCAGGAAGTTTATTTATGTTTGATAAAATTATGATCAATATGAAATGTTTTTCTTACAAAGTATCTCGTCGATTTTATAAAAATGATATTATTGATATTGTTAATAATTTTCCTAATCTTACTTCATTATCAATTGACTCTCAGTTTGGGTTATCAGCTGTAGAAGAAGAAAATGTTCATCAAATTGGTTTATTGAATGAATTTGATGTTAATGGTGTTATTGATATACCGTTAGATACATGGCCAAAAAACTTGAAAAAATTAAAATGGATTGTCAATACTCAACAAAATATGCATAGTAGTGAAATTAAAAATTTACCAGATACTATGACTCATTTGACTTACAATATCAATAGCATGCATTCTAGTTATTTTAATTTTCCACTCAATTTGAAATATTTAAAATTACATGTCAAAAATAATATATTATTTCATGGATGTTTTACTATTCCAGAAAGTATCATTATGTTAGATACAAATATGCCACAAATCATTTTTCCATTAAATTTGATATATTTAAATTATTCTGTCCTCACTAATGAAAAGACTCAAAGTCGTGTTAAACATTTGACGAAACTGAAGTATTTAAGTTTTAAAACAAGGAATCAGCGAAGTGATATGACTGGTACCGAAGCTGTGAGTGCTCAATATCAAATTCCAGAACCCAAAAATCCACTTTATTTGGATGCTCATAAGATACATATCACAAAAATCATAACACCGACGAAACCTGTGTGTCGATCCTGGGGTATTCATTACATACCCGGAGGAATAATGATGATATTTTAGTTAATTATTTTTAATTCTAAAAATAATTAATAATATCTTTGGTTGTGGAACTTAGAAAGTGAGATCATTGTGTGACATTAACAAATTGAGAACAAGATCATCTTTCAATTCTGGACAATGTTTAACTAAGTAATTCATGTTAATTAAAGTGGCATACTTGAATAGATTTTTATCTTCAATAATGAGTGATTTGAGCATGACAATCATATTTGTTTTCCGACATAAACGATCAAAGACAAATTGTGATGTGTTAAACCAAAGATAATCAAAACATAATGTATCAGTCAATAATTTCAATTTGAAGAAATGTCTAATTTCATCATTTGTTGCTGTGTATAAACGTGAGAAACATTCGATGTATAGATCGGCATCATTTTTTTCTTTCGCTTTTCGTAAAACTGTTATCAATGGTACAATTATTTTAGGATCATCATGAAATGAGGTATTCTGATGTCTATCAGGATCTGGTATTTGTACCATTCTACCAATTTCTGTGTGCGTGAGTACACCTTCGCAATGTTCTTGTTTTTTATAGGATGATTTTCGTTTGAAAATGATCAATTTACCATTTAGAATCAAATGAACATTTTTTTGAGTGTCAAATGATGGAATTCTGATTTCATAATTTTTGACATTTGGTAAATTTAAAACATAAACACCTTCTGATGAATGAAGTACCAAATAGAGTGATTCTAAATGACAATGATCGAAAAGATATTGCATTGATTTGTTTAAGTCTTCTGAAAAACTATTACAGTAAAGTGATAGTTTCTTTAATTTTGGTAATGTAACTCGAAATTGATGATAATTTGCTTCTACATCGAGACTAATTTCTTCGATGAAATTATTTTCGAATGAATCAGTGATTTTGATTGTACCTTGAATATTAACGACATTGGGAAAAAGAGACAATTTATAAAATTCATTTTCAAAATCTGAAGTCCATGACACAATCCTTGTTATGTTTGGTAAAACACAATTGTATTGTCTGTAATCAACATTATACAATTGAGTTAGTTGTGGTGGAAAAATGTCATGAGTAACAGGAAAATTAATTGCCAATTTCTTGAGATTAGTCATATATTTCAGGTTTTCAATCAGATATTCATTAGGTATTCTTTGGATTAAACACAATTCTTCCAAGTGTATCAAATCATTAATACTAACCGTAAATCTAACATCCGGACACACGATGTTTAAGCCAATAACATGTTTTGGTAGTGAATTAATATACACTAAATGATCATCGCAAATTACAATTTTCGTTTCATTTTCAGGAATGACATCGTTTTTGACTTCATAGTAGTCAAAGTAAAACATTCGTTATTATAATTGTTGGTCAGATTATTAATCATCATATTAACGACTTACATTATCAATTTTTTCTTGAGATTGTCAAATCGAAAGAAACAAATTTTAAGTGGAACACTTCAATTTTTTCTTGAGATTGTCAAATCGAAAGAAACAAATTTTAAGTGGAACACTTCAATTTTTTCTTAAGATTGTCAAATCGAAAGAAACAAATTTTAAGTGGAACACTTCAATTTTTTATTATTGAATAAGTTGTTTTTGATTTAATTAGTATGTCACAATACTAATTAAATGCATTCAGTCTTACTAATCAAAGATATAAATACAGCACTCAATGGTGATAGTGAAATTAACATCGATAAATTAACAAAACAACTTTCATCTTCTGATTTTGACAGTGATTTTCTTTATGAACTCGTGAAAGATATTAATAGAATTGATGTTTCTGGTACTTTTAATGTTATTGGTGACATTATCGAAAGAGAACCATGTTATTTATTAAATTTATTATTCTTGAAATATGAACATCTATTTACTAAATTAGAGTATATATATGATTACTATGGTCTATGTTATTATGTGCCATCGTGTATTACTTATTTAGAATCACCAAGATATGTCATTGAGTCAAAAGAACAATTGCAATTAAAATCATTAATTTTACTCTCATATAATAAAATTGAAACTACTCAAATTAACATTAATTTTAATCCTATTTGTCTTGAAAAAATCGACCTTGGTCAATTTTACGATGTTGAGCTATCAGAATTAGAATCACTGAGGTCATGTTATTATAATATCAAAAGACCACGACAAGAATTAGTATTTTCTGACAAAATTAGTCATTTAGAATTTTTAGGTGGATATACTGGATTTGGTCAATTACCCAAATCAATAAAAACTTTCCATTACCATATCAAGAATGCCGTTGATATTTCTGATATTGAGATCAATTTTCTTAGCTTACATTATTATCTCGACATACCATATCGATTCGAAAATCGAACAGTAAAGATATTGGAAATTAATATTCATTCAGAAGTTCGTCATATCGATTTTCATTTTCCAAATATTGTTGAATTATGTCTTTTTAATGCAGAAAAAAATATTGATCACAATTTTCATGATTTGATCAATAATGCACTTCATCTTAGAGTCATTCATATTGTTTGTCATTGCTATGACGCAAATTTATGTCAGCATCATACTCTATACACTGACACAACGAAATATTTTGGATTTGTATCAAAAAACACAATTGCAAGAAACATCAGTTCTATTTCATCGAATAAGATGGAGGATTTATACATAATGTGTCGTTCTAATATTTTATCATTAGATACACCGAAATTACGAACATTTAATTTTTGGTATGATTCTGATAAACATCAGAATACCTCATTTCATGACGATATAGATCGCGTAAGAGGAAAGAATAAAGTGAATCAGGATACCTCATTTCATGATAATCCTGATAGACATCAGGATACCTCATTTCATGATGATATACATATATTAGCAAAATGTGATATATTATTGGATACGTTAACGGTTACTTTGGATGATTCACGACGAATAAATCTATCAGAATTAAAAACTGAAAAATTACATATTTACGATTTTTTATGTCATGGAAGATTGATTTTACCGTCATATTATAGGCATCTCATCGTGATGTCAAACTTATCACAATTTTGGTTAAATTATGAAGTCGATGTTTTAGAAATTAGACCGAATAATATGCCATGTGATATGCCATGTGTCTTTACTATTGATTGTGATATCATTCATGCCATTTATGTTAAAAAGTTAATTGTTAATAAAGATTTCGAATGGCAAAAATACATTAGTGTGACAAACGAGTGTGAAGTGATATTAATATAAGTCATTAATTTTAATTAATGATCGAATCAAGTGGGGTAATTGTGCACGAAATTAACAGTTTAATTAATGGTCATGCTGATGTTAATATTGAAGTGTTATCAAGACAACTATCTGATGATAACTTTAATGAAAACATCATTAGTGAATGTCTTGAAGACATTACTAAAATTATTATTTATCCACCGAATAAAAACACAAGAATTATTGAAATTTTGTTTCGTCGGTATGCTCACCTGTTTCCAAGGTTAGATGAAGTTAATAATAGCACCGATTGTTCATTTATACCATTATCAGTAACACATTTAATAACAAATGTCAATGTTGAATCGAGTGGAGAATTACAATTACAACGATTAGAGTTTCGTGATTCATGGAGTTGTACCACATTAAGTGAATTTACCATCACAACAAATTTCAATTTAAAATTATTAAAAAAACTAATCATCGGTAGCAATTTCAGTAACATCACTAATCTTGAATTAATCGAAGAGATGACAAATTTAGAAGTTTTATTGTTTGTTGATATTAGAAGTGCACCAGATAGGGAAATAATATTTTCTCATGATATCACATCTTTGACAACATTTAAAGGTTATTGTGGATTAGGTCAATTACCACCGATCATTGAATCATTAGAATATTATGTTAGACATGTTACAGATATTAGTGACATTAAAATTCAAAAATTACATCTTTATCTTTATTTACCATGTCATAACGTAGTGTTCAAAAATGATATGGTTGAATATTTATCGATTATGACACCTTTAAATATTAATGACATGGAATTTGATTTTCCCAATATCAAATCATTGGATGTCAATCGTTATTATTCAAATGATGCTGATGATTTTGTAGTGAAAATAGTGGAAAAATCAAAGTTTCTTAATGAAATATTTGTAACTAATCATCGTTCAGATGAAAATATTATGAGTGATGATTTTATCTGTGGGAAAAATGTCAAAAAAATATATTTTAATACCGATGCCAATAATGATTCTTATGATATTGAGTCTGACTCACTCGAAGATTTGACAATAAGATGTTTAGCAGAGACAATTAATATCAATACACCATTATTGCATGATCTAGATATTAAATATTATCAAAAATTTGGGCATCAAACAATATTATTTCAAACCGATCAACGTTTGAATACTGTAACGCTTGGATCTTATAATAAAATGACATTAAATGTCAGTGAACTAAAAACATCAAGATTGATCATTTGTTCACACAATGAATTTCCAACCATTATTTTACCATCATACTATGAACATTTGGTAATTCCAGGTGGGTTATTGTCACAATCATGGATTAATTATGAAGTGACAACACTTGATATTCATAATTGTCTCGAACTTAGTATAGATGTTGACAAAATTATTGCATTGAATATCAAGAAATTAATTGTTGACGATAAATTAGATTGGAGTAAATACATCACTATTTCAGATCAATGTGATGTTGAGATCATATAAAAAAATTGATTTTATTAATACGTATTAATAAAATCAAAAAACATGCAATCACGCGATTTAATAACATTAATCGCCACTGAATTATTAGGATTAAATAACTTTGTCGAATCTGATGTTATTAGTAGATTTGATGACATTGATGGCGATAAACTATCACTACTAGTTGAGAATATAGAATGGATTTATGTAAAGGAATATCATGAATTTATGGATTTGTTATTTCTGAAGTATGAGCATTTATTCGAAAGACTAGATGATGTCAGGATTTATATTAACAAACACATCTATATTCCATCGAAAATTAAATCATTTACTATCAACGCACCATATTTGTTCACGGCAAAAGAAAAATTAAATCTCGAAAAATTACACTTCATACCTTACTATGATAGCGATAACACAGACGATGTAGATATAAATGACCACGTAGAACAAAACATCAATTTTGAATCAATTAAGGAATTTAACGTGAATAGAACATGTAAATATTTGTCATGTATCGAAAAAATGATTAATTTGGAAAAATTAATTTTGTATGGTATCAATGATACGATTAATATCACCATTAGTCATCTAGATAAATTAACGAGTTTTAATGGTTATACAGGTCAATGTGATCTACCACCAAATATAACATACATTTACTATTATGTTAATGTTGTCAAAAAAATACCACCAGGTGTTAAAAAATTAGATCTTAATTTTAATTCTAATATTGATGAGATAACAGAATTTAGTTGTGATAGTGTTGATGATTTGTCAATTATAACGAATGTTTCACCTAAATATATTTACTGTTATTTTCCGAATGCATTGAAATTATCCATTACTACTCAAGATGAGGAATTTACTAGTCGTACTATCAAGAATTGTCAGAATATTGAACAATTGCAAATTAACAATATTGCCTTTTTTGATTTTGATCTTATTAGTAATTTGAGTAATCTTAGTAGTTTGAACTTGCGGGGTAATAGGGATTATTATCGGATATGTTCTGATTCTGTCACACGTATTCACTTCAGAGGTTATACCAATAAAATAGAATTGGAAACGTCAAAATTATCGATCTTACATCTTATCTCTTGTAATGAAGACGTATTTGGTAATATGATTGTTTTGTCGACACAAAAAGAACATCTTGACGAAATTTCTATCAGAGGCATGTTCTCAAACATAGATATGACAGAATTAAAAACACAAAAATTGATTATTTACAAGATCGATAATTTAATTTTACCATCATACTACGAATGTTTGGAAATACACACCAGATTATCAGCATCTTGGCTAACATATGATGTTAAAACACTCATCATTAACATGTTCGAAAATAGTCATGTCATAATGAAGACTGACGCAGAAAATATTTATGCACCTCATCTCACGAAATTAATTATTAAACATCATTTTAGACAGACTGATTTTTATTACACGAAATATCTGACTCTTTCTGATCATTGCGAAATAGAATATCAACTCATGTCATAATCGATACTTAGTCTTGCTTTAGCAAACCTTGCTTCAAGGTTCACAGAAAAATTGAACTTTTACAATTACACTTTGTTTTTCTCGACGTACCGTCTCGTAAAAAAATTGAAGTTTGACACTTACCAAAGGTTACTACGTCTACAATTTATTCCTTATCGATCTTTGGTCTTGCTTTAGTAAACCTTGCTTCAAGGTTCATAGAAAAATTGATTTTATTAATACATATTAATAAAATCAAAAACATGAATTCTTACTATTTAACAAAATTAATTGCCACCGAATTATTAGGATTAAACAACTTTGCAGAATCTGATGTTATCAGTCGATTTGATGACATTGATGTTGATAAACTATCATTGCTTGTTGAGAATATAGAAGGGATTTCAGTCGATGAATACCATGAATTTATGAATTTGTTATTTCTGAAGTATGAACATTTGTTTGAAAGGCTCGTTTCTATCGGTATTTATATCGATAAAAATATGTACGTTCCATCAAAAATTAAATCACTTTGTATTACTGCACCATACTTATTCACAACAAAGGAAAAATTAAATTTAGAAACGTTACAGCTTATACCGTACAATGGTAATATGCGTGAAACAGATCTGAAAGATGACATAGAACAAAACATCAATTTTGAGACAATTAAAGAGTTTAATTTAAATGGTGCTAGCAAATATTTATTAGATGTCGAAAAAATGATAAATTTGGAAAAACTAGATCTTTATAATATTCATAATAGAATTGATATTACTATTACTCATCTAGATAAATTAACGAGTTTTGCTGGTTACACAGGTCAATGTGATCTACCAGCAAATATTATGTATATTTACTATCATGTTCACACTGTCAAAAAAATACCACCTGGTGTTAAAAAATTAGATCTTAATTTTAATTCTGATATTGATGAGATGACAGAATTTAGTTGTGATAGTGTTGACGAGTTATCAATCAGATCAAATGTCTCACTTGAATATATTTATTGTTATTTTCCGAATGTATTGAAATTATTTATTACTTGTACTGATGAGGAATTTACTAATCGAACCGTCAAGAATTGTCAGAATATTCAACAATTGCAAATCAACAACATTGATTTTTTTGATTTTGATATTATTAGTGATTTGAGCAATCTTAGTACTTTGATATTACACGGTTATAGGGATTATTGTCGGATATGTTCTGATTCTGTCACGAATATTAATTTTAGAGGTTATGCCAAGAAAATAGAATTGGAAACGTTAAAATTATTGATTTTACATGTTACGACTTATGATGCTGAAGACATGGATAATATAATTGTGTTATCGTCACAAAAAGAGCATCTTGACGAAATTTCAATCAGAGGTGAGGTCTTAAACATCAATATATCAGAATTAAAAACACGATCATTGATTATTTACTCTATTTCAGATTTAATTTTACCATCATACTACGAATGTTTGGAAATACATACACGATTGTCAGCATCTTGGCTAACATACGATGTTAAAACACTGATCGTTAACATATTCGAATATGGTCATGTCATAATGAAGACCGATACTGAAAATATTTATGCACCACATCTCACGAAATTAATTATCAAACATCATTTTGACCGAACTGATTTTGATCATACGAAATATCTTACTCTTTCTGATCATTGTGAAATTGAATATCAGGTTATGACGTAAAAAATTGATTTTATTAATAAAATCAAAATCATGCGTTCTGATTCATTAGTTAAAATAATTACCGGATCAAATGAAATAGAATTAAATCTTATTAATTTATTTGACAACATTGACGAAGAAAAATTGTCAACAATTGTGAAATATATACCAAGTATCGACATTGAAGATAATTTTGATTTTATGAATATGCTTTTCCAAAAATTCGAGGATTTATTTGTCAAATTAAATGCTCTTTTTATTCGTGGCAACAAAAATAAATGCATGTATATTCCACAAACTGTCAAAAAGTTAAATATTGGCACGCCATTTCTATTTACTTCAAAAGAAACACTAAATTTGGAAATATTAAATTTTATGCCAAGACACTCCGAATGTGATGATGAAAATACCATTCATAATATTAATTTTGAGTCAATCAAAGAATTTCGCTTATGCGAATTAGTAAGATATTTGTCATGTATCGAAAAGATGGTCAATTTAGAATTACTAGATTTGTTTAATCTTGATGACACAATTAATATCGCACACTTAGACAAATTAAATCACTTTAATGGTTATACAGGATTCTGTGAATTACCATCAAATATGACGATACTTTCTTATGACGTATATACAATCAAGCCAATACCATTACGAATTAAAAGATTAGACTTACATTTTAATTTTGACATCGACACATTTACAGAATTTAGTTGTGATGATGTTGTCCATTTATCAATAACATCATCTATATCGATGAAGAATGTTTACTGTTATTTTCCAAATGTTATCAAATTGAAAATTGTTTCTCACGACAAAGATTTTACGAGTCGATTAATTAACACTTGTCAAAATGTTCAACGGTTACATATTCACAATGTTGAAACTTTTGATTGTGATTTGATTAGTAGTTTGAATGATCTTAACTCTTTGATATTATGGGGTGAAAACGATCATTGTTGGATATGTTCTGATTCTGTTGTTTATATAGAAATACGATGTATCACAAATAAAATTGAATTAAAGACAAAAAAATTAATGGATTTTCGTATGACACCTAGTAATCAAAATACTAATGGAATAATAATTCAATCATCGCAAAAAGAGTGTTTAGAAAAGATTTTAATTAGATGTCCATATACATATGTCAATATGTCAGAACTGAAGACACAAGAATTAATAATACGAACAATGTCTAATGACTCCATTTTGCCATCATATTACGAAATTTTAGAAATATGCACCAATTTATTATCATCATGGTTGACATATGACGTCAAAACACTGATTGTAGACATCTCAGATAATAAGGATGACAAAATCGTCATTGATCGTGATAATATTTATGCATCCTATCTTACAAAATTAATTATTGAACAACGTTCTGATCAAGATGATTTTGATTATACGAAATATCTCACTGTTTCCGATAATTGTGAGATCATAAAAAAATCATCGCTAATATAAATGTCCGACTATAACGCGCATATGAAAGAACGACTCACCGAATTAAAGAAAGAACATCCAACATTAACTCATCAACAAGCATTTGCTCTTGCATCAAATGAATGGACGGTTAACAAAAATAAACAAGCAAAAATGGAACAAAAAGGTGGTCGTAAACGAGCTCCAACCGAATACAATAAATTCATGTCGCATGAATTAGGTAGGCAACGCGAATTACATCCTGATGCAAAACAAACTGAAATATTTGGATATGCTGTTGATGAATGGAACAAATAAATTTGTTATCTTACGCGAACAAATAAATTTGTTATCTTACACGAACAAATAAATAAAAAGTTGATTATTTTGTATTTAAACATAAACACAAAATAATGGAAGTTATCCCTATAGAATTACTATATGATGTTTTGTATCTAGTTAATAAACCAATCTTGTTATCATTACGATCCTGTAAATTTTTGTTATTTGTGATAAAAATGATCCCATTGCAATTCCATAAATTTTACGATTCAATTTTTAATGATTCTGATACAGTTTCTAAGAAATATTTGCTACGTCGTTATTGTATTAGTCAAAAATCTATTATTAAAAATACATATACACATCATGCAATTGATACGAGGGATCATTATTTTCATGAAGTATTACCTCGAGGAATCTTTTGTTTGACACTAACCAACACTAATAAGTTTGGTTACAAATCATTCGAAGAATTATCAAAAATTAATTTAATTGCATTAAAAATAACCACAGTTGGTGATAAAATTCAGGATTTTCCTCCTTCAATTCAATACTTACATGTTAAATTATTTACTTTCCGTACGTCGAAACACAATTTTCCACCTCATCTGAAATATTTGCGCTGTGAGTCTGCTAGTCCTAATGGTAATGATCTTAAAAATTTAGCAAAATTAGAAATATTACATGTTTCCCATTATTCTTCTTTTGCCGGATATATCAATTATCCAAAATCATTGCGATATTTCACAATTGATGTGTTATCATCAAAATTAGAAAAATTACCTGATTGGTTGACTCATTTAACAATCACCACAGCACATCAACCTAAATACTTAACTTTACCCAATATTCCACAATCATTGTTTTTCTTGTCAATTGATAAAGTAATTGTTAAACAACAGGTATTGAACATCAAACATCTTAAATTGACAAGTTACCTATCAGTGACAACAATACCGCATAGTATTGTTAAACTTGAAATTTGGAACGATAGTTTTCGTGATTTTAGTTCATTGCTAAAATTAAAAACATTAATTATCAGTACATTACGATTAAACGAAATGACATTACCCAATCTTGTTCGATTGTATGTTTATTCAGTAATGCCAGGACATCCAATAACAATCAATCATTTACCAACATCATTGAAATATTTGATATTGGATACACCACAAAATATCATTTTTTCAGGACAACAAATTTATCTTAAGTATCTGAAACTCAAATGTAATAATATTGATCCAACATTTTTTATTCAATCATCACTGCAACATCTATCAATTCATAGTGGAACGATGTTCAAAATACCACTGACTATTAAAAGTTTAAGTTTTTGTGAATATATCTCAGCCGATGAACTCATTAAAAATGTACGTCATTTGAATCAATTACGCAAATTAATTTTACCAGTGAACATGTCTCTTACTGATGTTAAATTACCCAAAAGTCTAAGATATATCAAAACAAACAAACATAACTTACATTTAATACCACGATGGGTGACAGAAGTTGTGGTTTACTAGAAAAAATTGAATTAGTGATTAATTATTAAATTAATCACTAATTGACCATTAATGGATACTCTACCACTTGAATTAATACATGATACATTCAAGTATTTGGAATGTAACAAATATGTTTTCTGTTATTCATCAACACGATTATTATCAGTGATCAAACAATTTATCCCGATTCAAATCTACGTTAACGAAACAATCGAAAATAGAATTAGCAAAAAATATTTTATTTATAAAAACACCAAAATTGATTTCAATAAAATTCATTACATCGTCATATTAAAATTTCACACGGACGAAATGAAAATTAATTTAAACAATAGCAATATTCGACATATTATCTCACATTCAATGTTTAATCCAACATATTATATCTTCCCAACAAAACTCCGATCATTAATTTCGTCATATAGCATTGATTCTGATGTTATTGACACATCGGAGTTACTATATCTAAAATGTGCTGTTATTGTCAATAATAATTATTTTCCAAAACTTAGAAAATTAGTCATTGTTAATGTTCCGCATGATTTACTTTTGCCACCGTCGATTGATACATTGTATATATATAATAGTTCATCACAATTTAGTATCAAAATCAAACATTTAGTCAATCTACATAAATTATCGGTCTTTCGTCATATTGAAAAAACAGATTATCCAGAAAATTTAAAAATTTTAAAATTTATGATTATGAGTAATGATCAATCTATTATCATTCCTGAAGGAATAACATCATTTACACTCATTACAATAGAAGTCAAGAAATATACTTCTCCATTTTTCATACTAAATTATCCATTATCATTGACTAGAATTAAAGTACCCATACTGTATTTTCTCACTTACAAATGTGTTTTGGATTTTAAGAATTCAAACATTAAAACGATTGTCATAACCGAATCAAATCATGTCAAATTTCAAGATTTACCAGATAAATTAGAAACATTGATTTTGAAGAAACAAATTATACCAAATCCTTTACCAAAATCAATAAAACAATTGACAATTCACTCACAAAATATCAATCATCCACATATTACAATTTTAAATTTAACGATTGATGGTAAAAGTGATCTGAATATTGACGTATCACATATGAAACTAATAAAATTGAAAATAAACAATGAGTCATATGATTCCTCAAAAAGCGTTATTATTACTTTACCACATACTCTACAATATTTGAAATTGAATTGTATTTATAAAATTTATCAATTAATAGATAATAATTGCCAATTAATATATCTCGATTGTAATGATGTTATGCTATTTCCACATGAATTATTTAACATACAAACATTAAGATATATCCGATTCAAAGGATTTTATGATGAAAAAATCGTGTTTTGTTCATATATTAAATATTTAGAAATTGACACATCAACTGGTTTATGGTTACGAGATATTACCGTCGATTTGTCATCTTTCACAAATTTAGTGAAATTAGTTATTCCATACAGAAATACATGTGTCGTCAATAATGTATTTCCAAAATCGATTCAATATGTTAAAATTCACGAAGACAATATTGAGATTATTCCCAAATGGATTAAATATGTTTTTATCAAGTGATAAAAAATTGAATCATTCTGATTACAAATTGTTTTCTTCGACTCTACAGTCTCATAAAAAATTTGATTAATGGTCTATTATTAAACAGATCATTAAACAATTTGAATAATGAATACTCTTCCATTTGAATTATTATGTGAGATAATGAAACATTTATCGGATATCAAAAAACACAAGATATACAAATCATCAATTTCTATGATGACAATGGACAAATTACTTCCTTTTCAAATCATGACTAATGCATTATTTAAAAAAGTGGGAGGGTTATACAAACAAAAATGTAATACCATTATGACACCAGATTGCAAATCATTAAAAATATCAGGTCAATCGGTAATTGATCAATCATTAAAAAAACTAGAATATTTATGGTGTTTTATTTTTAATGACAATGTATCATTACCAAAATTAAAAGCATTAGTTATTAATCACGCACCCAAAAGATTACCATCAACAGTGGAAAAATTAATGATCAATTACGTTAATGTATATCATGATTTTTCCTATTTAACAAAATTAAAAACATTAAGAATTTATACATATCAGACCAGTGAACAATGTCATTATCCCCCAAGTTTGCAAAAATTAAAAATTCAATTTGTTCGTGGTGCTTTTTCAAAAATTCCAGAAAATTTAATCACATTGATAATCGAAAATAATGGTCTTTATCCGTTATTTTTCGCACATTATCCTGACACTCTGAAAACATTGATGGTTCCTCTCATTCATACTGGTTCTTCAGCATCTAAAAAAAATTTTACGACTTGTTGTGTCAAAACTTTAAGAATTTTCAATGATAATACGATGATTAAATACCCACAAAATTTAGAAAGATTCATCGGTAGTTATCCACATTTTGCCATGCCAAGTAATTTAAAATCATTGACAATTACATCAGAATTATTCCAAGAACGTGTGAATTTCATTTGTGACAACAATCCAGAATTAATATCACTATATATCGAATGTAGTTTTGATTGTACATTAAATAAATTACCAAAAACATTAATACATTTAAAGGTTATTCAATTAATTTCTGTGACATGTATCAACATTATCTTACCACAATCATTGAAATCATTACATATTATTAATGATAATTTAAATGTGGTCACAAATAACTGTCAACTAACACATCTCCATCTCAGTGGAAATATGGAACCTAATTTAGATTTAATCAATATGAAAAGTTTGAAAAAAATTATTTATTATGGGCATTATCATTCAGGAATCACTTTTTCTGAAAATATCGAATATCTTCAATACAAATTTTACGATTCTAATCATTTTATGATTACAAAAATAAAATATCCCAAATTAAAGAAATTATCAATTGACAGTCATTCTCAAGATTTTTCGATGATGACTTTCCCAAAATGCCTCAGACATATTCGAATATCATTCGACAATTACAATCTTATACCTAAATGGATTAGGTATGTTTCACTAACGTAAACGTATGTCATAAACCTTGCTCTAAGGTTCAGGAAAAAACTGATAACATTTAATTTAATAATTAATTACATTAAATGTATGAAATCAATTCACTTGTTCCATTATTCGATAACCAATTAATACCAATAACTGAACATGAAATCAAAATTAGTGGTAATTGTGTTATTTTTCTAGAACCTCTTCCGAGTCATATCATTAGTTTGACAATAAATGCTCGAGTGATAGTAACGAAAATGATATTTGAACAATATAATGATACAGTAAGAGAGACAACAATTGACACTCCTGATGAATATGAATTTAATATATTACCCAAAAAACTAATTAAATTATCTATTAGATGTTACGACACTCCAAAGAAACTACAAAAAGAAATTCCATATTTAGGTAAATTACAAGAATTAGAAGTGTCATTTAAATGTCATATTCCATGTCATGTTACTACTTATGCTGGACCTTATTTAGACAGTGAAACCGCTCAACAGGTTACATTTTTGAAAAGAATAAGTCCATTACACGGTTCCGATTCTTACACAATGAGTAATTACATCAATGTCGAACAAATAGATAGTTCATACATATCATTAGTTGGGGAAACACATTTAAATAAACTAAAATCATTGGAAATATTGTATATTTATGATAAAATGTTTCCATTTTCTTTTGCATCACTGACATCATTAACAATTAGGTATCAATACTCAGGAACAGGTATTGAATCATTAATGAAAAGTATTAATAATTGTACTGTACTGACATCATTAATTTTAAAATTTAATTCTGAAAATTATTTTAGTTTTGATTTAGATTTCGGCGATAAAGAATTAGATCTTGAATTACACAATTTAGATAATCACAATAAAATTACTGTCATCGGTAAAAATGTTAGAGTCACACGTGTTCCGTGGTCGTCTGGACGAATCAAACAAGCAATTGCTCGAGCAATTAGATATACAAGTCATTATGATTTAGATACTATGATATATCGTCACATCACTCATTGTTTGGACGATTATTGTGGATTATTTCAAAGCATGGAAAGATTAAAAGATGTCGATAATGATAAACACAATAAATTAATTGCATCAATCATATACTATATAAAAAATTGAATCATTCTGATTACACTTTGTTTATTCCGATTTGTCTATCGGAATAAAAAATTGATAATACTAATATCTATTATTACTATCAATTGATGACAAATGTATAATATTTTAGTCACGACAAATGTGTTTGATAACAGTTTAATTCCAGATGATGAAACAGAAATTAAGATAACATGTTGGTGTATTGATACTTTATTTTTTCGTGAACCATTACCAGCACAGATAACAACGTTGTTTTTGAATAGTTATACATTTTTCACATCAGAGCCAATAAGGAATCCTATTCCATCACTGACATCATTATGTTGTGAGAAATTAAAAAGACAAAACGTCTACATTAATTATCAGAATACCATATTTAATGTTAATAAATTAAAGTGTGATCAACAATCTGATCTTCAGATGAAATGTCATCAAATTGTGAAAAATCGAGATAATTTCTTTCCATGGGAACTTCTTCCAGAATCGGTTCATCAGAATTTCAATTGTCGTATTTTGCCACCACATTTACGATCATTAATAGTGGAGGTCGCTGGACTATCATATTGGTTGCAAAGAGAGATTACCCTTCATCCATGCATTACCTATTTGAGCATAAAAACTAGTTATCAAATCCAAATGACATTACCACCAAATGTTACTGAAATAGACAATTTGGAAATGATTAAAAATGAGAAAGATTGTTTGAAATTGAAACGACTAACAATTGATGGTTACTTACATGAATACCGCAAATACGCAAATATTGAGCACATTTTGTATTCATCGAAAATGACAACGATCAATCACATACCTATTAAGTTTAATAAATTAACGAGATGTGATGTTAGTATTAGTATAGTATCTGAGATTTTTGATTTTTCTTTTCCCCTTCTTGAAACACTCATATTAAAATTTTATAATAACGTAACCGATTTCTTCGTCGCAAATTTAGAAATAAGTCTTGAGAAATGTTATTCACTTAAAATTCTTGAATTAGAATATATGTTTGGCGATAAAATTTCAATCAAAATATTACGTCCAATGAAAATTATTATTAGAGGTGACATCGTAATTATTAATGTCAATAAGGTTACACTTGATGTTATAAGACCTTTTGAGAGGATGATGAGTTATTTAAGTTTTCGTTATCGCTATACATCTTTCGAAATGAAGGAAGAGAGTGATTACTATGCTGTTAATGCCAAAAATGATTATCATGATAAATACAATCGTAAAAAAATCAGGAGGAAAAGCTATTTACCAAATAAAGAAACATATGGTGTTCTTCTCAGTTTAGAAAGACTGGAAAAAATAGATGAAGACAAATACAAATATTTAATTATGATTCTTAAAAAATTGATCTATATCTAGTTACACTTTGTTTCTCTCGATGAGCGCCTAGATTCTTTCGACTTACAGTCTCAATAATTAGTCGGAAAAAGCCTAGATTCTTTCGACTTACAGTCTCAATAATTAGTCGGCATTCTGTCTCAGGAAAAAATTGATTAATTAATGATATCTTAATATCATTAATTAACAGATAAAATGAGAATTATTGAAGACAGGAGTTATGGAACTGAGGTTCTTGTTGAAACAACACCTGGAAAATATTCTTTTTGTGATTTTGTGACTAGTAAACAGCCTATAATTACTGATCCATATGATTCTGATTTCCATTGTAAGTATTTTTATCGTGTTGGTAAATATGTTATTATGATTAATGGAATTTTATTTAAAATATTCCATGGAACAAAAATTATCTATCGTAGTTATGGAATTGACACACGTTATTTCCTTGATAATCATGATTTCTATTATTATCAAGATGACAAAATTGTTATTTTTAATCTCAAAACAAAAGAACTATCATATTTGATTGACGAACATGATATTAAGTATTTCTTTCCTAATTATTGTCTTAAACATGGTCAATTATACAAACGTGTCATTGTTGTTAATGAAGCGATGTGGATTCCAGTGGCAATTGTTGGTGAATTGATTGCGGTACTGATACCAGAAGAATGTGAGACAACTGATAACTATCTATTTCAATCACAAATTGAGATTGAAAAAAATTTTCATCAGGATCATTTCTTGCAGAATAGCAAGTCGTGTCATGTTTTGTTTGTGACTTTGATTGATGGTGTTCAAATGTTCGAATCAGAAAATCTGAAAGAACCCATCGTCTATACCAAGGTTTGTCATTCAAGATCATATGGTTGGTTCTATCATTATATTTTTACACCAAAACAGAATGAAAACATTGGTATTAATTCGCCAGATCATATTGTCTTTTATTCTCTAACACCAAAATTCAATTATCTTTATTTAGTTAAAAAACGTCAGCATGAATTAATTGTCTATGCAGGGATACCATTTCCTCATGATTCGAATAATGTTAATTTTTTTAATGCTAGTATGAATAACAAAATCACAAAACACTGTCATAAATTACATCTTGATAAGCCTGGTCATTTTACATCAGGTATGACAATAGTTCATGATAAAATAGCATATTATTGTTTCTTCATGCATAAAAAAAATTTATCTTTTAAATTACTCATGAATCTTAATCCATCAATCGGTGATACATTGGCATTAATTGATGATGTTATGTTTTATGAATCTTTCGTTGTTGTTGTCACCGGTAATAAAATATATCGTCAATTGATTAATTATGATAATCCAAGTATTGAACCAAAAGCAGAAGTAATGACATTTTTTTAATAAACATTTGTTTGCGAAAAAAAATATTTATGTGATTGTTTTTTTAACGACTAAAAGGACGATTTCCAGGACGACTACAAGGACGATTTCCAGGACGACTACAAGGACGATTTTTCAGGACGACTACAAGGACGATTTCCAAGACGACTACAAGGACGATTTCCAAGACGACTACCAAGACGACTACCAAGACGACTACCATGATGACAAAAACGTGATTAACATCTCATTAATTACTTGATTATTTATTTAACGAATCACATGATAATAAATCGTTCCTCACTTTATAATTATTAATAAAATAATAATTATAAAACGCATCAATAAAATATTAGTCAAGTAATTAATGAGATGTTAATCAAGTTTTTGACATCTTTGTAGTCGTCCAGTAGTCGTCCAGTAGTCGTCCAGTAGTCGTCCAGTAGTCGTCCAGTAGTCGTCCAGTAGTCGTCCAGTAGTCGTCCAGTAGTCGTCCAGTAATCGTCCAGTAATCGTCCAGTAATAGTCCAGTAATCGTCAAAGTAATTATTCAGCAAATGTTAAAAAAATTGATGATTTTAATTCTAGTAACATAAATTAAAATGGAACATCTTTCTTATGAGTTGTTATCTGAATGGATGAAGTATGTATTATGGAACGATATTGTTATTTCATCAACAAGGAATTTCTTAAAGATGAAACATTTAACACAAATAATCATTAATAAGAATAACAATAATGATAATTCTAACAAATGTCTTTACAAGTGTATTAAAATAAACTCATTTGATATTGAAAATTGCGAACGAGAAAATAATTACAGTCAATTGAATAGATTGAGAACAAGAAAAATTATTATTGATTTTTTTAATATTATTGATTTGGCCAAATTTACGCAGAATTATCATCAAAAATGCTACTCTTTAAAAGTACATGGTTGTTATGCGAGTCGCAATGTATTATTTGGTCCACACCTAAAAACATTAACTATTGAATTTTATTATAATCAAAACAAAAAAAAACAAATAAAACTTGATTTGATTCTTCCTGAATCACTCAAACATTTAATCATCCCGAATTTATGTATGGACCTGTATCCTCAAAATCTTATCTATTTAGAATGTCTCGTATTTATGCCTGACCAATATGACACTTTACCAAAACTAAAAAAACTAGTTGTTGGTAAATATGATATGCATATTGAAGATATTATTCCTACGAGTGTTAAAACAATTGTCACACGTAGCGAAAACAGGTATTTTACATATCATATTTCAGAAAACAACAAACCAAAATTAAAACATTTATTGGTATGTAATTATGATTTAAACAATAATTTTTTCATTGATCTTAAAAATAAATTCCCAGATTTACAAAATTTATCAATCCACTGTGACTTTTTAGAAGATATCATTAATACATTTCCAAATAACTTAAAAAAATTAAAATTTTCAATTAATGGATTTTTTATTTGTCACATATCCATCACATCATTACCAAATTCCTTAACACATTTATCATACATCAATTTTCAATCATTCTCTTCTGACTTTGTTTTACCGACTAATCTACTTTATTTCAAATGCATCATGAAAAGTGTATATATAAATAAAAGAATGCAACTTCCAGAATCACTCAAAATGTTGATTATTAGAAATTGTGATGTCAACCTACCTCGTAATCTTGTTTATCTAAACATGTATAATGTTGGTATCACTAATGGTAGTCGTTCCTCCTACGCAAGCTGTAATCTAAAACAATTACCAAAATTGAAATACTTAGTATTACTTGGTAACACAAATAAAACAGAATTACCACGTTCTCTCAAATATTTCGAAGGTGGTATAACTTTTTTCAAACCAGGCTCGTATGAAACACAATCATTAATTAACAAAAATATTACATTTGTGACAAAAAATTAAAAAATTGATTATCATATTATCATTAATACAATAATCAATGGACACCTTACCGATTGAATTAATCATCGATGTTCTTCGTCGTCTTAAACCGAATGATATTCTGATGACAACAACGAAAAATCTATTTTATTTGAGATATTTTTTGAGTCTTGAAATTGTTCAAGAATGTACAGGATCACATGACAAATATTTACACAAAAATATTAATTTTGATCGTAATTACTCCAAAAAATTTAAAAATATTCGAACAAAACAAATCACCATCTCTAGTAATTATGCTCATTCACACTTAATGGTGTATCATCGAAATTTCGAATGTTTGAAGACAGACTTTGTCTTTCATTATGTTGTAAAAAATATACAAACACTAAAAACTCTCATTGTCACTTCAACTGAGAAAAATGAATTGTCAATTAATCTTCCAAAATCACTTCGAAAACTAATTATTCCACACAAGTTTATGAATGAATATCCCGATCATTTGACTTATTTAGTTTGTTTGCATAAACCAAATGACACGTTAGATCAACTCAAAAAATTATGCATTACAAATCAAGATAAATATTGTCGATACCGTTTTCCGGAAAATATTGAGGTTCTTAGTATTTACACGAGTGACAATTTGTTTATCACTTATCCACTAAAACTCAGAAAATTAATTACCAAAAAAACAAATAGAGATCGATCCATGAGTTATTCTATGATTGAAACAAAAAATATGAAATGTCTCCGTATGGTGACACTATTTTTACAAACACATCTAATTACAAAATCATTTGTTGGATTGAAACATTTTACCATCAAAACAAATATATTCACAAACGATGATATGAATTATATTATTGGAGAACATGACTTAGAGTCATTAACAATTAAGTATGTCCTTCTCGATATCTTTACAAAATTTCCACCACATCTGAAGAAATTTGTTCTCATTTATAATGGGATAAACACATTCCAACAAACAATCAATTTTCCTGATACATTAACACATTTAGCAATTATATCGGATGGTGCCAGGATAACATCAACATTTGTCTTACCACCTCATTTGACATATTTGAAATTAATCACACAACATGTTTGTGATGCAATATTATCATTTCCTGATACCTTAAAAACTCTGATTTTGGATATAAGAGCACAATTTGGCACATTTCCTCGCAATCTCATTTATCTTGATGTTAAAACAGATGATTTGATATCATTATTATCGATTGAAAATTTATCACAATTAAAATATTTAGTTTTGGAGGAAAATTGTGTGATGGTTAATATATTAAATAATATCATACCATTTGTTCTTGATTATCCGAAATCATTGAGATATCTAAAAAGAAATATTAGACATCGTAATGTTCCTAATCACATTAAACTTGTGACATGGTTTCACGGAACAAGTAAATATCAGAATTATGGAGCAATACAACCTTTCAATTTCAATTTAGATGGTGTGAATGACGATCCTGTTGTTTTAAATGATAATTTTATGTATCCAATTCTTCTTGTACCGAATACTCATCATAATGTTGTTATTGGGAATAATGACATGTATCTGGGTGCTATGAATAACAATTTCATTAATCTAAATAATAACAATTACAATTTAGATGATATGAATATCATACCAAATGCATTTCAATAACCACTGGTAATTATGACATATCAATTTTTTTAAAATACTAAAAAAATTGATATATTGATCTTTAGTGAATTAAATTAACTAAACATAAATGGAAACCCTGTCTTTTGAACAACATGTTGATATATTACAATATGTTCATCACCGTCATCATTTTATCGGAATGTCAAAATTTAATTTTATTCTGAGAAAACATTTTCAATTTATCAGTATTGACAATCTTAACATTACTGGTAATTCATCAACAATCAATGACAGAGTGAGATTAGTGAATGAATTGAATTTGAGTGGTAATATGCATGTCATCGATAAAATATGTCGAGATGCAGAATTCAAACATTATTTTAGAAGAACAAAAATTAATAAAATTATAATTGATCAATATCTTTACATAGATCCGAATGTTTTTCTGTCAGAATTTAAAGCTAGTTATACATACTTAAAATTTTGCCGTATTTTTTTTAATATGGAAATTACTATTCCATATGGAATCAAAACACTAATCATTATGGGAGAAAACGAGACAATAAATTTAGTTCTTCCAGAGACAATACAAACATTAATTATACCTCATATGTCATTGGAGAAATATCCTGATAATCTAATACAGTTATCATGTCAGAATATCAATATCATGGACATTAGTTATCTAACAAAACTCAAAAAACTAACATTACAAATATTTCACAATGGATGTACCCTACCGGTTAATATTGAGGAATTATATATTAATCGTGTCAATTATGTGAATAGATTTCCTCCCAAACTTAAAAAATTAAACATTTGTTCTGACACGCCAATTGTACCTAATATTCCACGTGGTCTGACTTCATTGGCATGTAATGATTCAATTGCAAATGAATATCTGTTTGGATTGATCAAATTACGACATCTTTCATTCAATACGTCGCTTGATTTAGATTATATCTTCAATAATCGCCTGAAAATGCAATATGTGGGATGTATCACAAGTTTAACATTAATTATACAAATACCGATGCAAAATGCTATTGATCAGATTCAAAAGCATTTTCTCTTCCTCAAGAAATTAACGATCATTTATGATCAATCATCAGGTCAGTTATGTTCATTTAATAGTTTAACTGGTAATCTCAAAAAACTAAAACTAATTTGCAAAAGGTCCAGTAACAACTTATTCAATGTTTTATCCTTTCCTCCTTCGATCACTCATTTTTCTTATGAATCATATTGTGATTTATCAAATGAATTAATTCTACCATCAAATTTGATTTATTTGAAATTGATAACAAAGAAAAATACATTTTCCCAATTACAATTACAATTACCAGTATCATTGAAAACATTAATTACTGATGTAAAGATTAATCAAATACCAATCAATCTTGTTTATTTGGACATCATCACCAATAATCCCGATTTATTGATTTCGATTAGACATTTGTTACATCTGAAATACCTTATTTTGAACGAAAATTGTGATAATGATGATCCAAAATTTATTGTCTATCCAAAATCATTGAGATTTCTCAAGAAAATAATTCTCAAAGCGAGAGATATTCCAAAACATATTCATCATGTTATTCATGTCAAATCAAATAGTACATCTGATATTCATAATGGTGCTTGGATGCCGATTCATTAATTTTTTATTTCATCAAACAAAAAATTAATCTTGGCAGAAAAAGATTGATATATTAATCTCTAATAAATTAAACATCAATGGAAACCCTACCTTTTGAACAACATGTTAATGTATTACAATATGTGAGACATCGACATCATTTTATAGGAACGTCAAAATTTAATTTTATTTTGAGAAAACATTTGCAGATTATCAATCTTCGTTACCTCAATATCATTGGTAGTTCATCAACAATTAATGACAAAGTGAGATTAGTGAATGAATTGAATTTGAGTGGTAATAGGTTTGTCATTGAGAAAACATATGATAATGCAGAATTCAGACGTTATTTTAGAAGAACAAAAATTAACAAAATTACGATTGATCAATATTTTTACACAAATCCAAATGTGTTTTTTAAAAAATTCAAAACTGATTGTAAATGTTTAAAATTTTGTTTTATTGGTTTCAGGGATAAAATTACTATTCTTGATGGCATCAAAACACTAATTATTATGGGAGAAAATAAAATAACTGATTTAGTTCTCCCTGATACATTGCGAACATTAATTATTCCTCACATGACTTTACAGAAATATCCTTTGAATTTAAAACAGTTATCATGTCTGAATGTCAATAATATGATTCTCGGTTATCTGACAAAACTCAAAAAATTAACATTACAAACATATTATTCTGGATGTATCTTGCCGATGAACATTGAAGAATTATGTATTCATTATGTTAGTTACATGGATAAATTTCCACCCAAACTGAAGAAATTAGAAATTTATGGTGATAATCTGATTATCCCTAATATTCCAGTTAGTTTAACTTCATTGAAATGTGATAGTTCAGCTAACTTCAATTATCTAACAGAATTAATCAATCTTCGGCATCTTTCGTTACACACTTCATTTGATATTGATTTTATTTCTAACAACAAAATGAATGCGCGTATCACATCTTTAACAATTAATATACAAATACCGGTGCAAAGTGTTATTGATAAAATTAAAAACTATTTTCATTTTCTTGAGAAATTAACTATTATTTATGAACAATCATCTGGTTATTTATGTTCGTTTGATGGTTTGACAAACAACCTTAAAAAATTAAAACTAATTTGTAAAGCTTTCAATAACAACTCATTCAATATTTTGTCTTTCCCTCCTGCTATCACTCACCTCTCTTATGATTCATATTGTGATCTACCAAATGGATTAATTCTGCCATCAAAATTGACTTATTTGAAATTGATAACAAGAAAATTTCAGGTTATGCAGTTACAATTATCAATATCATTGAAAACATTAATTACCGACATAAGAATCAATCAAGTACCTATCAATCTTGTTTATTTAAATATCATATCTAGTGATTACGATTTATTGATTTCCATTCGAAATCTGTCAAATCTGAAATACCTTATTCTGAACGAAAATTGTGATAATGATGATCCAAAATTTATTGTCTATCCAAAATCATTGAGATTTCTCAAGAAAACAATTCTCAAAGCAAGAGATATTCCAAAACATATTCATCATGTTATTCATGTCAAATAAAATAGTACATCTGGTATTCACAATGGTGCTTGGATGCCGATTCATTAATTTTTTATTTGATCAAACAAAAAATTAATCCTCATTATGAAATGAGGTATCCCGATGTCTATCAGGATCATCATGAAATGAGGTATTCTGATGTCTATCAGGATCATCATGAAATGAGGTATTCTGATGTCTATCAGGATCATCATGAAATGAGGTATTCTGATGTCTATCAGGATCATGGTGTATATATCTCAAAAGTGAAACCAATCTCACCTTCAGTATCAGCAAGACTACTAATTTTTTTGCCATTTGTAAAATTGTCGAAGGTATCACAATCATAATTCTTGTTAATCCTAGTAATGTAGGTTTCATTCCAATCACCAGCCCAAGCTTCAGAATAGATTTGACTACCACCACAAATCCAAATTGTCTCAATATCCTGTAATGATTGTGCTTTTTGGACAGCACTAACATAAGAATCACAAATAAAAACACCTTCAATATCAGACAATGTTTTACTTATGATGATATTAATTCTACCTGGTAGTGGCTTAAATTTAACTGGAAATGAATCCCATGTTTTTCGACCCATAATAACAACATTTTTCAGATTTTCATCAGTTGTATTTGTCGTCTTGTCCTTAAAGTATTTCATATCCTTCTTGATTCTCCAGGGAATAGAATTATCTTTACCAATACCGTTATTTGAATCAACTGCAACAATAATTTTCACTGGGTAAATCATTGATTATTAATTAATATGTTATTTTAGATCAATTTTTTTCATGACTGTAAGTGGAATACTTCAATTTTTTTCATAACTGTAAATTATGAAATTCGTAACTGTCTCGTAAAAAGTTGAAGTATTCCACTTACAACTTGTTTCAATCGACATGCTGTCTCATGTAAAAGTTGAAGTATTCCACTTACAACTTGTTTCAATCGACATACTGTCTCATGAAAAAGTTGAAGTATTCCACTTACAACTTGTTTCAATCGACATACTGTCTCATGAAAAAGTTGATTCAAAGTTTATTAACAAATGAGTAATAATGTCACATTTACCAATTGAATTAATTATTGACATTCTTCAGTATGTCAGAATGTCTGATGTTCCTGTCTTTGCAACAAAACATTTCTTTTTTCTGAGACATTTTTTGCAACTTGTCATTCATAATATCCCTAATATAAAATCACCATTTTTTTTACATTTTTTGACACATTATGACATATATACATATGACAAAAATAGTATGAGAAAACGTCGTACGATTAATATTCATATTCGAAGTGTTGATCGTATACCAAAAGTATCATTATTTGATATTTACAAATACAATTGTCGTGTCATGAAAATACAATCATGTGATGGTGATGGTATCTTTTCATCATCATTAAAAACACTTGTCATTAAGAGTTCACCATTTCGTAAATTAACAATTACGATTCCTGATACATTACAAAAGTTAATCATTCCTGGTATGTTTTTAGAAAAATATCCGGAAAATCTTGTTTACTTGATCTGTGCTCACCAACCAAAACAAGAATTACTTAAATTAAGAAAATTAGGTATCACAACAGGGAACGATAATGATTGTCTTTTTCCATCAAATCTAGAAGTTTTGAGTTGTTATTGTGAGAATAAAATACCTGAAAACTTACCAAAAAACTTAAAGAAGTTGTGTCTCAAAAGTGACAAATCAATTGATGTGACATATATACCTTCAGGACTTAAAATGTTATGGGTTATGTGTCATGTTAATTTTATTAATCCTGTTTTTATTGAGACGCTATCTGTCTTTGCGAAACATAATGTGGATAGTTTTCTACAAGGTATATCAACGATTAAATTGACACATCTTGCCATTAACACTGTAATAGTTAAGAAAAGAAACATTGACATGATCACTGAATATTTTAATTTGGAATCATTAGTCATTAATTGTCAACTTATTGAATCCATTGTATTACCACCAAATTTGAAAACGTTAAAATACATCAATCTCAATCATAGTTCTGTGCAATCTATTCCATTTAGTAATTTTCCTCAAACTCTCGAATACTTGTCAATTGAGTTCAAAGGAACAATTATACAACCTGGTTTTATCATACCATCTAATTTGACATATCTTAAAATTATTACTCGAAATATTTGTCATACATCATTGGTGTTTCCTCAATCTCTTGTCACTTTAATTCTGGATGTCAAAATCAATAATCATAACAATTACCCACCAAACTTGGTCTATTTAGACGTCAAAACAGATAATATGGAACACCTCAAATCAATAGAAAATTTGTCTCAATTAAAATATCTAAAACTCGATGAAAATTGTGTGGTTGATGGAAAATTATTGTATATTAATTATCCAAAATCATTGAGGTATCTGACCAAAAATATTGATGTAAAATTATTGTATATTAATCATCCAAAATCATTGAGGTATCTGACCAAAAATATGAAATTTGAAATGAATGCTCATATTTCGAAAAACATTCGAGTTGTGACATGGTTCAAAAGTTCAGGTAATTATCGTAATTATGGTGTTACTGGTATTGGTAATGCAGGTTTTGCTGGTGTTGCTGGTAATGCTGGTATTGCTGGTAATCCTGGTATTGCTGGTCCAGTTGGTAATCCTGGTATTGCTGGACCTGATGGTTTTGCTGGTTTTCAATAATAATGAACAACAATCATTACATTTATAAAAAAATTGATAAAACATTCAAATGAATATTTTATCAATATAATGGACACTTTATCGTATGAGTTACTAACACATGTTTTGCCATTTATTAAATTTGATAGCAATAAAATATCCAAATTATTTTACGTGCTTCGATCATTCAAACAAAACATTGTCATTGATTGTTGTGATGTCAGTAAAATTGATTTAAAAATAAAATACAATACGATCAAAGTAAATAAAATTATTATTCCGGAACCATTTTCATTTTTAGCACTATTGCATTTCAAAAATTATGAATATCTTGACATTTGGTATCATTTTTCACACATCAGTAATTATTTACCATCACACTTGACAACATTAATTATTAGACATGATTACAAGGATGTCGCTTTAGTATTACCTGATTCTCTCAAAATACTCATCATTCCAAAAACATCTGCACGAACATATCCTCCACAATTGGAATGTCTTATTTGCCATACTTTCACTGAACAAGATTTACCAAAACTGAAATTTTTAAAAATAACTTCAGACCCATATCAAGAATGTGTTTTACCAAAAAATCTAAAAACATTATCAATTATTCATCATGAAATACCTGATATTCCAGATAGTCTCGAAACAATTGCTCTTAGAAAAAATAGTCGTGTTTACGTTGGTAAAAATTACCCCAATTTAAGAACAATTTGTGCGAATAACATCATTTTTACGGTTAAAACAAACATACGTCGAATAGTCGAAAAAAATACTGGTATGATTCATATCACTATGTTTGATCATAGTCCATATATACCTGATTTAACACATTTAACCATGTGTGGTTATTTTCTTGATGCTGATGATCTTAAACGTGTTAAAAAACGTTTTCCATTTTTAAAATACTTGTCTTTAAATTTTAATTCCTTGTCAACACCATTAAATGAATTTCCGAGCAAAATAACAACATTCAAATTATCACTCTTTCGACCGAGTAATGATTGCACTATTACAAATTTACCAAAATCACTGAAAAACATTTCCATTGAAGTACGTAGCGCGTACTTACATAAAATACATATCGAAATTCCGAAAAATGTCATTCGCTCGAAATTAATAATAGAGTCACCATGGTTATATAATATCATAACATTGCCACAATCACTCAAAATGTTAATCGTCAATTTCCATGTCAATAAATTTAACCTACCAAATCTCGAATATTTACACGTCATCTGTAATACATACTGTTCCGTGAATCACTTTCCAAAACTGAAATATTTAACACTAGAGGGTATTCATGATTTATCAGATATTGGAAAAAATTTACCAAAATCTCTCAAATATTTATCATGTGATGTTATTGACGTAAAGCTTCTACCAAAACGTGTTAATCATGTTCTTGTTCTAAAAAGCAAAATTAAACCCGAAAACTAAAAAAAATGAAATTTAAATTGATTTGTCATTAAATAATAACATATCAATGGACGCTCTACCAATAGAATTACTACACGATATTTTCATGATACTTGTCAAACCGTTATTGCTATCAGTCAAGAAGTCATCGAAAATGATGTTATTCGTGACGAAAATGATTCAATTGCAGTTTTATAAATTGGACACAAATATGCCAATTTCTAATAAATACCTTTATCGAAAATGGAACATAGGAATTAATGGACGATTGAATGGATGTAAGAATACATTTTTTCAGAATTTAACGAATAATGCACCGGATTTTTATTTTCGTAAGTTAATGCCAGGTGTTTGTTCTTTAACACTGGGATTATGTGTTCTTTTTCAGAAAAAAATCTATGAAAGTAACAAATTAATCGCCCTTAAAATTACGTGTGACAGTAAAGACATACAAAATTTTCCGCCATCCATAAAGTATTTACATGTCGCAAACTTTGTTTTTAAACAAATGAAACATCCGTTACCTCCAGGATTGATCTATCTCAATTGTCGACGAATTACCACTCTATTATTGAAAGATCTCACAAAATTGGAAAAATTATACATCAACATATATCATAATTACACAGAATTTCCTGATTCTTTAAAACAGATATCAATCTTCACTTTGAATGCGTCATTGTCTAAATTACCAGAATCTCTCGAGAAACTTAAAATTTCATTTCCAAATGGACGGGCTCTACCAGATTTACCATCAACGTTAACATCATTATATTTTGAAATGATCCATCATAATATACAAGATATCCCACTAAAATCATTATTTACATCAATAATGAATTTGGATTACGTACCACTTGGAATTGTGAAATTAAATGTTTTTGGTCAATATGTCAATCACGATTACAGTCGGTTCAAAAAACTAAAATCACTCTTTCTTGATGTCAATCAATTGAAAAAAGTAATCTATCCACCATTTCTCACTAAATTACATCTTGCATCACTCTACAGTGCTGACATAATCACGATTAATTATCTACCACCAACATTAATTAGTTTGATATTATCATCAAGAGATAGTTTTACGTATGAAGGACCATCATTATCATTACAATATTTCAAGTGTAATTGTAATTTTGCTTCAGCGAGTTTTGTGACTGATACGACAAAACACTTATCTCTCTTCATGATGCATGATATTACTATTCCAGTAACTGTCAAAACATTATACTTTCATGATACATCATATATTTGTGATTTGAATCTATTACAAGATTTAGAAAAATTAATTTTACCATTGTGTGTCAGTTTAAAAGGAATCAAGTTATCTCGTAAATTGAAATGGCTGAAAACGTGCAAATACAATTTACATTTAATTCCAAAATGGGTAGAAAGAGTGATCATTGTTTAAATCGATCTACATATATTTTCCGATATAGTTGTATTTTTATGCAATTTTTGTTTTGTTATCATAAAACAAAGATTACCATGGAAACTCTTCCGTATGAATCACTTTACGATATAGTCAATTATTTATCAGATAAGTCACTATTCAGACTTTATTCGTCATCAATACAAATGAAAAAATTACAAAATATTAAAGATTTCAAAATTCATTTAAAACAAATTATCTATGATCATAAATATTATTATTATAATGGAACCATCGCTCGTATTTATTACAATCATAGATTACGTAAATGCAATGATTTTGTGACAAATAAATATGTGTCATGCATCAATAATAATATAATGATCAATTTTTATAAGAGTGTGACATCACTACCTTTGACAAATAACATCGAAATATTAAACATAGATAATCTAACGATTAGTCTAATAGGTTTTCTAAAACTCAAAACACTAATTCTTGACAATCTCAAAAATGACAAATTACCATTGACACTAGAAAAATTAATCGTCACAAATGTGACTGAAGAACTTGATTTGTCATACCTACATCATTTATCATCGATTAAAATACATCATTACAATGCTAGATGTATCTTTCCGAATAGCTTATTGATGTTAAATATTTATTTTTTGGGTATTAGTATTGAAACATTACCGGAATCACTGATACGGCTTAAAATTGATTGTGGATCACGAAAATCACTTTTATCAAAATGTCAAAATAAGTTGTCTGCACCGCAAATCTTAATCATAAATCTTGATAATTTAGATTTTTTTAATATTGATAACTGTTCCACATTGATACTAACATCAACAAATTCTGGAGGACTTTTTATAACAACAACTGTTGCAACTACATTAGGACCATTAAAAAATAACGATTTTTTGAGAGTCATGGATCCAATTTCATTAGATCAGTATTCAAATCTGAAAAAATTGACACTTCATAAACATTCTGGGACAGTTAATTTACCGACGAGCATTAAAGAATTAACAATATTACCTCCAGGAGCAAGTGTTATATGTGATTATGAAAGAATGACACCCGATTTATTGTCATTGTGTATTCTAAAACAAAATACAAACACACCATTATTAATTATTTTACCATTGAAATTAAGACAATTAAAAATATTATCTTTACGAAAAATCATTATTGATAAATTACCAAAAACACTCAAAACATTAATCATTAAAGTTGATCAGCCATCAAGGATATGTCTTCGTGATTGTGCTGATTGTGAATTCGAAAATCTTTGTTTGATACAAAACATCAGACAATTAAATAACGATGTTAGTAAAATCGAAAAATTCAACATTCCATTGAATAAATCTTTGAAAAAACTGATTTATGTTGCTGGGCATTATGACAATCTGACATTTCCCAGAAACCTTGAAATGTTACAATACAATTTTATTGACGATTACGTTAATATATATCATGTGATCAATAATTTACCATATCTCAGGAAATTAAAATTACCGATGTATGGTATTTTGTATAATATGAAGATTCCTCCGACATTGAAATACTTAGAAATTGGTATCAATAACATAAAATATATACCAAAATCTGTCAAATATGTATCAATTACTTATCGAAATGGATTTGGAGAATTGATCAATCACTGAAAAAATTGAATAATATTATCCCTTTATTTAAACAAATAAATGGATAATCTACCGTTAGAATTGATTGTTGAATGTGTTAAATACCTGAAACACATATACAAATATTCATTGTATGGTGTGTGTCATACAATGAATATTATGGATAAATTTTCACCATTTCAAATTATTGTCAAATCACCTTCATCATCGATTATATTATGTCGATCAAAAACTATGGTAAAATTGAAGGATTGTCGAGACACAAGAAAAGTAAAAACATTAGATTGTGATCGGGTTTCTTATAATTTTCTGTATGCACCTCATCCACATCTGAAATATTTGAAAAATTGTATTATGCGAGTTGATGTTATGAATGTTAATATTGTCAATGCTATTTTTCCTCGTTTATATGCATTGACAACACCATCACCACAACAAGGAATATTTCCGACATCGTTAATCAAATTACGCATCGAACAAGTTGGTCATTACAATGATTTTACTTATTTGGTCAATTTAACAACATTATTTTTTGATGAGTATGGTTCATTTAATGATTGTGATTATCCAATAAGTTTACGAAAATTAGTTATTGGTAAGATGTGTTGCAAATCAATAGCAATTCCAGAAAATCTTGTCACATTGAGAATAGAGAAAGGTGATAATTTTGTGATGAAAAATTATCCTGCTTCACTAAAATTTTTAAAAATTCCTAATTTTCATCACAGAACAGAGTGTCAAATAGAAAAACTAGAAACATGGCTATTCCATGATATTGCGCATTTCCAATCATTAAAATATTTCATTGGATCACATCCATTTTTTCCATTATCGAAAAACATAGAAAAATTATATTTACATAATGGAGAAGATTTTGTTTTTAAATACATTAATACTGAATACCCTGCTTTAACATCTTTGATAATGTCAAGAGTCACAATGAATGAAATGAATAAATTTACGTTACATGATACTTTAATACACTTGAAAATTAATCATTTTTATGGTCAACAAATAACATTACCACGATCGTTAAAAACTCTCTATATTACCGGTATACTCACAGTTGAAATTATTGTCAATGATTGCCATCTAACTCATATTTATGCAAAATGTGAAATATTCAATCCAGATATCTTAAAAATAGATTCCTTGAAAGTCATTATTTATCATGGTATTTATCATACAACAACTGTTCTATCGAAAAATGTTGAACATCTTAGAATTAAATCATCTGACATCATTATTACCAAAGAAAATTATCCCAAATTAAAAAAATTGGTTATCAATGGAGAAAATATCGATTTAAAGAAAATGACATTTCCAAAATCATTGATTTATCTTCATGTACACTTCAGTGTTATTGAGGGTATACCAAAATGGATTAAATATATTGCATATGATAAGGTTTTGTCTGGAGGGATAGCACAATTAATGACTTTGGGAGATTTTGACATGTATTTGAATTAAACCAATTGTTTCTCTCGACTTAACAGTCTCGGGAAAAATTTGAATTGAGTCAATTGTTTCTCTCGACATAACAGTCTCGGGAAAAATTTGAATTGAGTCAATTACAAATTGTTTCTCTCGACATAACAGTCTCGGGAAAAATTTGATTATTATTACATTATTTATTAATAACATAATAATGAATCTATTACCAATCGAATTAATTGACGAAATACTAAATCATGTTTTACTAAAAAGATATATCTTCTCATCAACAAAAAGTATGTTCTATCTTCAACATTTCTGTCAAGAGAAAATGATTTATTCTGATTCAAGTAAGGATTGTCCCAATGAAATACATGCAGTTCATTTAACGATGTTTCATAAGAAACTGATTGGAATGGTTTCTATTCACACATTCTGGAAAGCATTTCATACGTCTGTCATGGATTTTAAGAATGATGTCTGTTTAGATACATTATCTATCAATCACGAATGGCAAACTTTACGATTTTATGATTGTTATATCGAAACTACACCCAAATGGCCAAATAACTTGAGAACACTCGTCATTACTGGTAAAAATACACAAATATTTGATATTATTTTACCGGAAACACTAGAACAATTAATCATACCTCACACTTTTATGAATATCTATCCTGTGAAATTGAAACACCTCGATTGTGATTTTTTCAATCCAGAGAATGCTGATAAACTCATTCATCTCAAAAAATTAATTATCAGAACTCGACACGATGATAAAAAAACAATCAAAATTTTACCAAAAAATATTACCTATCTTAATGTTCCTTCATGCTATTGTCATCAAGTACCAGATCATGTTAAAATATTTGTTATCAATAACTATTATGGACAAACTGATCCATTGTTTTTAGGAAAGGTCAAATTTTTGAAATTGTGCAACACGACAATTCTGTTTAATAAAAAGCATAATAAGATATTATCCATCACAAAATTATCAGTGTCAAATGAAGACTCACTTCTCAAAAACATCGAAATACTGGCAGATTTAACTCATTTGACAATCAATAATCCCGTTGCTTTCAGAATAGAAACATTTTTGAAAAAAATTAACAAAATAAATTTTCCAAAATTAACAACATTGTATTTCATTCTTAAAACGGTTGATGTTATCAATATTGATTTTCCTCTACTCGAAACAGTTAAAATTAGGGTCGAGAAATCAGATTTTATTGGTGTTGCAGGTTTACTCAATATTATTGGTATGCCTTTATCATTGAAAAATTTTTATCTTGATATTGGAGGTAGTATTTTAGTTCCATTCATCTTGCCACCAAATCTTGTTTTTGCATCATTAACAATGGGTCATTTTCATATTGCCTATGAACTGAAATTACCAGAAACATTACGATATTTAACAATGTCAGCAGATCATAATTTGACTAATGACGGATTACCACCCACTCTTGTTTATTTAGATATAATAACACAAGATCAGCAATTACTTGATACAATTGTTAATTTATCGAAACTCAAATACCTCAAAATTAAATTACTGTTACGAAAGAAAGCAATCCAATTTCCAAAATCATTGAGATGTTTGCAAATTGATTATAATTATATGAAAAATATTCCGAAATTTGTAAAACATGTTGTTTTCACGTTTTGATAAATACCGAAAAAATTGATTAATATTATCCATCAATAATTTGTTATTAATGGATACTTTACCTGTCGAATTGATTGTCGATTGTGTTAAATTATTAAAAAATTTTCACAAACATAAATTATATCATGCTTGTACCGGGATAAGTATCATGAATAAATTTTCACTTTTACAAATTATTGTCAAATCACCGATATTTAATGCTAATAAAATGTTATGTCGACCAGTATGCATTGATAGACTCAAACATTATCGAGAGACAACAAAAATGAAGGCTTTAGATTGTGAGAAGATGGAGTACAATTTTGATAATATTATTCACCCAAGACTCAGATATTTACAATGTCATGTTATTAATGTCGATGATATGAATACCATATTTCCTCATTTACAAATACTCAAAATAAGGTATTTTATGGAAAATTTACCGGTTTCACTTCTTAAATTATATATTGACGATGTTGCTGTTTATTGTGATTTTTCTAATTTGATCAATTTAACAACATTGATTATTGATGGATATAGTACTAATGTTGAATGTTCTTATCCATCAAATTTACGGAAAATGGTTATCAATGATATGAAATGCGAAACAATGATCGTCCCAGAAAATCTTGTTTCATTGACAATTAGAGGTTTAAACGAGATAGGTATATTCGGAATTCGTCATCATCCAAATTCTTTAAAAAAATTAAAAATTGTTCATATGACAATGAATAAAATAAGGAAAAATAATTTTAGTAAATGCAGACTTGAGAAATTAGAATTATTTGCATATCACAATGATCAAATGAGGAATTGTCCACAAACCTTAAAATATTTTACTGGTAATCACCCAAAATTCGCATTACCTTTAGGAATTGAAACATTAGTTATTGCAAATCTAGATGATTTTAGATTAAATCATATTTGTGAAAAATATATTGCTCTCAAATCATTAACTGTTCGTTATACGATGCAAGATATACAATTATTACCAATCACATTAATTCATTTGAGAATTGATGTATTTTATGGTAGTTTATTATCATTACCAAAATCATTAAAATCATTATATATTTTTTGTCATAATACAAGTAGTAATATTGTCAAAAATGAATGTCAATTAACGCATATTTATTTAATTGTAAAATGTAATATTACTGATTACGGAATACTCAATATGGATTCGTTAAAAGTAATCATTTATCACGGTAAATATGATCCAATGATAACATTTTCAAAAAACACTGAATACCTAAAGTATTTTTTTACATCACCGGATCATTTCAACATAACAAAAGTGAATCTTCCAAAATTAAAAAGATTGGTCATTAAAAATAAAAACATAAATTTATCCCAAATGACATTCCCACGATCATTGGTGTATATTCGTGTTCATGTTAATTTAATAAAAGATGTGCCAAAATGGATTAAATATGTTGCATTTATCAATTAAAATCGAATTTAAAAACAATATTATTATTATTTTTAGATGCATCCATTAAAGTTAATTTCAGTGATAAGAGTTGCTATTTCTTCACGTGTATCTATTATTTCTTGATTAACAAATACTTGTTCACGACAATATATATTACCGCCAGGACCATTTTTAGGTACATTAGCACATGCCTGACGCAATTTAGAATCATCTGCTAATAGTTTTTTTTCTTTCCAACGACTCTCATCAAGCCTTCTCCTCAGATCTTCACAGTAATTAACCATTATATTAATATTAGATTTTATAACAATCAGTGTGAATATTATTACATGAAAAAGATTCCCAAATTCGTGAAATATGTCGTTCTTACTTTTTAGATTATCATAAAAATTTTGAAATGTTCCATTAACAAATTATTTTCATCGACTTATCAGTCTCGGAAAAAATTTGATCCAAAAACATCGTACTAAAAATATTTAGTATGATATTTGATGATTTAACCCTACTATTCGATAGGAACAAAAAGGATCCTGTTTTTAGATTGTACAGGAAGATTCTGAAAGTGGAAGATGATGATTACACACAAGCATTTTTCAATAATTATCTTGTTTTTGAATCCATGATGAGATATCTGAAAAGACATAAAACAGATATTAAGGGTTTGCTTACTTATTCTGATGAACAATTAGCATATGTTACCAATCCTTCTCCAGCAAAAACAAAAATGATTGCCTGTCCAGGAAGTGGTAAGACAAGATGTATTCTCAGTCGCATTCACTTTATGATCACGCATAAAATGTGCCATAAAGATGAGGTGTTTGCCATTACTTTCAATCGGTTTGCTTCACAAGAATTTCAGAAACGACTCAAACAATTATTCCCAGGTGACAACATCTTTAATACTGCTAATTTTTCCACTATTGATTCATTAGCCAAATCCATTCTTATTTTAGTCAAATCACACAAATCAGAGAATGTCGAAATTCTATCAATTGCGTTTCGTAATTTCCTCCAAGAAACACCAGCATCACAATTACAGAATCTTGGTAAATTAGGAAAAATGAAACACTTATTTATTGATGAAGCACAAGATCTCAATGAAATACAATTCGATATTCTCAAACTTCTGCAAGAAAAACTTAACACTAACATTCATCTTATCGGTGATCCCAATCAGAATATTTACCAATTTCGTGGATCATCGGACCAATATCTCCTCAATTTTAATGCCACACAATTCACTCTCACCATTAATTTTCGATCCACGAAATACATCATCGACTTTTTCTCACTTCTCCGACCCATCAATACCGGTGAAATCAAAGCTGTCAAAGCACAAGGATCAAAAGTCAAAATCATTAACAAAAGTGATCAGGAAATTCATCGTCTGCTCATTGCATACATTAAAAATTATAAACGTGATTATTCTGACATTGCCATTATTTGTGCAACACGTGGTATTAAAACAGATCGAGGAATTGGTCTTTCTGTTATTTTCAATTTACTCAAAATGCATAATATACCATTTGTTCAAGGTTATGAAGAGGCTAGTACTAACGATGAAAGACAACGACGTGCTATTTCAGTCAAAGGTTCAGTCAATTTACTGACACTTCATGGTGTCAAAGGCCTTGAATTCTCCACTGTCTTCTTTCTCGATTGTTATCAACAACTATTCAATATCAAACCGACAGAAAAAGATCACCGCATTCATCAATATCTCATGTATGTTGGTTGTTCTCGTGCTATTGATGAATTATACTTGTGTGCTAATTTAGAGGCAAATGGTGGATTTATGAATCATTGGTTGGGTCAGACAAATCCATTGACATATGAAACAACTGGCTTCAAATTACCAAGATTAGAATATCGAGAAGAGACTAGACAACAAATCTACTCGATTACTGAATTGATCAACAATTTGTCGACTGAACAATTAAATACAATCATTGATTTAATTGATTACAATGAAGAACATGATTTATTAACGACAAAAATGTATGAAGATTTTCGAAACATTGATCGTAAGACGGATGAGTCATTATTTGGGATATTGACAGAAGAATTGTATTATTTGCAGTATTCATTGTTATTGAAAGAAATACCGAGACAGATCAAATTGATTGAAATTATTCTGAAAAATGAATTAATTGTGATTAAAGACGATTACACTTTCAATTATCTGAAGAAACAAATTTTACAGAACAGAATGTCATGGGATTCGTATGACTTGATGAAACACCAAATGCCATTGGATATTCAAAGAGCGATCTCGAAATTATTCTCTCGTGATCGAGAATTGTATCAAAACATTATCTGCCAGAATCAATTTTCCGAATTGATCAACTTGCATCTACCAGATATCAAGAAGGCTTATGAAGCATATCTAGCACCAAAGGAATACAAATGGGATTACAATGAAATTCTGAAAGATTTCTTCTTTTTGGTGGTTGTTATTTATGCCTACGAGATCAATCATTATTTCTACATTACGAACCATGGTATTGATAAGGAATATTTATTGGAAAATGGCAAAGAGATGTTTCATTCGATGCATTTTCATGCGAAACAAGAAATTAAGAATGGTGTGAAAATCATTCCGAAGTGTAATCTGAAATACAAACCCTTAATGATGACTGGAGAGATTGATTTTCTGGAATTAGACAAGAATAATAACTTGACGATTTGTGAAATTAAAACTGTCAAGGAGATCAATTTCAAACATATCTTACAGGTTTATTTGTATCACTTCTGTTTCTATGTCAAGAAAACAAAACCCAAGAAAATTAGGAAAATTTATGAAGCAAAAGTCAAGATTCTCAATTTTCTCAGTGGACTCGAACACCAAATGGTCATCAAAATCAACACGAAGAACCTTTTTAAATTGCTAAATACTCTTGCAGATGCTGGTGATCTCAAATGGAATAATCTCAATATCGTTTATGATCTCGAAACAACCGGACGAATCGAGAGAATACCGATTCCAGGATTTCAAAAACCACAGCTAGGACCACGACAAGCTGTTTATAAGAAAGGCAATGAATGGATTTTAGAAACATATCCAGAAATTATTGAAATTGCCATGAAAGATTATCAATCACAAATGGTTATTTACACACAATTGGTAAAATCATCGGGTCTGCTACCGAGTGTGATTACGGAAATAACTGGAATAACGAGTGATTTATTAGAGAGAAAAGGAATATTACAAGCGGAATTTAAGGACAATTTCATTCATGTTATGAAACGTTTCGCTAAAAATAAATTCTTAGCACATAATGGCAAGGCATTCGATGATAAGATCATGAATTTTTACAAGTTGCTACCTGAACCATCAGAATTTATTGATACACTATCATTGATACCGATACACTATGATGATAAATTTGATGCAAAGAATTTATCAGCAATGTATGAACAATTGTTTGGAGAAAAATTTAAGGCACATAGAGCAATGGCTGATGTGAATGCTTTGATTAGGATTATGTGGTTTATGAAAATTAATATTTGAATTATTCTGCTTACCAAAGGTTGCTCTGCTTACCAAAGGTTGCTCCGCTTACCAAAGGTTGCTCCGCTTACCAAAGGTTGCTCCGCTTACCAAAGGTTGCTCCGCTTACCAAAGGTTGCTCCGCTTATAACTTGTTTCCTTAACCAATGGGATTGTAAAAATTTGATTTAAATTTTAATACTAATTAAAATTTAAATGGAAGAAATCGTTATTGATGATTTCAACACTAATACCAATCTTGATACATCATACGGTGTTAGTTATTCTTGTCAATCAATTGAAAAAATAAATTACACCATCATTGATAATTTATTAAAATATCAGAGAATATGTAAGAGTGTTAAATACTTTCCGGTTTTTATTGTTCTGAATAAATGGATTAAACAAGATGTACAAAATAAAATGACTGATCAACTTAATTTGAAGAATGTTGCATGGACATACTTTGTTAATCTTGATGACAGAATGAATGAAAACAATGAAAATGATGATGATGAAAATCCATATTGTACCATACCACAAGAAATAAATCTTATTTTTGTCGCTTACACAAAAAAAGAAGATTGGGATGCATTTTTGAAATTTATGATTGATGATTGTCAGTATTATAATGACATCAGAATTAATAAGATAACGACACTCAATACAAATCGAAAAGTGGTTATTGATAATGACAAATTATTTATGATTTCATGTCATTATCCAAAAACATCATCTATTCATAAATTGATGGAAAAAAAAATAAGTCAATTCAAATATTTAAATAATGAAACATTGAATTATCTACTTCATCATAATCTTGGTGAACAAATTGCTGAGGGACATTTTGGTCGGTGTTATCTTGGAGAATCAAAGAGTGGAGTCTGTATTCAAGGTTTTGGTATTTATTGGGTGAAATATACGATGATTCTAATTAATAAGAATTATTTTCAAGAACCATCATTGATGAAAAGTAGGAATTTTGTTGTTATGCTTTACTGTTTGTATCTACATGAATATGACGATGCTATCAAATTAATTTTAAAAAACATGAAAGGGATTCATCCAACATATCGCAAATTGGCATATTTTAACAGACATGTAAAGAACAAAATTGAAATTGATGACTTATGTTCGTTGTATAAAGGATTCGAGAAATGTTATTTGCAATACATGAAAGACAATGAGCTTTCTGATTTTTATGAAAGATTAGTAGCAATTATGGACAGAGAGGAAGTTATTGAGGAAGTTGAATGGTCAGACGAAGAATAAAAAATTGAATTATTCTAATTACCACAGGTTACTACGTCTACACTTTGTTTCTTTCGACATTCTGTCTCAGGAAAAAATTGATAAAAAATTATTTTAATATTAATTCTAATTAATACTAAAATGCTTCGAACTGATATTGTTTTTGATGTTTTGAATGAGTCTGAAGAGAATGAAAGTAAGATCAATAAATTGTTTAAAGATAACCAGTATGTTAATATTTTACCGACATTGAATCAGTCTGACACGATTGATAATGATAAGAAGATTTTTAAATCGTTGAAGAAGTCATATGGTGTGATTTATGTGACACATTCTCACTTGGGAAAGAAAACAGAGGTTGATATCATTTCTAAATTATTGAGGATGAGACGATCTGCGAAAGGTTTTAAGTATTATCCTTTGATTATCTTGTCATTGGATGAACCAGAATATGTTGAATCATTCAAAACGAAAATAGTTGAAAGAATCAATAGAAAGATTACTTGTGAAAATTTTGATTTCAGGTGGTTCAATAATGAAAAATCATTTGAGATCTTTAATTCCCAACATCTTGTCGACAATGACATTGTTATGGTCACTATTTCTGATGAATTTTTGAATAAATTTCTTGAGAATTTAGAGAGTGTATGTAGGTCTTACAATTTGTCTTATATTACACACATGCTTCAGAATAAATCTTATAAAGGTAATCGATTTACTGATCTCGATAGTCATTATGCCACTAATTCGTACATTCACAAAGTTGTTGAGGATTTACTGCAATATATTGGTATGTTTGATGACACTGTTCTGCACTATTTGTTGAATCATGGTCTTGGTATAGGTATGGCTGTGAAAAGTGTTATGAGCTATGCTATAGAATCAAATCTTATTGTTGATGACCGTAGCAATTATGATCGTAATGCAAAAGAACATGTTATGACATTTATTGAAATTCTGATTAATAGTGATTATTTTATTTCACACGTCACTAATGATCCAAGGATATTTTTGATTTGTCTGTTTATTTGTGTTGGTGAAGAGAATCATACACTCATTGAAAAAATTATTAACAATAAGGAAGGAATTTGTCAGATTTATCGTAAAATTGCTTGTTTGAATAAGTATTCGAAGAAAAATTTAATGATGATGCAAATGGATGGTTCATTAACTCAATTTAGTGATCAATTTGAGAATCTTTATCCAGGTGCCAAACGTACTTTGAATAATTATTTGTCTAATGACAGAATGAGTTTGTATGGTATGTATACACGCATACTTGATCCAACAAAGATGGAAGTCCAATACAATATGTTAGATGCGATTGATAAGAACGAAACAATTATTTTTAGTGAAATGAACATGTCTGATTCTTCTGATTCTACTGATGATGAAGTTGTCGTTAAGAAAAACACGAAAAAGAAGGATAACTCTGATTCTGAACTATCCGATGATGAACCAACTCCGAGTAAAAAGCCTCATTATGTTGGAACTGCACATAAAAGAGGCAAGAAAAAGAAGGATGACTCTGATTCTGCACTATCAGATGAAGAGCCAACTCGAGGGAAAAAACCCACTCATGATAGACCTGCAATCAAAAGTAGTTATGATTCTGATCCTTATGATTCTGATCCATATTATGGTGATGCACCAAAGAAAAAGGGTTCTTCGAGTAAAACTGATTATGAAATAATTGAAGAGATGGCAAGAAAAACGAAAACGGCAAAAAGTGTTTCGACATCTTCAAGAGAGAAGAAACAGCCTAAAATTATTTTTTCATCTTCGGAGGAAGATGAGCCTGCACCAAAGAAGGTAGGGAAGACAGAAGAACCTGTAGCAAAGAAGAAAGTTGTTAAATCTGATTCTGATTCTTCTGATGAAGAGGAGGGAAAGGATATGTATCAATACCAATATTTTTATGATCAGCTTTACAAATATTTAAAAACGAATGGTTTTCTACAAAAAACAGGATGGAAAGTCGTCAATGTTAATACTATTATCAATAGACTATGGAGAGGTCATCTTCATGGTAAAGATGAATTTAACATGAAAGCGACTGTTTATGGCATTCCAATTAGCTTCATTAATCATAATGGTCTACTCGATAGCAAATTCTTTGTTGAACAGAGTGTCAAACAAGAGAAAAAATTCATAACTGAAGCAGAAATCGAAAAAGTTGTTGAGAAAAAGTATCAATGTTCGGATAAAAAAGGTAAATATTATGTCAATGAAGAAGATTATTACAGTATGATTGAATACATCTGTGATGAAATCAACACTTTGAGTGATAGATATCAAAATATGAATTTGTCAGATGCTAAAATGAAAGAGGAAATCATGATATATGCTCGAGAATATATTTCTCAGTAATTAACCGACCTTACGGTCTCGTAAAAAAATTGAACTATTACAGTTACAATTTGTTTTAATCGACCTCATAGTCTCGTAAAAAAATTGATCTAAATTTTAATTTTAATACTAATTAAAACTAAAATGACGACACAGGATCTACTTGGTGATGAAATGAGTGATCATTCGAGTGATGGTGATTATGATCAGGATTACGATCCTGACTTTGATCTTGAGGATTTTCTGGAATATGACATTAGTGAAGATGAAAGTGAATCAGAAGATGATGAAGATTACAAACCGCCTGAAATTGAAGTCAGTGATGATCCTGAACAAGCAAGTATTGATCTTCAAATCATGGAATACATTCTAAAACAAAAATTTGATAAAGAAAAACCAAAAGAAGAAGAACCGATCAATGAACTTGTCGGTTTACCACAGGCCTATCGTGGACATATTGTCATACATAGAAGAAAAGCAGATGCCAGACAGCCAACAATGTATAATACATTCATGAGAATATTTATGGTTCATTATAAAAAGCATCTTACTTTCTTAAAAAAGAAAGTTGATCATAAAGCTATTTTTAAATTTAGTTCATCATTCTGGAGATCATATGTCAGTGGCGAAGGAGTTTTCAACAAAGAATGTCAGAACAGAGGAATTTATGTTCGGTATCATTCCGATCCTAATATTTGCATTGAAGAATTACCCAACAGGATATTTATTGATATCGTCAAAGAAATTTTTGATCGTAAATTTAAAACGTTCACCACTAAACCATATTACACATTCATGTTAGATGATGTCTATTATAAAATTAATCTCAATAATGAGAATGATGACATTGAGAAAAACATTGTCAAATACGGACAAGATTACCTTGATGATGTTTTTAAGGCTATTGTATGATAATATTAAGAAAAAAATTGAATTTTCGATACCTCAAATTGCACTTTGTTTTCTTCGCCTTTCAGGCTTAGAAAAAAATTGATTTTTAATTAATTTTAACATTAAGTTATATTAATTAATAACAAACAATGACAGACGATTATTTGCTTTATGAAGTATTGTTAGTTGGTGCGAGAAATGCGGGTAAATCAACTTTTGGTAATATGCTCTTTGGTGAGTGGTATTCGCAGACCTCACAAGCCATCGAGACAAATCACATTAATGTTTTTACTGAGACAAAATTGCAAGCAAAGTTGGATACAGTGAAACAAGCACATGTTGTTTGTGAAGAGATTAAGAAGATTAACACAACATCAACATTGGAAAACACAAAGATGATTGTCAGAAATCATTACATTAAAAAGATTCTTGGTGTTATCAAGAATACCTATCGCATCAATGACAACATTGGTTTGAAAATTTATGATACTCCAGGTACGACTGGTTCTCATTCTGTTGAAATCAAGAAATGGATTTCAGAAAACTTGTATCGATTTGATTTGGTTGTTTATTTGACAGACATCAATAGCAATTTTCCTAAAGCTGAACAAGAAGATCTGGAATGGATTCTGCAAGAAAGTATCAAGTTGCACAAATCATTCTATCATAGCAGAACACCTCCAGCACCTCAAATGACTGATACATCACCTTTGGTACAAAATTCTTGGAATACTCCGAAAGTGCAAGAATTCGGTATTAGACCAGAAATCATGTTTATTGTGAATAAGTGTGATAACATGATTCTGAAGAATGGTGAGTTTTTTTTCCCTGATGAGTATTCTAAGAACAATGAACTTTCTGATATGAGGTTTATGTTCGAGACGATTTGTAAGAGAGTGAGGGAAATCAATGAGAGAACAGGATTTATTCAGAAGATTACACCAAAGCCGATGTCTGCCAAAGAAGCTTTGATTAGCAGAATGGTTCATTATTCAATTGATGATACAAATGCTGAGGCATATGGTCAGATTGTTACTGAATGTGGGAATAAGTTGTATGGTAAGGATATTGTTCAGAAATTGTCGAACATTAAATTGTTTCAGAAATTGAAGCTTGATGAGAGTGAATTGAAAAAATGGATGGAAGACTGTGGTTTTAGGGCAATGTGTAATTCATTTACTTTGCCATTGGAAAGGGAACTGGGTTCACCAGATTTGGATGTGTTTGATTTATTTTCTGACAAGATTGATTTCTCCCTTCATGTTCTACCACCATTTTCTTTGATTAATGTTGTTTCATACATTCCGAAGTTGATGGACATTTATGATCTGCAAGAAAAGATCAATAGTGTTTTTAAGGAAATTTATTTGACAAAGAATCTGTCAGAAGGAAAATCATTGAGAATCGTTTCAACAAACTTGAGATTCCGTCATGATTTCAAGATATTGGTTGAAGGTGTTCTTGCTAAAAGTATTGATAGCACAGATTATGTTGAATTGAATAAGACATTGAATTACATGGATAATTTGATTACTTCACGTTTTCTGGCAGAATTTGGTCAGATTATTGATTATGCGAAGTCGATGTACAGTCAGAGAATGATGGAGAAGAACATTGACAAAATCATGAAAGAAGGTGATTTGACACCGAAACAATGGTTAGAAAACTTGTTTAAATTGAATTTGAAGACTGGATTGCTTGGTAATCTGAATTCTTTGAGTGGTTCGGAATATCTGAGGAAGATTATTCAGGAGCATTTCAATAACAAAAGTAATTATGTTGAATTTACACTTGATGAATTGATTAAACTTGGTAACATTTACGGTACCAGGGATAAGTGGTTTGATGACTTTTTGATTCTTTATGCGCGTTTTACGGTGAAGAACATTCAATCAATTGGTAAATTGACGATTTTGTTGTCTTATCTGGATCGGAGTGATTTCGAGTCGCCTCAGAAGCATTTGATGAGAAATTTGGTTAATTATTATTTGGGTATTCAGACTGAAGGGAGATTGGAGAAGATCATGGAGGCGAATTATGATGAAGATGTTTCTTTCGAAAGAAAGATTATTGACCTCAGTTTGAGGGGCAAAAATGCATTTTAGTACTGCTATAAAACGAATTATTCTTATTTATTTTATTTAAAATAGATAAGAATGTCTGAAGTTAACACATTAATGCTCATTGGTTCTACTTCCCTAAAACCATTTAATGTCATTCCTAGTGCAAATGGAGAATACCGTCACATTAAAAATGTTTTACCATGTATTGGTAAAATTAAAATAGATTCCTTTACATTACAGGCACAAATGCTCCCAATTCGAAATATTGATTCAACAAGATGTGATGTCACGGAAGCACTGGCATCAATTGTTGAATTTTATCAGGTTCAAAAATTAATTCCTCCTAAAAAACAGACACCTGTTCATGAAGTGTTAGTGGTTGATAACAAAGATGGATTACAAGCAGATATTGATAGCAGTTTTATGCTTGATCCATTAGAAGCAGAACCATCAACACCGAATTATTTGAACCATCGATCTATTTTGTCTCAGAAAATATCAAAGGGTGATCCTGATAGACATCAGAATACCTCATTTCATGATGAGGATATTGAGCCGATCGATGCTTTTAATTTGTTACTTGAATTTGGTATTGAAGAAGAAAAGGCGGAAGACAGGAAAAGAGCCAATATTACAGGTTTTGCGAAGATATCAACGAAAGATGAATTGAAGCAGTATTTAATGGAATATGGTCCGGCATTTATTACATTACCAGTGACATCTCATCATGCTCAATTTTGGAAATCTGATAAAATTATTGTTGGTTATCATGCCTGTGTTGTTGTTGGTTGGACTGACAAATCATTTATTATTAGAAATAACTGGGGTACTGATTGGAATGGTGATGGTCATTGCTTGTATTCATTTAAAGATTTCGAGAAAGGGATTCATGATGAACTTTGGGGAATCATTGATATTCATAACTTGTTTCTTAACAAAAGAAAATTTAATTAATTTTTATTTAGTATTGTCATGTCAATACTACATAAATTTGTCATTGTTATGATTAAAAAAGTTCCAATTATTGACGTTTCAATCAAAAGAAAGTAGCGAGTCATAGATTGATGGTTAAAAAAAATTGATTTAAAAAATATCTTAAAAATTAGATTAATTAATAACTAAAACCATGTTGCGTTCATTGTTGTATGAGGGTCTGAATAGTCGTTTGAGCATTCAGGTTGCTGTGCTTGCGAAGAAAAATGAAGAGCTTATCAGAATTGAACAGGCTATGTTCATTACTGATAGAATATCTGGGCAGACTGCGGAAGTGTTGCCACGTATTTACATCGAAATTGATGATGATGATTCTCCAATTGTGAAAAGTATTGATGCTACTGTGGCAAGTGTGAGTAGTGAAAAAAGGAATGATTATCGTAATTTCACAGCCAAAAAGAAGTTAGTACCAGAACTTGATGATTACTATTTTACGAAAGATCTTTTTGATTGTGCTACTTACAAGAAGATTGATGAATTAAGAGTTGACAAAAACAAAAAGGATTTGTATTTTGATTTTGTTTTTCTATCAGGTAATTTGCATCCGAACATTATTCAGTCTCACATTAACGAATCTCATGTTTTTATTTTGGTTAATGATCCATCAGATCTTGAAGCGATGATACCTAAGGAATCAACTAAAATTAGTATTTCCTATTCTATGAATGATGTTGAAAATCGTGATAATCGTAAATCAAATGAAATTGATTTCATTGGTGAATACGTAGCGAGACATTTTTACAAATATACTAAGTTGCCATCATCTTATGGTCATGTTATTAGTATCAATGACAAGAGATTTGATAAGAAACTGAAAGAGATTAAGATTCATTCTGGTTTCGATGAATTTTGTCAACAGATTGGTAATAGTGTCAAAGGTCGTGAAAGTGAATTGATGCTTAAGACTTACAAAAAGTTGTTTTATGTTTTAACAGATAACGCAGACATCATTTATCTTGAACATATCGAAAATGTGATTACGAAAATGAAATATATTTTTGATAATTTGTCTTCCAAAGAAATGAAGAATATTGAGAAATTTGATGTCGATAATGAAGTCAAAATTATGATGATTCAAAACAGTCGAATTATGGTTGAATCATGGATTGATAATTTAAGAACGAACGTTTATTGGTTGATTCTGAATGAAAAAATTAATATCTCACCTGATCACGGTATGACAATGAAAAAGAAAATCAAGGAACTCATTAAACAAAATATTCATTCAGTCAATGAAAGAGAAATTAATATTATTCTGGAACAAAGTGATATTTACAGACATCAAACTAATACTTTCATTTTTGACGTTGATATTTATATTTTCGTTTTGAAATATTACACGATTGCATTCACAAAAGACCATGATAAATTGTCTCAATTGTATTTCGAATCAAGTTATATTTATGACAATATTAGAATTGCTGTCGATACGATTGCTTCTATTATCATTCAATGTCAGAACAAAGTTCAAAAAGCAGTTGTTTTACATGATAACAAAGAATTCATGAAGAAGAAAATCAATAGACGAATGGTATTTGAACAAGACCAAGATCAAGAGCAACATAGCGACAATGAAGAATATCTTGATAATTACTACGAACCCGTTGATGCCAAAGAGGTCATAATGTATGATAATATGGTCATTGATCTTGCAAAACTAGCTGTTGAGATGATTCGTGATATTATTATGATTGCTTGGAAAAATCACAAATTCAATTTTCTACTCTTCATGAATAAGAAGGTCATCGCCGATTGTTCATATGAGAATATTTATACATTGAATCTGAAATCACTGATTGATAACATCATGAACAAATTGGACATTGAACATAGTTTGACAATGATAAACCGATTGATTAACAACGAACAGATTATTCTCAATGAAAATATTGATAAACAATTGATTAAAGTCTGTACTGTTCTGATCCACCTTTGTGGAAACAGTAATTGGTTGATGAGATATATCAGAAGCAAAGACGAACATCAATATGGTGAAGACGAAATTGACGAATTCAATCACCAATATGAGGAAGAAGAAGACGATGAAGATGAAGAATGTGACTTCGATCCCAAAGAATTCGATGATTACGATGATTAAATTTTTATTATAAAATTACAATAAAAATTTAGTGTCTTATCGTTTTATAGAAAAATAAAATGATTTAAAAAATTTGATTTAAATTTTTATCAAATTTAACATTAATGCTTCATAAAAAAGAACTGGAAAAGACAAAACACGATTATGTGGCCAGTTATCATGAAGGAAAATTAGTGGATAATATAGCTAATCTTGGTGGCAAGAAGGGTCAGCGTTTTTATGTTGCTCGTAGTGGTGAATATCAAGGATTTGCCATCGAATTACTTGATGAGTCACGACCTTTATTAACTGACAGACTCATTCTCAAATTAATTAATGCCATTACCGATGATAATTACCTCAGCTACCTCATTTTACTCAAAATTGAAGATATCACTGAACTGAAAAAAGTCATTTCAGATTGGTGCAAAATTAATGAAATACCAACACCATATCCATCATTTTCTGATTCCGATTATCCTATTAATATTGTCAGACATGATGCCATTAGAACACCATTCAAGATTATTGCCGTTGGACAAAATGTCAAATCCGGAAATTCTGTCGTTCCCGAAGACTGGCTTGATCGAACATTTAAGTCAGGTTCTGCACTACACAAAGAAATGAATCACTTACCGTGGAGAATCGGTAAGCCACCAGTTACTTTTTGTGCAATCTACGGTATGATTCTACTCAAAGATCCAGTCATCGATTACGACAATATCAAGAAAATATATTACATTGATCAACATCTCAAAATTAACATTCTCAAAGAATTCGATCAAGACATACCTCAAGTATATTATCCGGGTGTTCTCATTCAATACCATAAATCAATCTTCATTGATAAAAAACCAAAGAAGAATGACCAAGCATCAGGTTATTTGTCGTCACTTCTACAAAAATCTGTTCGAAATATGGCAACTCATGAAATAGCATATGCCATTGAAAAACTAAATACAGCACCAACATACCAATTACCAGAAATGCAATTCGCAACCGTTAACCCAGCAAAACAAATTGTCTGGCGATTATTCATTTCCATGATTGAAGATGCTTATCCTGCAAGAGATGACATCACACCAATGCATTTGATTTTATTGACTATGATTCTGAATCGTGAAATGAAACTCAGTTTTTCAGAGAATGTTCTTGCATCAATTATCAAATACGCTCAATTAATTTGTAGCTGTCGTGAATTATTCGATTGGAGAAAAACAGAAATGACGGTTCCAGAAAAATTTGTCAATCACGAATGGAAAGATACAGTCTTTCTAGCCTACAAATATCTACCAATGATGAGTGGTGACAAAGTTATGCTCGAACACTATTACCACGATGTGAAAGTACGACAGCTGACCAAAATAACGAAAACAAAAGAAAACAAAGATGTGTTGTTACGTGCCATGGATCAACATTGTAAACCATCGATTATCATTTATTACCAATCAACACTAGCTCTCGAAAAAATTATTCCGACAACAAAAATATCATCTTATCTCTGGGATCACAATTCAAAACAGAATCTCAGAACTGATGTCAATAAAATACCACATGATATTCGAGAAGTACAAGAAGTTCTCGTGAAAACACCTGATTTGTTAACATTAAAGACATCACCCATGAATTATCAAATAATCGAACATGAAACGAAAATGAGTACGCAAGCGAAGAGATCTGTTTTTCTGATATTATTCGGGAAGAAGCATGGATCAAAAATGATGACGGCTGATGGATTGAAAGTGAGAGAAGGACAATGGATCATTTCTGAAAAAGAAAATTATTCGGGGATGGAGGAAACACGAATCGATGTGAGTAAATTTGCACCACCGATTGGTTTTGAATGGATTCAGAAATCATTTGATATTCAATATGGCAAACGATGTCAAGTCAAAATTAATGGTGAATGGGAGAACATAACACCTGAGAACGCACAGATAGTTGTTCAATCAGTCGGTAATATTGAAACAAAACCAAATAACAATAATTTCGTTCTTGATGTTTTTAAAGGAAATAAATTTAGTTTCCAGGAATTAGTGAAATTCAAATCATTAGATAAACCCATTGACCTGGAAATGATGAAATTCATTCCATTGGTTATTCGTAAATTAATGATTGCCAAAGTATCACGTGATCATAAATTTGAGTGTGGACCTGTTGATCGTGCTGGTAAGAAACTTTATAATTCCATTCATCCATTTTATGAAGGTAGAGTCTGGGCTATTTTCTATTTACTGAGTAAATTGTATCCTGCATTACTTTCATGTCATGGATTGATTTTTACTTTACAGAATAATCCTGTTTTGAAAACTTATTTTATGAAGTCGTTGAGGTATGGTTTGGTTAATACTGACAAAGCTATTCCGAATATTAAAATGATAACTAAATTATGGGAACATCAGAAAGAAGCAGTGGTGCAATTTATGAGGAGATATCTGCAGAAATATCATGGATTAGGAAATGCCAGTGATGTTGGAAGTGGGAAATCATTAACTGCCTTGTGTGTGATGCAACAAATGATTAAACATAAAATCAAAGGTACTGGTTTTCTCGTCTTAGTACCACAAAAGGAAATTATTAACACCTGGAAAACAGAAATTGAGAATCACACAAAAGGATTTAACATGGTTATTTATGGAAAGAAACCTGTTAAGATTGATAATAGTACTATTGTTATTGCTACACTAGCACAAATGAGAGATGCACCATTAAATAATTATTGGAAGTTGGTTGTGATTGATGAATGTCTCAGTGTGCAGAATCGTGAGGCTTTACAAACAGAAGAGGCATGGAGGCAATCTCTTTGTTCATCACACTTGATGATGTTATCAGCGACATTCTTTCGAACACGATTTGATAAATTGTATTACATGTTGCAAATGTTGCAAACTGGAATACCCGAGAAGAAGGAATATCTTGACACTATTTTGAATGAGACAATTTTGAGACAAGTGGCGTCGTCGAAAAGAAAATGGGAGGAAGAAATTCATAAATTCCCATTAGATAAGAAATCGAGAATAGAATATGAGAAGATCTTGGCACTTGATCTCAATGATGAAAGGAAATATGCGAAATTGCATAGTTTTCTGACCAATGTTTCTATTGTGAAACACTTGAAAACACTTCTAAAGGGTAAATGTCTTATTTATGCTTCGAGTAATGAGGAGGCAAAAGAATGGAGTGAGAAATTAGATATTCCACTTGATAATGGTGAGAAGACCGATCAGAAAAATGTTATGACAACTTGGACAAAGGGAACATATGGATTGAATCATTTGGTGACATATGATACTATTATAACAAGACCACCTCCTCCTGATAAGATTCCACAAATGAAAGGGCGATTGGATAGACCGGGACAAAAGAAACAAGAATTAAAGATAATTTATTTCCTTTGGGAAAAGACGATTGAAGAGGCTTCTTTGTATAGAATGACAGTGGCCAATCAATTTGTGAAAGATCATCTGATACCATTGAATCAATTTTATCAGTTAGCATTGGAAATGTCGTGAATGACTGGAATGATAGTGAGAGGATTAGCAAATTGAATTTCGTAGAATCCTGTTTTACATTGGAATGATTCTGAGAGATATGGGAATGTGATTTGTGTTTTTTTGGCAATTGTTAAAATTATTTTATCATTGTAAATACGAAATGTAATATTATCCTTGTGTTTTTTAGCGTGAGAAATTAAGATGTCGATCATCAATGTATCTAAAACAATTTCATATGGTGTTACGTTTTCACTCTTGTCCTTAAAACTAATAATGACTTTGTTATCTTTAACAAGATTGATGATACTTTGATCGTCTATTTCTTTGAGATTAAATTGATTGTTTAGTAAAAATTCGATATTCAGTTCATTATTGTGTCTCATAATAAATGATTCATGAGATAAATGTTTTTTAATTTTCCAATGAATGAATGACAAATGAATAATGTCTGAATATGTCATTTCGTATTTGACGATTAATTTTCGATGAGAGAAATGTTTGTGGAACATTTTAGTGGGAATTTTGGAGTATTTTGTTCCTAAATATTTTGTGTGTTGCGAAATGATAATGTTGTTTTCATCATCATCATTCCATATGAATTTCATTTGATCACAAGCAAAGAATGCGAAAGTGAATTCAAAACAACCAATATCAGAATAAGTCATAATATTAGATTCGTCTTTGTTCATTTGTAATTCAAGTTCTTCCTGCAGATCATCGTCTTCATTAAAAATAGTAAGAATATTGTCATCTAGAGAAAATGAGAAACGGATGTCTTTATATCCGAAAGTATGACAAATTGTAGTGAGATATTCGGAGGATAATTGAATGATGAACATTTATTTGAATAAACTGAGGTATAAATTATCAAATTTTAATTTGCTAATTTATTTAATCAATTATTCCCAATCCTTCTTGGAGCGAGTCGACTTTTTAGACTTGCTAGACGACTTCTTCTTGGTAGACTTAGAACCGGAAGATGACTTCCTCTTCTTCTTAGCACCACCATCGAAATCACCATCATCATAATGACCACCACGCATGGACTTCTTCTTAGTAGACTTCCTCTTGGTAGAGGTCTTCTTGGTCACTCCAGCCTTCTTGGTGGACTTAGACTTCTTACGGGCTCCACCATGATAATGTCCATCAGATCCAAGATGCTTTCCTGTATCGGCGGGACGGTTTCCCTTCTTGAAAACTCCACCAACGTAATGTCCTGAATGCTTTCCGCTTCCGCTACGAGAGAGATGCTTGCCTTTGTCGGGGTTGGGATGACCCTTCCTGTGAGTAGATGATTTAACTGCCATATTATTATAGAATAACATTTAAAAAATATTTTTTCTTTTTATTTCTTGAAAGAGATCATCATATTTAATTAAATTTATTTTTCTTAAAATTTACTTTTTATCGAACGAATTCATCATATTGACTAAAAATTATTTTTCTAAAAAAGTAATTTTAATCACAAGAAGTCATCATGTTATCTAAAAAATATTTTCTGAAAAAGTGGAACAGCAGAACATATTTACTTTTTCTAAAATTTATTCTCCGTTTATAAAACAACTAATGGCTGTTGAGCGACCAACAAAAACAACAGATCTTCGAGAGAAAATGGGAGATTTTATTTCAAGTGAAAAAAATAAAAACTTATTATCAGTTGAAAATCTGGTTGTCACTAATGTCAGCTGGGATGATACTTCGAGAAAACAAAATTCATCAGTTGGCTCTAATATTTCTGATCTCACACTTCAAGTTGATAACACACTAATGCCGATTATCAGATTCAAGAATTTTTCTGATATAACTGTCGACATGCCGTCAGAAAATTTACCCAAAATTAAAACGAATCAAGGATATGTTACCCTTCATGAATATCTTTCACATTTAGATAAATACATCGAAACAGATCAAAAGAATCTTAATTTATGGGCCGATCGTGATACTAATTTACTTGTTTCAGCACAAGCTTGTATTTTACCACTCTATGGTGGAAAAGTTTATTTTGTTCCTCATCTTTACAATTATCAATCCACTTCTGAACCTGCCTGTTTAGTTATTACTATCTCAAATGATGGAACATCGACACAAGTTGTTACTAACGATCGTCATTTATATTTTAATGATCATGGTGTTGCGAAGAATTTCGTGGCTGAAAGGTCGAATGGTCGGTTGGATGGAAAGGAAAACAATGACAAAGCAAATCTCAATGAAAATCAATTGCTTATTATTCAAGTGCCGTTGAAACAAAAACAAGTTTATATTCCCAGTAACAATTATATGCCATATGCATTGTATTCACAATCATTGGCAACACAAAAGTCGGCCAATGTTCGTTCAAGTCCTATGGGAATGGAATCTGCTATTGTTAAACCTGGTGAGACAAAGGGTGTTTACCGAGGATTGAAAAATGATAACAATTCATGGTATCAAATCGAAAGGGATAAAGACCGACCAATTAGAGTGACATATCAATTTTATCATGTTACTGATGATGAAAATTTAAAACAGACTGATGTGGCTAAAATTGCGAAACAAATCGAATCGGTTTACGAATTAGGAAAAAATAAAGGGTCACTCGTCTTGACTGGCGGAGTTAGTTACAAATACAGAATACGAATTATTTGATTTTTAAAATTAAATGAAAATAATTATTTCCATTTGTGTAATTACTTTACAAAGGCGACGACTTCAGTGACTACAAGGGCGACGATTTTAGTGACTACAAGGGCGACCAATTATCATTGTTAGTGACTTCAAAGGCGACGACTAGAGTGATTACAAAGGCGACGACTAGAGTGATTACAAAGGCGACGACTTCAGTGATAATTTTATGAAAAAATAAAATGATTTAAAGAAATAATTCTAGTATTCAGAATTGATACTAAATGAAGTCGTCGTCATTGTAGTCACTAAAGTCGTCGCCCTAATTATCACTAAAGTCGTCGCCCTAATTATCACTAAAGTCGTCGCCCTAATTATCACTAAAGTCGTCGCCCTAATTGTCACTAACAATGATAATTGGTCGCCCTAATTGTCACTAACAATGATAATTGGTCGCCTTTGTAGTCACTAACAATGATAATTGGTCGCCCTAATTGTCACTAACAATGATAATTGGTCGCCCTAATTGTCACTAACAATGATAATTGATCGCCATTGTAGTCACCATGGTCAAATGAAACGCCAAAGATGATAAAAATTTGATTAATAATTAAATGTCATAATGAGTAGTTAAATAGTATGACAGCTAAAAAGGAAATTATCTATGGTAAAGATGATACTTTTGCTCATATTGACACAAAAAGTATTATCGATAATACCAGTGGTATGCTTGGATTAAATAATTTAGGTAATACATGTTTTCTGAATTCGGCATTACAGGCCATTATGCACTTAGATTTGTTTCGACACCAATTTCTGAAATTGATGGATCAAAGGAGTAATGATGAAACACAAATGGCTCAAGAATTATACGAACTAATTCTCATTTTAAGATCCAAGAAAAATATAAATGCACAATCTGTCAAACCAGGTAAATTTTTCGAATACTTCAGAACAATCAATAATCATTTTTTCGACGGTTACAGACAACATGACGCACAAGAAGCCTATTCCGCAATTCTGGATAAAATTCACGAAGAACTACGCACTGAAATGCCAATCGTCTTTGAAAACGAAGATGATAATGTCTGCCATTTTGTCGACCGGAAACGGGTCTTAGCGTCTCACCATCGAAATGGTAAAAATGTCAAAGAAGCTTTACGTGAACTCGAAGAAAGTGACCCAACTTCAAAAATTATTGTCGATTCTTATCAAGCCATCAAAAAATATTACAAGAAAAATTATTCTATTATCAGTGAATTATTCAATGCCTTCATGGTTTCATCCATCATTTGCCGTGAATGCGGTTATCATTCCAATAAATTCGATCCATATATGATTTTATGTCTACCAGTCAATACCAAATTAACAACATTGAATGAATATCTTGATTTACTTGTAGAACCAGAAATACTAGATAGTGATAATAAATGGTTTTGTTCTTATTGTGAAGAACAAGTTAAAATAAAAAAACAACTCAAATTATGGTCAACTCCAATTATCTTAACAATACAGCTCAAACGATTTTCTTTCACTAATCGATCAGGAAGTAGAATCAATCAAACAATCGATATCCCACTCAAACTCAATCTCCAATCATTTGTCGATCCTATTTCTATTAATGAATACAAGAATTACAATTACAAATTAGTCTCGATCATTGATCATCATGGTGGAATGAATGGTGGTCATTACACTATGAATCACAGATACTCAGATAATTGGTATTGTTTTGATGATGCATCGGTAAGTAAAATATCAATTGATAATGTCATTACTTCAGCTTCTTATCTTATTATTTATGTTCGATCTGATTGTGTTCACAAATAATAATAGTGACCATCATGTTTCAAATTATATTTCTTGTCATCGATCGACATAATGAAAATTCGACGATGATTCGTCAAAATAATACTTGATGTCAGGTCGTCATTATTAAATTTGACCTCATTCATAATTTTAACATAACGTGGCTGATTACTCAAACAATGATGAACAAGTTTTTTGAAAATAAAAACATTTTCATCTGGAAAATCATAATTATTCCAATTTTCAATACAGTGATCGTAAATGAAACACAGGAATGTCGGTTTGAAAATAGAATAATTGCTACTCTTACGTGCATAAGAAAAAAATGTCTCAGCCTTCACTTTGTCAAGTTCTTCTTTCCTTTGTTGTTTCAATTTCCTCTCCAATTTCTCTTTCTCCTCATCATCTTTTACTTGTGACGCTAAGATGTTCATTTTGGCAATCTCTTCTGACATATCTGATGCCTGATTAATAATGTCAGAAATATTAACTTTATTGTCTTCTTCATCAGTTTCTAATTCTGAATCATCCCCCGATTCTTCAAAAATTTCCGGAACATAATCATCAATTGACTTAGTATACTCTTTTTTATCATTATATTCGTCGAGATCCATTTGAATTAGATTATTATCCTTTTTTTCTTAACGAAACGAAAAAATAATCTTGTTTCTAAAGAATCAGAAAAAATTAGATTATCGAAAAAAATTAGATTATCGAAAAAAATTAGGTTATCGAAAAAAATTTGATTCAAAAATTTATTATTTATCAAAATTAGATGCCAATATCCTCAAAACCGGACAATAATGTTACTACGGTGGATGATGACAAATATTTAAATTTTCAGGTGACTGATATTAATGGCTATCATGAATATGACGGTGAGGATGAAACATATCATATTCAAATGTTTGGTCGAACTGAAGATGACAAGACAGTCTGTATCAAAGTAAATGATTATCAGCCATTCTTTTACGTCATTATACCGACATACTGGGATGTGGGTCATATCGAACAATTTGTGACATATCTGAAGAAAAGAGTCAAATATAGATTCGATAATAATCCTGATAAACTAGCTGATTACAGTGAAGGATTAGTTGAGTTTAAAAGAGTGAGAAAACACAGATTTAAAGAATTTGACAATGAAAAACTGTATGCATTTTTGAAATTGAGTTTTAAGAACTACAATGCATTTCGTGAATTTTCGAGTATCCTGTCATATCCACTTAAGTTATATTTTTTAGAATCCGAAGATTATCGTAAATGCAGAGACTTTATGACTGAAGTCGAAGGTAAAAAAGGTTTCATGCAATTCGAAAGATATGAGGCTAACATCGAACCAGTTGTCAGATTTATTCATATGACAAACATCTCACCATTTGGTTGGATTAAAATCAAAAAGTCACGATTACAACCTATCGAAAAATATTCTTATTGTGATCATGTCTATGAAACCGATATGCGCCATGTACAACCAAAAGATCGAGATAAAATGTCACCTCTCAAAATCTTGGGTTATGATATCGAATGTATTTCGTCCGATCATGGAATGCCACAACCAGAAAGAAAGAAAGATAAATGTATTCAAATCGGTCTAACATTGTATCGCTATGGAAGTATGCAATGTGAAAAGAAATGGATTTTAACACTCAAACAATGTGCACCAATCGAAGGAGTCACCGTTCTCAGTTTTGAAACAGAAGCAGAATTGTTAATGGGTTATGCAAAGGCAATCAAGAAAATCCAACCTGATATCATGACCGGTTACAATATCTTCGGATTTGATGACGTTTATATCTACCAAAGAGCCAAATTACTCGAAATAAAAAGACAATTTTTGAATATGCATACCAAATTGTATCCTCGATTTTATGATCTCATTTCGAAATCTGGTCAATCATTCGAGAAGATGAAGGAGAAAGAGAAAACAAAACATGAAAAGGAAGTATCGATGACAGGTTTTGAAATTAAAAACTTATCATCTTCTGCACTTGGCGATAACATTCTCAAACATATTTGGACAGCAGGAATTGTCAAGATTGATATGATGAAAGTGATTCAAAGAGATCATAAATTAGATGGCTACAAACTTGACAATGTTTCTGCCTATTTTATTCGAGAAGGTATTATTAAAGTTGTTGTTCTGGAAGAGAAAGAGAAAAGGAAGAAAATCAAGATTTACACTAAAAGTACCAAGGCTTTGGAAACTGATAGTTACATTCAAATGATTGTTGACGATGATCTCAGTCCTTCGCCAATGGTTGATGAAGCGAAATATCTTGTCAAAGAAATTGGTTCTGAAACAGAGAAAAATGATAAAGGTGAAGATGTCAAATTCGGTACCATCACCATCAATATTCCGAATGAACATTACAATGAATATCTTGAAGCCAAGAAAAATAAATTTAAGGTCAATTGGACATTTGCCAAGGATGATATGCATCATACAGTTATTAATCACTTTTTCCGATTAGGAGATCCTGATAAAATTGCACAGATTGGTAAATATTGTGTCAAGGATTGCATGTTAGTTAATTTGTTAATCGCCAAACTAGAGATTCTGGCCAATTCTTCAGCTATGGCAGAAGTCAGTAGTGTGCCATTATCTTATTTGTTTTTCAGAGGTCAAGGCGTCAAGGCAACCAGTTTAGTCGTCAAATTCTGTACTAATAAGAATTATCTGCTTCCGACCAAACGTGTCAAGAATAAAGATACGGTCATGGAAGGTGCGATTATGGATGATGAAGGTTATGAAGGTGCTCGAGTCATTGCTCCACAGAGGGGTATTTATGATGAAGACCCAATTGGTGTCTTGGATTATGGGTCTTTGTATCCGTCATCGATGTTAGAAAGGAATTTGTCACATGAATGTCATGTTATTGATGAAAAATACATGAATCTGAAAGAATATCATTATTTCACAACAACAATTACGAAAAGAGTGTGTTACAAAGAAAAGGGAGTCATGAAATATCGACCAAAATTAGATCATAAAGGAAGACCAGTGACTTATGATCATGTTTTTGTGCAGAAGAAAAATGGTGAGAAAGGTATTTTATGTCAGATTCTGGATATGTTATTGACGAGTAGAGACAAAGCGAAAGATGAAATGAAAGTGGAGAAAGATCCATTTCGGAAGGTTTTGTTAGATGGTAAACAATTGGCATTGAAACTAACAGCTAATTCGATGTATGGGCAAACTGGTGCACCAACAAGTCCATTATACAAGAAAGAAATTGCTGAGACAACAACGGCGATTGGAAGAGAAAGACTTGATTTTGCGATGAAGATGGTTGAATCAGGATTTAAGGGTGCGAAGATTAATATTACTCCGGAGATACTTGCTAATCCGAAATTGGAATTTATGAAAGATTTTGATGTGACATTGTTTAAGGGTGCCAAGATTATTTATGGTGACACTGATTCGATCTTTATGAAATTTCAGTTACGACATATTATTGATAAAAAGGAGAGGTTAAAAATGGCGATTAAATTATCGCAACAAGCAGGATATATCATTAATGCTAATTTGCCATATCCACAGAAAATTAATTATGAGAAAACACTGTTTCCATTTATCTTGTATGATCGAAAGAAGTATGTTGGTATTTTGTATGAAGAGAAACCAGAAGGTGGTAAACAAAAATGTATGGGTATTGAATTGAAGAGGAGAGACAATGCACCAATTGTTAAAATTATTACTGGTGGGATGATTCATGCGATTACGAAAGATGGTAGTAAAGATAAGGCATTGGAATATGCGCATACTGTTATGAAAAGGATGATCAACAATGAATATCCGATGTCGAAATTTACGACAACAAAAGCGTTGAAGGGTCATTACAAATATCCAGATCGTATTATGCATCGAGTGTTAGCTGATCGAATCTGTAAGAGAGATCCTGGAAATGCACCACAAGTGAATGATAGAATAACATATGCATATATTCGAAAATCGGCAAAGGGATTTGGTCGGAAATTGAAGACTGGTGAATTTATTGAAACACCAGAATACATTAAGGAAAAAGGATTGAAATTAGATTATGAAAGATATATTACATCACAATTGGATACACCATTGAGGAAGAATCTGAAGTTGTTGATGCCTGAACATAAAGTGGAAGGATTCTTTAGGAAATATATTGATATGATTGAAAGAATTCAATCTGGAACAAAAACTCTGAATAAATTTGTGAAAATGAGGAAAATGACTGATGACGATGATATTGATGATTTTATGTTTTGAAAAAGCGAAAACAAGTTTCGGAAGCGCGAAAGCAAGTTTCGGAAAAGCGAAAGCAAGTTTCGGAAAAAATTGAATTATTAATTAATAATGATATTAATTAATAATGAGAGTTTCAATTAATTGGAAAATCACTGAACCTGTTAGTAAAGCACATTATGACAAAAATGATGATTTAAATTCAGTGGATGATATTCATGTACCCGTTCCTGAAGATGTTTTTGAACAAAAATTGGAAGATTACGAAGAAAATGATGTTCTTGGTATTTTTTATAACGAAAAACTAATAATGATACAACCACTGAAAAATAATAATGTTAAATCAGTATTTGAAGCAATGCACGTAGGTATGAATGAATTTTTGAATAATAATGATTCTTTTATTAGAGAAAATGTTTATACAGAAATTAGTCAATTTTTTAATTCCAATCATAGATTAAATTTAATTAATAAATTTGAAAACAGAGAATTGTCCTATAACGATTTAACAGTGGAACGTGTATGGTTTTATGGAGTACTTCTTAAAAAAGGTAATATGTGGGAAATGGTTATTGCATGATCAATCAATCTTAGTACAGTCTCACGAAAAAATTGAATTATTAATTAATAATAATATTAATTAATAATGAGAGTTTCAATTCGTTGGTGTATCACTGAATCTATCACAAAAGCACATTATTATGAAAATGATAATGGAGATGAAGATGATCCTCCTCACGTACCTGTACCTGAAAATATTTGGACTGAAGAATTGGAAGGTTATGAAAGTGGTGATGTCTTATGTATTTTATCAGTGACTGATGACAAAGCATTAGTAACAGAACCGATCAGAAATAATAATATTTTATCAATATTCAAAGCCATGCGTCGAGGATTGAAAAAAACATTAAATAACACTGATTCAGGAATAATTAAAAATGTTTACCACTATATTGGACATTTCTATCATGCTAGTCTCAGATTGGATAAAATTCATAAATTCGAAAATGGTGAATTGATTTGCCAAGATCTAGTAACAGATTACGTCATGTTTTATGGAGATCTTGAAAGAAGTGGTGGTGTATGGAAAATGGTCATTTCATAAAAGTATTACCATGGGTTGTTTCGCTTACGGTTTTATGAAAAAATTGAAATGTTCCATTTACAATTTGTCCCAATCGACATTCTGTCTCATGAAAAAATTGTAGGCGGAGCAACCTTTGAAAATATTCCATTTACAATTTGTCCCAATCGAAAACAAAATATTTTGATCGACTTCCAGTCTTATAAAAATTTTGAAAACAAAATATTTTAATCGACTTCCAGTCTTATAAAAATTTTGAAAACAAAATATTTTAATCGACTTCCAGTCTTATAAAAATTTTGAAAACAAAATATTTTAATCGACTTCCAGTCTTATAAAAATTTTGACATTCTGTCTCATGAAAAAATTGATACCTATTTTTATAAATATATGTATCAAATTAGAAGGGTAAATGCAGTATGAAATGACACATAGTATCAATGATCCATTTGTCGTTGACAAGAATTACGACATGATTAAATTCGGAATGGATTTCAATAATAAAATAACATTTAAAATGACAGTCAGAAAAATTGTTTTTGGTGATGTCTTTAATCATTGGGTCGAGTTTCCAGAAGGTGTTGAAGAGATTATCTTTGGTGATGCATTTAATTTGTTATTGAAGCAATATCCGAAATCATTGAAGAAATTATCTTTTGGGAAAAAATACAATCAACCATTAACTAATCTACCATCAATGCTCCAAGAATTGGGTGTGGGTGAAGATTATGATTTAGCATTAATTATCCCGTGTACAGTAACAACTCTGAGTTTTTGTCCGAAATCTTTTGAAAAATTCACAGTGCCATATTTTGTCAAAGAACTCACAATTGATGGTAATTTTAATGGTCCACTTCCTGAATTACCGAAACTCGAAAAATTAGTCATCAAATGGGAACATAATTGGGATATTAATACATTACCAATCAGTTTAAAACATCTAGAATTGAGTCGAAAATTTAATCGTGAAGTTAATTTTAGTTATTTGAAAAATTTAACTATTTTGATTTTCGGTGATAGTTTTAATCATCAGATTTTTGATGAACATTTGCCATTATCATTGACGTACTTGCAATTCGGTGCGTCATACAATCACGATATTAATTTGACTAACAAACATCTCAAAAATATTGTTCTTCATGCATATTACAAAGGAAATGTCGATACTTGTACTAATACTGTTTGTTCATTAAATCAATTGTGTTCATAATTTATTTAATAATAATCGGTCCAGTAATCAGTCATTCTATCATTAGTGACAAAATAAGCAGGTACAGTAGCTATTCTTCCCCAAATATCAGAAATTAATTCTGATCCGTCGGAGAGTAAATTGAAATAGACACCATTTTGTTCGTAACTGTGACGTCTTGGTGCCTGTGCGACTAATTCACCAGAGTATTTGTAATAAACCGAGATAACACCATTATTGACACTAACTTCTTTTTCTGCCCAACTTGGTCTCATGAAACCATTCTGATGTGCTTCATTGTAAATGTCAGAATGTAAATTGTAGGGAATAAATCCAGTATTTTCCCAATTACTTTTAGTAATCAGTGGATTCACTGGAAGCAAATCTTTATCGATTAAATGACGATCAGATGGTAGAACATTATATGTATTATAAGGAATAGAAGGTGGCAATTTAACATTATTGAATGTTTCATTGACATTTTGTTTGAGTTCTTTTCTTGTTCTAATAGCGAGAACCACAAAGAGTAAAATACCAAGACTAACAACAGGACCCATACTACAAACAGCACCACCAATCATATACAATCCTCCTCTCAATGATTCTTCATAATTAGATGAAAATGGATTTGTTGGTTCAGATGGTGTTACATAGCCATTTGAACTTGGTACATTTGAGCTTATATTCGGATTTGCTTCAGGACCATATGATATACCAGATGGTGCCGACGATTGTAATCCTGTTGATCCTGTTGATGTCATTATTTCACCAGAAGTACCTGGAGTTGGTTGATTGACATATGATGAGAAACTATCTGGAATTCCGAGACTATTTGATGCATTTGTGACATCTGAAGTAGTCGAAGAAGTAGTAGAAGAAGAAGTTCCAGTCGTATTCGGAGTTGCTGTTGTTTCTGATGGTGAGCTATACATAAACATGTAGATGATGATCAGAACAACAATGATGGCAACAATAAGAATGAGCCAAGAAGTACCTGTTCCGAAGATTCCTTCCCAGAGTGAGGTACCTGATGCATTGGCGTTTGATTCGACAGATGCTTTATTAGCGATAGTTTGTAGGGAATCAAGAACACAATTTGATTTGATAGTGGCATCTTGAATGATTCTGACGTCACAGGCTGTAATAACGACATCTTTGAGGGCAACTGATTGATCTGATGAAAGATCACCACAACTAGATTCTGTCATGGAATCAATTTGTGTGAGGATATCATTTGAATTTTCGGAAAAGGCAAATCCAAGATTGGCTTGTGCTTCAGCATCTAATTTAGCAATAACATCTGATGATATATTTTGTAGGTTATTGATGACACATTCGGAACTGGCGCCTGCATTTTGGTTGACTTCAAATGATGTTGGATGTCCATTGCAACTAGCATTAAGATCAGGTCGATGAGAAACATCAGTAATAGTGATCGAATTACCGATATTGATATTTGGGCATTTCGCGAACGATTGACTTGTAATATCTACTTCTAGAGATTGTTCTGATTTTGATGATGCAACACCCATTTTTATTATCAAACAAGATATTTAAATATAATAGCTATGACAGAATGCCCGACCAAGACAGGCTATATCTTTGATACGGAATCAATTAAAAAATCACTTGGTAAAATCGCACCACGTGTCAATCTGACAGTAAATAGAGTCGAACGTCATTGGGTTTGGTATATCGTTTTTGTCGTTTTACTCATTATTATTATTTACTATTTACAGAAATTAGTTGTGTAGTGTATGCGGAGCAACCTTTGGTAGGCGGAGCAACCTTTGGTAAGCAGAGCAACCTTTGGTAAGCAGAGCAACCTTTGGTAGGCGGAGCAACCTTTGGTAGGCGGAGCAACCTTTGGTAGGCGGAGCAACCTTTGGTAGGCGGAGGTTACTTTTATGATAGTTGTTCTAGCATTAAAGTAGCGGTGTTTGGGGGATTTAATCCGAATGTTGATGTGATAAGTCTGGGATCAATAAGGACTAAAACTGCATTATAACCTAAAAATAGACTATTTGAAGGCACTGTTCCATTAATATATTGTGTCATTAACCCTGATGATGTTGCTACAGATAGTGCTGTAAAACATGTTGTATTAGCAACTACTGAATAACTATTATTTACTATATTATCGAAAATCGTTAAACTACCATTAGATATACTAGGATTTGGTGGTGATGTTGTTGGTGATGAAAAAACAATTTGGCCACCCATCAAAGTCATTTGACCAGGTGTAACAGTAAAATTGCCGGATATTGTATAGGATGAACCGGCTCCCGACGAACCACTTGTAGTAACTGTATGAGGTATAAATAATGGTGCATACGTAAATGATGGTGTAGCTGTATTTGTTAAAACTGTAACTTCTACAAATATGTATGATTGCGAAGCAGGAAAAGTAACAGTGACATTGTATGCAGAATTTGCTGAAATATTATCAGTGTAATACATACTTGTATTAGCGAATACCAGATAGTCATCATATATCGAATTCACAAGGGTAAATGGCGAATTTTGACTGTCAGATACTGAAAATGATATTGACGAACCATTCCACGCAACCGTCACATAAACAGAATTCGTACCTGATGGTAAACTTGACAAATTAAGTGATGCTGTAGTTACAGCAGTAACAGAATTGACAACTATAATATTATTCGCAAATTTAGTAATAGTATTATAAGCACTCGTATATGTATCATATAATGTTGTCACAACACTACTATTATTAGCAATACTAATCTGATCATTTGCCAAAGCAGTGAATTGTGCTTGTCCTATTAAAAATGATTCAGCAGATCCTACTCCAGTAATTGATCCAGGAATGGTCGAATAACTTGAACCAGAGTATTTAACTAATTTCAAACTTGTACTTGTCACAGGTGAAGGAATGGCTGTCATATAAAATGCCTGATAAGTACCATTGGCCGACAAAATGACAGCATTAGATGTTGCATTAAGTGCCATTCCTGTAACTGATGCTATTGTAGAGAAAGGGACAAATTGACTTGACGATGGTGGTATCATCGATGCGGATAAAGTAAAGGCACCAGTTGCATAGGATGTACTATCAAGATAAAAAGTACCATTAGTATTATTAATGATAGCACCATTAGGACCACTGGCACCAGAAACACCATTTGCACCCAAAACGCCTGATTGTCCAATTGTTCCTGACTGACCAATAAAACCAGTACTACTAACGCCATCAAATCCTTGAATACCGGTTGCACCTACAATTATTGTATCAATGACACCAGTTGCTCCTACAGTTCCTGTACCACCAGTTACTCCGACAGTTTCTGTACCGATCATACCAGTACTACCAGTATTACCTTGAATACCTGATGGACCTATTCCTGTACTTCCAGTATTACCAGTTACACCGACAATTCCTGTACCACTAGCACCAATACTTCCAGAACTACCAGTAAATCCTTGTGAACCACCATTACCAATACTTCCAGTAGAACCTGAATTACCAATAAGATCAGATATTCCAGTTAATCCTTGAATACCTGTTGCTCCAGTTGCTCCAAAACTACTAAGACCAGTATTACCAATCGATCCGATCGATCCTGTGGCACCATTATATCCAGTATTGCCAAACACTCCAATAACTCCGACAGTACCGGTAGAACCAACAAAACCATTTCCACCAATGCTACCAGTAAAACCTTGAGTGCCGGTGGAACCATTTGCTCCAGTTGAACCGAAAAAACCAGAAGAGCCAATCGCGCCAGTGCTTCCTGTAGTACCATCCTTACCTTTTGTGCCTGTTGAACCCACTGAACCGATCATACCAGTTCCACCAGTGAATCCAGGTAGTGATATTCCAGTATTTCCTTGATTCCCTTCATTACCAATTGAACCAATATTTCCAATAGAACCAACTACTCCAGTCGCACCAATAGGACCGATAACTATATTATTAACGCCAGTGATACCAGTATTTCCAATTGATCCTTGTGATCCAGTACTACCAGAATTACCCACAGAACCTACAGTTCCAGAAGCACCAAAATTACCAACACCAGTAGAACCTAGATTTCCATTTTGACCAATCATTCCAATAACGCCAGATATTCCCATTCCAATAACACCATTAATTCCAACACCACTGGCACCAATATGACCAGTATTTCCCTGACTACCTGCAATTCCTGTTTCAGTACCAACACTACCAGTTGCACCAGAAAAACCAGAACTACCAACAGTTCCTGTAACAACATTACCCATAGTTCCTGTACCTCCAAGAGAACCATTAAATCCAGTATTTCCAATCATTCCAATAGAACCGATTATACCAGTCATTCCAGTTGCTCCAGTATGACCTACAGTTCCTGTATTACTAATACCTGATACACCTGTATTACCGACATTACCAATAACACCAGTATTACCAGTCATACCTATAGAACCAGAGCTTCCAGTAAAACCTTGTATTCCAGTAACACCAATAGTTCCTGTGATACCACTGGCACCAATATTACCGGATGTACCATTAGTACCTTGATTACCGACACTACTAGTACCAGTTGCGCCAGTCATTCCAAAATTACCGTTAATGCCAATTACTCCAGATATTCCTTGAAAACCGATACTTGAAACTCCACTTAATCCTTGTAATCCAGTCTCACCAATTGTTCCAGAAGCACCAGTATTACCTGATATTCCTGAATCACCTGTTTCCGAAATCCCAATTGAACCTGATAACCCTGTGCTTCCGATACCTCCTGATCTACCGATATTTCCAAAACTACCTATTGTTCCATTAACACCAATAGCTCCTGTACTACCAGTTCTTGTACCATTATTTCCTTGTGATCCTGAATTACCTGATAACCCAGAACTACCGATATGACCTACAGTTCCTGTACCAGTAGAACCAATGTCACCAATCACACCCGTTGATCCATTATTACCTGATAAACCGAGTATTCCACTAGCGCCTACAGTTACTGTACCAATATCACCGGTATTACCAATACTACCTGATGGTCCAATAAAACCAGTATTACCAATTGTTCCTGATATTGATATTCCAGTACTACCTGGTGATCCAAAAACACCGGTAATTCCAATGCTTCCTGTTGATCCATTATGACTGCTACCGATAACACCTGTTGAACCAACAGTTCCTGTACCAGAATTACCTGAAGTACCAATCATACCAGTAATTCCAGAATTACCATTTGATCCCTGAGAACCAGAATTTCCGGAAAGACCTGATATTCCTGTATTTCCTAAAGATCCTGCACTACCTACAATTCCTGTACCAATGAAACCAACACTTCCATTACTACCGGTACTACCAATATTTCCACTCTCACCATTATGACCAATAGAACCATTAGTACCGGTGTTTCCAACAATACCCGTAAAACCGACAATTCCTGTACCAATAGAACCAGAAAATCCTTGAAATCCTAAAATTCCGGTATTTCCTGTGTTTCCAAATATTCCTGTGCTTCCAATTGATCCTGAAGATCCAATACTTCCTATGATTCCTGTTGAACCATTAAATCCTTGTTGACCAGTATGACCGTCAGAACCGAATAGACCTGATGCACCGATAAAACCTTGAGAACCATTATTTCCGAAAGTACCAATAACACCTGATGATCCAGTTATTCCAATAATTCCGGTACTTCCTGATAAACCTTGATCGCCTGTTATTCCTGTTGGGCCATTAGTAGAAGTATTTATTATTCCGGTATTACCAATTAATCCTTGTCTTCCAATAGATCCTATTATACCATTAAGACCAGTGGCACCTGTTGGACCATCATTGATAATAGGACCAGTCACACCATTAAAACCTTGAAATCCACTGTTACCATTAATTCCAATGACACCAATAATACCAGTAGAGCCACGAAATCCTGATATTCCTATTGTACCTTTAGGTCCAATAATACAAACATAACATGTATTATTGGAACAATTATCACATAGTTTTTTATTTTCCATCTAATCAATTATATGATAATTTGTTTCTTTCGATTGATAATGACGATTATCGGATGACTATAATGACGATTATCGGACGACTATAATGACGATTATCGGACGACTATAATGACGATTATCGGACGACTATAATGACGATTATCGGACGACTATAATGACGATTATCGGACGACTATAATGACGATTACCGGACGACTATAATGACGATGACAAGACAAATTTTAAAAATGATTTAAAGAAATAATTCTTAGTATCAAGATGATAGGTATATAAGTAGTCAATCAAAAATTATTTCTTTGAATCATTTTTAAAATTTGTCTTGTCGTCGTCATTACAGTCGTCATTACAGTCGTCATTACAGTCGTCATTACAGTCGTCATTACAGTCGTCATTACAGTCGTCATTACAGTCGTCATTACAGTCGTCTTGTCGTCGTCATTACAGTCGTCTTGACGTCGTCATTACAGTCGTCTTGACGTCGTCTTGTCATCGTCTTGTCATCGTCATTATAGTCGTCTTGTCATCGTCATTATAGTCGTCTTGTCGTCGTCATTACAGTCGTTTTGTCATCGTCATTATAGTCGTTTTGTCATCGTCATTATAGTCGTCGTGTCATCGTCATTATAGTCGTCGTGTCATCGTCATAAGAGTATCTTAGATGAAAAAATTGATTAATAAAGGACTCTAAATTAATATAGTAATGAAAACAAGAACTTCAAAGCTATCTATTTTCCAGTATGATCCAGAATATTTGCATATTTTTTATGGTTCTGAACAATCATTACAAAAGATTACTATTACCAATAAAAGTATTGACTGTGAATCATTAATTGACGTTTTTATTAATAGAATTGAATTATCAACAACCATCAATTTCTATGGATCATTCGTTTTCAAGAATAATGGTCATAATGCCAATTACATTTACCAACCATTCTCAATCGTCAACAAGAAATTCATCATGTATGATCCTATTTATTGTGAATTGTATTTCAAATTCAATCTTGATATTATTTTACTCACTATTAATGAGGAGATCCTATTTGTCAATTTCACTCTCGATAGTATCCTGAATAGAATGTTATTAAGTACCAAACAACATGCTACCATGCCAGGTATCTTTACAATTTATCAAATATTACTGCCGATCACAAAAATCACTAATTTCTACCAAGATAAATTATCGTTGATTATTAGTGATGTCAATGGTGCTGTTCATGTCATTATTTACAACAAAGAAATCTATGTTTATCAATATATTAAACTTCAAGAACAATACCATAAGAATGATATTGTTCTTCATGTCGGAAATAATATTCATATGATTGTCGGTCGTAACATCAAAACGAATACTTTATTAGTCACGACAGGTTACAAAACAACAATTATTGATGATGTACTCATGTATCATCGTGAATCAGATATCAATATTCTGATTCATTCCGATAAAATTATCCTTGTTGGTAAAGACGATCGTAATGTCAATCTGAATTATGATCGTGATACTACATTTGATGTTGATACTTATAACGGAACAACAACATTATTATTGAAACATCACAATAACCAAACAGTCGGTATGAAGAAATACGATGGCATTAATTGTGTTTGGGCACCTGTCTATTCTAAAATGATGGGTGATAGTTGTTATTTTTTGAAAAATGATCAAATGCATAAATTTTCACTTTCAAGTGGCATATTAACTAAAATTGAAAATCCATTTGATACTATTTTCGTCGATTTTCATATCTATGATCCAAAAACGAAAAATGTCAAATCATCACTCATCACCTGGTCGAAACAACTTGATATTCATGAAAATAATTATTGGCTTCTAGACGAACAGATGAATAAATGGGTTTCTCTCGGAGTGATCAGTCAATCTATCATTCAATCAGCATTAAATTTGTATCATAACGATTTTGAAATGCCATTCAATGTGACCCTCATGATCAATCCTGATTTTTCTGCCATTGAATTAATTAATATTATTACCGCTGTTGATCTAGTTGAAACAAAAATAGTGGTTAAACTAGTTAAACACGGTAAATTAATATCAGATGGTGACGGAGTAACAAGAGACGTCTTCCAGAAAATTATCCGATGGTCATTAATCGAAATCTTTAATGAAGGTGCTTACCTAACATTCAAAAAGCCAAAGCACCATAAGAATTTGTATTATCAATTGGGTTTGCTTTTCAGTTATTATTTTATCACAACAAAAATGGTTTTTCCATTTCGATTCCCTATTCAGGTTCTCATCAATTTATGTTATGATCGCAATGCTAATTCGAATATGATGGAATTCTGGAAGAGAATTAGTCCGGATCATTATCGTCAATATGTTGCTCATCCAAAACCATCTGATTTTGGATACACTAATGCAGTTGAAATGCTGAAAGAAAAGTGTTTCTACCAACCATATGATGAAATAAAATCATTCAAGGAAGGTTTCATGACATTTTTGCTCCCTCATCTACATATTCTTAATCCACAAACCCTTGATATTATTCTCAGTGGTCCATATAATCACTTACAAATCTATCATGATTTTTTTAATCATCTCGTCTTATCACCAGAATTAGGTCCTCTACGTAAATTCTTCCTCAATTTGACATTAGAACAATACAGAAATCTCTTCTCAAATTGGAGCTCTACTTGGTTACCTGACGGTAAAGAATACACCATCAAAATTTCAGAGAACGAACCTTATTTCACATTCAAGTCTTGTCTCAAACTTCTCGATGTCTCCATTGATTTTCTCAATTCACGAGAAGAATGGCATCGGTTATACAAATTAATTGAGGTTATCATTGGATAATTGTGTCACCATCAATGTTGCCGTATTTGGATGATTAACACCAAATGTTGAAATAATAGGATCAGGATTGATAACAACTAATAGTGCTATATACATAGCATTATTTGTTACCGCATAATTAATCGCCTGAGTTGCTAATTCCGATTCTTCGGATGTCGTATATGCCGTAAAACCAATTGCGCTAACATTTTGATCAGCAATAATACTATCATAAATGGTCATATTATCATCACCCACTTGAGGTACTTCTGTCGAAGTATCCTGAACAATCATCCCACACATCAGTGATACTACTCTTGGTGTCACATTTACATTTCCTGAAATAATATATTCACCAGCTGTCACCGAACCATTACTTGAAGCATTAAGACCAGTATAAGAAAATGTCGCAGTATTAATAAAAACTGTCACTTCAACCATAATAACTGTTTGTTCAGTAGTGGTCGTTACTTCAATAGTATATTCAGAAGTCGCTGTCACATTATCGGCATGATAAATATAAGCCGTCAAATTAAATTGGTTAACACTTTTAACCAAATGGAAAATAGATTTTTGGGCATCTGTTAATGTTATCAAGGGATTATTTCCATCAATTAAGACTGAAACATAAACAGAATTGGTTGTTGCCTGTAATGTCGATAAGTCAAGTGGAATACTACTAATAAAGTCATCTTGATAATTAACATTAAAACTATGTGCAAAGATCGAAATATTATTGGCTGATGTAAACGTGTTGTACAATGTTTCTGTGTTATTACTGTTATTAGCAATACTAATCTGGTCATTTGCCTGTGCAGAAAATTTAACTCGACCTGATAACAATGGGCCAAAACCAGTAATCGAACCAGGTATGGTAGTAGAATTTTTCACTAGTTTCATACTTGTCGCCAAATCAGTCGTTTGGAGATTAACTGTATAATAAGCTTGATAGACTCCACTTTCTGATAGAATAACAGCATTCCAAGTGTCATTTAGTGTCATACCATGAGCATTGAAGTCAGAAAAAGTAATCAATTGTTTTGGATTAATTGGTTGACTCGAACCAAGTAAAGTCTGAATAACAGAAAAAGCACTATCAAGATAGAAAAAACCATGAGATTTCACCATTGTTCCAAGTGCACCCATCCCACCTTGTCTACCTGATTCACCAATATGACCTGATGAACCAACATCACCTACATTTTTTCCACTAACACCGATCGTACCTTCATAACCAGATAATCCCTCATCACCTAATTCACTAATTTTACCAATTCCACTAACACCAATATTACCTAAAAGACCATCAGTACCAGTCAATCCCAAAACACCAATTGTTCCAGTATTTCCTGAAATTCCTTGGGATCCTATTATTCCTGTTTCACCAATGATGCCAGTCTTACCATCACAACCATCATTTCCATTCAATCCAGAAGAACCATTATTTCCAGTGATACCTTCAGAACCATTTGTTCCAGTATGACCTAATGCACCCATTTCACCAATTGTACTTATTAGACCAGATATTCCAGTGTTTCCTGTTAATCCTTGAATACCTGATTCACCAATTTGTCCATAATTATTATTTCCAGAATTACCAGTCATTCCTATTTCACCAGTGTTTCCTAAATGACCAATTTGTCCTAATTTTCCTATCGAATCAGCGGAACCAATGAAACCCAATGTTCCAACAACTCCCGTTGTACCAAAAACACCCTGGTAACCAGAATGTCCTAAATCACCATCCTGACCCATTTTTCCATTCGCTCCTGTGTTTCCCATTAAACCAGATGGTCCAGTAATACCCGAATCACCAATTAAACCTGATTCTCCAATCGAACCATTGATGCTTGATTGACCAGTTTCACCAATTTGACCTGCCTTTCCGTCAAAACCATTGATTGACATTCCAGTATTTCCAGTGATTCCTAAAACACCTGTTATTCCAGCTTTACCTGTAAGACCATCATAACCAAATTGTCCATAATCACCGTTGAAACCTTGTTTACCAGTCTTACCAGATACACCCAATGGTCCGTTTAAACCGAAAGATCCAATTTCAGAAATACCTGTCTCACCTGTTACACCATCAATTCCTTGAATACCTCTCAATCCGATTTCATTAAAACCTGTGCTTCCGGTAATACTATCACCAATATTTCCTGATACACCAACAACTCCCGTTGTACCACTATTTCCTAACATTCCATCAGATCCTGAATTTCCAACAATTCCTGTTGTACCAACATTTCCTGATTCTCCATTATTACCTATGAGACCAGTTTCACCTGTTATTCCTACTTGATCTGAAATTCCAATGTTTCCAACAACTCCCGTTGTACCAGTACTTCCTGTTTGTCCAATATCACCAGGAAAACCAATTTTTCCATCAGATCCAATGTTACCATTAGGACCATCGATACCGTCAAAACCAGAATTTCCATCACTTCCTATTAATCCCAAATTGCCATCAGGACCAATATCACCATCAAGACCTTGTAATCCTGCATCACCTTCAGTTCCTACAGTTGCTGTACCTGGCAATCCTTGTGAACCAATACGACCATCAATACCTGTGATACCTTGAGTACCAGTCGTTCCGATTAATCCTTGATCACCATCAGAACCAATCATACCGACAATTCCTGTACCATCAGAACCAGTATCACCAACATTACCAATCATACCTACAGTTCCTGTACCATTAGAACCAGTATCACCAACATTACCATCAGAACCAATCATACCGACAGTTCCTGTACCATCAGGACCAGTATCACCAATATTACCATCAGAACCAATCATACCATTTTCACCATTAGAACCAATTGTACCATCAGAACCAATTGACCCATTCTCACCATCAGAACCAATTGTCCCATTCTTACCATTAGAACCAACAGAACCAATTGACCCATTCTCACCATCAGAACCAATTGTCCCATTCTCACCATCAGAACCAACCGAACCATTCTCACCATTAGAACCAATTGTACCATTCTCGCCATTAGAACCAATTATACCATTCTCGCCATTAGAACCAATTGTACCATTCTCGCCGTCAGAACCAATTGTACCATTCTCGCCGTCAGAACCGATTGTACCATTCTCACCATTAGAACCAATTATACCATTATCTCCATTAGCTCCATTCAAACCTGTCGTACCCATCATACCAATATCACCTTGTTCACCAACATCGCCTTGTTCACCAACATCACCTTGTTCACCAACATCACCTTGTTCACCAACATCGCCTTGTTCACCAACATCACCAATATTGCCATTAGGACCTATTATGCCTTGTTCACCAATATTACCAATAACTCCATCAGAACCAGTCATGCCATTATCTCCAATATTTCCAACAGTCCCTAGTTTACCAGTACTACCAATAAAACCAGTGAAACCGAATATTCCATCAAAACCAATCATTCCAGTACTACCAACATAACCTTGATTTCCTAAAACTCCTGTTGCACCAGTATTTCCGGCAAATCCCACTATACCCGTTACTCCGCTTGCACCTTGAAAACCAGTTATTTCCGTGGTACCTTGAATATTTTCTGGTACAATTGTGTTTTGAATACCTAATTTTTCTAATCGTTCACTCGAAAAATTCTTAACATTACTGGATTCACTGAATCGATAAAAACTAGTGCTTTTTGGATTTCTTTGATGATTAATATTAGGATTTGGTAAAACAGTTATTTTAAATTGATTTTGTGATTTCGGTGCATGATTGCGATATATATTGTTATCGTAACCGCATTTCTTAATACAATCTTGACATCCTATAGCGGTAAAATAATATTTATAACATCGATGACATAATTCTTGTAAATTCATACTAATATATACGTATATATACTTGTATTACAACATAGATAAATGATAAATAAAAATGTATGTCAGTGTTTCAACCTCTGGTATCAGAAAAAAATTGAACTTTTACAGTTACAATTTGTTTCAATCGACGTTCTGCACACTTTCAGTGTAAAAAAATTGAACTTTTACAGTTACAATTTGTTTCAATCGACGTTCTGCACACTTTCAGTGTAAAAAAATTGAACTTTTACAGTTACAATTTGTTTCAATCGACGTTCCGTCTCTAGAAAAAATTGACTTCTCGACCATCATAATGATTTGATTAAATCTTATTCATCATGATGACCTTCAAGAACATTCCGGTGTATTTTCAGTTCCATATCATTCGTCATCTGAAACAAATCATTGACAAGAACAAATTGATGGAATCTAATGAAAATATTTATTACAAAATTATTTTGTTTTGTGAAGAATACAAATTTAGTGATTTTGATTACAATATGAATTTTTGTGTTAATCTCATGGAAGAATTCTTCAAGAAAAATAATTTGAAGAAGTGGGAAATTTGGAATACCAAACAAATTAATGTTGGTAAGAAGTCTGATGAATCTGATTTATTTATTCGTTCTCATTTTTGTCAGAATATTTTGAAACCAGATGACAAGGATTCCCCAAGAGTGAGATATACTGAAAAGTCAATTTTTAAAAATGTCGTCACCAAATTTCGCAATGCTCTCAGTCATGTTTGTTCCGAATTTCATTATCTTGAAAAACATAAAGATGAAATTATTAACGAGTTCCAAAAATACGATGACAGCAAAAATTTTATTGTTAATCTAACCATTGTTATTTTTCTGATTTGCAAAAACAACAAGTATAAATGCCCACCAATCCATTTTTTCATCAAAAACAAATATGTTCGACACGGCATCATTGAAGACGAAATTATCAAGATTCAATCTAATCCTTATATGAAGGGTCATCATATTTATGACGATCATTCAGTTATCGAGAAACGAATCAAATTACAAAAAAATAAATCAAAGATTGCTTTTTTGTCTGCCATTACTCATGTTCAATCATAAAATTTCGATTTCAAATTAACATTAACTCGATGAGGATTCATTTTACCCTTTGATTCACGACTATGTAGACGATTCTCTAGTGCCTGTTCATACAAGTTATCATCATCATAGATATCCATATCGTCATCATGATCAATAAGATGACTCAATGCTCTCCTCATTTCAGCATTATTCTTCTCACCAAAAATACCTCCACCGTCCTCATCCTCTGATGAAGAAATATCATCCAAATTAATCTCAGTTGTCTCCTCAAGATCATCAGAAAGTGAATCATTGTCACTATCACTGTCAGGAATCACAACCTTTTTCTTTTGGGTCTTCTTTTTCGGTAGATCATCATCATGATGTTTAGTCTCGTGATGATTAACCTCGTGATGTTTGTTCCCACGAACAGCACCCCCAAGTAATTCATTAATGTATTCCTTGGGTTTGTTCTTATTGACATAACCTTCGATACAAGTACAATTGATTTTACAATCATGATCAACAATATCATGATCATCATAATGACGCATTCTTTGGAGTTTGTCACCAACATAAATATCATAAACCAAAATTTTACTTGTGTCTTTCTTGAAAGGTGGTGCCTCTGAAGCAGGAATATATGGCATCAATGTCGTTTGTGCCCCAGCATTTGCATTGCCACGAGTAGCATTTTCTTGAAGTTGACTATAGATTTCTTGTGCTTTCCTATATTCTGGAGAACTAACATTAACAAAATCACCAATATCATTCGTAGCATAATTATTGTAATCTGATCTTCCAAAAACGGTTCCGATAACATCCTGATGAGTTACTGGATCATTTTGCCAATTAGTAGACGTGGTATTACCCATTATTATATCAATATTATGAAAAAAAAATTCACGATGTTATTAGTATAATGTCATTCATAGCTATAACAATAATAATAATCTTAATGTTTTCGCTCCTTTTTTATCTCAAAGGAACAAATAAATCAGAAATTAATGCTATACAATCAGTCAAGGATGGATCAATCTACTACGTTAAATCAGGTAATGACCAATACGATGCACTATCAATCCTTGAAGAAGTCAGAAAACGAATTAATTTTTTCGAAAAATATCTCGAAACAAATAAAAAACAATATCCTGAATATAAACCTTACATTGATCAACTACTCGAAAGAGGTAAAAATATCGAATTAAACGAAAATCCACCTGACGGTAAATTGACATCATTCACTATTAATAAAGGTGAAAAAATGTCATTATGTCTGCGATCAAAACAAAATGGCCAGTTACATGACATTAATCTTATTATGTATGTCGTCATTCATGAATTATCGCATGTCGCCTGTCCGGAAGAACAACATACGAAATTATTTAAAAAAATCTTTATTTTCTTCCTACACATTGCAGTTCAAATTGGAATTTACAAACCAATCGCTTTTGATAAAATACCCATTGAATATTGTGGAATGAAAATAACCGAAAACTTATTGAGGTAACCGAAAACTTATTGAGGTAACCGAAAACTTATTGAGATAGTCATTCCTCTTACGCAGGCTGTAACATTACTTTATATTCTTTCTTCGAAGTATATAAAATGGATGATCCGATTAAGGTAATTCATGAATTTAAAAATCGGAATCAAAAAATTCAATACAATTTACTCATTTATGTTGGAAATATTATGGAAAAAAAAACAAATGACATTCTCATGAAAATCAAAGATCTTGATTTTTACCAAACTATGATTGAATTAACCGATGACGAATACAAACAATTAGTCTCAGCATACAGCGAATATTGGTATCAGAAATTCTTCATCACCTATCATATTGAACACATGAAAAAATCCATCTCCAGCAATAAAACACAATTATCAAACCTCACAAGCAAATATGGTGACAAATGGATGAAACAACATATCAAACAATCAACTTTCAAAACACCTGCACTATCATACGAATCGAAATTCCATAATGACAAACTTCGATCCATCAAAAAGAAAGAACTCTTCGAAGATCTCATTGCCGACACAGAATCAGCCAATATGGCTCGATTGAATATTGATTCTGATAGTGATTCTGATATCAGTGAAAGAAGTTGGTCATCAGATGATTCAGACAATGATTTCGATGAATTAGATGATCCTGAAATGATCACATTAGACAAAGCTCTTTCTCAGAAAATATCCGATATGAGAAACCCTACAGAACAGTCAGGTGGTGATGATGATGATGACGAAGAAGATGCCTTTACTGCTGTCAGTGATGTTTTTGACGATCCTGATGAAGGAGTTGATTTACCTCTCGATAATGATAACACTGTCGAAGAAGAAAATCCATTTTTCCAAAATGACGAAGATGAGATTGACAAAAACATTAAGGAAACAACTGATCAAATTAAAGAAGTTGTTAAAACAAAAACCTATCAGTTTTATCAGAAAATGATCGAAATAGATGTCTCTAAAGATAATGATCCTTTCGATCAAGATATCAAGAATGTCTACAAAAAGAATTATGTCGAGAACCAGTACATTTTCAAAGACGATACTATTCATACCATCAGATCAAAAATATGTATTTCACTTAAGAATGCTCCACGTTTTGGTGAAGATTGCTACATTTTACCATCATACCAATATTTATGGACTGAATACAATATCGATAATCAACTTAAACGTGTCATGCTTGGTTCGAAATTTATGGTCAAAAATAATTTGATGAATATCGATGTCAAACCAAATAACAATCTCCGTCATTATCAAGAATTACGTGATAATCTGAAATCCATTTATGATATCATGAATCGTCCTGGTAAATTTAAGAGAGAAGATGATGACACTGGTATTCTCTTTGATTACGAAGAATATTACACGAATAATGAAATCTTTATGATCGATATTATGAATCAACTCGGTTTTGATTTTCATCCTGACATCAAAGAATTTGACAATATGATTAAAGTTTATTTTGACATCTATTTCCCACGTATTCGCCCTGATGAATTACAATCAATCATCGAGTTCTTATCACCGAATAAACAAGAATCCGTCAAATCATACGAAAGAAACAGAATGAAGAATGTTCACAAATCAATTAATTCCATTTTACTAATTGAATACGATATTATGCGTGATGTCGAATTAGTAAAGGCACAAGCACACAAAAATAATTACAAAAAATATTTCCAAGAAAATCATATCACTCAGACAGTCATCCATACTAGTTTGACATACGAAGGTGTTTATGATTTGTATTACATCTTTGATAATTTCATCAGTAATAAATCCTATCCATTCATACAGTATCAACCAATCGAGCATGATTCTGTTTTCAAATTCTATAAACCAACCATCAGTAAACCTGATCTGCGTGATACTTTCATTAAATGGTTTGAAAATTCACCTCATGGTATCAGTTTTCGTTTACGATTAGAAACAAGAAGAGGAAAACCAATTATGGAAGAAAAATACATGACAATCAATTTGTCAGATTCCGGTCGAATTGAATACAAAATTCCTTGGAAAGAAGAACATCAGGCTTCCATTGAAGACATCATTGAATCATACCAGTACATTTATGGTTTAATCGATAAAATTAATAGTGAAAACAAAACTTTTCAATTGATTAAACCAGAAGCATCACAATTCAAATTTGCTTTTATTAGTTCGATTCAGCGTTTCTCATTACCTGGTAACTACAGTATTAACCATGATGACATTTCTGATTTTTCGAGATATTTCTTTCCATATATCACACTCATGATCGAACCAAGGAAAAGAAAATCAAAATCCAAAGAAGCCAAAGAAGAATTTGGTAAATACGGAACATACTTGAGATATCGTCGAATCAGTAAATATGAAGTCAATTCTAAAATTGAAAATCGAATTATTCAGATTATGAAAAATTATGAATATGATGATCAGAGTCTTGCTAATTTAATTAGTCGTGATTTCAATATCACCGAAGGACAAGCCATGTCAGAAATTGCCACTGTTCGTCAGAAACACCCTAACATTCGTAAAGCACGTATCATCCTCAAGAAACTTGATACCCTAACAAAACCCAAAACACCTGGTATTTCGATCAATATCCAAGGGAAAACAAAAGATAATTACATTATTCGAACATCTGGTGCACGTGATCAAGTCCAATTAGATCGTATCATTAATTTCACTAATATTCTGATTTATCTGTATTACGAAACATATTTGCTCAAAATTAAAGAACGTCAGAGTATGTTAGATAAATTAAAGACATTTGTGAATATTGCGCAGAGAAGGAATCGTGTTGAGAAGAAAGTCTGGTTACCAATTGAAAACGATAATGTCATTAGTGTCAAGCAAATGATTAAATCTGATTATGAAAGATTAGGGCAAATTAATGATGATGAAAACTGGGCGAAAGAATGTCAACAGAGTGGTTTGAATAAGAGAAGAAGACCCAAAGATTACATTGCAGTTGGTGATTTGATACAGGCTGGGTATAAATACAATGAGAAGACTGATTTTTATGAAAGACAAGTCGAAGTTGCTGATGAGAAGAATAACAAGAAGAAGAACAAAGTGATTTTACGTGCTGTTAAATTGGCAAAAGCAGATGGTGGTGATATTTTTTACACTTGTTCTCCAGAAGAAAATGGCAAACAAATGTATGTTGGATTTTTGGCTCGTAATATTGCACGTCCTTGTTGTTTCATTAAGGATCAGTATACATCTGTTAACAAGGCGAAAAAGAATAATTATTTGCGGAACATTGGTAAATTTGTGGAAGAAAACGAAGTTGACATCGTGAATACCGGTGATAAATTGTATATTTTGCAGGATACGAATAAAATTCCGGAAGGTCGTTTTGGTTTCATGCCGAAATATCTTGACATCTTTATGAATTTTATGCTTGGTAATGACAAGAGAATCGATAATAATCATTTCGTTGAAAGTAAATCAGGATATTATTTCAAGTATGGTATTTCGAAGGATAGAGATCGATTTCTACATTGTTTGGCTGTGATACTTGATATGACGGTACAAGACATGAAAGAGAGAATAACAAAAGTGCTGACTGGTAAGAATGGTAACATGATTTTCACAGCGATTAATAATGGTGAAGTTAAGAATGAATTTGAGACACCTGAGAAATATTTGGAAAGTATTAACAATATTGGTGAAGAAGATACTGGTAATCTAATGCAAGAACAGATGCCATTAGAAAATGAGAATACCGGACCACCGCAATATGGTGGTAGTGATATGAGTCACGGAAGTCAGTTATTGATGCATTTCTTGTCATTACCTGGAGTGTTGCATAAGAATGGTTTGAGTATTTTGTTATTCCAGAAGAAAGTGAAAATTATTCATCAGATTTTGGAGAAAGAGAAGATTCGGGAGAATTATTATTTAGTCTGTCAGAATGAGGAGGAATCTGATTACATTTATCAGGAAGATCGACCAGTTGTCATTATTATTAAAGATGGACAAAATTTCTATCCAGTCATTAAACTAAAGAAAAAGGAAAATGAAAAAGATATCCAATTAGAGAAAATATATTATTATTCACCCACTCAGAAGAATAATATTATTAACCACGTCAAGAAGTTTTATGATATGAATTGTCATGTCAATGATCGATATTTGTTATTAGGTGAAAAGGATAATTTAATTGCCAAGCGATTAGTCGAGAAACTAGCATTATTACCAGCAGAATTTCAAGCCAAATCACAATTGATTGATAGTCAGAACAAATGTCGGTATATTATCACTAAAAACTCACTAATTATTCCGACAAATCCCTCAGGATCACTTTATAATTTAACCATAACAACGAAAATCACAAATGAGATGAACAAAACGATTGATGAAATGCTTGATCTAATTGATAAATTTAATAAATTAGAGAAGAATGACATTAAAATTACGATTGAAGGTGTTCATTATGAGAATACGGAAAGTAAAAATGATGTTGTTATTACAGGTTTAATTCTCGATGATGGAACTAGTATTCCATTGAAAACAACGACAGTGACAAAGAAGAGTATTACTGATCGTCATTTGTATTTGCAACAGAGGACGGTGGATGAGACAATTGATAAATTATTGATTCATGTTCCGTTAAAGACTGATATGAGAGAAATGTCAGTTCGTGAGAATGATTATAAGAGTGAATTGTATCAGTTGTTTCGATTGGAAATTAGTGAGTATCTCAATGAGGAAAGAGGTAAAAAGGACAGAGAAATGATTGAGAAGACGATTGGAGGTAATCAGTCATTGAATGAGAAGCAAAATAAAATTAAGAAAATTATTTATCAGATTTGTTCTGCAAAATTATCGAGAACATTTACTGCTTTATTGAAGAAAGTGAGTCATTTACCAGAAGAACAGGATGGAGGTGCAGAAGACGATTTGGTTTATATTTATCCTGATACGATGAAGATTGATTACTTGAAATTTCAGCAACAAAATCATCGGCAGGTATCAAAATCATTAACGAAGACACAATGTGAGAATGACTTGATGAGATATTATTCGACTTCTGGTGAATGTCATCTTGCTGTGAGACAGAATGATTTTGTTGATTTTGTGAATAAGATGACGGAAGAGTTGATTAACAATGAAGTGAAATCAAGTGAAATTTTGCAATATGAAGGTTATAGTGTTTCGAAAATTGTGAATCGAACTATTTTCAGTGAAAGAAAGGATCAGATGTTGTTAAGAGCGACAAATAAAGAATCGGGTAAGGTCTTTGTTGATTTGTTTGGTGAAGAGAAAATGCCGGTTATTGGTCGAAAGAGGAGAATTGATATTCATGTTGACACAGAATTATTGAAGACTAAGTTTCCGTTGAAAGAGATTAAATATTGGTATGTCCAACAAATTATTGAAAATAACAATACTATTTATCGTGCTGTTGCAAATGCGATTAATTGGTTGGTTAATATTCAGAAAGAATCATCTGTTCGTAAGAATGAAAAACCAGATAATGAACGATCCATGTTTCTCAGGAATTTAGGATACTACAATGAAAAACAAACTAGTATTGCGAATGTTTATAAGGCGAAGGTGATTGACTGGTTGTTAATACCAAAAAATCAGGATGGTATTGTTGATATGGTGAAGAAATACGAATCACAAACAATTGATCAATTTATTCATCGTGTGAGTACTGAGGTTTCGGCACTGAGTGAATTTCTTGTTGAACTGCATATCTTGTCAATTATTCTGAATCGAGTTGTTAATGTGTTTAATGAGAATTACCAATTGATTTATTATTTCAATGGTGGTATGAAGTCGAAAGAAGAGGCGAAAGGTGTGAAGAATGCAATTAATTTGCAGTATATTTATACATCGAGTCACTATCCACAATCGATTAATGTTATTTATCCGAAATAGATGACGTGGAACAAATAGATGACGTAAAACACGGGGTGTAGATTTTCCCGCTTCGTTTAATAAAATCTTTTCTATAAGATTTTATTAAAAATCATTGTAATTATTAGTGTTATTGAGTATCCATGAGCAAAAAAGGCAAAGAAAAAGTGCAAGAAGTTATTGTTAGTTCTGATAGTGATGAGAGTTCGGAAGGTTCTGATTCATCAGATGATGAGAAGGTGTCATATGATAAATTATTGAAGGAGTTAAAAAATAATCAACTTGAGAATGTCCCTGATGATTGGAAAATGGAGATTGGGGATATGAAGAGAATTTGTCAGTATATCAATTCCAGTATTTTTGATGATCATAAATGTACTTTATGGCATGGATACATAACAAATGAAAATAATTCGGAAAAGGGTAAATATGTTAATTTTTATTTTAATAAGAAAAAAGTGGCGTTGCATCGGTTATTGTATCATAATTATATTGGTGCTGATGATGAAAAATTTTATTTGAAATTTAAATGTGCGAATAAAGGTCAATGTTGTAATATTCATCATTATGAAAAACATCAGTATATTAGATCTGTCTCACCTAAAAAAACGGATACGAGTAAGAAAATGGTGACGAGTATTTCTTATAAAATGAAGATTAATTTGGAATCGGATTCTGACTAAAATATCATCTTGTAGTAAAATGGTTCAAGGTCGTCGAAATAGTCGTGAGGAGAAACTGAGACAAGGAAGGGAAGAAAAAATAAAAGTCGAAACAGTGTCACAATTTGTTCCGAAAGGTGGATTTCCGAGTATAGGTTTTGCTGAAGTTGAAAATTCGAAACATCCGACTAAAATTCAGGCAAGAGGTTTTAGTGCTTCGAAGAAAATCAATTTGACTGATATTCTGAAAAAAGTCCCAGAGGTTATATAATAATAAAATGAGTGAAGAAGAAAATAAAAATAGTGATAGTAATCATTATTTTAATTTTGATAATAGTTTATCGCATTATTTCGTCAAGCATGATTTTCATTATGATATCGCACGATATATGTTACTTGGAATGGAACAATTAGATATTAGAGTGAGAAATAAATTCAGGAAGTATTTGTACAAGGTTAATTATGAGATTGTGGTCAATAGTGATTCACGAATGAGAGATGAAATTGTCTTTTTTGATGAAACGAAGAAAATTATTGCCCGCTCGCAATATGAATTATTAGGAGCGTTTAACACGAAAGAGAAATTTTGGAAGTGGATCTGGGCATTTCCAGCAGAAGAAGTCAAACAAAAACATAAATATATCGCCAGTAGAATGTTCGAGGCAACAAAAGACAAAAACATCCCATTTTATAAATTTTTCATGTTATCTTCTCTGTTTTTGTGCAAAGAAAAAATACAACTTGATGTTTTTATCGCATTATGTATCTCTTATGTTAATAATCGATTTGTTCTTCCTTACAAAGCTAATGATAATGAAGATTATTACATTATTCTGACAGAAAAAGATAATATGGTTGAATGGGAAAGAATTTTTATTGAATCGCTTCATAAATAAAATATTTTGGAATATTTCATTTATTACAAGAAGAACCTTAAGAGAAGAACCTTAAGGGAAGAACCTTAAGAGCAGAGCCTTAAGGGAAGAACCTTAAGAGAAGAACCTTAAGAGCAGAGCCTTAAGGGAAGTGATTTTGTCTGTAAATGGTAGCACGATAGATAATACCGGGATAGATATTTTTGATTTCCATGGTGTCATGGTCGAAAACTTCGTCGATGCCATATTCGTCGGCATTATTATAGTATTTGCCGTTAAGGACAACCTTGACAAATGGTATTTTAGTTTGGAATTTACCGAAGTATTTCTGCTCAATAGTGTAGTAATAGTAACGATTATTATTCTTAGCACTCTTGACTCTGAAAAGTGGCATATTGTATGGTGCTTCTTGGAAGACAACATTGTTATCACGACGACAACCACGTTCGCCATCACAGTCGGCTTCACGTTCACCACTTCTACCACGTCTGTCTGGTGAACCATCAAAACCATCTTGATCACGTCCATGATCAGTGCGAACGAGGTAGCCTACTTGGATTGGGTTATCGAAAAGGTAACCTCTTGTGGCAAGATTGAAGGGAGGGTAGACGCCGTTTTTTTCGTAATATGCCTTATACATGTCTAATACTTCCCGAGACATTCTTTGTTGTGGAAATGTCAAAGGATCGTATATGGTATATAAATCTGTTTTTTTGATGGAATCGGCAAATGGGTCATCCTCTCCTGTTGCGACATTGATATTGATTGGCTGAGTCATATCTTGTCCTGGCATCATGGGTGACATCATGGGTTGTTGTCCCATACCTGGACCGAGTTGTTGTTGCATTTGTAGTTGTTGTATTAACATGGCTTGTTGTTGTAACAATTTCTGAGTATCCATGTCAGAACTGTTATTGGGTGCTCCTGAAAATGATTCTTTGACACTGGGGTAAAAGAGAAAGTAAAATACTAATAGTAAAACGACAATAATAATGATAATAGTTGTAGGATCAGCCGTCATTATTATACATTGATGATAAAATATAAAGATTAATGTCAGTTGATTAGTAAGATGCAATTTACCGTGGCTGTTATTAAAAACAGAGAATTTCCGAAGATTGAGAATGAGAATTTCTTGAAGCAATTTCTGTACGAAGACGTTTCTAAAGAAAATAGAAAAAGGATCAAGGATGAGTGGACCCAATTTATGATCTCGAAAATTGATCATATTGAATTTGTCACTGTGTCAACTTTTGAGGATATGTGTGGATTAATTACAAAAGAAAAATCACAAGTCATTGAAACAGAATTGTCATATCCGATGAGGAGTGATATTTATGAAGTGATGTATGTCATGGAAAATTATCGTTCAGATACAGAAGCACACGATGAAATTGAAATTAATGAGACAAATGGGATGAATTATTTTGCGTCGATGTGTAGTTTGAAACATTATCCTGTTCAGAGTAAAGCGGTGTTATTGAAGACATCATATGCAGGTGTACGTGGAAATATGAACATGCAAGATATTTTGAGAATTATTCGTCGAAGATGTTATGAGAATGTTATTGTGACAGATGGAATTCACCATAAAAAATATTCGATTCAGAATATGAAGTATTTCTGTGATTTAATTTTTGACAAGAATGAGGTTGTTAATGATACTGTTGATGTGGCTGGTATTAAATTGGATATTTATTATCGAAATCATGATGATCGCTGCGGACGCCAGCATGATCTTGATATTAATCCAATTGCAACAAGAATTCTGAGGAAAGAAGTGAGAGGGAAAGTGATTGTTCGGTTTAAATCACTGAAATCAAATATGACAATGAAGCAATTTTTGAGATTTTCGGTGTTGTCATATAATTATAAAAATCCATGGGTGTACGGTGATAGTAAAATTCATCGTGATTCTCCTATTTTTGATATAGATGAATATAAGTTGTCACAATTTATTGAGGGATGGAAGCAAATCAAGAATATTTGTCAAACATGTGGTGAGACAATGACTGAATTTAAACACGGAATTCTGTATAATCAACGAGTTTGTTCTGATAAATGTTTGATTTGATACCGTAGTTTACTGGCGATTACGGTAGCGAGTTAAATATAAGATATCATATTTTTCAAATAATGTCGGTAAATGGTTCTAATGGCCCGAGTGGGAATGTTAATTATCAGGGACAGAATCGTAATAATGGTCAAATACTGAATGACGTGATTAACAAAAATGGTTTGTCGAAAGATACCATTATTAATGATCTACCAACACAACCGAGAGGGCAACCAGTGAATGATCCAAGAATCCAACAACAACAACAGCAACCGATGCAACAACAACAGCAAGATGCAAAGGCACAATATGATGCGAGAGTACTCCATGAAGCCAAAATGATGTATGAGGCTAAAATGATGCAAGATGCCCGTAAAGCACAACAACCACAGCAACAACAACAACCACAACAACAACAACAACAGCAACAGCAACAACAGCAACAACAGCAACAACAACAACAATCAGTGGATGATAAAGAGAGTGGATTGTGTCAGTTACCACCAAAAGTACCTCTTCCACCTCCAAAAAAGGAATCATATGATTATCTGACACCAATTATTTTGTTAGTTATTTTTATTGCTTTGATTCATCCTGCAACATCTGGATTCTTTGATTCGTATTTGGGTTCATTGTATGGAACAGAATCACCTTCGATAACTGCTATTTTTGGAAGGGGAGCAATTTTTGTAGCTATTTATCTAACATACAAATTTATTCAAGGTTTTCTAGCCTAATTTATTTTTTCCATAATTAAATATTATGAAAAAAATAACAACTTCAGCTACAACTATGGCGACTACTTCGGCTACAACCATGGCGACTACTTCGACTACAACCATGGCGACTACTTCGGCTACAACTATGGCGACTACTTCGGCTACAACTATGGCGACTACTTCGGCTACAACCATGGCGACTACTTCGGCTACAACTATGGCGACTACTTTGGCTACAACTATGGCGACTATTATTATTATTAAATGACTACAGTTGTCGCCATAGTTGTAGCCACAGTTGGCGTCAATGTCGTAGCCACAGTTGTCGCTAATGTCGTAGCCACAGTTGTTGCCAATATCGTAGCCACAGTTGTTGCCAATATTGTAGCCACAGTTGTCGCCATATTAATAACCTAAATAATCGCTATAATAGTCGTCATATTAATTGTCATGTTAATAGTTTAAGTAGTTATTAGAGTAATGAAAAAATTGATGTAAAAATATTTATAAAGAAGATTGACATTAATAAGTAATGTCTGAACAAAATGACAAGATTAATAAACTTGCAAGAGAACATGTTAGTGTCCTAACTAATTTATTGAATGTCGATATTGATACTGCAAAAAGTATTTTGATTGGTATTAAAAAATATGCACAACAGAGTGCCAATGATCATCCATTATATCATGATCATATTTATCCTATTTTCAAATCAAAATTGAATGATTTGATTTTTAATTTTAAATCAAAAAATGATGATGAGCCAAACAAAACAATTATTCGGATTATCAAGGAAGTGAAGAGTGGGAAATTTGATGCAGAGAAAATTGCCTTTTTGTCACCTTACGATCTAAATGAAAAAAAATGGGCTATTGTCGTTGACAGAATTAATAATTCCGAAAATGCTATCAAGAATCTACCAACACGTAAATGGAAGAAATGTGAGGGTTGTGAGAAACAGCAATATTTCTGGAGACAAGAACAAATTAGAAGTTCTGATGAACCAATGACATCTATTTACACTTGTAAAAATTGTAATAGAGAATACAGAATTAATTAAAAATTGAAAAAACAATAAATGATAAATAAATCATAATAATGCTTTATTTACCATACGAATTACTCATTGATATATTAAAATATACAGATTCGAATGAAAATATCATAATTTGCAAATCGAGTAAAATATTTTTTTACCTTAGATCATTATTGTCTATTCAAATTTGTAAAATTATTGATCATGATATTAATGATCATGATCCGTATTTTATTAAAAATATTACATTTGGATATAAATTTAATCAAGAATTAAATAATTTACCACAATCATTGACACATATTACATTTGGAAATTATTTTAATCAAGAATTAAAGAATTTACCTTAATCATTAACACATATTACATTTGGAAATTGTTTTAATCAAGAATTAAAGAATTTACCACAATCATTAACACATATTACATTCGGATATTATTTTAATCAAGAATTAAAGAATTTACCACAATCATTAACACATATTACATTTAAACGTGATTTTAATCAAGAATTAAATAATTTACCTCAATCATTAACACATATTACATTTGGAAATAATTTTAATCAAGAATTAAAGAATTTACCTCAATTATTAACACATATTACATTCGGATATTATTTTAATCAAGAATTAAAGGATTTACCTCAATCATTGACACATATTACATTTGGAAATAATTTTAATCAAGAATTAAAGAATTTACCTCAATCATTAACACATATTACATTTGGAAATAATTTTAATCAAGAATTAAAGAATTTACCACAATCATTGACACATATTACATTTGGAAATTTTTTTAATCAAGAATTAAAGAATTTACCTCAATCATTGACACATATTACATTTGGAAATTTTTTTAATCAAGAATTAAAGAATTTACCTCAATCATTGACACATATTACATTTGGATATAATTTTAACCAAAAACTAAAGAATTTACCTCAATTATTAACACATATTACATTTGGATATAATTTTGATCAAGAATTAAAGAATTTACCACGATCATTGACACATATTACATTTGGAAATTATTTTAATCAAGAATTAAAAATTTTACCTCAATCATTAACACATATTACATTTGGAGAAGAATTTAATCAAGAATTAAAGAATTTACCACGAACATTGACACATATTAAATTTGGATCTAATTTTAATCAAGAACTAAAGAATTTACCTCAATCATTAACACATATTACATTTGGATATTGTTTTAATCAAGAATTAAAGAATTTACCACAATCATTAACACATATTACATTTGGAGATAATTTTAATCAAGAATTAAAGAATTTACCTCAATCATTAACACATATTACATTTGGAGATAATTTTAATCAAGAATTAAAGAATTTACCTCAATCATTAACACATATTACATTTGGAGAAGAATTTAATCAAGAATTAAAGAATTTGTCTCAATCATTAACATATATTACATTTGGACGTGATTTTAACCAAGAATTAAATGATTTACCTCAATCATTAACACATATTACATTTGGACATAATTTTAATCAAGAATTAAATAATTTACCAAGAAGTGTTAAATATATTAAAATATCAAAAAAATATAAAATACCAAAACATATCAAATACATTGTTTTATTTTAAAATATCATTTCATAATGATGTTATAAAAATTGAATCATTCTGATTAACAATTTGTTATTCTCGGCTTGCAGTCTCCAATAAAAATTGAATCATTCTGATTAGCAATTTGTTATTCTCGACTTACAGTCTCCAATAAAAATTGAATCATTCTGATTAACAATTTGTTATTCTCGACATTCTGTCTCCAATAAAAATTGAATAAATTACCCAAAAGATAAGATATAACTTAATCAGTAGAATGTATCGTAAACCCGACACCTCGAATTTAAGGAATTTTAAGGAGGATACGTTGAAATCAAGGATATCTTTGATGAATGAACAAGATTTTAAAGAAGTCAAGGAAGATATTTCCGAAGCAGTAATGAATGCCAAGAAAAAAGTATTAACAAATGCCGAACCATCTATCACCGAAATCAGAGAAGTATATATCACCATTCTCTCATTTATTTCCGATCGTAATCTGATTATTTATGGTGGTACTGCTCTTGATATTGCTCTCAAATCAGCAGGTGAGAAAGGTTTCTATAATGAGTGGGATTTCAGTGATATTGATTTCTATTCCTCATCTTTAGTCGACATCATTGATCTATCTAATCAACTTTATGACAAAGGTTATATCGGTGTACATGTCAAGGATGTCTTGCATGAAGAAACATTTGCCTTGTATGTCAATGGTAAACTATATTGTGAATTCACCTATATACCAAGGAAAATACTAACCTATGTGCCAACATTGTCAATTAATTACAAATTCGCTAATTTCAATAAAAAATTAAATGTTGTCCATCCTCATTTTTCCTTTATTGATATGCTCAGAATGTTTACCGATATGACAGCCTGTTTTCGATGGGAAAAACAATATTCTCGTCTCGAAATGATGAACAAGAGTTTTCCATTGATTGATTACACTAATATTGGTTATGAAAACATCCAACCTTCTGAAAATATTAAAAAACTGATGAGTGATATTTACAAAGATTTCATTGACAAGAAAGACATTATTGATAACTTAATTCTCACTGGATTTTTGTCATATAACTTTTTTGTCGATAATGCCGTGAAGACACTGAATGACGAACCATCGAGAAAAGATCACCAGCTCAAACAATTGTCAGTTGTGATTCCTTTCCTTGATTTTGTTTGTCAATCAAAAGATGGAACCAATGACACATATATTAGTATTGGTAACCAATTACTTAGTTTTGTCACCAAATATGCACCAAAACCTGAATTAATCACCTATTATGAATTCCATCCATTTTTTCAATTTACGCAAAGAATGTTTATCATTTATTACGATAAAGAACCATTGATTCGTATTATTGATGGTAGTAACAAATGTTTTCCGACGATGACTTTGAAATCTGGAAAGAAAGTTGGTTGTTACCAATCTACTTTACTGTCACTCTTAATTTTCAGATTCAAGGCATATGTTGAGATTCAATCCGATCATGATTATAATGTCAAATTGTACAAGATGTATTCTTGGATGTCGTCACAATTGGTTAAAATAGCAAATGAATTTCGTCATCATTTCAAACTAGGACCATTAAGTGAAGGATTATTTCAAGAATTGATTTCGACTTGTGATGGTTATTTCACAACACCAGAAAGAATCACACTTGCTAAACGTAATAAAAGAGTCAAAGCGGGAAAAAAGGCATTTGTCATCGATCACAAACCAGCCGAATTCTTCCAAAGAACAGAAGAGAAACAAGAAAATTTCCAACCTGACAAGCATTTGTTCCGTAATTCTGCCGGAACTATTATTAATAATGATTCTTACAAATTGATTGGTGTGACAAAGAAAAAGAACACTGAATCCTCCGATGATGATGAATAAATAATAATTTTTGACACACAAGTGTCAAAAATTATCAACACAAATGTTTCCATATAATAGTGATGTCAGATAATTTCCCTATTCTCATTGAAGATATCAATGGAATTAAAAAAGTAAAAGGTATTTTTGAACCGGACCCAAATCTTGGTGTCTTAGCCAGAATTGTTGATTCTCGAGTAACGATTTCTGATCCAAAACTTATCAATACACGTTATGATAAAAATTACGTTTTATTAGATAACCGCTATCAATGGGTTGCTTATGGTAGTGTTATGACATCTTCGGAAAATTCATTGATAACTGTAAGTGCCAAACAAGTGGAAGAGGAATATCGTCAGAAACATTATTATGATCTTGTCATTAAAAATTGCAAATTGTTTTCTGATGACGATGTTGATAAAATTTTTAATGAGATGCGTAAAAAAAATACATCAACTATGTTTGAAAGAAAACTTTGTGATACTATTCTGGGACAAACACATGATAATCAAATTTGTTACACTTACCATACACCATTAAGCAAAGATAATGAAGAAGTGATTCGTGAAAAATTAATTTTCAAACCAAATGGAATCAGACCACTCAAGGAATCCAATATCATTACGGTTAATGATCTACATGTCACATCTGAAACCTTAATCAGTGATGAATACACCGAAAAAACAGAAGCAGATAAAATTATGGCCTGGGTCAGTAATGAATTGATTATTTATCGTGGTAATAACAAAGAATTATTTGGAAAAACAATTTTCAGTGATCTCATGCAAGTCTTTTACAAAGGTTATATTTACATTGCTCGTGCCGGTATTGATCATGTCGATACAGTCAGATTTGAATCTATTCCAGGACAAATCCCATCTAATGTCAAAACCCCATTACAATTTTTTGAATATCAAGTGAATAAACCTTTATCTAGAATATTACTTTTGGAATCTGTTCGAGTACCCGAAGATAATACATGTCAGCCTGCAACAGCTGATTGTTTCCCTAAATTATCGGGTATTAGTGATGAGGCTTTGAAATTATTATCAGTGGAAAATTATATTTGTCTACAACCACAACCACGATACTTTTTGTATATTTTGAAGAGATTGATTTTTGCTTGGTATGCTGATATTGATTTGAGTAGTAGTATTCTGAAAATTAAAGTTCTGGTGAATCAGTATCGTGCTCGTCGTGATGTTGATATTAACTTGAAATTAGGTGTTGAGCCAATGATTATGATTTATTTGAGATATGGTGATAATCAATTGGATAAGGCTTTCCAGAAAATTAATTATTACTTCACAAATTACATTAATACTGGATGGGAAGGGAATGATCCTGATTACTTTTTTAAATTTAATTCCTTACTTTACTTGTCAAATGGTTCACCTGATGCCAAAAAATATTTCGATTCCAAAAATATGGATTTTGTCTACAAACCATTCACACAATCACATAAAGCATATTTGAAATATTCTAACTTGACAATTGCTCCATTTCCCATTTCACGATAAATTGTAAGATTGCTTAATTTCCCAGAATTGTGAATGAGGGTCATCATGAAATGAGGTATCCCGATGTCTATCTGGATCATTATTAATAATTTCGAGTATATTATTCATATATTCGAATGAAATGGTATTTTTGTTGTTGTAAATATCAATATTATCAATATTGTGTTCGACTGTCTTTTCTAATTGTTCGATATTGTAATTAAAATCATCATACATGATGTTTTTCATTAAATGGCCAAAAAAGATCGATCGTAAAATAATGTATTCACGAAAATAGATAGTCATGACGATTTTACGTCTATTTTCAAGTGGTGCATAGAAAAAATTATGAACAGTTGATTTGTCATATTTGAGATATTTGAGTAATTTTGTTGTGAGATAAACAGAATAGATATATTCATTTTCTACTAATTTGCAATATTTGTTTTTCATGTCATCAATATTTTTGCTTTGAAGATAGGCATAATAAGCACAAGTGTATAAAATACCATTTGATTCAGCATAAACTTCGATATTATAGATTATCTGTGATGGAGTATCGAATGCAACACGAGAATATTGTGGAATGATGAGGTTATTGAAGAGATATTTTCGATCTTTTGCTTCATTGGATGGATGAGGAATATAATAATGAAACAATTCATGAATGACGAGGTTAATGATACCATGTTTTTTCGTGACAATAATGTATCCTTCTTCTTCATTGGTAATACCACCGGAAGTTAACCCTGCAGACGCATGTATGATGTTTTGGTGATAACTACTATCGAAAAAACCAACTGTTGTCTCGGGATATAATTCTTGAGTATCACGTTTTTTATTAGTCAAAAATGCATAGATTGTTAATGGTTTCTTTGTTATTTTGTAATAATTGAGAACAGTGTTGACAGCATGTAATATGGTCATTGCTAATAATGATTCATCTTGATGTGCTAAATAAACGAATGTGACATCAATGAATTTATTTTTGAGATGAATTGTTCTGGAATATTTCATTTCATTAATTTCTTGTTTGAATCCGTTGTCTTCATTGTTGTCATACAAGCTATTCATAACACCAATTATATTGTTCGGAATTCCATCTTGAGAAACATCTTCAATGACTGGTTTTTCACTCGCACACTTGAAAAATTCTTCAATAAATGTTGTATCCATTATTAATAATGATGTGTAAAAAAATTAGAATATTATGACGACAACTCTGGTTACTATGATGACGACAACTCTGGCTACTATTATGACGATTACACTGGCTACGTCATTGACTATTGTTTTTATGAAAAAATAAAATGATTTAAAAAAATAATTTTTAGTAGCCACGATTGTCATCATTGTACTCGCCAGAACAATCGTCATTGTACTCACCACAATATATTCGTCAAAATAGCCATTTAAGTAAAATAATAAATCGTAAAAAATTGATTCAAAAAAATTAATAATTAGATAAATTAGTTATAATGAGATTGTATTACTCTGATATTACCAGAATTATCAGAGAAGTAATGCCAAGGTGGGTTAATACCAATAATACAAGATACGATTTTGCTATTTTTGAAAGGGCATTTCGACATCACAGTTTTCATTCCGGTGATAACTATGAACGTTTAGAATTTTTAGGTGACAGTGTCTTTCACTTCTTTCTCTCTGAATATATCTATCTCCGCTATCCTAATGAAGAAGGAGGGTTTCTTACAAAACTACGTATGCAGATCGAAAGTGGTGATTCCATGAAAGACTTATGTCATAAAATGAATCTCTCAGAATACATCATGGCTCATTGCACCATTACCAAAATGATCAAGGAAGATGTCTTTGAAGCCTTCATCGGTGCTTTCTACCTTAATTTTGGCTCTTCAATGACAGGTGAATTTATTTACGCCATCCTTGAGAAATTTTATGAATTCTCTGAGTTGTTATCAATGGATAATAATTACAAAAATACTCTCGTTCGATATTTTGCGAAGATGAAATGGGTCCATGGTATTTATGACGAATACAAATGGAAGAATGGGATCTGTGTCTCCATTATTCGCAATGACGAAAATAAAATTATTGGAACAGGAAAACATTCTGTTAAGAAAGATGCCGAACAATTAGCTTCAAAACATGCTTTGGAGAATCTTGGTATTGCCATTGATGGGATTATTGATCCAGCATGGATTGATAAAATGAATTTTGAGGAAAAGAAAAAAGAAAGAAAAAACAAAAATCCACTTCCCGTTTTCAACACCGAAAACGAATTACTCGATCGCACCGTCATTTATGATCTTTTGCGTCATTATGATGTTTCCTTCAAAAGAAAAAATGAAATCAAATTAAAAATGTATCAAGAAGCCTTCACTCATCGTTCTTATCTTAAAAGAAAAATCATGACAGAAGAAGAAAAAGCATTCGAAGATGGTTGTGTCAAATTACAATCACGATCGAATGATAGATTACAATTTCTCGGTAATGCATTTGTCAGATTTATTTTTTCCGAAAAACTCTATCATTCATTCGAAGAAGAACAAGAAGGTTTTCTCTCACGACTTCGCGCTAAAATGGAAAATAGACTCAGTATTTACAACCTCTCCAAAAAGATCGGTATCCAACATTTTCTTCTCATCTCACAACAAATTGAAATTAATAATGGTCGTGAAAATATCAATTTAGTTAGTCGTGCTCTCGAAGCATGTTTAGGTGCAACATACCTCAATTTTGGATTCAAAAATGCCCGCAAAATGAATTTGAACATCATCAAACATTGGAATCTCAAGGAAATGAATCTCAATGAAAATAATTATTTAGATAAGGTTATCAAGTTGTATGCGAGAAAACATTGGGGAACACCTGATTTTAGAATTTTGAAAACATTTGGTCCCGATCATGCGAAAGTGTTCACCATTGGATTTTACCATAAGAATACATTGTATGGTAAAGGAACAGCACGTTCTAAGAGAGAAGCAAAACAAATTGCTTGTTCCGAAGCATATAATTTTTTAAGTCAAATATAGATTATTGCGTCATATTTTTATGACACATTAATTGAAATAAAACTATAGGAAAAATGAATTTCCTCCCCAACGCCAGATTATTTTATCTATAATACAAATAACTGTCATGGCGTATTCCGGAATTCATCTCCAAAACTTACTTAATAAGTTACCTAGATCCGTATTTGCTAATTCTGATTTGAGTGGTGTCGTTACTGATGATGGTAATGTCTATGTTTCAGGTTTGATCGGTAATGAGATTCGTGAGTGTTTCAGGCAACTCAACTTGAACCAAGCCGTTCTCGATAATGTCATTTATGCCGATGCTAGCCAAGATGCTGTCTACTTCCTCAATAACGAAGGACAAGTCTTTGCTTATAATTTCACTATTAGATCATGCTCCCCAGTTATTACCGAAGTCTTCTCCCCCGCTTCATGCCGTGGTGATTACGCTGTGAAGATTCGTGCCGGAGCTCACCATGTTCTCATTCTCACCAGGAATGGTAAGGTTTACGGTGCTGGATCTAACAGTCAGTATCAGATCGTTCCCCAAGGTGCTGGTAGTTATGGAACTGCCACCCAGATTCTTGTTACTGATTACATTTACCATAACAACAACTGCTGTGATAACCTTAATGGCACATTGAATCTTGTTGATACTCCTCGTCGTCCCGCTTCCGCTTGCAGTACTCCCAAGTGTCTCAATGGAAGAGTCGAAACTACTTGCATTAATCCTTGTGGAAATGGACCATGTGTTTCTAATGTTTTCTCTACTCTCGCTATTACTGTCCGTGCTATCCCTATTGGATTGACAACACCTCTTCCCAGTGGAATTATCCTTCCTCTGAAAGTGTCATTGATGTATTCAGGGACTTATTGTGTTGATGATGAGGGTATTGCTAGCGGAACTGTTGCATACACGATTACATCGATTGCACTTGATGCTGGACGTTACATCAATAGTGGAACTCTTATCAATCCTCCAAATGACCAAACTTATGATGTTACTGTTTCCAATCGTATTGAGCTTCTTGCCGTTCCTAACATCGTTATTCCAGGTGTTCCTTTCAGTCTTCCAGCAGGTTCTTTGCTCCCGACACCTATTATTCCATCTCTTGCTGGTTTGCTCGGTACTATTTCTTTCACTATCCCCACAACACCACTCTCATCTTTGGATTTGGTTGTCACAGTTGGAACAGTCGTCCATACGACAACTATTACAGCACTGTCAGTCATTAGTTCTTACGATCTGACTGAGCTCACTGCTGATTCCAGTGTTTCAGTTCCAATTGTTAGTTGTATTAGAATTCCAGAATGTGCTCCGTGTGAAACTAAGTGTGCTGATGTTTGTTTCCCTCAGCCTTGTTGGGTCGATATCGCTGCCGGAGACAACACCAGTGTTCTCATTTCTGACTCCAATCAGCTCTGGACACTTGGTGATCTCTACCTGATGAGAAACAACTTGGATCTTGTTAACAACAACGAACTCGAAGATCTGCTCTCGAAGTTCGATACCAAAATTTCCTTCCCTTCCGATCAATTGAAGTGCCGTAACAACATTGTTAACGATAACTGTCAGTGCCAGGGTAAATGTGTCTGCAAACCTGGTAGAGATCTGACCAAATTCAACATTTCTGTTAACATCCCCAAACCTCAGTTTGGTGAGTGTGATGATGGTTGCACCGATTACGATACGACAACAGTGACTGCTTGCGATTTCATTAGACAGATTCGCAAGGCTGATGAGGAGCCAAACTGCACTAACACTTGCTATCCTTGTGATCCTAACATCAACATTCACATTGAGTGTTGCAGAGGCGCATTTGTTCCCCACTCATTCACTATTTACAACAGGAAAAGCGTTTGCGCGTCCTTGAATCCTTCTCCCAGGACAACAAGGATTACAGTTGATCCCGCTCAAATTAACGTTATTGATTATAACCAACAGAAATACTCTGTTAATGGAGTCGAAGTTTGCAATGATAATGTTCTCGTTATTATTGTTGGACGTCCATGCCATCGTGATGGTGAACCCGACGTTATTTTGCCCGAATGTTCGAATGTTGATATCTTTGTTGATCTTGACAAAGTTCCCAGATCGATTACTCTCACTCCTATTCGTCCCAGGAGATTCAATGTTGATTTCCCCGTTTATTGTGGTAACAGACGTGAAATTGCTTCCCCAAGCAGGCTGAAGACTGTTTTGAACTTTGGTGGTGTTATGGATCCAGTTGATTTGACTAACCTCAAGTCACTGTTCTCTTCACACTACGCTTTCTATTGCAAGAATTTCACTAACCCGGCACCTTTCAGATTTGTTGATGTTTACGCTATTGGTGGAGATAACATTAGATTGGTTGATCCGAGTGCTTCAGGTGCTTTCTCTGCTACTCCTGATCTTCCTTTGGTCTTTGACATGAAGAGGAAGATTCTTGACGTGGCTGTTGGATATGGAAGTCTCTCCGTTTTGACTGGTGGAGTTCAATGTGGAAATGAAATTCACGCTATTGGTCAGAATTGTTGGGGTCAACTTGGTCTGAAGAGCCATGTGACATCCACTTGCTTTAAGAAAGTTAACAAATGCTATTTCGATTGTCAGGTGGTCAGGATTTTCTCCGGACCAACATCTGTTTTCTATGTTGATCAGGAATACAGAGTGTATGCTAGTGGCAAATATAAGGGACTCGTCAATTCTGATATCCCTGTTAAAATTAACAGTGTTTCACGTGCTTGGAAGACAAAGAAGATTGCTATTAGCAACAACCAAATTGTTATTCTTGGTGGTAACGGTGAGGTTTATGGAGTCGGTAACAACCAACTTGGCCAACTTGGCTGTGGTCATCGTACCAATGTTTGTGATTTCGTTAATCTTGATTGGTTCAGGTCTGAAACCTTCTTCGAATCTAGTTGTGGTCGCGATCTCTGTGAGACTGAGAAAAGATGCCCTGATGAGGAAAGACGTTCTCGTGAACGCGAATATGTTCGTGAAGATAAGCGTGACGACAGACGTGGCGGTTGTGAGAAAGATTGCAGACGTGTTGAGCCTCGCGAATATGCTGTCTATTCTCGTGGTCGTGAAGGCGGTTGCGGAAGATGCAGGAAGGCCATTTGTGGATGCGAGAAACGTCCCAGTGCCCCTGCTCGCTTGACCAGAGATAGGCCTTGTGAAGATAAATGTGATCGTCGTGAAGTTCGTGAAGTTCGCGAGGTTAGCAGGAGATGCCCCGACGATTGCCAGAAGAAATGTTGCGAGCCTCGTCGTTGCCCCAAACCAAGAGCTAAGGTTCTTTTTAGGTATGTGAGGGGAAGTGGTGTGCCTTGTGGTGGATGCAGGAGGACTAACTGCTGTTGCGAGGTTCCCAGTGCTCCAGGTAGATTGATCTGTGATCAGGAGTATAGCTACGAACTTCCATCAAGACTTTTGCCGGATGGTCCTCGAAACCCTGCTCGTCCTAGGGGATTGGATTTGAACAAACAATATGGTGCTGGTTTTTACCAATCTGGATTCTACAATAACAATGTCTTTGTCGATGACGAGAACTAACTTACCAAAGGTTGCTCCGCTTACAGTTAGTTACTGCTTATCAGCCGAATTAAACAGAAGTGAACTAAACTAAGTCATAATCATTAATTAAACAATTAATCATTATAACCTTACCCATAAATGAAGAAATTCTCTTAATCAATTATAAGTTTATTATGACGGAGAATAATTTGACAATCAATCAAGAATTAAGAAGATTAGCGGATGTTTTTCAGTCAACATTTAGTGAAATTATTAGATTGGTTCTGAAGAAATCAATTAGGGGAAATTGTAATGGTGTTAATGGATATAATTATTATTTAACCAATGATGTCCTTGGATGGAGAGGAGAATACATAACTGCCGTCAAGTTTGTCTCTAAATCAGTTCGAGGTCGCGTTCCGATGGATTATTCACTCTTAAAATTACCACCAACCTTACTTGGAAGAGTAGGAAGATCAGCTCAAACACCGTATAGTCCAAATTCTGTTTTTAAGGCAGATTGTAATGATTTTCAGAAATTTACTAATTGTGTTTCTGGTCAACCGTTGACTTCAACAATTGCTAATGGTCAGACATGTACAGCCTACACTTCATTCATTGGTTATTCTGATATTTTCAAGCAATTGCAATCAATTGGAAGAGATATTATTAGGGAAACTGAGCCATGTTTGTCGGAATTAGAAACATCGTCTTTACCGACTGCTATGCTTCGTGTGCATTTGTTTAATTTGAATCAGTATTTGTGTCAATTTGAGAGTAATATTTATGATGGTATCATTGATTTGATTCATCTCATTAATTCTGTTAACTGCAATCAGATTATTGATGTTGTTAGTCTGATCTCGATTACATGTAAGAAGAGATGGGAAGATTTACCGCCATGTACTCGGGAAAAGCTTTGTTGTAAATTGGGAGAAGAATTTATTAATGAATATTTAGCCAATGAAGTGATTACAATTCTGACACAAAGTAATCAAGGTGAGCTTGTTTTGGAAATTGCTTACGGTTATTCTGTTTTTAAGATGCTGTATATCATTTTCGGATATGGTCTGATAACACCTATTTTACTGGGATGTAATAAGTCAGAATGTGATGTTAAGAAAGATGCACGATTTGTTGAATTTAGAAATAGATTTCGAGGCGCACGTCAACAACATAGTGGTGCAGTTAACTATGTTGATAAGCGTCTAGATTCAGTCGACAAGCGCCTAGATTCTTTCGATTTTCAATCTCAACAATTAGTCGACAAGCGCCTAGATTCTTTCGATTTTCAATCTCAACAATTAGTTGATATTTGTGACGATGTTTCTACTAAATCATGTCGTTGTGAAGATAAATGTCATTGTTCTGAAAAATCAGTTCGATCAGATTGTGAAGATGCCGGCAGTTCGAAAAGAACTCGATCGTGTTCGAAGGGTAGTCTTGAAGAGGAACCAATAGTAGAATTGGCACCATTATCATGTGAGCCATTGGATAAGTGTGTTATTGCTCATATTGCTATTTTTATTGAAATGTATCGTAATATCAATAATATTTTAGTGAAAGATATTCCGGAATGTCATCCGTATTTGGATTGTAATGATGTTCCATGTTCGTACAAAGGTATTCCATCGATCGCAGGATATTTGCGACGTTACTTTAATTTTTCGTTCTGTTTCTATCAATCATACATTGATACGAAAACTTGTCATACGGATGTTGGAAGATCAGTCAATGCACTTATCAATACTTTGAGGTACATGTAATCTTTAATTTTTCGGTGTTAGAATTAAGACAGAAAAATTTGATTAAAACATCTTAAACTTATAATAATAATTAAGACAACAATGAATACCAGTGATTATTATAATATTTATCATGAAACGCTTATTAATGTTAACGCGTTGGTTTATGGTAAAATTGTGACTGAAAAGTGTTATTTACCGAGAGTTAATGGTGTTTCGATGAAACAAAGACTACTAGATTACGGTCAAACTATGTTTGTGAATGAAGATTTGTTAATCGTTAAAGTTAATGACAAGATAACCTGCCAACTTCTTTTTATGAAAAAACAAGGTGTTTATTACAAGATTGTTTTTGAAAATGTTATTACAAGTGATACTCAATTATATTATGACGAAGGGACATTTATTATGTGGAATGATATTGAGAATAATGTTTATTGTGTGACGAAACACCCTGGAACATATATTTTCGATTATGAAGTTATTCATCAATTCAAACAATACAATTTACTTAAAATTATGATTCCAAAAGATTCGATCTCTTTTAGTATGTCAAATATGCCGTTATCATTCATCATTGGTAATTTTATTTTCTTTTTCACACGACAATTACATATGATGTCATTTAATATACCAGAAGGTGAAAAGGTGATTGGATTTTATTCAACCTATCATTCCAATAATATCAGCAAATATTCGTTTGAATTTAGTGAAGAAAATTTTATTAACGATATTCGTCTGAATCTGTTTTATGTTGTTTTCGAAAAAGGAAAGAACAAAACGGTGAGAACATATATCAATGACATGAAGAAAGTTTTTCATGAAACATTGGTAACAGAAATTCATGGTATGGTCAGTGCGAATAATAAACAAACATTATTATTAATGGAATACAATGGTCATGCGTTTTTCGAGCATATTGTCGAAAAAACAAAAATAAATGCTGATTCTGGTAATGCCGGTATTGATACCTCATTTTTGACATATCAATCAGATGTTAAAAAATGCCATCAACCTTGTCTATTTACGAGTATTGATGATCAAATTATTGATGTTCATGGTAATATTTTTGATAAAACAAAAAATAAAATCAATATTATACCTTATAGTTCTCATTTGTATTGGATTGATAACGACAATGTTTGTATTCTGAAAAGATTAAGTTTGGAACTTATGACGTTAGACAGTTTATTTGATAAATATCATATGAAACATCATGAAATGGAAGAATCATCATTTTATCTCGATAATTTTATTGTGCAAGATAAAGATCAAAATAATGTTGTTTGTATTAAATGTGGAGATAGATGTGTGAAAACAGGTCAATGCCAAAAAACAATGTCTTTAAGATATTATCGATCAAAAACGACTGAAACTTTTCAATTTATTGATTTGTTTACCAATAACAATAGTATTTACGGTGTCACCAAAAATGGTGATATTTGTATTTTTAGAAATGATAGTGGTAAGTTCCGTAAAATTAAAAATATTGATCATGAAAAAGTTAATTTTACCATAATGTATCGTGCTTACAGACTTTTGGATAATTTTATTGATGTTTCTTATGATGAGAACATTTCGATGCCCGTTTTTGTTAAAATCATTGGTGCTTTACCATATGTCGAATTTGACATCACCAAAACTAATATCAGTAAAATTATTGCTACTGGTGAAGGTTGTACGAAAGACGTTATTTCGACTTTCTTTACTTATTTTCAAAAAAATCATTTAACTGAAGCAAGTGGAACATTGAAATTTGATATTGGTGAGAATGACACCGATTTTTATTGGTATTGTCTTGCGAGAACATTCCGAATGTTTTTCAGTACTGTCAAAAATATACCTTATAATCTACCAATGGATATTGTGTTTTCTTTGCCATGTACTGAGAATGATTTGTTGCATATTTGGAAGAATTACAATGAAGAATCATTTGAACAATACATTGCCGATCCTGATAGTTATTATCCAGGAAAGACATTGACAGAAATTGTTCATGAATTGTGTGATTATGCTGGTGAATCCAGCCTAATTGCCAGTGTTCACGGTAATTATACTGGTACAAAGGATACTAGAATAAAGACATTTGTGACAGAGTTGTTAAACACGAAACAAAAATTCACTGCGATTGAGTATTTTTCTTTCTTCTGTCATAACACAAAACAACAAGTATTGATATCACAAAATAATTTTTCTGAAAAAGCACAAGCCTTGTTTCCAGAATTGATTTCTTATTTCAGTCATTTGTCAGTAACCAATCAACAACAATTACTGAAGAATTGGACAGGATACAAAACCATTAGGGAAAAAGAGAGACTTAATATTAGATTTGCTAACATTTTCAAGATAAGTACTTGTAATAATATGCTTCATATCACCAAGGAGTTATACAAGAACAAATCCTTATGGTGTATCTTTTATATGGAAGAGAATACAATGGTTGATTTTATTCAGAATAGCGATAATGAAGATGGAGAAAACGATGAAGACATCGAAACTGACGATGAAAGCGATGATGAAAGCGACGATGAAAGCGATGAAGAAGAAAGTGAAGAAGATAATGAAGAAGATTGGGAAGATGAAGATGATATACCACGTGGGATATATATGGGTAATTATGATGAAGATGATGTAGATTCTGATGAGGATTAATTTTTTTCTATAACCATAAGTTATGTAAAAAAATTGAATTATTCTAGTTATCATAAACGAAGTAACTTTTGGTAGATTACTACATTACATTTTGTTCCCTTCAACCTGACGGTTTCAGAAAAAAATTGAACTATTCTAGTTACATTTTGTTTTCTTCAACCTGACGGTTTCAGAAAAAAATTGATTTAAAAATTATCTCCAAACAGTTAGAATAACTAGTCAATTACAAATGGTCTATTATAGTTTGCATAATGAGTGTTTTATTGACGAAAATAAAGTGCAGAAATGTTTCTTTGCAAGGAATATGGAGAAAACATTAAGGGACAAGATTGTTAGAGAACATCATAGTCAATTTACCATGAAGAAGAGTATTTTGATTGTCATTATGTCCAGTGATGATAAGAAAAATAACCTCATTTATATTTTTCATAGGAAGACAATTCAATTTGAGCTTGTTTTTGAGTCAATTACTATTTGTCGTGAGATGTTTGATAATGATAGTAATACACATATCTGGAAAGATATCAAGGGTGATTTTTATTGTTTATCAGAAAGTGTTGTTTCCAGATCGCATCTAAATGAAGTCATTTATGAATTTGATGACCAAATGATCCTCAGAAAATTCACATTTAGTCAATTGGGGAAACCACTCCAGTATACTCTTGATACATTGACATATATTATCGGTAATGTTGTTATTTGTCATTATCGTGATAATAATGTCGGTACAATGATGTATGATTTGACTGCACATAAAGGTGAAGATGAAACAATTATTGGTTTTTTTATTAACTATTATTCGTATACGCAATGTAGCGGTTATTTTAATAATATTGTTTTCGATTCAAATTGTGCTATCAAAAACCAGTATGATATTCGTGGCCTCAATAATACGGATACATTAAGATATGTTGTTTTTCAAAAGACTAATGGAGATAAAATCGTCAGAACGTATGAATGTACAAAGAAACCACTTCTTATCGACGAAGTGAAAGTAGATCATGTTCATGGTATTATTGATTGTGGTTTTGGAAACCTTGATCTTCTTTTGATGGAATATGAAGGACAAATGTTTTTCAGACATATTATTCATAAGAAACCTGAAGATCCATTTCAAATTGAACAACATAATCTCGAAAAGATTAATTCGTCGAAAAACAAATCGTCGAGTCTTACATCTATGCCTTTAGTCAATGATCCTAATAAAAGGATCATTGTTGATCTTGTTGGAAATGTGTTTAAAAACCCATTCTGTCGCTACATTGAAGAATGTTACATGTGGATTGATCAAGGCGATGTGTGTCTTAGTACTGATTTTGAAGATAAGAATGATAAGACAAAGCAAAAGAAGAAAGGTAAGAAGAAGGAAACTGAAAATGACACTGTTATTAAATCTGTTCTAAAATCATTTTATGATGATAACTACATGGATGTGAGTGAAAAAGCACTGCTTGACAAACAAAATGATCAGTCAACACATGAAAATTTTATGAAGAATAACATTGACGATTATATTGGGATATTCGAACATATTGGGGTTGATAAAAAAACGACGAATAAAAATAAACATTATTCTGATGAGGAAAGACCAAAAGGAAAAAAACAATCAAGAATACGAGATGATTCTGATTCAGAATCTGAGCAAGAAGCAAGAATACGAGATGATTCTGATTCAGAATCTGAGCAAGAAGAACCGAAGAAACCACGAAAGAAAAATAAAGCTAAAAAGTGTGATAGTGACAGTGATAGTGACACTAAAAGGGAAGCACCAAAGAAGAAAGGTGGAAAAGTTCCTGTTCAAAAATCTGAAGAAAAGATAAAATTTGAAGAACAATTTCGGAGTTTTTTGCGTGGTTTAAATGAAACAAATCAAAAAATGATCAATTCAACCATCGCCCGTGCATGGCATGAATACAAAAAAGGACCTATGACATGGAGTAATTATTTGTATGATTTTGATTATTTGGGATTTCTTGATGTTTTTGATTTGTCATCTGGTAATCCTATTGTCGTAGAAGAAACAACAGAAGAACTTGGTGATAAAATTCTCCAAACAATGAAAAAAATGAAATATCGACGGATATCAAATCCAAAGTATATTTTTACCGATGTTTATCAAGGTGATAACAATATTTGTGCTATTACATCAAATGGTGAGATATTTGTTATTCGTGACAATGAATGTCGATTGGTGAGAACATTGAAAACATCTCTTCACAACAACGAAATCTATAAGAGTTTTAATCCAAATTCGGGTAAATGTAATATTGAGTGTGATATTGCCATGACAGTACCAATGTTTGTCGTCTCGTATGGTTCACATCCTTACTCTAATATTAATTTGTCAATCCATGATCTTGAAAAAGCAATTGCATCAGGTAGTGGACCATTGAGAGACAGCCTGACGCGATTCGCTGATCATTTCGAATCACATTATTTGATCGAAAAAGATGGTCATATGAAGTTCAATTTTGATCAGAATATACCAGATGCCGAGAAAACAGATTTATATTGGTTTTATTTGGCAAAGATGTACAAGTATTCTATTCATCATACTAATAAGAATTTATTGAAAATGCCAATTGATTTCATTTATTGTTATGCCAAAATGTATCATTGCATGGATGAAATGATGTATATATGGGAATATTATTATCCTGAATCATTTAATAATTATTTGAGTGATCCCAAAGGATACTATGATGGTAAATCATTAGAAGAAATTATTTGTGAAATGTTTGATATTGACATGAAAATTGATTCGCGTATGACTATTTTCTGTAAGACAGTGCTGAATAGTATACCAAAGGAAAAGGATTTTACATTTTTCGATCTCTTTTTATTTTTCTGTGGTGAAAAGGAGAAACAAGTTATGTTGTCACGAAACAATTTCAAAACGGAAAGTAAGAAATTCGAACCATTGATTAATTATTTTATTGGTCTCGATGCTAGTTCTCAAAGACAACTATTGAAAAATTGGACCGGTTATCGACACATTGGTGAGGATAATGAATTAAATATGGTTGCCAGAAATTACATTAAATTCTCAATGTGTAGCCAGACACTGATGATAACTGATTCGTTTTTGGAAGATCCAGTCAATTGGTCACTTCTCTTGGTTGATGATGGTGTTATTAGTGATCGTTTAGATGACCACAATGACCGTGATAATTCGAGAGTGAGTCGCCAAATCATTAGTGTAACAATGCAAAGCAATAACAGAGACATAATTTCAGATCATAATACAGAAGAAGAGGAGGTAGAGACTGACTAAGACGAATAATTTTTTTCATAACATTAGTTATGAAAAAAATATATCGCGAAAAAGTTGAAATTGTTCCATTTACAATTTGTTTCTCTCGACAGAATGTCTCGTGAAAAAGTTGAAATTGTTCCATTTACAATTTGTTTCTCTCGACAAAATGTCTCGTGAAAAAATTGAAATTGTTCTATTTACAATTTGTTTCTCTCGACAGAATGTCTCGCGAAAAAGTTGATTAAAACATATTTACAATGAATAGTAACTTTAATGCCGTACTATAGTCTAAAACATGAAATAATTATTTATGATGATTTGAGTTATAAGAAGGTGTTCTTTGCTCGTAATTTAGATCAGAAATTACGTCATTTTATTATTGATCATTGTATTTCACTTTCATTCCACGAAACAATCTTGTTTTTGAAGACGTATGATGTCCAAACAGATCTTACAAAAATCTTCCTTTTTCACAAGAAGTCAATCCAATTTGAATTAGTCTATCAATGTACTCTTTTACAAAACAAATCTATTTTTGGTATGCCACCTTTCAATCTGACGTGGACTGACGACAATAATGATACTTATTATTTGAGTGATGACACTGATGGATATCGTATTCCTAATACAGTTATTCAGGATTTTGGAAAATTAGATCAATCAAACATGAAATTAATCAAATTCAAAATTCCAAAAAATGCCATTTCACTCAAAACAAATACTGAATTGGCCTACATTTTTGGTGATGTCATCCATTATCTTCTTCTCAATATGATTGTTATGATTGATGTCAGTGATATAAACGAGAATGATAAAATTGTTGGTTTTTATTCCAATCGTTTTGGTACTTTCCAAGATTATTTTGGTGGAGCAATCTTCGAAAATGATCATTTTCTTCCTTATCAAGTGCAAGATATCTGGATGCATTATCTTGTTATTAAAAAAGAATCTGGTCTGATAATCGTCAAGACATATGACTGGCATAATAATTTTCTCGATGAAGTCGTGGTTGACAAGGTTTATAATGTCGTTAATATCGAATCCAAATATCCATTCTTACTGATGGAATATCAGAATCAATTGTTCTTTCGTCATATTAGAATAGTGGATAATTGTCCAATTGTTAGTCAATGTAATATTCCTCATCGGTGTGAGAATGTTAACAAATACAGTATGTATATTCATGTTGATGATCATATTATTGATGTTCTTGGTCATGCATTTGATCGTAATATGAATTCTGATGTTGTCGGCAAAATGATTTGCTGGATTAATAATGGTGAGATTTGTTGTCTTGGTCCAATTATTAATAAGAAAACGAAGAGTGAAATTTCATTGTCTTTTGAAACAAAATCGTTTTATGATGATAATTATATTGGTAATGGGGAGATTGAAAAAGTGTATGGTGATAATTCGATTAGTTATGTTAAATACCGAAAGACGACGAGTGCATTGACTTACTATTTTGATGATGTTTTTTTCAATACTAAAGAACGTGCATTTTGTGCCTTGACATCAATGGGTGATTTATTTGTTGTCGGTAAATCAGTCCATTTACTTCATTATTTTGCATATTTGAATCATTTTGACAGAACAAAGAAAATGAATAAATTCAAGCCTCAAACACCATTGAAGACTCATATTGATTGTGATGTGACAATGACTATTCCGATGTTTGTCATTGCATTAGGAGCCCAACTTTACTGTCATCTTGAACTATCTATTGTCGATTCGAATAAAGTTATTGCAATCGGTCCATCTCTTTTAGATGATAGAATAACACGTTTCTTCGATTATTTCGAGAAGAATTATTTGGATGAAAATGGCAAATTCAAAATTGGAGATACTGACGGACATCAGGATTCAGAACTGTACTGGTATTATCTTGGGAAAACATTTCGTTATTGTTTTTCTTATCTTGGTCATATACCTTTTGTTTTGCCATATGATGTTCTTTATTGTTATGCATTGAAGAATAAAAAGATTGATGATTTGTCATATGTCTGGAGTTATAAAGATGATGAATCATTGAAATCTTATTTGACTGATCCTGAGAAATACTACGAAGGGAAATCATTTCAGAAGATTATCTGTGAATATCTTGGTGTGGAAGAAAAATCCATAGCGCATGTCACGAAATTCTGCGATGCATTGTTTAATAGTCTTGATCTTAGTATTGCACATTGTTTCCATTTATTCTGTGATATAAAAGAAGAACAGGTTCTTCTAACGAAAGAACATTTTACAGATTCATCAAATATGATGTTTCCTGACATTATCTTTTATTTTATTGGATTGGATGAAAAAAATCAACAACAATTACTGAAGAATTGGACTGGATCGAAATATGTGAAAAAACCACTCTTGGAAATTTCGAAATCGAAAATCATTAAATTTAATATGTGTGCTAATACACTTAACATTACTGAAGAATTTTATGAACAACCAGCATACTGGGGTAGTCTACTTATTGATGATGACGATATTCGTGATTTTGATCATACAATTACAAACTCACCATTACAAACACCAGGTACAATGTGGAGATCTCGATCTGTTTCTCCAATTTATGAAAGACCGTATAGTACACAATATACTCTAAGGGATTTTTCACCACCGCCTCTTCAAAGATCAGTATCACCATCGTTAGAACGATATCGTCCAGTTGGTCGTGCTGTTCATAGAGAAAGATCAAGTTCAGTATCTTCAACACAATCTGAATAATCTGTTGAAGTAGTTGATTAAATTTAATTATTTATTTATCGATAGATAATTAAATGGATAATAGTGATATAGATGCCGTCAATCAATTTGTTAATTTTGAGGTTAATGGTCGTATTTTCCCTCATTGGATTATGAAAAATTTCGCCAAATATCAATTACCCAAAATTATTTATGATCCTTCAGTTGATCCCTGTGATATCAAACATAAAAAAGAACTGTACTTATATCAGGAATTTGTCGGTAAATATATCGGACCAAAAACCCCTTACAATTCTATTTTACTGTATCATGGTCTTGGATCTGGTAAAACAATTATCTCCATCAATATCATTAATCTCATTTACGAATATGACCCAAGTGTCAATTACATCATTCTCATTAAAGCTTCACTCAAAGATGATCCTTGGTTGAAAGATTTAAAAATATGGTTAGGACATGATCCCAGTGAAACCAATACTGATTTTACCAAGAGGAAGAGATATCAGACCATTCATTTTGTTCATTATGATAATCCGTTTGCTGATAAGGCATTTATTGAATTAATGAAAGTAGTTGATCGGTCTAAAAGAACGGTTTACTTTGTGGAAGAATCCCATAATTTCATTCGGAATGTTTACTCGAATATTAATAGCAAGAAAGGTAAAAGAGCCCAAGTTATTTATGATTTTATTCTCAAAGATCGTCAGGAAAATACCAATAATATGCTCATTCTCATTTCAGGTACTCCAGTTGTTAATCGACCCTTTGAACTAAGTCTGTTGTTCAATTGGCTAAGACCTGGTACTTTTCCTTCATCAGAAATGGATTTTAATCGGTTGTTCATTACTGGTGTTAACTACCCCATTCTGAATAATGAAATGAAAAATTATTTTCAGAGAAGGATCATTGGATTAGTTTCTTATTATGTTGGTTCGAATAGTCAATTGTATGCTCGACGTGAAGATTTCAATATTAACTTGATTATGTCTGATTATCAATATCGTGCTTATTTGTTCTTTCAAAAAGAAGAACTCCTCAGTGTCGAAAAAGCCAAGTCATTCGGTAAAACATCACAACTTTATCGCACGTATACTCGCCAAGCATGTAATTTCGTTTTCCCAACAGCAACTTCGAAAATAACAGCAGAATTACGTCCACGACCTGGTAAATTTAAGACTGCAACTCGTGGTGGTAATGATAATGATGATCCTGATAGACATCAAGATACCTCATTTTATGAGGATCTTGTTGGTGGTGCTGAGTTACCTTTGAACCTTTTAGATAAATTGGATCAGATTGACAAAGGGAAGAATGATGTAGAACTTGATGATGCTGAGAGGAAATTGTTTGATGAGTACAAAACGGCGATTGAATTATTTATTACCAAAACAGGTGAGTATTTTACTGAGATGAAGAACAAGAAAGGCAAGAGATCAATTTATGATGATTTGAATGATTTTAAGAATCATAAGGAGAAATATCATGATAACTTTGTTGATTACTGGATTATGAAGGAGAGTGTGTCAGATTTAGTCGATGAGCTTTATAATTGTTCGCCGAAAATGACGGCTATTTTGTTTAATGTTTGGGTATCTCCTGGTAAGATTCTGATTTATTCTAATTATGTTTTGGTAGAAGGTTTGAGAATGATGAAGATTTATCTTGATTTGATTGATTTCAAACCATATATGAGTGCATCGAAATTTAAGGGTTATTGTGAATATCATGGTGGAGTGTCAATGGATGAGAGGAATTTAGTGAGACAGAGGTTTAATGGTACTGATAATGTTTTAGGTGAGAAATGTCTGATTATTTTGTTATCGCCATCAGGTGTTGAGGGATTGAATTTGTTGAATATTAGGCAAGAGCATATTATGGAAGATCATTGGAATGAAGTGAGGATTCAGCAAATTATTGGTCGAGGTATTCGTAATTGTTCTCATCAAGAGTTGTCAATTGAAGAAAGGACCATTAAAGTGTTTCGGTATAATGTTATTAAACCGGAGAGATTTGAGGGTGATCGGATTCCTTATACGACGGATGAGTACATTGGGGACAATGCCCGTGCGATTAATAATTTGAATATGTCGTTTTTGAATCCGATGAAGGAGATTGCAGTTGATTGTCAGTTGTTTAAGAATCATAATCAGGTCAATGAGACATATCCTTGTTTTAAATTTCCCGAAGAAGTGTTCCAAGGTAAAAATGTCGGTCCTGCCTATGTTGCTGATATGAAAGATGACATGAAAAACTCTATTGGATTGAATGCTAAAAACGCACGCGTTGAAAGAGTAAAAGTTATTTATATTAATGCTGTTATTCAATCGGGAGAGAAACAATCACCGAGTAAGGAATATTTGTTATATAAGGAAACAGGTATGTGTTATGATGTGAATTTACATTATCCTGTTGGACGAGTAAAATATACTGATGGTATTCCGAACAAACTGAATAAAGATACTTATGTTATTAGTGATCAAATACAAATTCCGATTTACCACCCATGAAGATGGGGGGTTTCCAATGTCTATTTAGAAACCACCCATGATCATCCGTGAACAGAGGAGGTTTTTAATGTCGTTTAAGTAATAATGGTGACAAAGGGAACAATCTTGGCAACAACTTTTACAATTTTTGCTATTTGTGCTTTGCAATGGTTAATGACAGATATTGTTTTATCAAGTATTTTATTGGTTTTGAAGATAGTGGCAAATATTTTATTGAGTATAATTGATATTTTCCCGAAAATAGGATATGATATCAAGCAATTGGGATTGGGTTTTAATTTTGGATTTTTGTTGTTCTCGGTGTATTGTCATTTTTGGAAAATTAATCCGACAATGACAATCTTTATTTTTATGGCAAAGGTTTATGTTAAGATGTATAATTTGCTGACTCAGTATTTTACTGTTTTGAAACCACTACCTGAAACAGTCGAACTAGAGAAAAATATACCTGTTAAAACACTGATTGAATTTTATGATGGAGAAAGTAATATTATTAATAGTGTTTTGTTGAACTCGGATGATGTTATTGCAGAATTGAAAACCAATGATCCTATAGCAATGTTGGATACCATTTCAAAAGCTATTTCAGATAGTGATAAGAAGATTGATTAAAAATAACTGTGATTGCAATTATTTTTAATTTTTAGACAATTACCTGGACGACTATTGGACGACTATTGGACGACTATTGGAAGACTATTGGACGACTATTGGACGACTATTGGACGACTATTGGACGACTATTGGACGACTATTGGACGACTATTGGACGACTATTGGACGACTATTAGACGACTATTTAGATGATGATAACTTAATTAACATCTTGTTTTATTGCTCGTCTAATATCGTGAATGTAAATAGATTGTCACTTTACAATTATTATTAAAATAAAATTATAAAACGCATCAATAAGATATTAGACAATTAAAAGTCAAGCAATTATCAAGATATTAATTAAGTCATTGCCATCATAATTGTCGTCCTGGTTGTCGTCCTGGTTGTCGTCTTGGTTGTCGTCCGGTTGTCGTCCTGGTTGTCGTCTTGGTTGTCGTCTTGGTTGTCGTCTCGGTGATTGTCTAAGTAATTGAGCCTTGAAAAATTTGATATTCAAATCGTCAATAAGTAGTATAGGTATATAAATAGTAATGTCGATGATTTTGTTTAATAATATTTTTATGAAATATTATGATGGTGATGTTGATATTGCACGTCATTATGACAAAATATCACGTCTTCTACTTGTTGGACGTAATGTTCACGAGGGTGTCAAGAGATTGTTAAAAAGGAAAAATTGTGATTTACAAAATGTTAGTAGTGAAGTTTGTCATTATTATTTTGCTCGAGATAAGTATTACAAATATTTACAAAAACACAAATTACTTGATAGTCTATTAGCCATGTGCTATGACATGGATATTCCACTAGTGAATTGTTTAACAAAACGGTTCAAATGGATAACAGGTCAAGATGTTTGTTTATTAGATCTAATGACTATTGAAATGATCCCAAAATGGCGATCTGTTCTGGTAAAAATTCCAGAACATAAACTACCAAAGATCCTCTTGTACAATATGCATCCAGAGATCTCTCTCATGATTAATATCGAAAATATTGATCATGAATTCTATAAAACTGAAGATGTCACCCTAAAACGACTCCACAATATTTTAGGAGGACTCGATTTAATTCTCAGAGAAAGAATCTGTAACTATGCTTATGATATTAACAAGGAATATTTCCCTCTCAAGAAAAGACGTCTGGCATTTTTCAGGCATTTCTATTAAGAAAATACCTTTTTATTCATATGAGCTTCGACTACCCCAACTCTAAAATGAAAATGATTTTGGAATCTTCTGTTCATAGGATGACAAATATTGTGTTTTACACAGTCAATGTCTATTTCTTCTTCGATTATTGTTGTTGGATCATCTGGATCACCTTCATCATAGGGAATACAACGGCATGTTCTTCCCAAATCCTTACATGATGAGTTCATTCCACCAACACGTAAATCTTCACCATATTCATTTTGGAGAGAAATTGTTAGTTTGTCAATTTTGGCTAGTTGGTCTTTAGGGAAGATTCTAATTCCGTTTGAAGACCAAGTTGTATAGTGAGTTTTGTTAATAACTTTATCGTTGTACATAACAGCAAATGAGTTCATCAGAGCATCATTTGTCGAATACCGGTTAGTCCGATTTTCATATTCTTTTATATTTAAAAGGACATAAAGATTCTCGGTTAATGTATGATCCATATCAACATCATCAAAAATAGGTAAAATAGCATTTTCAAGGACAATATATCTGACATTCGTAAAACTTTGTTGGATAACAGGACCAGGAGTTCTGTCAGAATGTCTCGCCAAATTATCCAAGGGTGAAAAGATAACTTTGTATTTAAATGGGTTAGGATAGACCAATGGATTACGATCTTTGCTATCAATCTGAACATGGTATTCAGTGATTTCTTCATTCAAAAGAATATTTTCAAGATTGTTATCCATGAGATCACCTCGGTTACGAAATTGATGATTGTCAAACATGGCTTTTGGTTGTGAACCATTAAAAGGAATATTAGGTAAAGGTGCATAGGCACCATGATTACCATTAAATGAGGTATATGCTTGACTATTAAAATTGACTGGTAACATTTTTTGTTGATTAGTATAGTATTCTCGTGATTGAAGTGATGCATCCATTTATATATCAGTGATGTTAAAATACGATTACACTTTGTTTCTTTCGACTTGACCAAAGGTTACTCCGTCTCCAGAAAAAATTGATTTCACGATTCATACTAATATAATTAATATGACTATCATTTCATCAATATCATTTGTTGGTACTGCTAATAGTACTTCATTGGTAGGATATTTTTATGAATTAAAAAGTTTCAGACAATACAGACTGAATATGGATAATTATTGGTACTCCAACAAAGATCAGGAAATTCTTGACACGTATGGATTTGATAAATTGAGATCTGCTTTAATTAAATTAGCAAAGAACAATTGTCATGCAGAAAAATCAACCTTTTTCATTACTTGTTTATTTGAGGATACTGTATTTACCTTGTATGATTATAAAGATGATGAATCAATTCATGTCGGAGGAATGCAGGATCGAAAAACAAAGGATTTGCTTCCGAAATTTATGAAGGAACTGGAAAATTTACTTCTTGATGAACTGACAAAACATTCTTATTAAAAAATTTGAATTTTCGATACATTAAAATTGCAATTTATTCCTTATCGACATACTGTCTCATGGAAAATTTGAATTTCTCATGACATCAAAATTGCAATTTATTCCTTATCGACATACTGTCTCACGGAAAAATTGAATTTCTCATGACATCAAAATTGCAATTTATTCCTTATCGACATACTGTCTCACGGAAAAATTGATTTTATTATTTCAATAAATAGTAAAATCAAATGGATACTCTATCGTACGAATTACTGGTTGATATATTCAAGTTTGTCAAACATAAATCACAATTTTTGTCAAATAAATTATTGTGTCACATATCGATATTTTTCAATCATCAATTTATTATCGAGAGTATCAAATTAAATAATGATACAAAATTGATAACGGCTGATGCAGGTCATAAAGGTTTAAATTATAAACATACATCATTTATTTATGATGCAATCAGTGTTCCTAAAAATAATAAAATCAAATATCTTCGATTTTCACCTACGTTTAATGATTATATTGATGATTTGAATGATGATATTGTGTATTTAAATTTGAATCACATGAACAAGACGATTACTAAATTACCATCGAAATTAAAAAAGTTACTTATTGGTGATTACTTTAATGCAGAAATCAAAGAATTCCCAAAATACTTAAATTATCTTGTTATTGGTAACAGATGCAAAAATAATCTACCTGAATGGCCCATGTTTTTGACTCACCTTACCATTCCATATGATTATCCATTTAAAATCGAAAAATGGCCCATGTTTCTATCACATTTGGTATTAGGAAGAAATTACAATGGAGTATTTGAAACATGGCCAACACATTTGACACATTTAGTTATTTTAGATAAATGTTTGGCACGTAATAAACAATTACCGGATAGTTTAAAATTTTTAAAAATCATACATTTACCTTTCCGATATGAATGTAGGGTAAAGATTGTCATTCCGAAACAATTGTCATATTTACAGTACAATACTGGAAGTCATATTTGTCCTGATAACTTATCAACAATCGAAAAAATATCGTTTGAAGATAGTGTTTTTGATGGATCACTACTATTTGCATCACAAGCCCTCATTCACACATCAATTAAAAGTTTGAATCTCAATGTATCACGTGATGTTATTAGTGGAGATGTTTTGCATTTTATGAATAACTTAAATGATGATTGTTTTCCCTCATTGTTACATTTAAAAATTAGAATTCAAACAGGAAATCTTACTTGGTTGCCGAAAAATTTGATACATTTGACATTCATAAACGAAAAATATTTTGATGAAATTCCAGAAATAACATGTTTACATCAAAGCAAATTAATATTTTTGAATATGACAAATATTTATGAAAATATGGTTTTACCCTCATCATTAACACATTTTCGAGCCAAAGAAATTACATTTTGTCGTTATACGAATTATCCACCATCATTGATATTTTTAGACGTAAAGTATCTGAATGAGCTTCCAATCAATAAATTAAAGTATTTGTGTTTCCAATTTTCAGTCGATTATGAAAGAACAGATTTACAATTTCCCAAGTCTTTAATTTACTTCAAAGGTCCAAAAAGATTTTATGATAAAGTTCCAGTTACTGTCAAAACAGTTGTTATAATATAAAAAATTGAGTTGATCCAATTACCAAAGTCTACTACAGATTACTACGTCTACCAATTGTTTCTGTCGACATGGATGCACACTTTTACTCCGTCTATAGTGTAAAAAATTTGATTTTACTATTAAATTAATAATAAAATCAAATGAATATATTACCATATGAATTACTTGTTGATGTATTTCATCACCTAAAAGAAAAGAGGATACCTTATGACGTAACAAAATTTATGAAAATAATCAAATTATTTTTGAAGTGTAACACAGAAATTATTTTCCATGGTCAATACTATGAGTATATTAATTTGAGACATCTTAACGTTATTGGTGCTGATCTCAGACTTGATTTTGTTAAATCAAATACTCAAGTTAATATGGAATATTTGGAATCAGATAAATTATTGTATTTGAAATTAAATACAAATCGATCTCAAATATCCCATTCTGGACAAATTCACAAGCTTGTTCCAAATCTTAAATATCTCAACACCAATTTTAATATGAATAACAATTACCCCAAAAATTTAAAAATTTTAACCATGAAGAATGATTGTATTATACAGAATACGGTTATTAATCTTAAATTACAAATTAAAGACAATGTCAGATTACCATCATATTTAAAATATTTAAACACTGGGTTAACGACTAAATTGGATTTTATGCGTCAAACAATTGTAACATTAATTATTAATAAAAGTTACCAATCAGAGATTAATATTTGGCCATGTGGTCTGAAAAAATTAAAAATTAATAACAAATATGAATACATCATTCGTAATTTACCTGATACCATTTCGAAATTAATCTTGTCAAATGAATTTAAAGGTCAAGTAACAGATTGGCCGAAACAATTAACACATTTGATTGTCAATAAAAGGGTCTTTTTGCAAACAAAAACGCCTATTAAATTAATTTTTTTTGGAATTAATGGAATTGATGATTCAGGTGCATTATTACGATACTATCCTGAAAATGTCATTCAGATGGTATTGAAAACAAATGTCCGAGTTTATTGTCAAATACCATTATCAGTAACAAAACTCACAATTAGTGAAGATTACGTCATGAATAATAAAATATTGAATTTACATCAACTGAAGTTAACACATCTGATCATTTGTGATACAGGATATTACGAAAATAATTTGTCAATGATTAATTCTATGACAACATTAACACATTTATCAATTATCATATCATGTGATATTCCACAATTACCGATTAATTTGACTCATTTGAAATGCAATAATTTCGATCAGACACATGTTTATCATATTACCTGCTTAGATGAAACGAAATTGATTTATCTCGACATTATGAAAACAAGATTGTTACCTGCAACTCTAAAAAATCTGAAAGTTGGATATTATTATAATGCGACATTGCCTGAAAGTCTGGAAAAATTATGGATACGAATTGAGCATCATGTTTTATATTTACCACAACGATTGACTCATTTTGTTTACACAGAAACTTTTGGCACTGAAATACCAAAATTACCAGATTCACTAATCTACGTGAAAATATTACATGAATATTATAGTCATATACCTAAATCAGTCAAGTTTGCTGTTTTGATTGGAAAAATTTGATTTATGAAAGTCAGAAAGCTGGTTTTAGTTTTAATTTTCCTAATAGTATAATAATCACCAAACAACATTATTTTTATACAATTGAAATCAATAGTGATATGATGATTGATTCAATCAATGGTGAGTGATATGATAAATTATAGTTGGACAAATTTGAGAAAAAAATTGAATTTTCGATACCTCAAAATTTTCACGAGACTGAAAGTCGATTGAAATATTTTGTTTTCAAATTGCAATTTATTTCTTTCAAACCTATCGGTTATCAAGAAAAAATTGAATTTTCGATACTTCAAATTGCAATTTATTTCTTTCAAACCTATCGGTTATCAAGAAAAAATTGATTTTTTTGTTTAATAGAACAGAAAAATCAAAATGGAATGTGGTACAGAAGACATCATATTTCAAATCTACGAAAAACTACCAGAATTTACTGATGATGATTCAATTTTTGATCCAGACTATGACTGGTCAAATGTTAGTTTATCAACAACAAATCTCGAATGTCATATCATTTTGAAAATTCTCAAAGACGAAAATTATGACGATTTATTATTTAATTGGATTATAAATTCATCTACTGATACTAGATTATTAAATTGTGATTTCAATGAAAGAATGATTAGCAAAAATATTGATCGTGTCTTAAAAAAAGTTCCAACAAAAATGACTTGGTATGCATTTTCTTCATTGTTACATTTATTAGAAGAACAACACATTCCAGAAATATTTAAATTTTTACATTACAATGAAGATCATATTGATTCTACTTTTAGATGGTCAATTGAATATTTACCGAATTTTTATTTTCAGTTATCAGAAAGATATAGTTATGATCCATTCGATGTCTTTCTGGAACATGAAAAAAGAGAAATGATCAAAATAAAACCTGAACAGTTAGCATCATGTGTACGAAGTAATCCAAAGCACGCAGTCAACATTCTGGACGGTGTTTGTCAATTTTTCTATAAAATACCACTTGAATATCGTCAATTATGTATTAATATGATTAAGTATTTTTCTAGCGATGCTGATATCCGTTTTTTTATTACTATTTTAACAACACGAGTTAATAAAATTGATATGATTGAAAATTTTGAAGAAGAAATTGACTTACTCTTAAATAATGAATATCATAAGGATGATCTTACTGATGCTGATGAGTCAGAGTTTGATGTTTACGAAGACGGTTATTTAGACACAAAAACACTTTTCATCGATGATGCAATTGCTCATCATAATACTGATTTACTGGATTTCGTTCTGATGAAACATCCTGAGATAGAATATTTCATTCAATGGAGAATTTTGCATCGTTTCAATTCTATTTTTCTGGACAAATATTTTAAAATGGGATTAACACAAGATATCATTGATGAAATTATGAAAGAAAAAATTGATTAATCTATTTATGAAATAAATTAATCAAATGAATACATTACCTCATGAATTACTCGTCGATGTCTTAAAACATGTCGATACTGAAGAAATTGCATTGTTAACAAAAACATTATTTATTGCATCGCAATTTATTGTTAGACAACGATTTATTTGTAATTATCTTAATACAGATGTTCCGAAGAATACCATAGCAATGACTAAACATAAATATGATGACGAAGATTTGCCTGATAAATTAATGTATTTAAATATTTGTAATTTTTTAGAGTACGATGACGATAAATTTTATAGTTATTTGCCAAGAAATTTGAAATATTTATCTGGTCGTATTGGTTTTATCATTGGTCCTGAGCCAACAAAATTAACAGATTTAGAAATGAAACATGATATTTGGAATTACGCAAATGTTGAAATCCCACAAACGGTCACAAGATTAAGATTTTCATATGATCTATATAACATTCCGAAAATCCCTTCAAGTGTCAAATACCTAAAAATTGGGAACATCAATGACGATCCATTTGTTGGATTTCCTATCTCGTTAACACATCTCGTTTTACGTGAAGACTTTAATGCTAATATTAATGTTTGGCCAAATTTACTCTATTATCTCAAGATTAAAGGAAGATATTTTAAAAAGATTTCACAATGGCCATATTTCTTGACTTATTTGGAAGTTTGTCATCATGAATCAATACATGATATTAAGTGTTGGCCAATTCATTTGACACATTTATCAATATCAATTGAAAATGATTCTTGTGATAAATGTGGTCACAAGAATTTGCCAACAACTCTAACAAATCTTATTGCTTACCGCGCACAATCGATAAAAATGGAGAAATTACCGCATCTAAATGAATTATCATTAAGATATCTTTGTAATTTAGCACATAATTGGAAATTACCAACATCCATAAAAAAGTTGTCATTACGAAGTGCATATGTTCACGATGGTATTGACACAAAAATACTTGATCAGATTCTAGATTTGCGATTGACACATTTATGTTTGCCTGAAACAAGTCATCCTGGTACTACCGCAATTATCAAAAAATGGGTTAATAAATTCGATCAAAATACGTTATTAACACTGACACATCTTTCGATTACCGATGAAAATGATTATAATCTTAAATTTCTACCATTAAATATCACACATCTCATTTGGTGGAATTATTATCAAAGTGAACAGAATAGCAATATGCATGATTTGAAATTAGTGTGGTTAGAAATAGGTGGATTAGATGAAAATGACGTTCTGCCTAAAACACTGATTTATTTAATAATACTGAATTGTAATGTGTTACCCATATTTCCAAAAAGTCTGAAATGTTTAGATTTGCGACATTATATTGGTGATGTTTTGTCATTACCAAAATTGACACATCTCAAATTAGATAAGACAGTTAATGAAGTTGTTTTTCCATCATCATTGGTTTATCTCAGAATACAACAAAAAATGAAGAACACAGTACCAAAACATATCAAATTAGTTGTTCTTTTTTGATTGTTCACCTAATAATTGACTGATATCTTATGATGTTTTATAATGACTATAACGTGACGTGTGATTCATAATCGCCGCGGACGCTGGCAATTAGGCTGGATCCTTCAGCATAATCATATTAGTCAAATGACAAATAATGACATTCATAAAAATTTGATTAATCTATTTCCATAAATACATTAATCAAATGGATACTTTACCTCATGAATTACTTGTTGATATTTATCGATTGATTAATAACAAGGATATTTTTACGACTGGTAAAATGACATCTCTTATTTCACGCTTTATGTTACACCAAAGTATTTTTATGCGGACATTACCAGAAAATCTTCCAAAAAATACCATTGCTTTATCCATTATTTCAGAAATGAATAATGATGTAAAATTACCAAAACAGTTAAAATATCTCGATTTTATTCCAAACGGCGCGATCAATTGTATTATTCCAAAAAATATATTCACTTTATTTGAACATGGTAATGATAGTATTGAAGATCAATTTCAACAATTTCCAAAACTGATTAAATTTTCCACCGAAAACGAAAATATTACTTCATTTCCAAAAACTATTCTTCATTTAAAAATTCCGGCTGTCAGTTGCAATTGTCGTAAAATAGAATATCCTCCACATCTCAAATATCTCACATGTGGTTCATGTTCAAATTGTCATATGATACCAACACGATTACCAACAACAATTTCACACTTGAAACTCAATTCTTATTTCAATCAAGAAGTATTTGACTGGCCTCAATTTATCATCAATTTACAATTTACTATCGATTACGATTACAATATTGATCAATTTCCACCTTTCTTGACATATTTATCAACTTCCCTCGATAACTATAAAAAAATAAAATCATTACCCATCCATTTAACACATTTGACAATAAAAGGACACTTTCGTTTTGGAAAGATTTATACGATTGAAAACATACCAAAAACCATAAAAAATTTTAAAATGAGGACATGTTACAAAACACAAATCAATCACCTACCAAATTTAACAACATTAATTATAGAACAAGATATTTCTAATATTTCTAAATTACCATCTTCGGTGAAAAAATTATCACTTGAATATGTCACAAGTCTAAATGCCGATTTTTTGATTTCTGTTTCAAAATCATCGATCACACATCTTTCAATACCACATGATTCTCAAATTATCATGAAAATAGTATTCGATCAATTTCCGTCAATGAAGACATTGACTTATTTGAAAATTTATTACAATGATCTTTATATTAAGCAATTACCACCAAATCTAACACATATTCTCTCTAATCGTTTCTGTAATAAATACGACATAGAATCATCTAAAATAACACATATGGATGTCGATGATCATAATAGAAAATTTCCATCAACATTAATTTATTTGACTCTTCGTCATAGAAGTTTTGTTCATGAATTAGCTCCTTTTCCAAGTGGATTAAAATATTTGAAATTCATACATGGTTACCACCTTGAATCATTACCATCGTTACCCAATTTAACACATTTGACAATCATTAACATTGACAATATCAGTTTCGAATTTCCTAAATCTCTTATTCATTTAAAAATTTCTATTAAACATATCGATAAGGTACCAAAACATATTAAATTAGTGATATTTGTCTCGTAAAAAATTTTGATAGACGACATCTAAAAAATTTGATTAATTTATTTCCGTAAATACAATAATCAAATGGAAATATTACCTTATGAATTACTAGTCAATGCTCTTAAATATACGTCAAAAATATCTCTTTTATTCAAATCATCAAAAATATTAAAACACTGTGTATCTTTCTTAGATCATCAAGTGATCATTCTTAAAAATTTTGATTTTCGTGATAATTGGGATCGTTTTAATGTTATTGCTGTTAAAAATGATAAACATAAAAAAATTACGATCAGGAAAAATGGTACAATCAAAAATATGCCGAAAAGTCTTCTTTATTTACATGTTGGACATCCATTAAATAAAGATTTTAAACTGCAAATAATATCATTACCAAATAATCTAAAATATTTATTTTTGGACAATTATATCATAAATACTGTCCCATATGGTGTGACACATTATATTTGTGACAACTACATTTATAATGGTTGGGATTTACCATCTTTACCACAATTTTCAGAAACAGTAACTCATTTAAATACATGTTTTTATGACCATAATATTAAAAAATTAAACACGTTGACACATTTGACAATTTATGTAATTGAACCACCACCACCATTAGAATTACCTGTAAATTTAAAAAAATTAAAGATCAGTGGAAATATCACTCATCCATTAGATAAATTTCCAATTAGTTTGACACATTTAATTATTAATAGCCGTAATTGTAAATTACCAAAATGGCCGATAACTTTAATTTTTTTGAAAATGAGTCATGAATTCAAGATATTTGATTTTCCTCTATTTTTAACTTATTTAACATGTGCTAGTAAATCCATTAAAGGTCTTAAATGGCCCATTCATTTGACACATTTGCATTTATATGACATGGTATATATACGTCGTTTCCCTGAAAATTTAGAATGTTTGAACGTTGAACCATTACAATCTAGTCATTTTAATATCTTACCTTTTTGTCCTTCGATCAATATTCAAATGGGATTTGCTCATTCAACATTGAAATTGAAGAATGACATCAAAAAATTAGATTTAGGTCTTTCATTCCCCTCCTATCGTATGAATGTTATTTTAGACTCAATCAAGAAATCGAATATAACACATTTAATCATACGTGGTGACAACACAGAAAATGATGTTGTACTATGGTTAAATGATTTGCTGAATGATGATATGACGAAATTGACTCATTTAAAATTAACTGGTGAGTATAGAAGTGAAATAGATAAATTACCAAAAACAATAACACATTTAATTTTCAAAATGGGTATAGGTACTTTTACTAAATATCCACCAAAATTGAAATTTTTAAGCATAAACATTATGGATGATTACCCATCATTTTTACCTAACACACTCAAATATTTATCATGTGATAGTATTATTCGTTTTGTACTACCAAAATCACTGATATATCTTAGGACTAGGTATCGATGCTTCAATCTTATTCCGTCATTCGTTAAATTCGTTGTTTTGATCTGAAAATTTAATAGTCATAATAAATAATGACGATTAAAATAAATTGTGGAGGTACATTTTTTGAAACAACGGAAACGACATTAATGAAATCTGATTTCTTCAAATCCTTATTGACAAGATGGAAGATTGACGAAACGATCTTTTTAGATGAAGACTGTGAATATTTTCGTATCATATTGATTTATTTACGTGATAATGTTATTGAAAAAAATAAACTTGATAAAAAATTATTACAAATGAAATTTAACTACTACGTACCTTCGTTTGATAATGGTGGAAAAATTTCGCGAAAGAAAAGTAAAAAATCCATTCCGCAATGTATTATTGATGAGACTAATGTTTTCACAAAATATTATAATACCGGATTAACGTTATCAGACTATTTAGAACGTCAGACAAAGCGTACGAACCCTCTAGGATTGAAGTTATTATTATCAGGTATTAATGAACACTACGTCGAACAAAATGGTCAATACTTATCAGAGTTGATGTGGGGAAATCCAAAAACACAAGCAACACGATATGTAAATAGCGAAAATAACAAAAATAACAAAAATAACAAAATAATTATCCTTATGGAATATTTTAATAATATTATTGTCATTGAAGATATCAAAATTGGAGCATGTATTACTGTTGGTGGTAAATATCAAATTAATCGTACGCATAATACATACGAAATTCGTGAAAAAAATTGATTAAATATTATTAATAGTTATTTTCAACAAAATGACTATTATTACGATTGATTGTGGTGGGACAATATTTAAAACAACGGAATCGACATTAAGAAAATCTGATTTTTTTAATGCCATGCTTGATAGATGGAATACTGAGGATGTTATTTTTCTTGATGAAGATGACAAATACTTTCGCGTCATCTTGATTTATTTACGTAATAATGTTATTGAGAAAAATACGTTAGATTATGAGTTATTGATGATAAAATTTAAGTATTACATACCGTATGCATTTAATAATGATCATATTGATGATATTGTCGTTATTGATTCATTAATGATTATGAATAATAATATTACGCTTTTAACAAATAATTGTGCTTATGAAATGCCTTTAAATTTACAAAAGGTCGTTCATTCGAATAGTGGATATTATGTTGAATCAAGTATTGATGGTGAAGAAGATTGTTCATCAAATACAAAATTAAAAAACGTATTGTTTTCAGAAAACAATACTGAGAATTATAAAGCATATCGATTGACTAACATACTACCTTGTATAAATGCACGGAAAATTTTAATCATGGAATATTTGACAAATATTATTGTTATCGTAGATATTGAAATTGGACAAGAAACAATTGCATCCAATTTTAAAATCACAAGAACTGATCAACATTATCAAATAAACACAATTCAAACAGGTTATAAAACTTGTCAAAATATGGTTCATAAAAAATTTGATTAATCTATTTCTGTAAATACATTAATCAAATGGATACGTTACCCCATGAGTTACTTGTTGATGCTTTCAAATATACGTCAAAAATACCACTCATTTTCAAATCAACAAAAACATTAAAACATTGTGCTTACTTCTTGGATCACCAAGCAATTGTCCTTGCGAATTTTGATTTTAGTGAAAATTGGGAACGTTTTAATGTCGTTGCTGTCGTAAATAACCGACGCAAAAAAATCAAAATTAGGAAAAACGGTGCAATCAAAAATATGCCAAAAAACCTTCTTTATTTGAATTTAGGTCCACCATTTGATAATTACGATTGTAACGGACATTATAAAAAGACACCTATATTACTACCAAAGAGTGTTAAATATTTATTATTAGATGGTTATGAGCATTTAAATACTCTTTCCTCCAATGTGTCACATTTCACCACTAGCAGTAAAAATATACACCAATTACCACGATTATTAGAATCACTCACACACTTAAATATACAGTTTTTCAACAATAATGTCAAAATACCAGAAACATTGACACATTTATCAATTAGTGGTGAGGGAAGTTTTCCAATCGAATTCCCAAAAAATTTAAAAAAATTAAAAATATGCGAAGGCATCAATCCTTTATTCAATCAATTTCCAATTGGACTAACACATTTAAGTATTTACCAAAAAATGGACCTTAAATCACAAAAATGGCCAATGACTTTAATTTCCCTAAAATTAGCTCATTCTACAACGATATCAAAATTACCCATCTTTTTAACACATTTGACATGTAGTAGTGAAACTATCAAAGAATTGAAATGGCCAATTTATTTAACATATCTATTTTTACGTGATACAATACACATAACTCATTTTCCCAAAAATTTAGAATATTTGTATGTTTACTCTCCACAACCTAAACAATTTGACTTATTACCTTTTTGTCCTTCGATTAGTATTAAAACGTGTTATAATCAACCAATATTAAAACTGAAAAATAACATCCAATTTGCAACGGGAACAATTCAAAAATTAAGTTTAGATTCATCATTGTCATATTGTCGTATGAATCTCATTTTAGATTCAATCACTAAATCAGATTTGACACATTTGACGATTTATAGTGATACTATCGGTAATGATGTTGTGACATGGTTAAATAATTTGGCAGATAATGATATGATGAAATTGACTCATTTGAAATTAATGGGACGCTACGGAACAATTAATAAGTTACCACAAACAATAACGTATTTAAAATTTACAACAAGACATGGAACGATCATCAAATTACCGTCAAATTTAAAATTTTTAAACACAAATGTTGTTAATTGTCCACCAATATTACCTAAAACTCTCAAGTGTTTGTCATATAATAATATTACTGGTTTAACATTACCGAGATCTCTAAGATATATTAGAACAGAATACAAACACTTCGATCTTATTCCTGCATTTGTTAAATTTGTTGTTTTGATTTAAAAAAATTTGATTAATCTATTTTCATAAATACATTAATCAAATGGATACATTACCTTATGAATTACTTGTTGATGCTTTTAAATATACGTCAAAAATACCCCTTTTATTCGAATCAACAAAAACACTAAAATATTGTGCTTACTTCTTGGATCACCAAGCAATTATTCTAAAAAATTTTGATTTTAGTGAAAATTGGAATCACTTTAATGTTGTTGCAGTCAAAAATGACAGATATAAAAAATTAAAAATTAGGAAAAATGGTACAATTAAAAATATGCCAAAAAGACTTCTTTATTTAAATATTGGTTTTCCTTTTGATGATTACAAGTATTTTAAGAAGTCATCTATATTACCATCACGTCACGTCAAATATTTATCATTGAATGATTACAGGTGTTTAGATAATGTTTCTTCTAATGTAACGCATTATTTTCATAATAGTGAACTTATGCATCAACTACCACAATTTTCAAAATCACTAACACATTTAAATGTACTATATTGGCATGATGGCATCAAATTACCGAAATCATTGACACATTTATCAATTGATGGATATGGGCATTTTCCAATAGAATTTCCTGAAAAACTAAAAAAACTAAAAATAGGTGAGTATATCACTTGTCTTTTTGATAAATTTCCAATTGGATTAACATATTTGAATATTAACCAGAGCAGTCATTTTAAATTACCGAAATGGCCAATAACATTGATTTCTCTGAATTTGGGCCATGGGATAAAAATATCGGAATTTCCCATCTTTTTGACATATTTATCATGTGATAGTGGGTCTATCAAAGATTTGAAATGGCCAGCACATTTGACACATTTATCTTTGAGCAATATGAAACACATAACTTATTTTCCTAAAAATTTAGATTATTTGTATATTTATTCACCACGGTCATACCAATTCGATTCATTACCTCTTTGTCCTTTTATTAGTATTGAAATGGGTTATGCTGATCCAACATTAAAATTAAAAAATAATATCAAAAAATTAGATTTAGGTTCGTCATTTGCACACTGTCGGATGAATATTATTTTAGATTCCATTACGAAATTAGATTTGGTCTATTTGATAATTCATTATAATAATACCGAAAATGATGTTGTGACGTGGTTGAATAATTTAACAGATGTTGATATGACAAAATTAACTCATTTGAAATTAACGGGTTGTTACAGGAAACCAATTAATAAATTACCACAAACAATCACACATTTAATTTTCACATCAATATATGAAACAATCATCCAATTTCCATCAAATTTAAAATTTTTAAACACAAATGCTGTTAAATGTCCATCAATTCTACCTACAACTCTTCAGTATTTATCTCATAGTAATATTGTTGGTTTTGTTCTACCAAGATCATTAAGATGCATTAGAACACAATACAAACACTTTGATCTTATTCCTGCATTTGTTAAATTTGTTGTTTTGATCTAATTACCAAAAGACCGAAGGTATTACTACGTCTACCACAGGTTACAGTTTGCGTATGAGGAACGACTACTACGTCTATTATTTGTTCCTTATCGACATTCTGTCTTACAGAAAAATTGATTTTATTATTTAATTAAATAGTAAAATCAAATGGATAGTCTACCAAACGAATTACTGATTGACATCTTTAAATACCATGTTTGTGAAAAATCGACATTTAGATCAACAAAATTTTTGAGAATTGTTTCTCTATTTTTAAAACATCAGTCAGTTATCTTGAAATGTGTAATAAATGATTTTCAAGCATGCAAGATGAATGTTATTGGTGTTAATATTAAACAATTGATATCAGGATCGTATCGTGACGAACTTGCCAAACTAAAATCAAGACATCTTCAATACATTAATTTTCGATTAAACACAGCGAGTAAATTTAATCCGATTAACTTCAATCAATTAGTACCAAATTTAACATATTTCAACACTAATGTTTATTATGAAAAGGATAATCTATCAAAATTAACAACACTGGTACTAAATGAGCATATGTATTTTCTTTCTATCTTTGTACTCAACAAATATCCACCCAATCTAACATATTTAAAGATTAATAATTTTTTGTTTCCCGTTCCTCTATCAAACACGATTAAAAAATTAGTCCTTGGTAATATTTTAAAACAAGAAATTAAAATATGGCCTACACAATTAAGATATCTAAAAATTAAGAACTGGTATCAATATGACATCGATAATTTACCTGATACGATTGTGACGATTAGTTTAAGTGCTGATTTTAAAGGAACTATCAATAATTGGCCAAGTAATTTACGATATTTGTCAACTCCCATGTTACAATCATTTCATATACCAGAATCACTTATCTATTTAGCAGTATATGAAAATACATTTATTCGTGAATGTCATTTACCAAAAAGCATATCAGAATTAGTAATTGACACAAATCTATTTGATAGCCATCTTCCACCAAATATTAAAAAACTGACACTTGGTAAACATTATTGTATGAAAAATATACTACAATATATGACGTCATTAACACATCTCATTGTTAGGAATAGGAATTATTCTGACATGTTCGATATTTATAACACAATTGTCACAATGGCGTCATTGACACATTTATCAATCATCCTTAAATTTAGTATGGCACGATTACCTGAAAATTTAACACACTTAGTTTGTCATAATAGAGTTGATTCGCCATCGGTGAGAAATATTATTTACAGAATAACTTGTTTACATGAATCACAATTAACTTACCTTAAATTATCAGAATTACATCCTGATAATCAATTTCCTGAATCGCTAGTATCATTAATTATCACACCATACACTGATACATATCTCACTTTACCACCAAATTTGAAAAAATTATCAACAAACGATTCGGGTCAATTATCATTCATACCTTACGGTATGACACATGTCACATATCTTTACCGCACTGAAAAATCATCATTTTTTAAAAACCTACCAAAAACAATTGTGTATTTAAAAACACTTGTACAATATCAGGAATATATTCCAAAATTTGTGAAATTTGTCATTCTGGTGTAATTTGTTGATTTGAGCGACTACTTAGGCTATTAATCAAGAAATCGATTAGACAATTAAGCATGCTACTATTACTAAATAAATAATAACACTATATATCGATCGTCACTTTATAGTTAATATTATAATAATAATTGTAAAACGGAGAGTAAAATAATAGTCGTTAAGTTATCGCCAATGTTATCGCCAATAAAAATTGATTTTATTAATTTTTAATTATAAACATCAAATGAACACTTTACCACATGAATTACTTGTTGATGTCTTTAAACATGTTGAAGAAATATCACCGATGAGAACAAAATCATTACAATATGTCGAAAAATTAATTTTCAGAAAGCAATGTTTTGTTGTTATCAGTAATACACAAGGATTAGAATATTTGAATGTGATTGGAATTGTTCAAGATGATACTAATTCTGGTATCGATAATTTTAAGAAATTAAAATTTTTAAATATCAGAAACGACTTTGATAATCTTCATTTTAATATTAGTTTATCGAACATTCCGAAAAAATTAATTTCACTCAAATGTCCAACAAATAATTTAACGGAATTACCAATTACTTTGAAAAAATTTATTTTGACAACGAAGAAATATAATGTTGATTTGAGTTCATTACATAAATTATCATATCTAAAATTAATGTCAGAAACTCGCATAATTTTACCTAAAAATCTATTAAAATTATACAATTTGGCAAGCTCCTTAACAAGTGGCCATTCTACTTTTCAAAATCTGCCTGATGGATTAAAATATTTAGAAATGGATGTTATCGATTCAGATTTTGATTTTCCGGAATCATTGAGGCATCTAGAAATTCGTATTAACCAATTTAATTGCTTAAACAAAATACCATCTCATCTCAAATATTTACGTCTCAAAACATTTATTGATAATGAAGTTTGGTATTCACTCTTAAATTACATACCGCAATCAGTTATTTATTTTTCTTCTGATATCAGTTTTACATCAAAAATAGAAAATTGGCCACATCTCAAAAAAATGAAAATTCAAAACGATTATTTTAACCAATTCAATAATTTTCCAGTATCATTGGAAGTGTTGATTATTGGTAAAGTCTATTTTGCCGATGATTTCGGTAAAAACAAATATTTCACTTTTGAAGATTCTGGAAATTTAATTAAACTTGTCAATCTAAGAAAATTATCATTAAAAAATCATCATTGTGATAATTTACTCGATGTTCTCGATATTATTGCACAAATATCCCTAACACATTTGGTCTTATCAATTAAAAAAGACAAGGATATTGCTGATTGGTTCGACAATAATTTATTATTGACATTAGAATACCTACATTGTTTTAATGAATATCTTCAAAATTTTCCTGTTAACTTAAAGACATTAATTGCGTACAAACCGAACATAAAGAAATTAAAATCATTGACAAAACTTAAAATGTATGATTCTATTCCTTTGCAAGTTACTTTAAATTTATCCGAATTACCAAATACTCTTATTAAATTACAAATCAACTGTAAATTCATCATTGGTAATTATCCACAAAAATTAAAATATTTATGTATTAAAAAATTAGCAAATGGTGATATTGTTAACCTAATACTTTAACACATCTGATAATTTATGAGAAGATTGATAGGAAAATAATTGAATTTCCGAAATCACTAATTTATCTCAAAATTTCCAAGTTTTATCTGAACATCATACCAACATTCATTAAATTGGTTGTTCTTACTTCTTGAATTTATAATACTGGCAAAAAATTACAATCTCTAAAAAAATTGAACTTTTACAGTTACAATTTGTTTTATTCAACCTCCGGTTTCAGAAAAAAATTGAACTTTTACAGTTACAATTTGTTTTATTCAACCTCCGGTATCAGAAAAAAATTGAAAATCACATCATTTATATTATTTAACAAATTACTGAAAAATGGTGAACATCAAAATAAACTGCGGTGGTACAATTTTTGAAACAACTGATCATACACTGAGAAAAGCTGAATACTTTGGTGCCATTATTGACAGATGGAATAATCCTGATAATACCAATAAACCCATTTTTTTTGATGACAGTGCCAAATATTTTGAAATTATTTTAATTTTTCTCAGAGATGATGTCGTTGAAGAAAATTCACTTGACAAAAATTTACTCATGTCAAAATTTGTTTATTATTGTGGTGATTTAATCAGTGATTCAATGATTAGAGGTGTTTTTGGAATTAAATCATTTCTTGATGAAGAAAAAAAGAGTTGTGTCAATGGTATCTACACCATTCGTTTTACTAAATCAATGATAGATACATGTTCAAAATCATTCAGAGAATGTTTTCGAAAACACGATCCAAATAATAAAATAATGAATGGTTTTTTCGAAGAAATTGGTAAACATACGTCAGTATATTCATCAAATAAAGACAAATCTGATTCACTATTTATCACAGTAAATGAACTTATTAAAAATCCCAATATGATGACACACGCGACAATTAATATGACATATATTATTGAATTTTCTGATTCAATTATTCTGATTCATAATAAATATATATCCTTACTCATAAGAAGTGATAAATTTAATTTAAGTTTATGTCATGATCTTTATTGTATTGTAAAAAAAGATTATTATTATGAATACAGTTACTTAGCAAAATAATTTATTTCTTATCAGCCCTTGATCTCGGAAAAAAATTGAAGTATTCCACTTGCAATTTATTTTCATCGATGTCCCATCTCGGAAAAAAATTGAAGTATTCCACTTGCAATTTATTTTCATCGATGTCCCATCTCGGAAAAAAATTGAAGTATTCCACTTGCAATTTATTTTCATCGATGTCCCATCTCGGAAAAAAATTGATCAAAAGTACATTTATATTAATAACAGTAACGATGGTTGTTGTTATTGATTATTACGATTATCAAAAGAAAACAATTAGTGATGGTATTCGAAAAGAAATTGAAAGAATCCAAAAATCAGAAAATTTCAAAATGTCTATGATTCATCAAGCGTATTTACAGTATATCACTTCGAGAATTAGTCATGATGTTTCGACTAATATCAAAATGAAGAATATCACTAAACTAGAAGATCTTAAACGAGGAGATGACTATCAGAAGACCATGTATAACAAACCTTGGCATAGACTGAAGGAAACACACAAGAAAATTAAATTTCGCGAATTTGTTGCCAAGTTAAAATACAAAGGTGAACCAAATATCAAAAATAGAGAAAAAGTTCTCAAAGATTTACTTCAAGGTCTCGATGAAAAAAAATTCGGACAAAATAAAGTTCAAGTCAAATATGATCCAGAGAAAATGAAAATCATCGATGTTCAGTGTCTCGGTCATGATAAAAAGAAAGATGTCTATGCTGTTCTCTGGGACTAATTCACAAGTATTTAATAAAATGCTTATAAATTAGTGAATGCAATCTATTTGTCGAAATTGTCATCAAGTAAATTGCAATATTTGTTATGTTAGCGTTCCGGGACCATCAGGACCACCCGGTTTTTCAGGGTTACCAGGACCGACAGGATCAATCGGATCATCAGAAACAGGTCCCACTGGCTCTCAAGGCTATATCGGTGCATCTGGTCCTAATATGGGTAATGGTTCTACCGGAGTCACAGGTATTTCAGGTTCCACTGGTTCGACAGGATTTCAAGGTTTAATTGGTGATACTGGTATTGGTAGCACATTTCTCGATGGACCATCAGGTGCAACAGGTATTCAAGGTAATTCAGGAAGTACCGGCCTTGATGGAAATATTGGTGCCACTGGTACTATCGGTAATAATGGTAATCTTGGAACTCAAGGATTTATTGGCAGTACCGGAATTCAAGGAATCGATGGTATGAGTGGTACAGGAACTGTTGGTCCCACAGGTTCTCAAGGATCTACTGGTACAACAGGTAATCAAGGATCGACAGGTAGTACTGGTACATTCGGGACAATTGGTAGTACTGGAATACTTGGTGCTTCAGGTATCATTGGTCTCATTGGTTTGATTGGTCCTTCAGGTTCGCAAGGAAATTCTGGAAATACCGGTTTTATTGGTTTTCAAGGATTTTCAGGTACCACTGGTGTTTCAGGCGATATTGGAACATCCGGTGATATTGGTAATACTGGTGTCATCGGAACAATCGGAACTTCTGGTTTTCTCGGTGCTACTGGTCTTAATGGTGATCTAGGTGCATCTGGTCTTTCAGGTCATTCTGGTGTCATTGGAACAATTGGTACTACTGGCATAACAGGCACAACTGGAGTTATTGGATCAACCGGCACTCTCGGTAATCAAGGAAATAATGGTCATGCAGGAACTGTCGGTGCTACAGGAATCATTGGTGATGATGGTAATACCGGATTATCAGGTCATTCAGGTACAACTGGTTTTCAAGGATTTATCGGTTCTACCGGTATTTTTGGTAGTACCGGAATCGATGGTACTATTGGTAGCACTGGAACTATCGGATTTAATGGTACAACTGGAATTATTGGACCCAGTGGCGCCACAGGTATTACAGGAAGTACAGGTGTTCAAGGTACTATTGGTGTTTCAGGTTCATCAGGAATGATTGGTACTCAAGGTGATAGTGGTTCAACTGGAGTTATTGGTAATATTGGTGTTATTGGTTCTTCAGGTGCTATTGGTGCAACAGGAATTGTTGGATCAAATGGTACAATTGGTAGTACAGGAACTAATGGTAGTGATGGTTTTCAAGGTTCTACTGGTACAACTGGAGTTGTTGGTATGACTGGAATTGTTGGTGGTACAGGAAGTGTAGGTAGTACAGGTGCACAAGGAATTAATGGTGTTGATGGACCATCAGGTGATATTGGTGGAACTGGAATAATCGGTAATGTTGGAACTGTCGGTGCTACTGGATTGACAGGATCATCAGGTGCATCTGGAAATACCGGACAATTAGGACAAATTGGTAATACTGGTTTCACTGGTAGTATTGGTAGTACCGGTGTTACTGGTAATAATGGCTCAATCGGTAATAATGGTTTACAAGGATTAACAGGTTCAACGGGTTCTATTGGTTCGACAGGATTATTTGGAGTAACTGGTACAAGTGGTGTTATTGGTGCTACTGGAATACCAGGTTTTCTTGGAAGCACTGGAGTTACCGGAAACTCTGGTTCGACTGGCCTTACTGGAACTATTGGTTTTATTGGAAGTACCGGTATCGATGGTGTTTTAGGAAATACTGGAGCATCTGGTTTAAGTGGTTCAACAGGTTTACAAGGTGTTACTGGAATAACAGGGTTCATCGGTGATCAAGGTGCAACTGGTCAAACTGGTTCGACAGGATCAGGTCTTAATGGTATGACTGGTACTGGTATTCTTGGTGCAACAGGCTTTACTGGTTTTACCGGTCCTTCTGGTGCAATGGGTGTCGGTAGTAGTGGTGTAACTGGTGTTGATGGTGGAATTGGTAACACAGGAAGTACTGGATCAACTGGTATTCTAGGTAATACTGGTACGACTGGTAGCAATGGTATTACTGGTCCAACAGGTGCTACGGGAGTGACTGGATCTCAAGGTTTGATTGGTAATATTGGGACTAATGGTACGAATGGTAATACTGGTGTCAGTGGGATGTCTGGTAGTACAGGAATAACAGGTACAGGAATTATCGGTGCTACTGGAATAACTGGTGGGATTGGTAACATTGGGTTTCAAGGATCGACTGGGAGTATTGGTTCAGTAGGAAGTACTGGTGCATCAGGTATTCAAGGTGCAACTGGTTCTCAAGGTTCTTCTGGTATCGTTGGTAATACTGGTATTTTTGGTAGTACCGGTACAACGGGAGTTACTGGAATAATTGGAGCAAGTGGACCGACTGGAATGATCGGAGCATCTGGAATTGTGGGTAATGTTGGAGCTACTGGTAATATTGGCGCAACAGGTAGTATTGGTGGTATTGGCGGAACTGGTACAACGGGAGTTGTCGGAAATACTGGAAATACTGTGTCAACTGGAATCATTGGTGTAACTGGAATACAGGGTGTTATTGGAAGTACTGGGATTCAGGGTGTGATTGGTGGTACAGGTTTTCAAGGTTCTGATGGTAGTACTGGCGCAACAGGTATAATCGGTGTTGTAGGTGGTACAGGATTAACTGGAAGTACTGGTACGATCGGTATTCAAGGTGTAACAGGTGCGACAGGTATTAATGGAACTGTCGGTGTGACAGCAGTAGGAGCGACTGGTGCGACTGGTATTCAGGGAGTAACTGGTCCAACAGGTGTGATTGCTAATGGAGTGACTGGATTTACTGGTGCGAGTGGTGCAATTGGAATAAGTGGAAATAGTGGTGCGATTGGACCATCTGGAGTATCAGTTGTTCGATCACATGGAACATTTTATTATGATAGTGCATCAGCAACTGGTGCACAAGTTCTGGCAACAACAACTTATCCACCAACGACGAGTGAATTGGTTACTTTTACTAATTCTGTGACAACGGTTGGTATGGCACTTAATGCATCGAAAAATGCGGTTGGTTTGACATTTAATGGTATTTATCAAGCATTTTATGCGGTCTCCATACCAGCACCTGTGACAAGCACAAGTATGAAATTAGTGAATAATTCGAGTTCAATTTATTCAACCATTCCCGGATCAATTACTGGTGTTGGTTCTGCTGAACCATATTTGGTAGGTCAAGCACAATTTTCAGCATTGGCTGGTGATTTGATTAGTATCGCTAATAATAGTACGGGTACAACTTCTTTATTGAATACATTTATAAGTTTAGCAATGACAATATTTATGAGTAACACGACTTTCCTCTTTACTATTACTGCCATAACATCGGTAAATTCCACTGCACTCAATTTATCGACGTTACCGGTATTTCCAGTATCAGCGTCAAATTCTGTTTATGTGACTGTGACAACGAGTAATCCGGAAAATCTTACTATGACTGTCGCGGATAATCAAGGAAATAGTTTTGCAAGAATTGCAATCGCATATAATTCCAGTTTCAATATCACAACATACATGTATTTTTTTGACAATATTCTGGCAAATTCATCATATTTTGTTACAGTAAGCTTTCCATCACAAGCTATTGCTATCACAGTCGATGTTGCTGTTTTGACGAATACAGGAACACCTTCATATTCAGGTGTATCTACGACGGCAATAGGAGTCAGTGCACAAAGTTCAATTGTCCTCACTGGAACTATTAATATTACGGCTGGTCAAATGGCATACATGGGTGGTCAGATTTCATTTGTTTCTGGATCAACTCCTCCTAATCCAAATGTGACTGATGGTAGTTTAACGGTTCATGATCAAAGAATATTCTCAAATTTTAACGGTGCTCCGACTTCTGCTTATACAGCTAATGCTCTCGCAATATCATCCGGATCAACAGCCGAAACAGTAAATTGTATCATTCCAACATCACCAGTTACCGAAGCTATATACGCACTCATAGTATGCGCTATTAATCCTACTTCTATCACATCAACTTTTGGTAAAAATCATCCCGATAGTGCCGTACTAATGATCGAACAAATAGCCTAATTGCCATCGTTCATAGCAATTATGATGTTCTCTGAGACTAATTCACAAGTATTTAATAAAATGCTTATAAATTAGTAAATGCAATCAATTTGCCAAAAATGTTATCAAGCAAATTGTTATGTTTGCTACGTTAGCGTCTCTGGACCATCAGGACCACCCGGTTTTTCAGGGTTACCAGGACCGACAGGATTAATTGGATCATCAGAAACAGGTCCCACTGGCTCCCAAGGCTACATCGGTGCGTCTGGTCCTAATATGGGTAATGGTTCTACCGGACTAACAGGTGTTGCAGGACCTATGGGCTCGACAGGATTTCAAGGTTTAATCGGTGATACTGGTATTGGTAATTCTTTTCTCGATGGTCCATCAGGTGCAACGGGTTTTCAGGGTAATTTAGGAAGTACCGGTCTTGATGGAACTGTCGGTGCTACTGGTATAAGTGGTCATTCCGGCAATATTGGCAGTCAAGGATTTGTCGGTAGCACTGGAATTCAAGGAACTGATGGTACTGTCGGAGAAACAGGTTCGACAGGTTCACAAGGATCTACAGGAACAACAGGTAATCAAGGATCGACAGGTAGCACTGGAACGTTTGGATCAATCGGTAGTACTGGAATACTTGGAACTTTAGGTGCCACTGGTCTTATTGGTTTAATCGGTCTTTTAGGTTCTCAAGGAAATTCTGGAAATACTGGATTTACTGGTTCTCAAGGATTTTCTGGGACAACTGGTGTTTCAGGAAGTATTGGATCTTCTGGTGATATTGGTAACATTGGTGTTATTGGAACAATTGGAAGTTCTGGATTTCTTGGTGCTACTGGTCCTAATGGTGATCCTGGTGCGTCTGGTCTTTCAGGTAATTCAGGTAACACTGGTAATACAGGAACAATTGGTACGAATGGTACAACCGGAGTCGCTGGATCAACTGGTACTTTGGGTAATCAAGGAAGTAATGGCAATACCGGAATTGTCGGTGCTACAGGTATTATTGGTGTTAATGGTAACACTGGATTTTCAGGTCATTCAGGAATGACAGGTTTTCAAGGATCGGTTGGTACAACAGGCAATTCTGGTAGTACTGGAATTGATGGTATTATTGGTAGTACCGGAACAATTGGAACTATCGGCGCAAATGGATCATCAGGAGATGTTGGATCTACTGGTACTATTGGTATTATTGGTAGTACAGGTATTCAAGGTGTTCCAGGTTTCTTGGGATCATCAGGAATAATCGGTACTCAAGGTGATAGTGGTACAACGGGTGTTGTCGGTAATATTGGTAATATTGGTTCTTTAGGTTTAATTGGTGCGACAGGAGTCGTTGGAACTGAAGGTACAATTGGTAGTACAGGAATTAATGGTAGTGATGGTTCTCAAGGTGTTTCTGGTACAACTGGAGTTGTTGGTATGATTGGAATTGTTGGTAACATAGGCAGTACAGGTTCTCAAGGAATTAATGGTTTTGATGGAATATCTGGTAATATTGGTGGAACTGGAATTATCGGTAATAATGGTACTGTAGGTGGTACTGGATTGTCAGGATCATCGGGTGTATTTGGAAATACCGGACAATTAGGACAAATCGGTAATACTGGATTTATTGGTAGTATCGGCAGTACTGGTGTTACTGGTAATAATGGCTCGATTGGTAATAATGGTTTACAAGGATTAACTGCGTCGACTGGATTTTCTGGACCAACAGGAACTGTAGGAGCAACAGGTACTATTGGTGTTATTGGTAATATTGGAGTATCAGGGTTCGAAGGTGCTACAGGGACTGTTGGTGATCCTGGTTCTACTGGTCTGACTGGAAGTACTGGTACAATTGGAAGTACTGGTACCATTGGCATTTCAGGAAATATTGGTGCATCTGGTACTGTAGGTTCGGCAGGTTTGCAAGGTGTTACTGGAATAACAGGATTCATTGGTGATCAAGGGGCGACTGGTTATACTGGTTCGACTGGTCTTGCTATTAATGGTATGACTGGTACTGGTATTCTTGGTGCAACCGGTTTTATTGGTTTTATCGGTCCTTCTGGTGCAATGGGCGTTGGTATAGGAAATGTCGGTCCAACTGGTATTGGAGGTGGTACAGGAACTGTAGGAAATTCTGGAGCAACTGGTTTAGGTATAACAGGAGCTACTGGAATTAATGGTATTACTGGTCCGGTAGGTGCTACGGGAGTGATTGGATCACAAGGTTCGATTGGTTCTATTGGAACTAATGGTACGAATGGTACAACAGGAGTTATTGGTAACAATGGTAGTACTGGTACAACAGGAACTGTGGGTGCTACTGGGATAACAGGTGATATTGGTAGTGAAGGATTTCAAGGATCGACTGGGAGTATTGGTTCAATGGGAAGTATTGGTGCATCAGGTATTCAAGGTGCAACTGGTTCTTTTGGTACCATTGGTAATACTGGTATTTTTGGTAGTACTGGTACAACGGGAGTTGTTGGTACAACAGGAGTAATTGGACAGACTGGAATAACCGGTAGTACAGGTACTATCGGAGCTACTGGTACTATTGGTGCAACAGGTAGTATTGGTGGAACTGGTACAACGGGAGTTGTCGGTGGTATTGGTACAATGGGAGTTGTCGGAAATACTGGTACAACGGGAATTCTTGGTGTAACTGGAATACAAGGTATTATTGGAAGTAGTGGAATTCAGGGTGTGATTGGTAGTATTGGCTCAACAGGTTTCCAAGGTGCAACAGGTACAATTGGATCACAAGGAGGAACTGGTATAACGGGAGTTGTCGGTAATAGTGGAAGTACTGGTACTATTGGTACAGAAACTGTAGGTGCGACAGGTGCTACTGGTAGTGGTGGAATTGTCGGAGCAACTGGTCCTCTTGGTCCCACAGGAAGTACTGGAATACAGGGTGCGATGGGTACAACAGGTGCGAGTATTAATGGAAGTACGGGAAGTACTGGCGTTAATGGATCACGAGGGAGTCTTGGTATTTCTGGTGCGAGTGGAATTAATGGACAAGTTGTTAACACTCATGGAACATTTTATCTTAATAGTAATAATTATGCACCTAATCAGCTTCTATTATCTGTATCGACAATTCCACCCACACCGAATCAATTTGTACCATTTTCTAATTCTATAGCAACAAATGGAATGTCACTTAATGGTTCATCGAATGCTGTTACTTTAACAGTCAATGGAATTTATCAGGCATTTTATAATGTTGGTGTTGTAAATCCTTCGAATACTAGTTTAAAATTAGTTAAAAATTCAAGTGCTGTTTATTCAACTATTCCTGGATCTATTACATCAAGTGTTGGAACAGCAGAATCATTTATTGTTGGACAGGCGCAATTTTCAGCATTATCGGGTGATCAAATCAGTATTGCAAATAATAGTTCGACTGTAACAACTTTATTTGCCACTGCAACAAATGCATCATTGGCAACATTATTTACACACGCTATTGCTAATGATGTTACTAGTAGTGCAACATCAGTGACTTCACCATCTTTAAATCTATCAGCATTGAGTTTAAGTAGTTCAAACTCCGTGTATATTATTGTTAGAACAGCAGACACTAATATTGCACCATTAACAGTACAGGATAACCAATCAGTTTCATATCTACAAATTAATTCTGTTGGAACAAGTAATTTTGTAACAACGGCTATTTTTTTTAGAGATAATATTACACCAGCTTCAACATTTAATGTTACTGCATCAGCTGGTTCTAATATACAACCATTATTTTCAATTCAAGTGTTAGTTTATATTGGTACTGGAACACCGTCATATTCAGGAGTAAATTTAACAACGACTGGAAGTTTTTCCTCATCCCCAGGTGTGATAAGTGTATCTACACCAACATTATCTTTAGGTCAAATATGCATCTTTGCAACGAATACGATTTTTATAAATCCTATAGGATCAACGTATACAAGCACATCAAGTGGTATGCCAAATTCATATGATGCATCGACACAAACGGTAGCTGATGGATATAATTGTCCCATAAATACATTAAGCGCTGTGTATGGTAATACTTTTACAACCAGTGATACTTATGTCTATAATAGTGGTGTATCTTTGGCGTATTCTGGAATTGCATTTGTTATTAATTCAAATCCTTTATTTGCACATGTTATTACCAATAACACTATTGGGACAGCAACATCCGTAACATCACCAAATGTAAATTTAAGTACGATTAGTACTGGTGTTACAAATTCTGTGTATGTTATTGTCAGGACGGCAGACACTAATATTACACCATTAATTGTACAAGATAACCAATCAGTTGTATATTCACAAATTAGTTCTGTTGGAACAAGTAATTTAATAACAACAGCTGTGTTTTTTAGAGATAATGTTGCGCTAAGCTCGGCATTTAATGTTACTGCATCAACTGGTTCTAATCCACAACCATTATTTTCAATCCAAGTATTAGTTTATACTGGTACTGCAATACCATCATATTCAGGAGTAAATTTAACAACGACTGGAAGTTTTTCCTCATCACCAGGTGTGATAAGTGTATCTACACCAACATTATCTTTAGATCAAATATGTATCTTTACAACTAATACGATTTTTATAAATCCTATAGGATCAACGTATACAAGTACATCAAGTGGTATGCCAGTTTCATATGATGCATCAAAACAAATGACAATTAATGGATATAATTGTGCCATAAATACATTAAGTGCTGTGTATGGTAATACTTTTACAACCAGTGATACTTATGTCTATAATAGTGGTATATCGATGGGTTATTCTGCAATTGCATTTGTTATTAATTTAAACACTAATGGTTCTTATGTATTCAATCCACCAAATACAGCAACATTAATGATTGAACAATTACAATAATTAAAAAAAACATTTTTTGCATAATTTTCTATTATGTAAAAAATAATGACTAATATGACGACTAATACGAATATAATTTTCTTTAAATTTTCATAAAAAATCAACAAGTCACAATAGTCGTCATATTAGTCAATCAAATTATCGTAAAAAAATTGATCCAAACATAACAATATTATAATTTATTAATATGAAAAAATCGTTATTAAAAAAGATATTACTTGACATCGAAAAAATTTTAATTGATTTAAAGATAAGCAAATTATTCGATGAAGAAAATAAAGACAAAATTATCAAATACATTCATATCGCCTTGACCAGTGTTCATGATTTAACCATCAAAGAGGCGAATGCATGTATCATGATTTATTTCTCCATGAATTACCAAGTTTCTTATCATAAGAATATCGTCACTAATTATTCTGATGATACAGTTATTCGTCATTCTGATCAGATGATGAGTCGATCATACGATTGTCAAAAAGCAACTATCCTTGAAGAGCCATTCATTTCCAGAAAGAACATTCTTGAAGCATTACAAAAATTACCACAAACCGTTCAAGGTACCGTACCATGGTTAGAAGAACGCAAGAATAGTATTACTGCCACCGCTGTCTCCGTTGTTCTCGATGAAAATCCCTACGAATTTCCCATTCATTTATTCGTTGACAAATGCACCTCCAAAATTAAATTCGAACCATCAGTACCCACTCATCATGGTAACAAATACGAAGAAATTGCCAATATGATTTATTCCTTCCGTAATAACGTTATCGTCATTGAATTTGGAATGCTCAAACACGGTAAATACAAAAAAATGGCAGCCAGTCCCGATGGTATTTGTAGTGATCGTACCATGAAAGGAACAAAACAGACTAAACTAGTTGGTCGTATGATCGAAATTAAAGTACCATATATGCGCATACCTAAAAGTCAAGGTAAATTAGATGGTGTCATTATTCCTCATTACTACTATGTTCAAGTACAAACACAATTAGAAGTAACAGGTCTCGATGAATGCACTTTTATTCAATGCAAGATTATCGAATACCCATCCTGGATTGCTTATGTTAATGATACTGACCCATATCTCGAGAGTATTAGTAAGTCATGCAATATGGAAAGAGGCTGTATTATTAAACTTCTGCCGAAAAATGGTGCTGGTCATCTTCACTCCAAATACATCTATCCCGAAAAATTACATATGACTATCAAAGAAATCAAAGAATGGATTGCTGAGCAAACAATTCAATTTGCTAGCCATCCTTTATCAAAAGAATTTACTTGGGATCGTCCTGTTTTCTGGAGATTGACTAAATACCAGGAAAATCTTGTTAAGAGAGAAACCAATTACTTGAAAGATCGAATGGAAACACTGGATCAATTCTGGATGTATGTTGAACATTTTAGACAAGATCCTGATTCACTCGAAAAATTAACAACTATGTTTGAGGATGAATGTCATATTGACAAGAAATATGGAAGAAGAATGGTCACACCAAAACAAAATGCCAAATTCTTCAAATTCATTCATGATAAATATAAGGCACAAAACGAAACAAAATGCAAACCATTGTATCAAGAACCTTCACCTGAAAGAGAAAGAATATTATCAACTCACTGATACCTAGAGAAATAATTCCTACAATAATTGTAGTAAGAAGATGCCTTCATTTGATGCCAAAACACTAGCATACTTGTATAATTTCCAATTAATGAATTCTCGAGCAACTGATAAATACATCAAACCAACACTCCCTGAAAACGAATTAATTATTATTCTGAATGATGTTTGTGATCAAAAAATGATGAATAAAATGGTTGATTTTGGTCTTAAATCACATTTGATCGACTCCAATGGAAATATGATGACGAGTCATAAAGAAATGTTAGGCGGAGCAATAGGCGGAGCACTGGTCAGAAAACAAGAATTAGGTGGTACTGACATAAGATATGATGGACCCAAAAAAGATGTTGATTGGTTATCGACAACTCATATTAATAACATTATGAAATATTATCAGGAGAAATTTCCTGAATTTGAGTTTTTAGGTGCAGTCCCACAAGATTGTTATCAGTATGACGCCTGTGCATTACATAATACTCCTTTTGACCAACTCTTGCAAAAAGGAAAAACAAAAATTGGAATTATTTTTAACCTTGATGACCATCGTGGTGGTGGAAGTCATTGGGTGGCATTATGGTTGAATTTAGTGACGGGTCAATGTTATTATTGTGATTCCGTCGGTAAAAAACCATTATCAAATTCCCAAGAATACATCGATAGCTTCTGTGCCTGGTTCAAACGAAAATACAAAAAGGAAGCTGATTTCAGAATTAACAAATTCAAATACCAGAAAGATAGCTCTGAATGTGGTGTCTATAGTTGCAATTTCATCATTCGTATGCTCAATGGTGAAGAATCATTTGATGATATCACTAAAAATTCACTCGATTTCAAAGAAATTAATTCATGTCGCAATGTCTATTTTCAAAACAAACCAAGCAAATACGAACCTGAACCAATCTGTGACCCAATCACTTTCGAACATACTAAAGACGATCTTAAAAAATCTTAATATTTTAGGAATTTTTAAGTTATTTCGCTGAGATTCATTTAGCGTAAAATGCCTTGAAACAAATTCTGAATTTTTCAGGAAAGTCATATGGTTGGCCATTTGCAAAGGTAAATCGGAAAGCTAATTGTCGAATTAAGATACTGGCTGATGATGATTTGATTTGATGAGTAATTTCAACATCTTCATCAGTTTGCAATTCGAAATTCTCAACGAAATTAGAGATTGACAAATAAACCTTACTACTATTTATTAAATTAATTTTCGAATCGGAGACATAACAAAACTTATTCTTGTAAATACTCTGATTGTTTTTCGTAAAGCCAAACAAATTAAAAACACTACAATCATTCATTACCAAATCAAAATTAACATTGTTCTCAACTTTAATGCTTAATTTGTGATCGATAATATCAATCACAATAAATTTTAATTCGTTCTTAATGGCAGAGATAATTGGTTCAAGAGAATTGTAATTACCGTGTGGAATAAGACAATTATGTATTCTTCCTGCATAAAACACACAAAACTTATTATTAAATTTATTAATATTGTTCTTGGATGATGGCAAGTAATATTTCTCGAGTGTCAGATTAATCACCTTTTTATTAATGCTAAATGTCAAATATATTTTCTTGGGATCAATATCTTTCGGATCAAATTCTAAATCAAAGATTTCACTTTCTGATGCCTGTTGAACTGATTTCGCACTTTCCTTGTTATTCAGTATATTCGTCTTTGTTTTTTGTTTCAATGACGAGAGTGCCAAAGTAATCTTTGCAATTTGATCATCAATCTCATCAATAATACTTTCATCATTACTAAATTGTTTTTTCAATAACGCCAACCTCTCCAATTCTTCTTTAATCTCATTCAAATTGCCAATTGTCACGTTCTCTAAATTAATATTCGAATTAATAATATCTAATTCCTTGCCATATCCATCTTCCTCAACAATCTCCTCCTCCATTTCATCAATATCTACATCAAGGTCATCTGGATCATTCTCAACCATTTCTTCATCAGAACTAACATCAATATTATCAATAAATTTATCAAGTTCCGTCTCTTCTTCCTCCGATTCTGGATCGTCGTCGTATACCTTTTCAACAACAACAGGTTGTTTAATCATCGGAACACTTTTACTTTTCTTCACTTCTCCATTATCACGAAATGAGACATCTTGATTATCCTGATAGACATCGGAATACCTCATTTCATGATGATCATTCTGTGGTTCTTCAATCTTTGGTGACTTTTGTGCAACATGTTTCGGAATAATTTTTACAGGTTGTTTCACTGGTTCTGGTTTAGTGACAACTTCATTTTTGACGTTAGGAGAAACTGCAATTTGAGATGTCGAAAATTCATTTTGCTTGGTAGGAATTCGACGATTTGGTGTTTTGACAGATACTGCAGGTGTTTCAGTCTTAACCATATTTTTCGAGCCTCTATTCGTTCTCGCAAATGGATCATTCGATTTAACAGCGACTATCGGTTGTTTTATTTCTGTTGGTTTATTTCTTGACGAAATAGCAGATCTTTCACCTGCATGTATTTTTTCTGTTACCGGTTTTCTGGCTTTCACTTCTCGTTGCTTGATCCATTTCTTGTCTGGTTTCTTGTCCTTATCATCCTCCGGTTCTTCCACCTCATTATCTTCCATTTTCTTCTTTGGTTTCCTGACAACAACTTCTTCCTCACTATCATTCGAATCACTATCAGAGTGTTCATTCATAATCGCAATTAATTTATCCAATTCTTTCTTATTGACAATCTTCTCGACACGATATCCTTCATCCTTCACTTTCTTCATCGCTGACTCTAATGAATACACACCATTAGCCTCAGTATTCTTATGAGCTGTCCGAAAATTATCAACCAAATTAACAAACATCGATAGAATTAATGGATTGGATAAGTAATCCAGTATGTTATTATGACTGAGTGTCGATGCTGGTTTGGCCATCAAACGTTTCAATTCTTCTTCACTGATAATTTTAATCGAACTCGATAATTTTGGTGATTCATCAGAAGTGAATGATTCAATAACATCAGGTTTCTTAAGTACATCATTGAATGGTTTAGCGATGATAGTCACTTTCACTTCAGGAAAGTTTTCAGAAATGTAAACAATAAATTCTTTATAAAGCAATTCATTGATATTATCTCGAAAACTAATCAGTTCAGTATTATTCTCAGGATAATTTGATAGCTCAGCCACGAAATATTTTGCTAATTCTCGTAATTTTTTCTTACCTTTCTCACGCGCCGCTATTCCTAGTTTTATACCAGAATCAGCTAACCACTTCAATAAAAAATTTATATTATCGTCACTTGTCAATGATGATAACAACTCATCAAGATAAAATTTATCCATCTTATACCCTACTGATAAATATGATATCTATTCAAAACGAAATATGATAATGAGATTAAAATTATTGGCACCTACCAAAGGTCCGCTCCGCTTTACCAATTATTTTGACTCTGACCACGAAACTCAGCATCCATGGCATCGCGTTCTGCCATCATACGTTGCATATACATGTTAGTTTCTGCTTCTTTTTGTGATACCGGCATTCCACCACCTCCGTTATTCATTCCGTTATTGTTCATACCCATTCCTCCTCCATTGTTACCTGTACCCCCATTCCAATCACCATTTCCCATATTGTTATTCCAATTGTTACCACCATTCATACCGTTTCCCATATTATTGTTCCAATTATTACCTCCATTACCACCATTACCCATATTGTTAACAGGAGGACCTAAATAGGCATCATATGGATTAGTCATTTGTCCCTTACCATTTCCAGCATTCTGATTTGGGGTTGGCTCAAAACTCGAGAATGATTCATCACCACCTCCTCCAAAACCCATCGGTTCACCATTTCCTTGCAATCCAGGCCCTGTATTGTTATTTCCCTGTTGTTGTTGATTCCCATTATTACCTCCTTGATTCCAACCATTTCCATTATTACCATTGTTACCACCATTATTATTCCAACCATTTCCATTATTACCACCGTTATTACCTCCATTATTACCTCCATTGTTACCTTGATTCCAACCATTACCATTTCCACCACCATTATTACCACCATTCCAACCGTTTCCACCACCATTATTACCACCATTCCAACCGTTTCCACCATTATTGCCACCATTTCCTCCACCATTTCCTCCACCATTTCCACCACCATTTCCACCACCATTTCCTCCACCATTGTTACTGCCATTGCCACCCATCCATGAAGGCATTGGGTTTTTCTTTTCATTATAATATTGTTGTGAATGTAATGGAGTGTTTAATTGATCCATATATCTTGAATTATCGTCATTTTGTCCTCGATAATTATCATTGCCACGTCCTCGGTTGTTACTTCTCTGTGACTGTCCATTGTTATCACCTGAACGTCCTTGAGTCAAAACCATAGGTAAATTAGTAATCATCGTATCACCGAAAGCAGGTGCATAACCACCTAAATCTTCCGACACACCTTCGAAACCTGTATCATTAGGACGACGACTTGTAAAATCATTCTCGTATTTGCTATTACCGCGAGAAGTTGCATGAGGTCTTTGTGACACAACATTATTTCTCTCACCATGTGTTTCATACTCACGCTCAAGACGATTGGTATGACGTTGGTCATTCTTGAACATATCAGGATTCTTCTGTAGATATTCTTGCGATATTTTCTCGATACATTTGCCATTCATAATTTTAATCATTTTGTTAAATTGCTCCTCAGATTTTGGAATCATCTTCACAGAACTCATCTTATGATTCATAAAATTGTGAATAGCCTGAATTATTTTATTCACATTAGAACCATCAATCACAATATTTTCATTTAAACATTTCAACAAATAATTAACATTTTGCTTCGATGTCACATTATCAAAAATAAATTGTAATTGTTCAGACGCCATTTATATTTGACTTACGGAAATTATAATTAAAACAAACTAAATTATAAATGCAGAACCCATGGATTACATTCAATAATATCAGCAAACCAAATGTTCTCCAATTAATTATTATTGCAGTGGTGATTATTTTTATCTGTCAATTTATCGGTTGGTCAATCATCATTACAATTATCATACTGATCATTGGATTATACCTAACGAGATCATATCAACAAATACAACAAATCGACCCACAACAAGAAATTGAAATCAAAAACAAATTTATTCCCGGAAGCAACGACTATCTCAAAACTGCACCGAATCTACAAAATATCATTTTCAAATTACGTAACTTCGTCTACTTAAATAAAGACAACTTCAGTAATCTCATCTTCAATACCAGTCATTTTATCAAATACTACAATGAAACCATGAATCTCAATGTCACGACAGACTATCAACAAGCGACGACATATGGAAAAGAAGCCATTAATGATCTCGACACCATGATTTATTCCCTTGATGCCAAACCTGATTCTGAAATAATTCTTAAATTTAACGAATTACGTCAAAAATTTAAGAAAGAAATTCAGTTGATGACACGTCAAATGGCCACTAAACTTAAGATTCCTCAGAATGTCTTTAATGCACCTGAACCCTATTCTAAAGATCACTAATAATAAGAAACAAGATATACAAAATAATCAGGATCAAGCCAATATAAAATAACCGATTATCTTTCGTGAAAGTATCCATATTTACTTTCTTGTTTTGTAAATCATCAATCGTCCCAGAAACCGTCTCCTTCATATTCTCCAAATGTTGTGATACTGGCAACGATAATAAAGATGGATCATCAGGGTGATCTCGAGCAATTTGTGCTTGTTGCTGTTCTTCTAAACGACGGAAATGGGCCATCCTCTGTAATTGATCACGACGATATTCTGTATCAAAATTGAACATATTGTAATCCGCTGATGAGACAAGGAAGTCAAATGGTGATTGTGCAGGTGTCGGGAAGTAGGGTGGTAGAGATGATTCATATTGTGGATTGGTAAGAATGACTGACATTATTTAATAAAAAATTGATTTAAATTTTTATAATGTCTTAATTTATAAATGAGTCAACACTATATTTCATGTCCTACTTGTGGTCGTGTGACAGCGAAAAATTATGCTAATTTTATGGTTGAACGTGATAATAATTTTAATGATGAAAAGAAATCACTTGATGAGAAAACTGTTTTCTTTACCAATTTACTCGTCAAATATGGCTACAAACAACGTTGTTGTCGTCAAAGAATTATGGGACAAAATATCAATCCTATTCCTAATCTCTCTGCCGGTCCAATCGATGATTTCGGAATGCCACTTGATTAATTATCAATAAATTTATTGAACATTAATTATTTTCTTCACAATAAGATGATAACCTGCAAAACCAATCAGCACAAACAGTGTCGACAACAACAATTGCGTATTAACACCAGTACCGCTCAACAACATCACAATAATGAATGTTGTTCCATAAAGTGCCCAATCATTAATCATTGGCTGATTAGCAGGGTTCAGGTTTTGTGGAATAAATGGCTCAATGATAATACGGTAGGCAGCCAAACCAAGCAAGATAAACAATGTCGTCTTCATCCATTCCGAACTAAACATCTCTTGTCCTGTTATATACGATCCAACGACATTCGAGAAGATTAGTGCTGTACCGAACATCAAAGTATCATTAACGATCTTTCCAATTAGAGGTGTTGCATAGGATGCTGGAAGAAGTGGGGCAATTAACAAATAATACAAAACAAATCCTACTAGAATCAGAATAGCAGTTATTAGTGTATTGGTATCAAAGAGAGGTGTATCATCATCCTCATTGAGATAATGATCAAGGACTCGATACACTAAAAATACTGTGCCAAATTTGAGCACAGATTCCAACGCTGTGTGCATTTTATTACTCGAAGTTGTCAAAGTAATCATTTGTTCCTTAAGATTAGATTGCTGGTTAATCATTTTCTTATATTACCCCATAGAAAAATTATTCCGTGTAATCTATCTTTTTCCCATTACTCGTTTTCAAATACCCCTTGATTGAAATTTCCTTATTATGCACTTTTTTATGACATGGTCTGCATAAAATAACCAAATTCGATAAATCATTCATCGCAATATGTGGTGTCGCAATCACTTTATTTTTATAACAGTCCTTCTGAAAATTAATATGATGTGTCTCCAAGTCACGATCATGTTTACTACCAGGCTTATACTTACAAATCGCACATTCATGTACGATCAAATCATTATTATACTTCGACTTCTTCTTCGAGACATCATACTTATCACTCACAATACTCTTCTTAATCTTTGTCGCCAATTCCATAAATTCCTTATCCTTAATTCTATGTCTTGCCACTTCCAAAGCATAATCTCTTGGACCTTCCCCATCTCTCAGAATTCTGTCATAAATAAATTCATTCGTTTTCGGATCATGAGAGACAAGCAAATGACAAATTTTCATGTTCTTTACTTCCTTGATTTCTTCCAAATCAACCAATCTGTGAAAATGACTCGCGAACACAAAACTACAAACATACTTCGATAACATAATCAATGAACTCGCCACTAATGCCATCGCTCCATCAGTCTCCGTACTCTTACACACTTCATCACCAATAAACAAATTACGATCGCCATTAATTTTCGCCTGTTTAATAATCACATCCAATTCAATCATCTCTAATTCATAACTCGATAAACCCATAAAACCATTGTCATTTCCAGTAATACGTGCATAAATACCCATATATGGCTCATACTTAAATTTCTCACCAGCCACAAAATAACCAATCTGTGCTAAGACAACATTCATTCCAATTGCCTTCATTAAATTACTTTTACCACTACTATTCACACCAAATAACAACATTCCATTACAATTTTCTTTATTCGGAACATTACCTAAAGCAATATCATGACCAATATACGCCGATTCACGATTGGTTCTCTCAAACAACGGATTACGAATTTGCTTACAATCAATAAATGACGAAATATTATCATCAGATTTAATGATGGGTTGACAATATGAATACTTATTTGCGACAATGGCACCTGATAATAGAAAATCAATGTATGAAATAGCACGTGACATCTTGAGGAACATCTTACGGTATTTGTAATCGAAATGAGACAAATGATACAAGTATTTTGCTCTCACTTTCTCAAACAACATTTGTTGTAAATCAACTAAATCACCATCATAGTTCTTCAATGTCCGAATCATAATCTTTGATTGCTTCCCACTAAATTCAAAAACCAAATCATTCGCCTCCACTTTCGTTTCATCATTAGTCGTCGGAGTTGAAATAATAATTTCCTTTTTCTTTGCCAATGCCTTTTCTAACATTTTGGCTTTTCCTGTTGAAAGGGTGAAATGATAACCCTTGGATTTCGTACACTTCAATTGCACAAATTTATTACTATCATTTCCACCAATCATTTCATTGAGATAATCACGTAATTGATTAATAATGACAAAAATATAATTGACCTTCATTTGCAACTTATCAATCTTTGGATACAAACCTTCTCTGTAAACATTCTGAATCTCATTCATTTTCGGATAAGCATTCATTTTACTCACAACGAAACATTCCTTGTATTCTTCACGATATTCTAAAAATAAATTGTTCATTTTCTCAGAAAAAATATTCTCACGCAATGAATCATCCAGAAACGAGAAAATCTTCTTAATCGCCTTGTAATATGTATCCAATTTGAAAAAATCTTTTGGTACTAAGACACCCATCGTCAGTTTTCGATGCAACATTTCCAAATCATTAATCTGCATCATCAATGGTCGAATCGTCTCAAATCGATTCTTCTTCAACATCCACTGAATCCAATCATATCGTGTATTAATCTCATCTTTGTTTTCTTGTGATAAAGGATTAATCAACGATTCCTTCAAAAATCTCTTTCCCATTGGAGTACATGTTTCATTCACAACATCAAACAACGACCTGATTTTTGTGTAAGATTCAAGATGAGTTGTCAGCAAATGCAATTGTTCAGTGGCATTATTTCCGAGGATCAAGTGTTTGTCTTTAGTGTAATTCTCAGGTGGTTCCATTTTAGCAACGAGAAATTTATTGTGTTCCTTGACATATTCGAGAAGAATGAGCAAGGCAATCGTGGCATACATTTTATTCTCTAATTTTAAGATCTCGAGAGCTGAGAGCTTGTTTTGTTTTGTCATTTGCATAACACTTTGAGAACTATTACTCATATTGTAGATCGTGCCCAAGAATTGATTCTGATAATTAATTCTGAAAAAATCTTCTGTTAGAATATTCAAGTCATTAGCATGAGAAGGATAAGTAATAAATTTAACATAAAAATCCTCCTTAAAATTCAATCTCTTGATAATTTGTGGTGCTCGATTCATTCCATTCGGTTGATAATGAATAATGACTTCTTTCGGTGTGTAATATTCCATGATTGACTTAATTTCATCAATCGCATAATTTTCGTTCATCACACTACTATGCACTTCATGGACAATTGACTTACCAGTGGTAATTTCAACAATCGCAATACCACAAGCCAACATACTACCATTGTTTTTCATTTGCTTCTCTTCCACCAAATAAATAGAAAGAATATGACTTGTTTCATTTTTGTCAGGATAAATTCCCTTGGTATACAAACCTGCCTTGTTTCTTGATATGATACCATCTTCTGAACATTCATCATACAGAATAACAGTAAAATTAGCATCAATGAGCATGTTAACATATTTATAGGTGGCTATGACAGGAATACCAATCATGTAAGGAACCTCACGACTCACTGGGACATTCTTCTTGGTGGAACTTCTAGTTAATTTAATGGACAAAAGAGATTCGATTTTCTTAATGTCACACCCTTCAGTATCAGTCGCATAGGCTTCGTAAAATGTCCCTTTCTGAATAAAGACAACGGTTTTCGGACCATACTTTTGAGCATACTTTTCTTGATATTTAAAACAGATATCGATTAGTGATAAAGACGGCATTTTATCTAAGATATATTCTTAATAACATTGAACGCAATATTTTTAAGATAATTTATTTTTACCTGCGAGGATAAAATGTAACGATCTATCGTTCATTTTACCCGAGAGGATAAAATGTAATCGTAACGATCTATCGTTCATTTTACCAATCCTTCATTGATGGTTGTGACAATAAGTTGTTTAATGGCATAATAGAGATATTCACGGATTCGTCTCTTATTAGTGTATAAATCAGACCAATTAAGATGATGTGTTTTGACGAATTCTCGGAGGATTTGTTTGACGTAATAGGGATGAACGTAATGTTTCTCGATATACCACATGATAAGACGTTTTTCTTCTTCTGTTCTTGGTTTATCATGTAATTTATCAAGTGAAGGGACGACACTAATTTTAATTTCGTCGTTTTTCGTAGAAATATTGAAATAGGGCAAGAGGCCATTATACATTGGGTCGTTGTAGAGCCAATCGTCAATCAGTAGGTCATAGAAGACTCGAATGATTTTCTTCTTTTGTCTTTTTTTATCATAACCAAAATCATAATTGTATGATGATGGAATAAAGACAGGTGCAAGATATAGTTTTTTGGTTTCTTCTTCATTGGCGAGCAATTGTTTAATAAGACCATCGAACGTAAGAGGATCACTCGGTTTACTGAGTGTAAATATAGTTGACATTTATAACTTAATAAGTTTAAATTTTTTCAGACAACTTCCGATAAATCATTTTCAGAGCATGATAATGATTTGTGGCATCCCAATGTTCATTGTTACTTCCAATGTATTTTGACAGTGTTTCAATAAATAATTCTAACGAGATTTTTTTCAAAACATCTTTGTGAGAAACCCAATATGTTAGAAAATGGTGATAAAAATAATTCAGATCGTTATCATTGTAATTAACAATTGAATGTCCATAAGCAATCATAACTGCATTAAATGTGCGTTTGAATGAGATTTGTTCATGATTGACTTTAGAATGCCACGCAACATATTTTTCAATAGAATCAATACTGTAGTAATATTTGAGGAAGTAATCATAATCGAATGGTGTGTTTCTGGTATTGATATCCCATAATGAAGGAATGGGGGTATTTTTGGAGAGTTTTTTATAGAGTGAATCAATACCGAGAGAATAGACAATTTCGATATCATCTGGTTGAAGATCTTCTTCTTCGATATCCATTTTTTTTTTACTTTTCTTTCCGTATTTAAATTTTTCGTTAATCAAACCTGGTTTTCTTGTTCCATCCATCTATGATTTGCTGGTAAAATATCTATTTATAGTATAAGATGGCAAATTATCTCACAGATATAACTTCACTCTTTAATAAATCAACCGAATGTTTCACAAAATTTAGAAATCATCCATCGAATGATTTGATTGAACAAATTCGAATTCATCATGGTGAGGCAAGTATTATTTACCATAAATTCATTAATTCCATTCCACAAACCACTAATATTGACAACGCCACCGCCGTCAAGGTCAGTGTTTGCAATCAACTTATCTGTATGATTGGTAAATTAATTGATGAATGTGATCGTGATTTGGAAGGTGGTCCAACAGGTGATTCTATGACAAATTCGTCAGGATACGGAACAACTGTTTTCACTGACAGACAGAATGAGAAAAGTTCGTATACTCCACCTGTATCTGATAGTGAGAAATCCAAGGTGCCTGTTACCATTAAAGGTCCTAATGGTTCTCATACATTCTTCATTGATTTTGCTTCTGATAAAATGTTATCAGAGAAAGATCAGTTGTACAAGTCGATTATTAGTGAACTTGATAAAATGAAACTCACATCACAGTCTCGCCCACGCTCATCGCGTCCTCTACCTTCACAATTCGGGTCAAAATATAATGTTACACCATCATTGATGGATACAGATAATGTTTTTGATGCTTCAGAACCAATTCTTTTGTTAATTCATGGTAAGTCATGGTGTGGAGGATCAAAGGCATTCTATGATGGCAACTGGCAAAAGGTCAAACAACAGAATAAGACACTCGAATTGGAAACAGACAGAAATAATAACAACGATGTCAATGAAATTACAAAATTACTTCACATTAAGACAGTTCCAGCATTGTTTTATTTTGATAATGGACAAGTTAAGGTTGTTAAAAGTAGAACACCCGAAGGTATTGCTTCTGAAGTCGGTTCTTAAGAACCGCATTTTATTCTTATCAAACCTATGGTTTTCACGAATAAACTGAAGTCGGTTCTTAAGAACCGCTTAAACTTTCTCAACCATTTTCAATCCATCTTTGATTCGATCATTCAATGATGAGATGTCTTCTAATTTCTTGATTAAAATTTCTTTCATTCTTTCTTCATATGGAACATTATTAATAAAAACAACTTTCGTTAAGACAAACATATTACCACCCACTCGAGGTGCTCGACCAATAGCTTGAATAAAGTCTGATGCTTTATCTGGAATACCGATGAGAGTGACTCGTTGACGAGCACCATGTAGTGAAATACCAGTACTACCAGTTTGAATTTGAATAATAAACAGATTTGTTTTATCTTTTCTAAATCTCTTCATCATCAATTCTCTATCATCGTCACTCGTGTCACCATTAATATAACATTCAGGTTCTAGTGCTTCTACTAGCTTCCTAAATGATTTCTTGTATGTCACAACAACAATAACCGCACATCCTTTTTCCATGTAATTCTTTGCTTCCTCCACAAAAATAGGAATCTTCAATAATTCAATCTTCATCTTAATTTTTTGTAATTCAGGAAGAATGTTATTTGGTTTCTTACCCAATCTCGATTTCAATTCTTCATACATCTTGTACAATTTATCAATCTTCTCCGCATTTTCCGACCAATAATGCTGAATCACAATATTATTTTCAGGCAAGATATTCTTCACTTCCTCCAATTTAACTCGATGGGCATATTTACCATTAATAATATCATGAATCTTGACACAATAATCATCAGGACGAACATTAATCGCCAATGATCTCCTCAAATACACATTCAGGTTATTCGGTTGATCAATCAAACCAAACAAAAACAATGGAATCCTCATATCAATATATTTATCAGAAATCGTGGCACTGAGCAAAATAACTGGGACACCTCGTCTAATGACATTGTATGTCGACATCAGGAATTTGCCATTATCAGTATTTGTTTTCTTACATCGATGCGCTTCATCAAAAATAAGAATTGTTTTCGGCGGTAGTTCCCATTTGTATTTTTCCCAGAGTGCATGTTCTTCTGGTCGTTTCCGTAATTTATAATATGGTGATTGTTTTCTCATCGCGCAAGTGTCATCCATGTACATTTTACCATTACGTGCGGTATCATAATTAACAATAATTAGTGGGGTAACACCAAAAAGTTTACAGGCATCTCGCCATGACGGTATATTGACTTTGAGACAAAAAATAATGGGTCGGTATCCTATTTCTAAGGCACAGGCTAAGGCATGAAATGATTTACCAATTCCAGTATGTGTGTTATCTAAGACGACACGATGGTTTAGTAGAGAGACGAGCATCTTAATGACTTGTGGCTTTTGATATGGATATAATAAGGCATTTGTTCGGTTAGATAGTTCCGTTTTTGATAAAATAACCATTAATATTTAATATTAAAAGATTTTGTATCAGTTTTTTAAGTGATAAATGGATATAACCTTCAACGAAAAAATTCTTGAAGCAATTCATAATATTTTTCCATTACTTAATGGCATTGACCAAAATTATTTAGCAGACAAATTATTCGGAATCATCAACCGATTCATTTTACGGACAAGTGTCAACACAACTAGTCTCAAGATCCAACTCCTCCAAAATAATTCACTCGATATCAAATCATTCCTCAAAATCATCATCCCCTACATTTACGAAGAAGATGATACCGGTAAAAATAAAACAACTCTACGAACACTCGAAGAACTCAGTACCACTCGTACGACAGACGCAAGTAACTCTAGTGACGCCAATGTACCAATTGGTAAAATTTATAAATACACTAATATTCAATTTGATCGTTGTATTAGAATTAAACAAGGTAGCACTGAAATTATCGAAAGACCATATTATAATGAATATGTCGAACATAATTATCAGTTGTTACTCGAGACGATTGATTTAGTTGCCAACCAATTGTATGTTAATTGGATTGATGTTGTACCAGTACGATTAGATCAGATGGCAGATCATCATGAAATGAGGAATTCCGATGTCTATCAGAATCATCATGAAATGAGGAATCCCGATGTCTATCAGAATCATGTCACTTTATTAAATCAGAAATTATCAAGTGGGACACAAGAATTGATTGATGGTATGAAACAAACCTATGAGGATCCTCTTGCTGGAATAAGCATGAATGTTATTTTTCAGACCATCCATAATATTTATTACCAAGTCAAACCAATTAAATGGTTACTTTTTGATATTATGGAGACAGGTGATTCAGGATTGGTGATGACAGATATGTATCATTATTTGATAGAACGACTACCGATTGAATTAAATGAATGGGATAATTTGTCAGTTAATCAAAAGAATGATTTTCAGCAGAAATGGGCTGTTTTGCTCGAAGATCGAAGAATAGTGTCAAATTTCTTTTATTATTTTACGAAATTTTATCAGAATAAGACTGATTTGATTAATCGAGGGTTACTTGGTGTGATCGATGATGAAGATCCTGATGATTTGAATCATAGATATGTTGTTTTTGATTATGATGAAGCAAAAGCGATGATTCAGAATATACCGTATACTGATATACACCGATTTTTAGTGTCACAAATACAGACCTATCAGAAAACAATTTATGCGAAAATGAGTCATCAGAATATCGATGGTCGATGGTTGTCACCGAAGAATTATTACAATTATTGTAAATCACTTGTTCATCAAAACAAAATTGATAAACAAGAAGTCAACATTTACCAAGAAATGCCACGATTTTGGTCATCACTCGATGCAGATCAAATCGAAATTTTTATGACAAGATTATTAATCGATAACACATGGTTCAACATTAATGGTAACCTACGTCAATTATTAGGTCTTAAGGATACAGAATTGAGAGATTACAACAATTGGATTTTTCAGACCATCAAAGCAGATTTAGCATCATTCATTATCAGAGAATTAATTTACAATGGTTTACTAAGTGTTTTCGTACCTCATCCAAATGTTACTAATGAAGATCTTTACAGTAATAATATTCGTCAGAGTCAGTTATCGCAAATGGGTCAGACGACCTTAAGTAATTGGAATACCCTGTCGACACAATGTTATTATTATTTAACCAATGAAACATATCCGAATGATTACATTAAGTATTTGCTTTCATTAGATAATGGTTTTAGTTTCAGTCATAGTCTTAATTGGGTGACACAAATTGACTTCTATCATAAATACTGGAATAATCGAGTTATTTTTGTGACAGGTGGTACAGGAACTGGTAAATCGACTCAAGTACCAAAACTAACATTATTTGCACAGAAAATGTTATTCAAAAAATTTAATTCGAAAATCTTTTGTACTGAACCGAGAGTTGCTCCAACTGTTAGTAATGCCGGTCGTATTGCTGTTGAATTAGGCTATCCCATTATTTCTAACGATTCACCAACAAATAATTTTTATGTGCAATACAAACATAAAGGTGAAAGTCATACCAATGAGCAAGATTATTTTATTCGGTTGTTGACTGATGGTACGTTACGTGATACATTGATTAAATTTCCTTTTTTGACAACGACGAATCCATTGAAACCATATGTTTTTGAGGGAGGGTATCCGATTATCGATGTTGTGATGGTTGATGAGGCACATGAACATAATTCGAATATGGATTTGATTTTGACGTTTATGAGGGATATTTGTTATGTTAATAATCAAGTCAAATTGGTGATTATCAGTGCGACAATGGATAATGATGAACCAATTTACCGGAGATACTATCGTGATATTAATGATAATCTGATTTATCCCATTAGTATGAAGAATAAAGTTTTGGAGTTAGATCGTGTTAATGTAGATCGAAGAATTGATTTGAGTAAACCGGGAAGATCGACACAATACAAGATTACTCATCATTATGAGAAAGAGAATATTCCGTATGATAAATATTTGAAAGTGTTGTCAAATATGATTGTGATGACTGTTCCAAAGAAATCGGGTGATGCATTGGCTTTTGTGACAGGTGAGAAAGATATCAAGACATTAGTGGCCGATTTGAATACGAAATTACCACCGAATGTCTTGGCATTTCCATTTTATTCGAGATTGGCAGAAATATCACCAGCAGACAGTGAATTTGTGAGAACATTGACAAAAGAAACATTGCGAAATTACCGAAGAAATAGAGAAGATGTGTTTTTGAATGCGAAGGTGGTGAAGAGGACTGTTCCTGCGGGGACGTATAGTCAAATTGTGATTATTGCGACGAATATTGCTGAGGCGAGTTTGACATTACCGACATTAACGATGGTTTTTGATTCAGGATATGTGAAGTCAGAAATTTATGATTCGATGATTAATATGAGTGTTCCGAAAATTGTGCAGATTTCTTATTCGAGTGCGGTGCAGAGATCAGGACGTGTGGGAAGAGTGGCTAATGGTGATTCTTATCATTTGTATACGTATGATAGTATTAAGAACAATATGATTCCGTATAATATTACGAATGAGAATTTTCAGGAGACGTTTATTCGATTGTTGCAGGAGAAGGAGAATGATTATCCGATTATGAATAAGAATAATAATTTTTTATCGGTGACGAAGTTATTGCAGTGTTTTCATAGTCATCCAAACGGTATTTTTACGAGGAAAGAATTGGGTCAGATTTTATTGTATGATGATGAAATTATTGATATTATTGCGAAACAATACAATTATCGTCCTTATTATGAATCATCGATTGAAATGGTCTTTTATTTAGGTGTGAATGGTGGTCCTGCTGAATTGAGTGAAATGAAGACGAAACAATGGATGTTGGCTAATCATGACGATTATTATTATGCACGAGATTATTGGGAATCGAGATATCATTCTGGATGGTCAGGACAACAATTGAAAGATGTGTATTATAATTTTTACATTATCCATCCTGATGAGAATAATATTATTCGAGATCCATTATCAGGAGTTGTTATTGCCATTAAGCCTGACAAATACCGTGATTTTTACATTGACTTGAATCCTGGAATGGAATATCAGGAGTCTGAAAGACATCAGACGACCTCCGCGACAACGCCGATGAACGGTAACGATAGATTAAAAATATTGAATGTTGGAAAGCCGATTGTTTCACCAAGAATGGAGATTTTGTTGTATTACTTGGCTATTGAGATGTATGCTTTTAAGGTGCCATATAATATTGTGGATAAACATGCGCATATTGATCTGGATAAAAAGGAGGAGATGATTTTGAAGACTGAAATGACGAGAAGGTTTCAGCATATTAAGTATCAGACTGATTTACCGAGTGAGTATTTGTATGACTGGAGGTATTTGTCATGGTATTGTTATGCAGTCGCGAATGGTGTGGAGAATGAGGTGATTGGGTTAATTTCTATTTTGAAGTCGATGAATAGTTTACATCATTGGATACAGATGAAGACTGGAAAATTGGATGTGAGTTATTTGAATTTTTTGAGGAATAATCGTAATAGACAAGGGGATATTCATTTTGCGTGGATGTTGTGGAAGCAAATTGATGGGATGATGAAGAAGACTGATTTTGTGAATAATCCTGTGTTTGATCGGGAAAATATACGGAAATTGTTTGAGGTGCAGAATCAGGATTATAAGAAGGGTATATTGACTGGATATGGATTGAAGATTTTTAAGAAGATGGCGGTGATGAATCAATTGAATAAGGAAGATTCGTTTGATAGTTATTTGAGAAATTATCAGATTGAGATTGTGAGTGGGGATGAATTGGATACTATTTCGAGTGATACGGCGACTATTATTGCGTCGATGTATGGATTTCCGAAAGATGAGGTGAGAATGGCGATTAATAATTATTTTAAGAATTACTTTTTATCGTTGAAGAAGTCGTGGAACAGTACTGAGGATTTTGATTGGATTAAGGTGCATTTGAATTTGCCATCACCATTTCCACAGACGAGTACTTGGGATAAGATTTTGACGAGTTATTTGAGGGCATTCTCGACACAATTAGTGTACAATGATAATGGAGTCTTGAAAATGGCAGTGACGGGTAATCCGATTAATATTTATAAGGTGATTGTGAAATATCAGTCTGAGTATGATACACTTCTGGCAAATGAATGGAAATCGTATGTGTTTTATAGTACGATCGCGACAAGGACTGCTGTTGATATTATTTGGTTGCAACCATTTGATTTTCAATGGTTAGTTGTGTTGTCACCTGTGTTCTTTGAGTATTTGAAACATCCGTTGTTTAATAATGCCAAGACGGCAACTTTGAGTAATTTGACACATTTGAATGATTTGGATGAGTTACAGAGGTATGTTGAGATATTGGATGACCCGATTGTTACTGCTGTGTTTAATAAGGCGATGATGTAAGTTAGTAAAATATTTTTGATGAAAAGTGTTTTACTTTGATTAATTGAAGAAACGAGGGTCAAAAAAGCTAATCGTAAATTTCAAACTGATTTTCAGTTATCTTTAGCAAATTGATATCAATACCGATTTAATGAATTTTATAAAGTTTTTAACAAAAAATGTTCGTTACCAATCTAGTCAATATGTCAATCTATTCTAAATGAGGGTGAAAAAAGCTAATCGTAAATTTCAAACTGAATTTCAGTTATCTTTAACAAATTGATGTTGATACCAATTTAACGAATTTTATAAAGTTTTCAACAAAAAATGTTCGTTACCAATCTAGTCAACATGTCTATCTGTTATAAATGTAGTATTGATTGAAGAAATGAGGGTCAAAAAAGCTAATCGTAAATTTCAAACTGATTTTCAGTTATCTTTAGCAAATTGATATCAATACTGATTTAACGAATTTCATAAAGTTTTTAACAAAAAATGTCGGTAATCAATCTAGTTGGTATATCATACTTAAGTATTGATTGAAGAAATGAGGGTGAAAAAAGCTAATCGTAAATTTCAAACTGATTTTCAGTTATCTTTAGCAAATTGATGTTGATACCAATTTAACGAATTTTATAAAGTTTTTAACAAAAAATGTTCATTACCAATCTAGTCAATATGTCAATCTGTTCTAAATATAGTATTGATTGAAGAAATGAAGGTCGAAAAAGCTAATCGTAAATTTCAAACTGAATTTCAGTTATCTTTAGCAAATTGATGTTGATACCAATTTAACGAATTTTATAAAGTTTTTAACAAAAAATGTTCATTACCAATCTAGTCAATATGTCAATCTGTTCTAAATGTAGTATTGATTGAAGAAATGAGGGTCAAAAAAGCTAATCGTAAATTTCAAACTGAATTTCAGTTATCTTTAACAAATTGATATCAATACCAATTTAACGAATTTTATAAAGTTTTTAACAAAAAATGTTCATTACCAATCTAGTCAATATGTCTATCTGTTATAAATGTAGTATTGATTGAAGAAATGAGGGTCAAAAAAGCTAATCGTAAA